GAAAAATTTTTCATGTACCTTAAGGAAAACCCTGAATTCCTAAGAGCTATTTTTGGTCCTAGAGAAGAAATACAATCTATAGAGTATTTTGAATTAATAGCTTTAGGAGTTCTTATTGAGGGTTTCAAGCATTATGGTCATACCTTAGAGGAAGTTTTTAGCTAGTTGAGGGAAAGGCTCTATGGACATCATCAATCAAAACCTAACATTAATCTCTGTAATCTTCTTAGGACTTTTTGTACTTTTTATTGTTATTCCTTTTCTTAGGAAATTTATTTTTGATACTCAGACCTCAAAGGAATGGGAAGAGAATTTTCCTAAAGGAAGACTAGTAATGGCTCTAACTTTAGTTCTAGTAGGAATTACAGGACTATGCACTTCTTGGTTTTTCAATGTCAAAGAAAAGAAAGAAATGGATAAATCCTTTATTAACCAAAGGGAACAAGCGGCGTCCAAATGAAAAAAGTCACTCTCTCACTCATCTTCCTTCTTACAGCCATCATTCTTTGGGGATGTAGATCCAACTATTCAACTGTTCCACCTAACTTTATTGGGAAGATCCTTACACCCCAAGGGTGGTCTGATGGAATCGTTGAATCTGGTCAGGTAGATATTGGCCAGACTGATTCCAATGGATTAGAGAATACTCTTGTCCTAGTGGAGAATTCTACTGTTACCGTTAAAGAGTCTTTCTCTAAGACGGAAGAGGGTGACCATCGTATTAGTACGATGAACCCTGAGAAGAGTCCGCCTCTTTCAGTAGGCGTTCGTGTCCAAATTGGACTACCCCAGGACAAAGCTCAAAGGGAGGCTGTATTTTCTATGGTTTCCCCACAAGGAAGGAGAGAGGGAACTCCTGGATCTGATCGGAACTCGGAGAGAACCTCCTACATCTATTTGGACTCAATATACTACAAGATGGCCACTGGTGTTATCAGGAATAGAATTAGAACAGTCTTCTCCAAGTATAACAATTATAACGACCTTATGGCAAACTATTCAAAGTTGAATAACGAGATTTCTCAGGTAGTTAGCTCTTCTTTTAAAGAAACCAAGACTCCTCTTGTCCTTCTCTCTGCAGAAGTTTCCAATGTTAAACCTGACGAGGCTATTACTCAAGCTCAAAATCAGCTAGCAGCAGCTCAATCAGAGATTGATCAAATGGATGCTGTTGGTGAGGCTATTCAGAGAAACCCTGGATATCTTGAGAAGTATAAGTGGGATGTCATCAGGGAAGCGGCTGGCAAGGGTTCTACAATCATTATTGACGCTTCTGAGAAGAAAAGTACTACTACAACCCTCCCTCTTAGATAATGCTACTCCCTAAATCAGTAAAAAATATCAACCCCTCAACTGAAGAATCGGGGGGGACTAATACTAATACAGACTACATTCTTAAGATTTTAGTTTGGGTTAACTTTATTCTTACTTTTGTTCTTCTAGCTCTTTTAGCTCTCCTTCTCAAACGACAATGAAAAACATCTGCTTTCTCGCCCTGACCTTAGCTTCCTGTGCATTAGTTGTGTTAGACTTTCCACTATTAGGCTTAGTCTTATTATTTGCTACTTTCTTATTAATTCTAGTGTCCTCTTATTTTGAGGATAAAAATACACTATCCAATCCCTCAGCAAACTTTGAGTACTATCGTCTTCCTGATGACCCACTTAAAAACGGATTTAGAGTCAGGAAGAATACTTATGTAAAGCCTGTGGATGATACAACTGATGAAAAATCAACTTGAGGATAATCTAGAATTTAGGGAGGATTTTTCTTCCCTAAATTCTATTGATACCTTAGATAAAAGACAATTAAAGCTATCTATATTAAAGCTTTCTTTATTCAAAAAGTTTTCTCCTTTAATATTTATTAGATGTTTGTTTACAAAGAAAGAAAACTTACTGTCTAATAGGAAACTCATGTTTTTCTTTTCTAATACCTTAATAAGAAATCCAAAAAAGAGGACAGTTGTATTGGAATCTAAATTGGATCAGCTTAGAGACAAATACTTAGGGATTAAAAATAATGTAAAACTTGAATTTCTTCGTAATTTAAAGAACACACCAGATTCGATTAAAAGATTCCTAAATACCCATTTTTACTATTTACTTAGAAGAATAGGTATAGATTTAGATTTTCTCCTACATACTTCGAGCGTGGGGGACATACCTTTTGACCAGAAAAAACTTAATATCTTTCTTTCAAAGATCCATAATATCTCTGAAATAGAGAGCTACTTAATACCTCTAAATTTTCTTTATTATGTTGCCGATCAGGTTAAAAAAACGGAACAAACTAGTTTTCGTCTAGACAATTTTTATTACTCTTATACTCAAAACTTTCATTTAACTGATAGAGAGCAAGAAGTAACTTCTTCGGTAGAAAGAATTTATGAATTAATCGAAGAGAAGACAGAGAATCTAGAACTACTTTCTTCCAGACTAAGAGAGCACTCAGAAAAATTAGATCAAGCGGCTGTTAAGTTTAACACTCAAATATCTCTTTCTATTTTAGAGGAGAATCTACAAGATATAGAAAGATCTATTATTAATGGATCTAAGGAAGAGAGAAATCTATCTAGACAGGTTAGGGATCTTGACAAAGATGTTAAATACAGCCTAGAAGAAATTGGTAAATTAGATATTGAAATTAAAGAACTTCAAATAGCCACTAGAGAATTTAACTACCTTATTAAACTTAGTATTTAATTTAGGGTTAAACGCCTCAGGAGAAAAAACAATGGCCCTATACGTAACAACGAACTCAAGTCCCTCTTTAGATTTTCCTCATTATATAGGGAATACTTATCCAAAGTTTGACGATCCTAATTTTATTACTACCGTTGTTGAAGTTCAAGCTGATAGTGACGAGTTAGAAAGAATTCTCAATAAGTTTAATAACATCCCTTATTGTAAGTCTAGAGTAGTACGCTGGACTGGAGATTATGCAAGGTTTATTTTAAGCAACTGGAACTTGATAAATTCATGAAAAATCTAGGTAGGCTCTTAATCTTACTAACCTTAGTTCTAATAAGCTTATACGGTTGCGATAATAGTAAAAGTACTAATGGATATATTGAATGTACGGATCCAGTAGCAGTCCGTAGATTCCTTTATAGGGATCCTAACAGAGAGGATCTTTATTTTGAACGATATGTAGAGTACTCTTGTCAAGAAGGTACTACATATAAAGTACAGTGCCCGTAGATCTTAGAAGACTTATGCTGCCTCTATTTTTACCGACTTGGGGGGACCAAGTTGAAAGCAGTAATGGCCATAATGCCGGGGTATACTCTCCAGTTCTATACAAGTATAGTGAAGAAGGAAAAAATCTAAAGGATCTTCTTAGTGATTATGGGATAACTGTAGAATTTCTAGGAGAATTATCAAAACTCAAGCTAGAAAAAGGAAAATGGGAAGATCCGTGCATTAGACCCAAATCTAGTAACTCTATTTGGGAACCATTAAAAAAGGATGTAGATTCCGATCTATACTTTTGGTCCAACTTATTTGCGGAAGCGAGATTTCTTCAAGTTCGTTCCGATCAACTCAGAGACCTATCTGAAGCACTAGATCTTTTAAAAGGATAAAAGAATGACATCAATAGCAATTCTATTTTTAGTTCTATGGATAATTTTCCTGGTCCTCTACGTTATAGAATCCCTTAACCATAAAGGAACACTAAAGCATTGGGGAGATACCCTTGACGCTTGGAGAAAGACTTTAGACGATTGGGTAGATAGTAGTAATAACCTAATAGAAAAGATTAGAATAAGTAGTCAGAAGTGCCTCTGCAACAAAAAAGAAAATGAAGTTAGAGAAAGTAAAAATTCCTGATTCTTTAGAGATACTTAATCTTGGAAACTACAAGAAGATTTCTTATTTGGAAGAGGTCTTAAACCGGCAAATAGAAAGCTATACTAGTACAGATGAATTTCTTTTTAGAATTTCTTTGTCAGAAGGTGTTATAAAATTATACAGAAGATCTCCATTTAAAGGCTCGTATAAACTTAAACTAGTTGCTATATATGACTGTTCTTATAAAACCAGACACAATTTCTGGAAATTCTGGGTGTTTTCAGTAGAAAGATTCTCTATTGATCCTAAATTCTATGATTTTTTAGTTGAATTAAAGTTAGTCTGGAAGACATTTGTGCCACAGCTAAAAGTAAAACGGAAAAACTCTCTTAATATAGACTCAAAAGATTAATCCAATGGAGTTTAAAAAACGAACAGACATACCTTTTTATCAATACCATACTTAGTTATGGAAATTATAGGCATAGTATTAATAATTTTCGATTATAAGAAATCAGAAAAAGGCGAAAGTGATGGGGGGTTAGTCTTTATAGGGCTTATTCTAGCTTTTGTTGGTTTCCTTAATGGTTGGAACTATCTTACTGATGGATTATTCCCCTTATCCTAAATAGCTTTAAGAGACTAAGAAAAAAATGATCCTGGAAGAAAACAGAACCCCTTTCCAACCACCATTCAAACCAAGAACTAAAGAGGATTACGAGTTTTGGGAAAAAGTAGCCACTTTACTAGATATGGATTTAGTAGGTTTTACTTTTAGAGATTCCGCCACTTTTGGTGCTAAGGATAGAAGATTTTCATTTAGCATAGATAAGATTTTAGCGGATAAGATTATACAACTAGAAAAAGAGAGAAAAAAAGGATGCCCTGTAGAGAAACAGAATCAGAAATAGAATACTATAAAAATTTGTTCAAAAGAGAGGGAAATTATTCTAGTTTAGATAACAGATGTCTAAAACTATTAGATTATATTAAGTACCTTTATTCTAGATTAGAAATACCCTTTAGTTTGATTGATAAACATATTGGGAGCTTAGAACGACTTAATTTATACACAGTATTACTCTGTGCTACTCTTAAGTCCTTAACCCAAGAGCAATTAGAAGCATTTGTTTACGATGGGAAAATTAAAGAAGCAAGACAGCTAGCTGAATGGTGGGAGGATCATCAAGTAAAGGATAGAGAAAGAGAGGAATTAGAATCCAAAGCAAAGTTAAAATGAGACGCATACTGAACATAGACCAATTTAGAATTAACTTCCCCGAACTTCCTCATTACCTAGAAGTAGTTGGAACTCTTATAGATTCACGGACTATGCGTGGTGCTCCTTTACATAAAAGTATATCTATAACGGTTTACAGTTCAATACATGTTAATAAAGAGTGGCAAATACCTACTACATTTAGTTTAGATTATTGTCATAGCAGTGATAGATGGAAGGATAAAATTTTATCTTTAATTATCAACCACTACAACTTAAAGTTTGAAGGCAGCTATCTTTAACTGTACACTATTTAAAAAAGTTTAGGGATATTTCCCAATTTAAAGAATTTCCAGATTGATAGGTCTGGAACTCCTCGTGGTCAATGGGAGGTTAAATAAGTTGACAAGTTAAGAACCGGACTTACTAAAACTGGTGGTGGTCAGGAAAGGCGAGATCCATAAATAAAGCCTTCTGGGAAATGGACAGACCCAGAGAGTCACTAATCGTCCTAGGAAGAGAAGTGAACGAACTAAGTTGTCTGGGGGAGCTATTATTTCTTCCCCTTTAAATTTTTTAGACTAAAAGTAACCGTCTCCCAGTAATGGCGTGGGTTTCTACCCCATATGTGCATAAAGGACGGCAGATGCAGGTTCGAATCCTGTCTGGGAGGCAGTTATAAATTTAATAATCCTTTATCAAACTCCCAATGACAATTAGGGCAAAGTAAAACTAAATTTTCTTTACTATTTATAGTTGAGATTAAGGTATCATCTGTGAAGGTAGATATACCTTTTTTATGACAAACTTCTACATGTTTATTATATCCACAATTTTCACATATTCTTTCAAGATTCTCTTTTTTTACTAGTGCTCTAGCTAAATCTCTTACTCTACTATTCCTTTGGTAAATTCGCTGTGACTTAACTTCTCCATAGGTTATCTTATCCCAATCTACTTGAAATCTCTCTAAGTAGCACTTTTTACAAAAAGTGCTACTAGCAGGAATTTGACAATTACATCCTCTACAAAGCCCTTCCTCTTTTCTTTTAGGAAAATCTTTGTTATTTTTCTTAGCTGCGCAAGATCTAGAGCAGTAAAAATTACCCGTTCTGTTTTTCTCTTTATCCCCGGGTGAAATATACTTTTTTACTTCTTTACCACAAAAAGCACAAACTATTACATGATTTGAATTATCCATAATCATATATAATAGAGGTCAACAGTTCGAGTCTGTTCGGGGTCGCCAAATTTTCGTATAAGACTACCTGAGTTACTAGTTTAGGGGAAAAATAATAGAAAAAGGTTACATTCTTTACCGGATAGACTGCAGCACAGATTGCAGATGATCCCTGGAGAGGCTATGCCTTTGCCGGGGGTGAGACCCAAGGAATTAAAGAAACCTTTTTTCTAAATAGTCTTACCAATTTAACTCCCGCCAAAAACCTAATATGAAAACACCACAAGAACTTAGAGCTATTGTAGATGAGAGAAAAAAACTTTTAGATAAAAAAAAATCCTTAGAAATAGAATCTTTTGAGGAGTTAAAGCAAGAGCTTGTTAATAAAAGATTAAAGAAAATAGAAGATAGTCTTGAAAGTGCAGCCAAGACAGGACACCTCAGTGTAGATTTTTGTGTAGGTTTTCATGAGGATGAATATATAGAATTTTCCTCTAAAGTTCGAAGTAAGGGAGTAGAATCTCCATATTCTCTAGACAACTTTACCATGGAGATTACAAAAGATATAGCTACTTATTTTGAGGATAAAGGATTTACCGTAGAAACATACCCCCGCAACGTTTCTGCTGTGTTAGTTGTTTCCTTCTAAGATAAAATGGTAGGGACTTTACTATTAAAAGACTTCAGGAAACTCTTTAGCCTAGATAAAATTACAGTTTAGCATCGCAAATCCGTAAGGACAAAGGAACATCCTTGTAGGAGCTTCGGTAATAAACTACGGGGTTGTCTGCACGAATAAGTTGAAATAAACCGAAATAAGGCATGACTTACCTGGAAGTAAATCGGATCAGTTCCTTAAAGAGAAAGATGGAAGTAATAAAAACTTTTCAATGTCCTATCTGCCTTGAATACTATCAAACAGAAGAGGACGCCCAGGAGTGCTTAGATAGAGGATCACCTTCTCATAGATTCAAAGTGGGGGATACAGTCTATATCAAACTTAGATATCCAAAAGATAATGGCGTTGAGTATATACGGGCTAATGTTTTAGGATTAGCACAATCAGATCACATATCCCCTAATTATGCTATAGATAAAACTGTTCAAATTGGGAAAGACTACTATGCAGGGAACTCTCTATGTAAAGATGACTATACCAGTTGGATCGGGCCTTGTTTTGAATCTTCCATGTTTACTAAACAAGAGATAGGAGACTCATTATACGACGATGAACCCTAATAAGTATTTTCTAGTTTACCTAGAAGGAGATAATAGTGATACTCATAGTGTTTTTCATTCAACCCTAGTAATAGCAGATAGTGAAGCCTCTGCCAAGAAGAAATTCTGCAGCAGAACTGAGTATTCAAGAGAAGATTTTGATAATGAATGTATAAGCATTATGGAGATTAATCCTATCATTTAGGGGTATAAGTTAGAGCGAGACTGAGATACAAATGAAGAATCCAGATAAGCTTCCTCAGTGCATAGTCAGAGTATCTGATGGAGTTAAGTTTTTCCTGAACCCAAATGGTACTTATTCTCTAAAGGATGGAAAACTGTCTTATGCAATGGAGTGGTCATACGAGACCCTTATGGTTAATTATAGACCACAATTTAAAATTTGGACACCAGAAATTCAAGAAAGGGTTGAAAGAGAATCTGTAGAAGAATACTTAAAGAGCCTTGAGGACAAAGAAATCCTTGAATGGAAAACCCATCCAGACTCTTTTGAAGGATTTTGTGAAAGATGTGGGGCTCAAGAAATCTTAATTAGACAATTAGATCCTTATTTAAAAGAGATTGATAATATTGAAGAGGATATCTGCTTCTGTAGAAAATGCTACCATGAAAGATTAGATGATATTTAGCATTTAAGGGAGCAACCCAGAAAACGACATGAACACACGAAGAAACTTTCTTGCCCTACTCTTATCCACTGTTTTATACCCTATTTCTTCTAGTCATACTAACACTAAAGAAGAAAGTAGGAGACTAAAGAAGGAGACTCTCATAACTTCTTTAGAAGAACTAGTTAAGTCATCCCGTACAGATACTTTTAAGATTGTATTTGAAGATGATACTTTCTTATTAGGCTCTTTTTCTACACCAAAAAATATATGGGGATTTAATGACTACTTTATTTATTTCCATGTTTTAGGCAGCACGTTAGAAAAACTAAATTTTTTTGGGGATAAAGACTTAGGGATTCCTGAAGGTGGAGTATGCCCTCTTATTGAAAATCTTCTTATTAATATTGATGGGACTGGTATCCTTGGAGCGGAAGAAGGCCCTATTAAATTCGTATCTCAAGAAATTATAGGAATTTACAAAATAAGCTGACTTATGAATAGAGACTATTTAGCGGGTTTTATACAAGAGTTTAATGAGTCTGAGGGATTTACAAAAGATAACTCCATATGTACTTGTCCTTGCCACAATCCAGGAGCTAAAATTATGCATACTATGCCCTGTTGTACTATTTGTCCGGCCTGCGGTAAGAATATAAGAATCGGCTATAACTCAACTCATATAACATTTTGTAATGGTAACAAATAAAAGAAGACGGCATGGAAACTTTAGATTTTATAGTTAACACTTTTAATTCTATTTTTCCAAAGATAGAATATCCTAAACTAGAAATTAGAAAAATAGTATTACCTTCGGACGATACCACTTTATTTATTTGTAGTGGGATGCAAGAATTCAAAAAAAGGTTCTTATCCAGAAAGGCAGGTAAGAAGTCTACCTTACAATCCTGTATTAGGACTCCTGATTTAGATTTAGTAGGAGATGGATCACATCTTACATCTTTCCAGATGTTAGGTAACTTTGGTTTTAATACAAATGATTACGAAGTAGTTTGTTTAACCTGGTTAGATTATATCAACCAATTAGGAATATCCCCAACACATATTACAGCCCACCCAAACTCTAATTATAAATTCTTTAAAGATAAGATTGATATAGTCTTATCTGATGATAACGTATGGTCTGATGGATCAATAGGGGGAAACTGTATAGAATTTTATGTGAATGATTTAGAAATAGGAAATTTAGTTAACCCCTTAGGTCACTCAGTAGATGTAGGATTTGGATTAGAACGATTAGTTCAGATAATAGAAAAGAAGAGTCATATAGAAGATACTTCTCTGTTCGATCAAACCCTTCCTATTGGAGTAAGAGATCTTCAAAGAACCTTAGAGTTACTTTTTCGTAACTCAGTATATCCTGGCGCTAAAGGCAGAAATTCTGTTTGCAGATACCTATTAAGAAAGTATATGGAATTAGGGGGAACAGATTTTCAAGATTGGATTAGAGAAGAAGAAAAATTATTATCTCGGAAGAAAAGCTTGTTAGAGAAAAAAAAATCTATCTTTCATACTAAACCCTATGATTATTGGTATCAAACTTACGGAATAACCCAGAAGGATATAGAAGATTTTTTGAAATCTAGAGAAATCTAGAATGATTCTAAATAAAAGTCTATTTTCTGATATAGTAGTTAAAGTAACCCTATTCAAATTTAAGTTATCAAGACGAGAAAGAAAAAAGAAAGGATAATTGAAAACTAATGATCAAAGTAGTTATTGTTGAGAGCACAGAAGATTACGATCTGGTAAAGATACCCCCAGGGTATCTGAAGATAACTGATTTAGATGTCTTCCAGATTCCTTATGATAAAAGGAAATTCCAGCTTAAATCTTGGATTAAGCAGTCTGAAACTTGCCCCCTTATTATAATTGCAACAACATACTGTCTATTTTCTGCTATTGAAAATATTGCAAGGTCTGAAGAAAAGTCTGTGTCTTTTGAATTGTTTAAAACAAAAGAACAAAAAGAATCTTATAAATATTTTTCTCCTTGTGTCTTTCCCCTTGAAGAATATATAGCAAATCTTTCCTTTGTGGTAGCTATAGGCAAACCACCAAAACAAACATTTTTTTCAAAGTTAAGCAAGGAAGAGTTTTTCATTCAAGCAAAACATTGGCGATGGTTTCCAGTTGAGTCTAATCAAGACTTTGTTTTTAAAAAATACCCCCATCAACAGAGCTCTAATTTTGAAAAGTATTTAAAACTCTCCCCAAAAGGAGAGCTTTACTTCTCTTATTTGAATTCAAAAGAAGATATCTTTTTAGCTTCATACTCTTCTTTTGAAAATGTCCACAAAGCAACTTGTAATTTAGATGCTGATTATAATCAACTTTTTAGGGGTAGCCGCTCTAGATAGAAAGGCCAGAAATAGGAGACTTGACGGGAAATAGTATATAGAGAGATTGCCTGATCCGTAATGACTAAACAAGAGGTACTGTTAGTACGCCTAGATAAATATTCTGGTTCTGAAGAAGAATCCTTGAAAAGATATGAAATATTAAATAAAGAAACAGTGTCTGGGATACTATCAGGAGACTAAATGAATAAAAAAGAAAAGAAGGTTATTCTAATTGGGCACTCTTTATCCATAACATCCTCAAAACCTAATTGCTTTACTAAAAATAAGGCCTTCTCTAAACTACTTGAAATATTAGAAAGGAATCCTTATATATTTCAAGAGTGGGATACTCTACCTGGATACTTCCATCCTAATCAGAATTGGGTAGAAGTATTTATTCCAAAAGGACTTATTTACCCAACTTTCGGATTTAACTTTCTAGAGCCCTACAATAAAAAGGATGCTGACTTACTTTTACCTGAAGAACTAAGGAAATTTCTATTCCACTCATTTAGGAGGGGAGACCTAGTATGTATGATAAAAAACTTTCTTATCAGAACTAGACAGGTCTATTCTAAAGAAGACATTGACAAAATCTTCAGTAAAGCCGTTATTAGTCAAAGCCATATACTAAATCCAGAGTTTTCCTATGAACAAAGAAAAAGAGTGCATTATAAGGGAAAGACATCAGAGCTCTTTTTCGAAGAGTACTAAATACATGAAACCAGAAATAATTCAAAAAATAGAAAATCTTAAATCCCTTTTAGAAGAAGCTGAAGGAGAGATTAAAGAAAGCGTTTATGTATATTTTGAATACTTAAAAGAGTTGAGTAATCTTCCTAATGAAAATTGGGTAATAACTTCACTAGATTATGTAGAAAATAGAATAAGAGTAAATATGCATTGGGAAGCATTTTGGTCTTATGGGGGACATGACTCAGGAGATTATCAATTCTCGATCCCTTATAATCTACTAGATCAAAAAGAGCTGGATACTTTTTTAGTAACTAAAAGAAAAGAGTTAGAAGAAGAAAAAAGAGAGGCTCAAGCTAAAATTAGGTATCAGAAAGAACAAAGAGAACTAAACTTATATAAGGAGCTTAAGAATAAGTTTGGGGAAATTTAAACTCATGAAGAACAAGACTGAAGATTTCTGGCTTAACTTGGGGGTAGGGATTATTACCATAATTAAGTCCGGAGGATTTATTTGGGCCCTATATACCCTCTTTACTTCCTATGTATACTTTAACTCATTAAAAGGAAGTCAGCCGATTGATACTACTAACCTAAAACATTTAGCTAATTTAACTCTTAGTTTAGGTATTTTGGTACTTCTATCTATTGAGAGTCAAACTGAACAGATTATAAAGAATATAAGAATAGAATCTCTTATTTCTAGGAGATAGACAGTGAAGTTTCACTAACTAAAAGCGAAGAGGAATCCGAAGAATGGGAAATTCTGCTCCTTCCGTCCAAGAACTAAAGAAAGATACGTATATTTTAGAATATAAGGGGGTTACATTAGAATATAGCATACTTAATCCCCAAGTACTTCTTATTTTTAATACTAAAGAAGATCTGGATAATCGCTTAACTCTAGACAGTATTTATCGTACTGTCTTAAGATTCTACTCTGAGAAAGATGATTTGGCTTATTCTCTTAGCCTAGACTTACCAATAATGTCTCAATCCCTCTTTGATAGAATGGTAGATGATCTAAAAGACTATAGTCTAACTTCATTACTAGACAAATTCACTTATCCTAAAGGTACTTTGTTTTTTGATGTTACTACCTTAAAAAGAGTTTACCCTGCGACTTAAAGAGAGAAGATGAAACTAATACTTGTTTTATTTAGAGATATAGTTTGGGAGTGTGGAGATGGTTGTTGCTCATCGAGGGAAACAGAATATTACGTCTTTGGCAAAGATTCATTTCTTTCTGATTGGGTTCTTTTAAGAGAAAGAGATTCTGATATACGATTAGATTCAGAGTTCATATTAGATAAAGTAAAAAGCTTTACCCATCAAATTAATCCAAATTCTATTATGAAGATTAAGGAGTTGGATACACTTTACCCTAATCAAGAAAGAATAATACCAGATCCCAATAAACACGACTCGGAATTCATTGAAGATTTCAGAGAGGCTTTGTCCGATATTTTACTGCAATACAACGTACATCCTTCGGATGAGTATGGAACAGACTTAGAATTTTGTTTAGTTCCTACAGAGTTAATTAAAAAGATTTCTACCTTTATCTAAATTAGGAGAACGAGAATGAAAAACAAAGACCATGTACTTAGAAATCTAAAAGAGAAGGAAAAAGAATCATGCAGAAAACTTAATGAATTAATGGATAATGCAGGAAAGCCGCAGAATCCTACCCCCCTGGAATTTCTTATTTGGGCTTTAAGTAATACTACAGAGCAGGAACAGCTTTTGATTTGTAAAAAGGTTGATGAAGTTATATCTCAAGGGAATACTGACCAGTCTAGTAGCTACAAATTTGCAGTACCCTTTAACTCTGATATTCATATTGAAAGGTAACCGAACTCTTAGTATTCCGACGAACAGAACCTGAATCCTGACATTTATTTTTCATGCCGACCACACAACCCCAAAAAGTACTTGTTTTATCTGAGTCAGATTTCTCTAAGATAGGGGAATTAATACATGATTTTCTTTATTCCCCGGAGGAGTGTCCTAGAAAAGATGGGGCAAGGAAAAAATCTATGCAGATTTTCAATAGTGTAAACTCAGCAGAAGATATTCATAACCTTTTCGTTGTTTACGAAGATCGAAAGTTTGTTTTAAAGAATCTCAAAAACCATGATGACAGCACTTCTAGTTATTAATACCACCACTTGGGTATTTCTTACTGTATACTTGACTCTAGCATTTAAATCTAAAAATAGAGAGAATGATTATAAAGATAGATTAAATAAAGTCGAGAAAGAATACACTGAACTTTATAAAAAATACTTTGATCTAGTAGATTCTTCATTTAAAAAAGATTCTACTAGTAAATTACATGTACCTATTTCTGCTTTAGCTAAATTGGGGTCTTTAATTGTTCATACTGATGAGCTACTATTTGGGGTTAGATCTGAACCAGAAGATAGAGAAGCAATTAAAACTCTACTTAAAGACCGAGAACTTCTTAAAACATTAGCTGATTTGGAGTCTTTATGTCTTTTACCAGTAAGAAGGGATAGAGCTAAATACTCCGATGGAAAAATCTTTAGGGTGGATTTAGGTCCTACAATATACAAAAACAGATCATGAATAACTTAAACATCAAAGAAATTAATTCCTTTATCCCATACTTATATAAAATGAGTCGGGTCTTTCATTATGAGACATCTAAGATTGAAAGGATGGATGGATCATTACCAGAGGACTGGGAGGATATTTCACAAGAGGCCCAAGAGGCATCAGTAATAGTTTTAGGATCTTTATTTCTATTTTTTAAAACCTATGGATCCTTTAAAGCCATTTCCCCTGAGGTACTCCATGGAGTATGGATGCATCAAAAAGAGACCTTAGGTTGGTCTTATGGAGAATCTTATGATTTACAAACTAAAACTCATCCTTCTATGGTAAGTTTTGACAGGCTCTCTTATAAAGATCAACATAAAGATATTATCTGGTCTGGGTTATTCTTTATGATATATTCTGACATGTTAAAATTATACTTAAACTGTTCGAGTTCCTTTAGAACAGAGTTTGAAGAAATAATAATCCAAAAGAGAAGTATTTATAATTATCTTTTAAAATTAGTGTGAAGGAGTTTTCTTATGAAACAAACAGGATCAAGTAAGTATTCAACCCCCTTTCAGTTCGCAGATGGCTATAAATTTAGCCATCCAGACCAATACCCAAAAGATATTTGTAATATCTCTTCAGGGTGGACCCCTAGAAAATCCAGGCTACCTGGGGTAAATTTCTGTATCTTTTTTGGGCTTCAGTATACTTTATCCTACCTTAATAGCCTATTTGAGAGGGATTTCTTCTCTCTTTCAAAAGAAGAGGCGGTTGAGGACTTCGTACTTTATCATTGTACCTATATGGGTTATTCTCCCTCAGCCTACTTAATAGGTAGAATTGAATCTTTACATGGCTTGGGATCCTTGCCTTTATCAGTCCAATCTCTACCCGAAGGCACTAAAGTTCCTATCGGGGTTCCAATGTTTACGATTAGATCATCCAGTGAAAATCATCACTGGCTAGTTGGATGGGCCGAGACTTTTATCTCAAACCACATTTGGCAGCCTTGTACAGTAGCTACTATTTCTTACCTTTACAAACAAAACTTCGTTAAGTATTGTAAGGAAACCTCAGACTTAGACTTTCTTCCAGACTTCCAGGGACATGACTTTTCTCTAAGAGGATTGAATGGAATGCTTGACGCGGGAGATGCAATCGGCGCGGCCCATCTTCTATCCTCTTTTGGTACTGACAACTGCCCCTCTTTAAACTTCGTTCATAAGTACTACAATCCAAAAGGGAATGAGCTTCCTGAGAAATACCTTATTGGCTGCAGTGTCCCCGCAACAGAACATTCAGTTGCTCAGGCCGGAGGAGAGATCAATGAAGACGAATACATTCAAAGAATGCTAGATCTTTATCCTAAGGGGATTGTAAGTGTAGTAGCAGATACTTGGGATTTCTGGGGTTTTATTACTAATCTTCTACCGAGGTTCAAGGATCAAATTATGGCTAGGGAAGGAAAGTTTGTCGTAAGACCCGATTCAAGCCCTAAGACTCCCGTCGAGATTATTATCGGAGACCCAGAAGCACCTACAGGCTCTCCTGAATACAAAGGTGCCATAGAGTGCCTTTATGAAATCTTTGGAGGAACTAAGAATTCTAAGGGATTTATTGAGCTTGATAGCCATATCGGATTAATCTATGGGGATAGTATCACCCTAGGGCATCAAGAGAAGATCCTAGAGGGGCTAAAGAATAAAGGGTTTTCTTCAACTTCTGTTGTACTAGGAATTGGATCCTACACCTATCAGTATATTACCAGGGATACGTTTGGTATGGCCTTTAAGGAAACTGCTGTCAAAGATATTCAAGGTAACTGGATCCCCACCTGGAAAGACCCCAAGACAGATACTTCAGGTAAGAAATCAGCTAGAGGGCTCCTTCAAGTTAGGAAACAAGAAGGAGAACTTACCCTTGTACAGGAAGTACCTGAGAAAGAAAGTGGGACTGGAGAACTTACCCTCTCATATTTCCAGGGGGAGTTTGTTAATCCAGTAAACTTTCAACAGATTAGAGAAAAAGTAAAAGGGAATTAACATGTATCTGAACTACAAAATGGACAACCTAAAACTATACTCTAAAAAAACGGGCCAAGACTGTTGGGACCGGATAGGTGTAAACAAGTTTCCAGATGGTCAGATTCAACTTTACAATAAAGGTATTGACTTCAAGGATACCGTTTGTATTGCTAATCTTACTACCCCTGAAGATGTTCACCTATTACAGCAATTAACTTATTTGGGGCTACAGGACCTAAAAGTGTATTACTCTTATGGTTCCAGATGCGATAAGGACCATTATGGGGAATACCCCTGTGTTAACTTGAATAGTTTCATGGTAGATATTTATTCTCAGATTCCAGGGGAATGCGAAATACTAATGCCTCATGGATCAGAGCTTAGCTTACTCCTTTCCCAAGGAGTCTATAATTGGAGATTAGCAAGATCTCCAATAAGGCATCTAATAGCTGAAGTAGCAATAGTCGCTAACGTAAACATGTATGAGCCTTGGAGGGGAAAAACAGCATTTGTTTTTCCAGATGAATCCGCAGCGGAAAGATGGGAAGGATATCATGAAAATGTAACTGATAATCCTGATAGGATTGATTTCAAGAAAGAAAGAGATCAACTAACAGGAGAAATTAAATCTCTAGTACCTAACTCAATTAATAAAGATTACGAGCACCTTGTAGTTTTTGATGACATTATTGATGGTGGTAGAACCTTCATTGAAACTTCTAATATCCTAAAAGAAAAGTTCCCTAATGCAAAGTTGTATTTAATTACTACTCATTCTCTTTTTTCAGCTGGTTATGAAGGTATTTCTGCAGCCTATGATCATACCTTTAGCTTTTTCTGGAAACCAGAATCTACTTATGATATTCCGAATAATATTCATCTATTAGATGCTTCGGAGTTAAAGTACTGGATTTAAAATGTACAAACTTGAGGAAACTAGTCTATCCAAGTATGTCCCTATTCCCTTTAAACTTTCAGACGAATACTCCTCAACAGAACCTAAGAGTCTCCTAGCTATACTTAGTTATAATGATCGTAATTTTACAATCTATCAAAACATAAAACTATTTCAAGGTGGCTGGCGCTACTTTTCAGGATTGGAAGGAGGGTGGGTTTTAATACCCAAAGCATCCGTAATATTTGATCTTCCTTCTGGTTACAGTAAGAGTATTTTAGCAGAGAATATAAAAGAAAGTAATAGGATCTCTACCTCATTGAAAAACACAAGAATTCTTCTTCTAAGATGAAGCCACACCCTACTCTTCCCCAGCACCTCTTCGAAAAACTAACAAGTCAAGAATTAAGTTCAATTAAAGTAGATCTTTCTAAACTAGATCAGCCAGACTGGTATTCAGGAATATCTATAGAATCTTGTCCACCAGCTAATGCTAAACAGATTGAAGTAGCGAGGTTTTATCTTCATGAAATTAATAAAAGCCAGAAATCTAGATTCTTATTTATCTCCACACTTCAAAAATATCCTCAAGCAAAAATAACATGTTTGAATACAAGTATCCCTCTTTTAATCCTAAAAATACCTATTAGTAAAAAAGATTTAGATTCAATTAGGGAAAAATGGCAAGAAGAGAATAATACCTACAAAGAGGTATTAGCATTAGCTCGGCTGGCTAAGAAGCTAGATAGTATCAATCTTAAGGAGAAAGAGTTAATGAAGCAAAGAAAACTAGCAGAAGAGAAGCTATCTAAATTAAGATTGATGAAGAGGAAACTGGGTGATGATGGGAGATAATCTAATAACGCACTTATGTTTCAGTTCTGAGGCTTTCTACAAAGTAAATCAAATAGCATATAATAGATACCAAGAGCCTTATAGAAATTACCATAATAACTCTCACCTAGAGGATATGATTAAAGGACTTTATCAATACTTCCCAACCTGCTGTGAAGATGATCAAAGTTTATTCGAGATATATCTTGATATCATTTTCCATGATTTCTACTATGTTCCTGGAAGTTCTTTCTCTAATGAGTACAGATCCTTTCAGAGTGCTGTAGACTACAACAATATTCTTAATAAGGATCAGTATTTAAAGTCTTTAAGATTAACCTACAATCCCTTCTTAAGTGGAATTAAATTAACGAGGAATCACTCAGGGGCAATTACCAAAAGGCAACAAATTCTATTAGACCTAGACCTTTTAATTTTAGCTGCGCCAAAACATGAGTATCTTGCCTATCTTCTAAATATCAGGGATGAGTATTTTACGTACTCACAAGAAGAGTTTGACAATGGAAGAATAAAATTTTTGAAAAAATATTTATCTAAAAGGAAAATCTTCGTTACTAAAGAAATGGAACATCTTAATCCTATAGCCCGAGAAAATATGAAAAAGGAGCTAGAAACTCTGAGAGTTGTTTATGATAAAGACATTAACATTTGAGGAGTTCTTTACTAAGAATAAAGAACTAGCTGACAAAATTGCTAGTCACTTTTATTACACTTCCTGTAGAAAAGAAGAATTTGAAAGAGGGGATATAATCAGTTTTGCTTACTCTGGTTTAAATAGGGCATACAAAAAGTTTTTACAGGGGACTCACTTCGAAACTAATGTTTCCTATTACGTAAAGAAGGAAATATTGGAGGGATGTAGAAAAGAATCCATATCAAGAAAAATGGGTTTTGTTTATTCCTTAGATTATATCTCAACCAAAGATGACTATGAAACCCATTTTGAAGATGAAGAATTAACTTTAGAAGATAAAACTGCTGTTAACCTTTTAGAAAATGTTCTTCTTGACTATGATCTAAAAACATTACTAACTCAGGAGGAATCTTTTCTTATTGAGAAAATTTGTATGGAAGAGGAAACAATGAGAGAAGTAACTAGAAAATACGACTTACCTTCTTACAATTATACAAATAGAAGATACAACTCAGCATTAAAAACTATCAAAGATTCTTTTTATGACTTGGAACATTTCAAGAATTAAAGGCACTCCCCTAGAAAAAAACATGTACAACCTCAAAGGAGACATAAGTTTAAGCACTAAGTTTTTTGTCCCCGTAGTCAAAATCTTAAAGACTGGGGAGAATCTTCCAGAAGAAGATATACCTAGATTGGTAGGATTTACTCCAGGACCAAACCCTTCTTCCACCCCCATTTTCTACCCGTATATAGTTTTTTGTCCTGGTTGCAAAAGATACGAGGCAAAGAGAATAGTTGAAAAATCCTTTGTTACACAGGGAGAACAAGTGCCTAAGATGGTCGGTCTATTGGGCCCCACAACAGATAAAGAATCATTAATAAAAAAATTACAGAAGAGCCCTAATCTTATTATTTTTGGGAGGGGTGGCTGAGTGGCTTAAGGCGACCGCCTTGAAAGCGGTTGATGTGAAAGCATCCGGGAGTTCGAATCTCCCTCCCTCCTCCAGAAAAAGCTTATGAACTTTATCCATCAGCCTATTAAAACATGCAGCATAGATTGTCCCCTTAAATTTCACGAACTTGAGGTACATCCGGATGAAATCCAAATTAGAGTCGCTGCTGAAGATTATCTAGAATTAGAAGAGGGTGATTACCTTTATGGTGTCCTTCCCCTTACTTCTAGTAATTTAGATATTTTAATTGATAGCCTTCTTAAAATCAGAAATAAAAGAATAATCAAAAGAGAATACCCATAAAAATGAGTTTCACTCTTCTTCACTCTTTAAAAGAAAATTCTCTAAACCCTGACGAACGGTACGTATTCTATGCTAATTCCGAAAATAAAGCCTTTTATGTAGACTATATGGACGAAACTTTAGGAAAGAAAGCTCTTATGATTATTGGTCTACCTGTCAATTCAAATATTTCCAAAGTTATAGATTCACTTAGTCCTATTGAAGAGTGCTATGTCCAGCAACCAAAAAACTTTAATGAACTACTGCAAATAGCAGAAACCTCTGTACTTGATGGATTAATTCTAATAAAGAATTTCTGTAAAGATGGAAGTCTTTCAGCCAAACAAGCCTTAACCTATATTTTTTAGGGAGTTTTCCTATGACTGAACTACTAGAAAAACCTGACTTAGAAACCATGCCTCTTCTTAGTTTAGGAGACTCATTTCCAGAGAATCTTATTGTGCTAAAGGTAAATGACTCTGAGAAATTTATTAGTGTTAATGCTACAGAGAGAGATAGAGGCCCTTGCAACTTTTTAGCTGTTTTTGATTCAGAGCAAGAGGCAAATAATTTTAAGACACTAATAAGTTACCCTAATTGCAATCCTGTTCCTAAATCTTTGGACGAGGCTTTAGACTTAGCTAAAATGAAGAAGTTATCGGGATTAGCACTTCAAGTTTCGGGAAACACCAAATCTATCATGTGGGTTACCTAAAAGAATGAACCCATTACTTACTAAAACAATTAAATTCCTAAAACCTATCTTTACTTCATTGATAATGCAGAATGTACCAATCTTAATATTCTCTATAAGGGCTAAGCAAGCCCAAATTAACCTAGAGATAAAAGTCCAGGGAAAAATCAATGAAATTAAAGAACCATTAATTTCATTAGATGAAACAGAAAACCCTTTTAAATAAAAAAAGATACGTAAGAAAAAAAGAACTTTACAAAGGATCTCTTTTTTTCCCTTTGAATATAGGAGATACAGTCTGGGTCAGGGATTTAAATTTACCTGCTACAGTTTATACAAAGATTGATAGAGTTAATTTTTCCCTGCTTTTAGATAATGGTATGTATCTTAATAGGTCGATAAACAGCCTAAACAAGCTCTATTAAAGTATGGATCAGGAAACCTTTTCTCATATTTCGAACGCTTTCTCCATTTATGATCAGGATCATTCTGATACTTTAAGTTTACTAGAAAGTCTTAATTTACCTGTTGAAATTAAGAGACCTGCATGGTTAAGAATGTGTGGATTTCATTCTTATGCAGCCTATCTTTTTTCTTTAGACTACTCTTCTATTAAAGATTTTGATCTTGCAATAGAAGATTTTGGGATTAAGTTTAATGAGCTGCGAGGGGAAATACTAATGCTAGGGGAACTTCCACCCCCTCCTCCTTTCCAAGCACCAGAGTTTAGCAGCTAATAAAAAAAAATACAGAAATAGAGGAAGGGTTCTTATGTTCCCTTCCTCTATTTTATTTCTTCAGGAGAAAACTTGAATGAAAGCAATAACCAGATTTGAAGGGTTCTACTCTTTTCTAAACAACGACAACCCTTATAGAATTAAGCTAGGAGACTTAGAGTACCCTAACATTACTAGCGCATATTATGCCTCTCTTACTACAGACTATGATCAAATGTTAGAGTTAACAACTTTAACTCCCAAAGAGGCAAGAGAGTTTTCCTTAAGAATTTCTTATAAGGAAAACTGGAATCTTCTTAAAGTTTCTATCATGGAGGAACTTCTAAGAATTAAATTCAATCCCGACTCAGCCCTATTTAGGCTTCTTCTGGATACCCAAGATTCACAACTAAAATTCTATAATGACCATGGGGATATTTTTTGGGGGATCAACTCTTTCTCTCCCGACGAGGGTAAGAATGTTTTAGGTGGCCTACTTATGAATATAAGAGACGAACATCTAACAAAGAAAAAATGTTCTTAACAGCTCTTATTCTTATTATTATAGTCATCCTTACTTTTTTTAGTATAGCTTTGTTTTCAATATTAGGAATGTTCTTATCTATACCAGCACATTTTATTCTTAAGAAAGAAAAAGAAGAGATTGAGAAAAGTGGAAAATAGCTTTATATTCGTCTTTGGGTCTAATTTAAGAGGAATTCATGGTGCTGGTGCTGCTAAGTTGGCTAATCAGAAGTATGGCGCTGTATTAGGAATCGGGAAAGGTCCTACAGGTAGATCTTATGCTCTTCCAACCAAATCTACCCCTTACTCTTCTCTTAAGCCAATTGAAATTAGAAGGCACGTAAACGATTTTCTAGTCTACGCTCGGGCTAATCCGAAAGAGACTTTCGTAGTAACGAGAGTGGGCTGTGGTTTAGCAGGATTCCCAGATAGACTAATAGCCCCCTTTTTCATAGATGCTCCATCGAATTGTATCTTTGATATTAAATGGAAATTCTTTTTAGGGGAAGATAGAAAGTACTTTGAGGAGTCAGTATGAATTCAAGTGAACATGTAATTACCACTGTATCTGGTAAAAAGATAGATATCCTAAAACCAGATCCTAAAGATATTTCAATAGGAGATATTAGCCACGCTCTTTCAAGAATTAATAGATATAATTCTCAAATAAAGGGCTTCTGGTCTGTAGCCCAACATTCATTGCTTTTAGCAAGCAAGAATTCAGATCCTGATGTTGCCCTAATAGCTCTTCTACATGACGCCTCAGAGGCTTTTCTTGGAGATGTAATCTCTCCCCTGAAAACCTTGCTTCCCGCTTATAAAGGAATCGAGAGCGAATTTTCCAGAGTAATCTATCAAAAATACATCCCTAATGTTAAATTAAAAAATCTTGGGATAGTACATGAACAAGATATTAACCTACGTAAAGATGAAATTAGATGGTTTAGAGAGGGAGCTAAAATGAGTGCTAAGTCTTATCCTTTTTACCTTTATAACTCCTCACCAGAAACTATTGAGTTAGAATTTTTGAAGACTTTCTGTAGCCTAAAAGGAATCTAAAAAACCCTATGAAAGAAAAAGAGAACTTAGATATAGACTTAATTATAGAGCTTACAAATAACAAGAGTATAATTTGGGGGTATAATTTTTTAACTGGAAAATATAACTGTTGCTTAGAGGGATTAAAAATCTCTATCTATAGGTATTTAGGGTACGCCGAATTTTCTATAGATAGTGTTCCGATTTACCCCAGTTATCAATTTGATTCTTTATTATCTGCAGTTGAGAATCAGGTCTTAAAAAAACAAGAATTAATCCATCGTATAAATAGGTTTTTATCTACGCTTAGAAAGAGAGAACAAAAATGAACGACACAATCAAATTCTGTGGATGCACAGCAGACAAGTTTGGAAATACTTCTGGAGCAAAATTCCAAGACCAACAGTATGGAAGAGGGAATAGAGTACATACTCTATTAGGGGATAAAAGCCTAGGCTCATGCTCAGTTTGTGGCAAAAGCCCTACAAATAAGGTGAAAAAGTAATTTTTTAGTTTTGGGTTCTCCTGGTAAGGAACCCATCTCCTAACGAGCGCGAGGCAAGAAAGGGGTGCCTTTGGAAGTATCTCAGTCTTCCTTTGGGTCTCTGTAGACCAAGATCTAACGAATGGGATCTTGCACCCCCAACTAAATTCTTCTCGTTAGACACATACGGGCTTTGTCGTTTAGCATCATTCTAAGACTTTACCTCTAGGGGTAAAACGGAGGAGAATACCCTCCCTGGCCCATCAAAACTTAATGAAAACTCAAAAATGCCCCTACTGTGAAAGATTAGTAGAAAAAAATAGGCAGTGAGACAAATCCATTAAAACTGCCCATAAAAGTAGAATCTACTCCTGAAAATCCAGGGGGAGAAATAATACCGATTAGATTCACTAAGAATTTACCTTGTGGATGTGTTAATATAGGTAAGATTTAAACAGAATAAACCCTTTGTTTGAAGGTTTTGGGAGGTCTAGCTTCCAAGGTAACTTGTTGCCTAAAGATCATCTGTGGAGACACAGAAAAAGGTATCTTTTCTCTAAAGGTATCGCTTCAGATTGAAGACACCTAGACAAGCCTAAGCTGAAACTTTACGTAAAAGTGAAGATAACTCAGTAGCCGCACCCTCACAGGGACAAACCGGAAGAGTGGGGGTGTAGGTGATGGAGAAGCATTGAAGGGTAGGACAAGGTTCGAGGCGTAGTAAACCTAGAGCTTTGATCCAGGTAAAAGGTGAAAACTTGCAAAAACAGGTTGGAGTCTTGAATCCAGTCACTTGTAACTAACGAGTGTAACAGGTAGTAGCGTATTTCTCTGGACAAAATTCAGGGGATCGGTAAGCCAAGCACTACCTGAGAGAGAAAAATCCAAGAAAATAGAACCTTGAAAGTTCGAAAAAAGCAAAAGACTTGGCCTACTCCAAAGAAAACTGCCTTTACTCTTTGAAAAAATAAGAGATCAGATCCTCGCAAGGGATTTTGAAAGGTTGAAATAATCCTTGATGGGTAACTAGAACCTATTGTGGAATAAAAACAGCCTAGCATTTGGAGATAGAAAGATTCAGCTAGTTTTAAAACTAGCGGCAGTTACCTGCATCCTACCTAGAAATAGAGAGGGGACAAGACCAAGAACAAATAATTTGGTTGAAAGTCAGGATAAGACCTTAGTCTAGGGGTTTTAAAAGAGAGAAATTCTCTCAAAGATTAATTTGGAGCCTATGTGAGAAAATGTATAAGCTGGAAAATGACAATTTAAGGTTATGTTACCATTACAGCTTCTCTAATTCAGATCTACTTATAGACCACATTTTTATTTCTCATCAGAACGAAAGCATTTTCGAACGGGATGTCTATTTCTTTAAATCTTCCTTTTCATATTCTGGGCCTAAAATCATTTCATCATGCCTCCCCGAGCTGAACATACTTGAAAATACTCTCTTTATAAAAGGGGATAGGCCCGAAAAAGACAATTTAAATCTTTTACCTATGGGACTTACTATTGACCTTACTACTATGTCAAGCTTCAGACTTTCTATTCTAGAAGCTTTAAGGCAATGTTAGAATGTACCGGTTAGCTAGGGATCCTTTAGTCTTATCTTACGACTATAAAAATCATCACTGTTTTATACAACATCAGGATGATAGAGTCTTTATAAGGGGGAACTTTAGATTTAAAAGAGCTTCTAACGGTATTTTGTACTCTTTATCTTCGTGCGCCTACCCCACCTTTCTCCCGAATGAAAGAGTACTTTTTATAAGAGGAACAATGAGAAGTAGGGATTCTAAATATATCATCCTTCCTTCTTCTGAAGTTTTACACAATGTAAAAATTACAGTACTAGAGTGTTTAAGAGGTTTAAGATGTATCAATTAATTTCTGATCCACTTGAGTTATCTTATACTTGGGAGTTCTTAAAAGAAGGTATTGCCACTAAGAGAATAGTAATCACAAGACAGAACTCAAAAAAGTTCGTAAGAGGTAGTGGTGTCTTTCTGAAGAAAGATATATTATTTAAAGGTAGCTTTGCTGTAGTGTCCTTTGATTACCCAGAAATAGAGAGTGTTGATGGAATACTTTATCTAAGGGGTGCGAATTCTACTTTAGATCTTAAAAATGCCCTTTGCCCTGGTTACTCTGAATCTTTCTTTTTTGAAGATTTAATACTTCTTAAAAGAACGGTACTGGGGCTGGTGAGGATTGAGAATGTATAATTTAACGAAAGATCCATTGCTTCTTACATATAGTTATATGTTCGATTTTAATGAAAATTTAATGCTAGATAGAATAACTATTATCAATCAAGAACTCCCCCCATATAATAATAAGTTTTCTTTTTATTGGAGAGGATATCATCTTATATCTAAAGAGCACCCAGCTATTTATATAGAAATGAAGATTTTATACCTTAGAGGAGAAGATGTATTAGAAAACTACGCAAATATTCTTAATTGGATCTACTACAACCCTTTAAACAAAAGAATTGTCTCTTTAATCCACATAAATCCTTTTAAGGAGACTATTTTAGAGTTTTTAAGGGATCTTTCTAAGAAGTAGTCATGTACGAATTAATCAAAGATCCAGTAATTCTATCCTACAAATTGGATTTTAATTCTCTACTTTGTAGGGAAATCAATGTAGCCCATCAAGACACTTCGTTAATTACAAGAGATAATTTTTATTTTATCGGGTTATTAGAAGTAGAAAATAGATTACGTTCTTATTTAGTTTTGACTCAAAAGTACCCTGAAATCTCCACTTATTTTAAGTCTCACTCCCATACTCGTACCCTAATAGTAGTGCATTTGAGGGGGAGTATTTTAGATAAAGACTTTACCCCTTTGAACAAGGAACCTTTTAACTTTTATGAAACATCCTTAATTAAGCAAGCTATTCTTTTACTTTTGAGGCAACCGCTAGATGTATAAACTAAATCTTGATCCTATTGTAACCTTCTTTCTGAACAATGGGGTTTTACGTACTATAAAGGGACCCCTTTTTCCTAAAGTTATTCCTAATGATCAAATGAAATTAATAGGTAGATCTGACGAAGAATATATTTCTCTACACTTTTACTCTATAAGCGATATTTGTATACATTTCAATTTAGGTTGGGAGATGGCCTGTAGTCAAGCAGCGGGGAATATTGAAGAAGCGTCAGACTTTGGGGAGTATTTACTTAAAGGTTTAATGTGGTACTCAATAGCTTTAAACAGAGCCGTACTCGTCCCAGAATCATTAAGTATTTCAGGTATTAGACCATTAGAAGACTTTGTTTGGTTTAAAAATAGTACTTTTGGGGGTGATGTTTGTACAGTCTAATTAGGGATGATTTAGAATTTACATATCATTACAAGTTTCAAAAAGAAATTCTCTTAGGAGCTCAAAAGATTAGAATTACCTTTCAGGTTGAAGATCTAAGAAATTGTAAAGAAGAAAAAGCAAGATTTCTTTATACCGATAAAAACACTAAGTTAAGTATTATATCTGACTGTTATCCAGAGTTCAGAGATCCTAGTATTTATATTAGGGGCAGAGACTTGGAGTTGGATCACTCTCTTATTGTATTGGATAGACCTTATACCACTATCTCTACCAAAATAAAATCTACCAAAATAAAAAAAACAATCTTAGGGTTTCTAAGGGAAAGAGAATTAAAAAAATGTTAGAGGCTAAAATAATAAAAGATTCTTATTCAATAGTAAATGGCTGTAATTGTAGAATTACGACTGCAGTCGTAATTCTACCAAGGACTTTACTGGCTCAATTTAATAAACATAGAGAGTTCTCTAGCAACACTACCTCTTCTAGGGCAAAACCTACTAAAGGACTTATAGAGACAGTTAAAAACAATCCATACTTTCCAAAGTTTCAAAAGAATAAGGCAGGTATGCAGTCCTCAGAAGACTACACTGAAGTGGAGTACAATGAGGTTAAAAGGGCTTTTGAACAGCTGAAAGAAACAACAGTTTATAAAGTAGAGGAGATCTACGACAAATATAAACCCCATAAGCAAGAAATAAACAGGCTATTGGAGCCCTATCTAACCTGCGAAATTCTTCTAACCTCCACAAGTTTTTCTAATTTTTTTGGGCTGAGAACCCATAAGGATACTCAAGATGGATTTAGTCAGGTTGCTAAACTACTAGTAGAAGCTTACGAAAATTCTACTCCTAAATTACTGGAATCATATGAATGGCACTTGCCTATGATATTAGAAGAAGAGATACCTTCCCTTTATGATATTAAATATAGTGATGTGCTATTAAGATTAAAATCATTTGATCTTGAAAAAGGAACTAATTTAATGGAGTCTTATACTAGGGAAAGATTTGAAGAGTTTCTTCTGCAGGATATTTCTGCAGGAAGATGTACAACAATTAGTTATACTTCTCTTTTAACAGGTAAATTTGATCCCATAGACGATATTAGGAGATCAGTGGGACTTTCTTACAGTACACCTATTCATGCAAGTCCTTTCGAACATATGGCAAGGCCAGCTAGGCTTGATGAAATGAAATATACCTTAGACCAACTAGCAATACAAAGCGGAAAGATACTACCTCTTTTAGGACAAGTGGGCTTTGTTGGAAACTTAAAAGGGTTTACCCAATACAGAAAACTTATGAAAAATGAGTACATCTATGAGTTCCAAAAAACCTACTAGTCCAAAATTTTTAGCTTCTACATTATCTTTATCCGCTAACAGGATGAACAAAGAAGAGTTAACTGAGGGTTTAACCTTTTGTAAAAGAATCATAGACTCTCTTTCTTCTTGTGTAAAAAAAAGATCTTATTATGAAGAATGGAGGGGAAGAGAGATGCTAATACTCTCCTATATCTTTTTTATAAGACATGAGCTTAAAGGTAGATTTAATATTACTGATTCAATAACAACTTACGTAATTAATGAAGATAATCTTTTAGACGATATAGACTAAAAATTAAATAGCATTATTCCATTTTTTTAGGGAAATTTCTACCATGGCAACCACAAAAAAAACAGCTTTAACCTCTACTCCTGTTAAGAAAACTGTCTCTCGACAAAAGAAAACTGCAAGTTCAGCAAAGACAGTAACAGAAGGATCTACACCAACTACTACCCCTGTGGATATATCTCAGAGGATGCTAAATGGTCTTAATAATCAAATTAGACTTATTTTCTCTAATGAAGACCCAGTAGAGCACCAGAAAACTATTCAAGGTTTTCTAACCCTACAGCAAACTTGTAAAACTCTTGGGGATAAGTTCTTTACATCTAACCAGTTAACACTGATTGAGAAAACCCTCAAAAAGATCCAAGAGCATTTTGAGGCTAATCCTTTAGTTGAAAATAAAGATAATTACTATCAAAAGATAGATAGTAGTTTCTTTTTTAAAGACTTAGACTCCCTAAGTCTAGCAGAAGCTTACTTTTTTGAGACAAATGTAAAGGTTACTCCACAGCAAATGTCAGATTATCTAAATGTCTCATTAGCCATGAGCCACATGGCTCCTGAGGATAAGTATGAAGAAGTTCCTTGGGATAAGATCATTCTTTCAAAAGACGGGTCTCTTAGTCTACCAGCAGAATGTATCTCTCTCGTGGATGTTCAGGGGGACCTTAGCCTAAATCAGGCAATGTACCATATGGCAAATAAATGTCCTCATACTAGCAAGAACTATGTTCTTAAGTGGCTGAGGAACGCTGTAGCTATTTATTCATTTGTTGAGAATGCCTACGCAGGCACCTCTAATAAGAGCAGTGAATTCTTTATTACCGAAGAGGAATGGAAAAAGTCGTAATGAAACAAGAGAGAATCAGGGTTGCTGATAGGGAATACCTCATTTACTTTGGGTATAATCCCGAGACAAGAACAACTACATGCTCAGTACATGCTGGGGCATTTAATTCTACCTCGGAGCAGAAACAACTGGTAGCCATAGGAAGGGTCAGTCGGCATCAAAATGACTCTGACAATCGCCCCAGGGCCAGGTTACTGGCAATGTCTCGGGCGGCTTCTGAGCTTTTCCCAGAGGACAGAAAGTCTAGAGCAGATTTCTTTAATAGAGCAGTTGAAAACTTGAGACTTAGAATTCCAAAGAAATCTTACTCTAACATTTAGGATTCCTTATATCCTAAATGGGTATAAATCTGGGCTATGCTATCAGCCATAAGTACCCAGATCTGACCCTCTCTATCCTGGAATAGGATATTGGTGTCTTCTATAAGGCCCATATCCCCAAGGTGCATAGAGAATTCGGAACCATCTTCCATTCTGACTTGAACTTCCCCATGGGCTTCAAGCCTAGATGAGAACATCCGAATTTTAACATTGGCGGTGTCCTTTACACCCGCCACTTGGCTCTTGAGAGATTGCAATTGCATACACAATAATAGAGCCTAAATAGAAAAAAAAATCATGAAGAAACTCATCCCTCTTATCATCCTTGTTAGCTCGTTGGCTACTTTTGCCTTTGCTAACGAACTGACCCTGAAGCCCTTAGCTCTTCGAGATTTCTCCAATGGAGAATGGAGAGTCGGATTTGCTGGGGATCTCTCAAGTACACCTAAGAGATTTATGCCGCAATTCTTTGTTGCCTCAAATCCAACCAACTGGGAAAAGCCTTTTGCTGGACTTGCGTTGTCTACTAAGATTTATAATCGAGGTTGGGCCAATGTAAGTGCTGTAGTAGGTTACTCTGTCAATATTTCCAATCTCAAAAGCCTAAGTGAAGGTCGATGGGGCTATGGAGCAGAGTTTACCTTTAAGTTTTAAGGGTAATTTTTCTTGATATGAAGTGCCAGAAGTTTAACTTTATCGAAGCCCTACCTGCACAGAGAGGGACTAGAGGAGTAAAAAGTCTGGCACTTCTCTACAAAGAAAGTGATAGTAAAGCAGTTAATAATTACTATCTAAATCTCTGTAAGAGACTACGGAAGCTTAACAACAAGGCTAAGGCATTATCTAGTAAGAATATAAAAAAGGTAAAAACTCTTAGCCTATTCTCTAATAATTTTTTCTTATATGATGATATTTATAAGAAATATTTCTTTATCTCACCCTTTCCTATATTAACTTTAAAGAATTTGGAGTTTGATGAGCCCCCCTTATATACTAAGGTTCTTCAGAAGAGTGATTTTCCCGAAAGCTTTCTTGAAAAGTATTATAAGTATAAAGAGCTTTGTTATGAATTAAGGAAAGTTATCAGTGAGGTTTCTTCAAATGAAAAGTACCATACTTCAATTAGGTTTGGTAAGGATAGCACCTAAAGAAAAGGGAAGAAATGATCATCTTCTCTTCTATCTAAAGATTGAAACAGAATTATTAAAAATAATGTGTAAAAATACAATCCCTTCTTCAATCTTGGGGTTATTAAAGCGGTTGATCGACATGAAAATGAAAAAAGCAGTCCTATTTATGTTGCTATTTCTTCCCTCAATTATAAAGGCCTATGATGGGTCTGTTTACTCTAATTCTCTTCACGGCTCTCAGGTAGCTTCTTCTAGAGGATATTACGATAGAAATAGATTAACCTGTGCTACAGGGTCAGAGTTTAAACTAGGTACTAAACTAAGAATTACATACAAAAACAGATCCGTTATAGTTGTAGTCAACGATAGAATCGGAAGAAGATTTTATGGAAAAAGAATAGATTTAAGTGGAAAAGCCTTTAAACAGCTTTATCCAAAATATAATTTTAGTGATAAGACAGGTACCCTACTAAAGAATATTAAAGTAGAAAAACTCACTAACCCCTAATGGATCTGGATCTCCTTCTTTCTACAATTAAAAATTCTCATCAAATACAAATTATAGAGGAAAAAGATGAGGAACAGGAGCGCTGTTTAATAGATGGGGTGTCTTTTTGCCCTAAGACAAGGATATTAAACATATCACCAGAAGTATCCACAATCTTTTATCAAGACGATAGTGCTACCCTTAAACACTTACTTGTACACGAAGAAATTGCCATTAGTAACAAGGATCTTTGGCAAGAAGATTGTGAAAAATTAAAAGAAACTATCTTAACAAGACCTGATAAGGAACGGATTCATGATCTCTACCCAAAGAAGATAGATTTCCCCATTACTAAGGATTTATCTATTAAGCCTTCTTTAAGTATCTTTACCTTTAGGTATAAATCTCCGGGGCATCCAATTCCGGGAGGAAATTCTCTAGTTACTGCTTCCTTCGCAGCGAGCAAGACACCAAGTTCTTGCCTCCAAATGCCTCTCCTAGATGATAGTGGTCTTTACTTCTTAGTTCCTTCCTATTCTCTATGCCATAAATACAGAGAAGAGAGGTTCTCTGTATTTGCGCTCTCAAGCCAACTTGATAAGGCTTATTCAAACTTTCTAGAACATCAAAATGACCCAGACTACTTTAGAAAGATTTTTTCTTATCTAAAAAGAAAAGAAGAATCTACTTTGTACTATTTAAAGGGGTTTAGATGTGAATTTTACTCGGGCTTAATCGGAGAAGTTAGCTCTCAAGTAAATCCAATTGTATTTCCATTATTTTCTATGGAGGATTATCTCTTGAATAAAATGCCTATTGAAGCTAAAAACTTAGAGATACTATCTATTTTAGAGCAGCTATGATACAAATTAAGTCTAAGCATCCCTTCACGAATAATATTTCTGGTACCTTTACTATTATAAATAATCGAATACAAGTAGTTTCTCCATTTTCTTACCAGAATACACTTGGTAATGTATCTGATATCGTTAATACTCTTTCCTTTACTCCAAGCCAGAATTTGGTATGGGAGGAAAAGCCCGAGGATTTTTTGCCCCTTGTAAGATTAGCGGATCTTAGGTCATTTGAATCTATAACTCCCTCAATAAGTTTAATAATCCTAGAAGGTGGTTCATCTTTTGGCTTTTTATTAGATGTTAATAAACACATCCGTCTAACGGATAAACCCGTTTTAGTTTTAGGCACTTTTACTATTTCCTCTACTTTTAGAGATAAGATTCAATTAACAACTCCAGAGCTTATAAGGAATTCTCTTCTCATTAGTATTAAAGGATCCAAGACCCTATCTCCAGTTTATAAAAAACTATTTGAGGGACTAGATAACAATGAAGCCATCCTGGTTAAGGGACCTAAGTGTGAATGGTTAGAGAATCTTAGGGTTAAAGGAAAAGGACATATAGCTAATCAGGTAAATTTATTCAAACCCAGTATAAGAACACTAGAAACATTTGCAATTCAAAATGATTTGAGATTAGGCAATCTATCTCAACCAACTAAGATAGATTTATATTCAAAACATCTTTTAGATTTAATAGAAGTCCTATGATGCAGATTGAAGCAAAACACCTTTTTCCGGAGAGAGCCAAGCATCTTATTACTAAATTAAATCTAAACAAAGAGGGAGTAATCAATAAAGAAGGTTTTAATAAAGCTAAGAGCATTCTAGAAACCACAACATTCTGGCATAATGATCAGAAAGGTGGTATAGAATCTTTCTTACCAATCATTACTCCTAAATTTCCAGAATATAAATCCACCCAATTAGATTTTATCCTTAGTTCTATCTCAGGTATTGTATTAAAAGGAGAATATGCTTACTATGGGAAAAGGTTCGATACCCCTTCTATTATCTTAAATCATTCCCCAGTTCTAGTACTCCCTACTTTCGTTTTGATTCCTGGTCGCCAAGAGGATTACTACCCTTTTACCTTAACTTTAACTACTAAAGAATTAATAAGAGAGTCCGTACTGATTTCCCTTAATAACGACGGGGATCTTAAAAGTACTTCAATAACAGATGATTACCTGGAAAAGTTAGGACAATTAGATGAAAGAGAGGCTATCTTAGTTAAAGGCCCTACTTGTGAATGGATTAAAGGTCTAAGGGAGATTAGCCAAAGCCATAATACAAATCAGGTAGATTTATTTGAACCCTGTGTAAGAACTTTAGAAATGTTCTGCATTCAAAACAATTTTACTTGTAAAGGACAGCAATTAAATGAACGCATACAGCTTCCCTATAACATTCTCGAAAGTCTCTTTGAGTTTCTATGAGTACGGATTTTAATTCTCTTTCTGGGATTGATATAAGCTTAGTAGGGGATAGAATTGAGATTAGAAGCAGATTTTATCCACTTTCTCCTGTCATCCATGCTAGATTTATTTGCGCGGGATTAATAAGTACTTCTACCCCTATACCTGGAGTAGAACTAAATATTAACGACGTTTCTTGTACTATTTCAGAGTGTGTCTTCTTCATTCCTTTTGCTGATAGTAAAGAAACATTTATGGAAGAAGATTTACATATAGTTCCTGGATTTTTAGCTAAAAATCCAAATAATGGAAATCATATTTTAGGTTTTTCGACAAAAAAATTGATACTTAATAATTCTATACATCGTTCTGAGAACATACCTAGGGAAAAGATTAGTCCTTATCTTTCTAGATTCTCAGATTCAGATCTTATTTTTATAAAAAGCAAAGAATGTGAATATGACTCAGGTTACTTTGATTCAAGCTGTCACTATATCGCACAGAAGACTTACTTAGAACCATTCCCTAGAACGGTAGAAGAATTTGTCCTAGGTTACTTAGAAAGACCTTTTGAGGGGAAGAAACCTTCCCCAAAATTAAAGGTAGCAAAAGAACTAGGTGAATTAATAGAGATCCTTTAGTACAATTTTTCTTGGACAGTCGAAAGACTGGTCTTCGGAGATAAAAAAAACGAAACTATGAATAGCTACTCTAGCAATTCCCGAGTCACGATTTTTGTGACTGCGGGTAAGGGCTCTACAACGCCCGAAGTTCTTTCTCTTAGTGATCTGGGAGTTGACCCAGCTAACTACACTGCAGCGACTGCCAATCAGTCTATTCAGGAGAAGATGGTGGAACTCATCGTCGAAAATCCTAATTTGACCGCTGATGCTTTGACTAAGCTTGCCCAAGCAAGTCAGGCTCTGGATGGGGCAGACCCCTCTAAGCTTCTCCCTGCAAAGGTTGTGGATGCTGTTTACGATCGACTCACTACGCACAGCCTCTATCAAGGAGCTACAGCAGAAAAGAAGCTTCAGGTTAAGAAGGGGGATCTTCAAATCTCTCAGAACCCCCACCCAACCAATCCTGATCTGTCAACCTTTACAATTACGGTTCCCAGTACCTGGGGATTCTAATCTAGAGGAAATGGATTTGGGGGGAGGTAATACTCCCCCCAACCAGAGCTTTAAAGCAGGAGTGGTATAACCAAATGAATCTAGATCTAGTCTTCAAGACTTACCAAAAAAATCCAAACGCCATTTCAGGGAATTTTATCCACGGTAGCTTCTCTAGTACTGCTCTTCATCCTTTTTTTAATAGCGGACTAGATGAGGTTATTGAATCTATTAATCAAACTTTCAGGGGAGAGTTTAAGTCTGATGTGGTTCCCTGCTTTGGGTTCTATTTCAACGACGGGACATCTTCACTGCATGCAGCTGCGAAACTAAATAAGTGTACCGTTATAGATTTTAGTTTAGTGGAGAAGGAGAACCTTTGTCCCTTTGCCGTTAGTAAAGGCTCTTCCCTTCCCAAAAACTATAAGATTACCTGCAACGAGAAAAGTTGTTTATTTGCGGGGAGGGCTTACATTATTAACCCTATCCATCTAGAGAGTAATACTAGATTGGGATTCTATATGATCGCTCATATAGATGAAGTATCAAAATTCTATAACGATTTTGTCTCTGAGGAGTATTCAAATAGGGTGATAGAGACGTTTAAGGGCGAAGAATGGGTATATATCAGCTCTACCAACTGTGAGAGAGTTACTCCTAGTAGTAAACAAGAATCTATTCATTTACTTAATCCTATAGACTACCCATTTACTCCTTACAATTACTTAATATCGAGAGCTCTACTACAAGCTGAAGTAATAAAACCTATATCTTTTAAAGACTTGGGGTTACTAGCTGAATTGGCTAGTGTATTGGGTTAGTCAAAGAAATGAATGTACTTGTCATTGGAAGTGGTGCCGTTGGAAGTTTTGCAGTTAATTATATTGCAAGACTTTCTAGGACTCAGAATTTACCATTAGCTCTCGTTTTAGCAGACTTTGATACTGTCGAAGAGAGAAATGTTTATAGTCAGGACTTTACCTTTGAGGATATAGGAAAGAATAAGGCAGAAGTTACTGCTAAGAAAGCCTCAGAGTACATTAACAGCATAACTGCCTTTCCTGAGAAGGTAACCCCTGAAAACTTAAAGTCTTTACATGAAGAGTATAACTTCGATTGTATAGTTATCACGGTAGATAACCAATTTTCCCGAGTAGTTCTTAACACAGCTGGAACCATGGGTCTAAAAATTCCAGTACTACATTCTTCCATAAACTTAAATGGTACTGGTCAAGTATCTTGGTCCTACTTTAGCTCAGCTAAAAACTGTTATAGGTCTTCTTGGCCGGAAGACCCGGATAAACTTACTGCGGAGCAGCTTACTTCTCTTATGAGCCCAGAGAAAACCTCATCTCCTCCCCCTTGTGAGTTATTCCCTTTTGTACCTCTGATTCAAACTGCCGCTATGGAGACAGCTTTGTCCTTGAGCACCTTTATAGGAAATGACCTTCATAAGGAAGTACTAAAGGTTCTTCGGGATAAAGGTACTCCCGAAGAAACTCTCCAAAATCTACCTACTAGTACCAAAGGATTTATGCTATCGAGAATTATCTCATTTAACACTAGTACCCTAACAGATCTTTTTCACCAAGATGCCTAAAAAAAAGAGTAAATTCGGCAATAAGTCTAAAATTCATTCTACAGAAAGTAAAAATAATATACCACAAAAAAAAAGAAAAAACAGAAGGTACGAAGATTTGAGCTACATCGAAGAATTTTACGGTCAAGGGAATCACGGGATGCATACAACTACTCACTACTACTCATCTAAGAAATGTAGAGTATTTGGAGTATGTGCAGAGGAGACCCCTGATCAGATTATTTTCTGTGATGGATACTCCAACTATAAAGAGGAGGAGTTACGAAAACAACTAGCCATTCATTTCAAGTTTAAAAACTACGCTTGGCCCGATGGTACAAATTTTCAGGTTTTCATCGTACCTAAAAAGAATCTTCCTTATATTAAAAAAATCTCTTCAAATAAAAGTGTCCTTTGCTGTGCCCATGACGGTACTAAGGCTTATTTAAAGGCACATCTCGGAATTGAATTACAGTCCTCTGATAGGGATTGGTACTGTAATCACCCACAGACAGAAAGTAGTGGTCTTCCAGCACATTTTACCTTCCCTGTAATTCAATCTCTGATTAAGCCTTACAATATAGGTTTCTCAGAAATAATGGTAAAGATTCCTATGAATCTTGCCTTCCCTGAAGGATTTACTTTCCAGGATTTATACGGAAGTTATATGGAAGCCCTTGGTTGGCATCCTCTTTCTATTGCTTTATGTAATACAATTTCTGAGCCTACTCACGAAAATATTATAAACCTTCTAGAGCAAACCTTAAAAGAGATTCAATCTAATGAGTCCTATAGTGATCTTATTAAAGATAAACTAAGTGAACCGTATAGAAACGCTATAAAAGCTCAAAAAACAGCTCGGTTCACTTTCTTTAAAGAGGATCAAGAAGTCTGGGGTAAAGCATGGGTCATTACTCGGGAAGGGGTAGCTAATGGAAGAGGGGGTGTTGGACACGCTGAGTATATGGCTGTTAGAGAAAGAAAATCTAATATCTATCAGGCATTTAGATTTGATCACCTAAGTAACTGCAATTACTCTTCAGAGCCTTTCCTTTTAGATTATGATCTGGAACAAAACTATACCTATCAAATAGATCCAGACCTTATCATGATTGAACAGGTCAACAGCAAGGGAGAATTAGAGTTAAAGAAACTACAGTTCATGATTAACTCTTCCTACTCTCCAAATAATAGCAGTAATGTTATCTACGGAAGGGGGAACAGTGGTTCAACCGGGGCAGCTTATCATCCCTCTGTAACCGCAAACCCCTTAGAAGGAAGTCTAGACGCTTACGAACTTGCTAAAACACTATTAGCAGAAAATGAGAATAGTAAAATTACTAGGTCTCTTTCTTCTAATAGCCCTTTGACTGTAACCCACTTCAACGTTGAAGATACTGCAGTAGAAGCTCAGTCGGGAATGTTCGATTTCGTTAACTCTACTGGGTACAATCTATTTGAAAATATGATGGAAGATTATCTTGATCCTAAAGACCTTCCGAATTTACTCCCACTATATTATATAGATGTAGACACTCAGATTTCCGATTTGAGTACCCTTGATAAAATCTACCAATCCTTTGCTTTGGGTTCAGTGAACGAAAGTGGTCTAAGGTCTGTATTTAAGTCTATAAAGGATAGTGTTTTCTATGAAACATGCTCTCCTGCTTCTTTTTTATGGGTAATGGATGAGAATCTCCCTAGAGAGATTAACTCTGAGTTTTTGAGAGTTCTTACTAAAGAGTGGGAAGAAGTTGCCTTTCCTTATATCTTAAAAGAATCTTTTGGGCCAAGTAATTCCTCAGAATTCTTTAACCTAAAGAAATCTATTACCTCTATTCCTAATATTAAGTCAATCAAGGCTTCTACGGAGATCTTAGAGTCTAAGCTGGGAACTAACTTTATTGCATTTTTGCATACAAAAAATCATAGACCTGACTTACTCTCATGTTGGAGTTCTCCAATGAGTCCTAAGTCTCAATTTGAGTATTTTAAATTATCTGTAGTTAATGGCTTCTTGAAACTTTTAGACACCTTTAGTGAATCATTAATTAGTGACTGTGAAGACCTATCCTGTACTACAGAAGATATAATAAATTCTTATTATGATAATTTTAGAGCAATACTTGCTAATATGCCTGGTAAATACCGGATAGAAGATAGTGAAGAGTTTGTATCCAATCTTGGTAACGCTGCTAGGTATTATGATGTATATTATTTTGCTGTAGCTGTTTTAGCCCTGTCTGATAATCCAGATATATGTTCCCTAAGACATAAACTAGCAAGCATTCTTCATATCTTAATTTTTAATGTAACTGATTTTTCCACTACAGGAGTTTGTTAAAACGAATTGAACCTACATAAACTTGATATAATTTACGACAAAGGTAAGGTCTCATCCTTTGGGTTCAGGGACCTTACCTTCCTTGGTAACTACTCCATTTTAGGGAGTAGGATGTACTCTCAACCTAAGGCTAGAGTCCTGGACTATGGTCATGCTCTCCCCATAATCAATGCCAATATGTCTAATATAGCTGGTATTGATATGATTAAGGCTCTACTTATCAACGAGTGTTTTGCCAGCACATCGAGATTTCACTGGAAAAACGAAGACTACAAGTCTAAACTACAAAGCTTGATAGAAAGTAACCCTGAGTATCTTTCTAATCTATTCTTTAGTATTGGTGCTTCTTCAGAAGACCTAAGAATCCTAAAAGAGTTTTGTCATAAGATCTACCTAACTGTATTAAATAAACTACCACATACAAACTATAAATTTAACCTTCTTATTGATGTTGCTCATGCTAACAGCATTGCCGTAAGCAACTTTATGAAGAATAATACCTTTGACGAGTTTAATATTTTCATAGGCAATTACTTTGGCCATGAATATAAAGAATTCGACAGATTATACTCTTTAGGCATAAAAGGTATTAGAGTAGGGATAGGCCAAGGAGGAAGTTGTCTTACAACTAATGGAACAACATTCGGACTTCCTACCCTAACTTCTGTATACCTTGCTGACCGATGGAGAAGAGAAAAGGGAATAAATCCCTCAGACTTCATTATTATTGCTGATGGTGGTATTACTGGCCCTGGAGACATTATTAAGTGTTTACATTTTGGGGCTAATATAGTCTGTCTTGGATCGTATCTTTCAGATTGTAAAGAAAGACCCGGAAGATTAAAAAGAGACTGGCTTAAATTTGGAAAACCTTACAAGGAATTTTATGGAATGTCTTCTCACAAATCCATTAAGGAAAGAGTTGGGCTAGTAAGAGAAGGAATCTCCTCAGAGGGATTAGTTAAGAAGGTTTATATAAAGACCGAGGTGGCTCATAAGGTATCTGATTTCGCTTCCTTTTTAAGATCTGCTATATCTTATGCTGGAGTTGAAACAGTAGATCATCTGCATCATAAGTGTGACTTTGAGTTTATTAGCCCTAGTGTAGCAGCTTATAACGCGAGTAAAGATGAATTCCTTAGAAAGTACTAACTTGGAAAATAACTATTACTCCGTTATTATTCCAGGTAAGGTTTCATGGTACAACACTTCTGAGAAAAATTTAACCACTTATTACATTTTCTTTGATAAAGAATTCGCTTTCAATTATGCTTCTGCTAATATAGGTGAATCCTTTATAGTTAAACAAATAGATTTAGAACATTTTAAGGAGAATTTACCTACATCTCTCTTTGGTAAAGTAATTATAAAATATTTAGAAAAAGACTTACCTAGTTACCAGGAGGAATTATGATTTTTAATACCCTATGGATTATTATTTTCCATCGAACATTAATGGAGAAGAATTAAAAAATCTTATCTTAACTGATGAAGATTTAAGAATACCTGTTTTATTCTCTAACAGCGTTCCGATGTTAATACCGAAAAATATATATTGTCACTATGAACAGACTGATCTAGAACTTAAATGTCTAGCCTGCTCTCCTGTTCTTCCCCCAGATGGTAACTCATCTGTGAATATAAAGTATGTTCCTTACCATCAACTTAAAACTTTAGGAGCAGACTTAGCGTTATTTGGTCCCGATTTTTCTAGGCCAACCACCCTATTTTTAAGATAATGAGTAAGGACTATAAAAAGATTTATGAAGAAAGAGCTGACTTTTTCCTGGAGGAAGCAGAAAAGTACATACAATGTTTTGAAGAACTAAAAACTTTAGAATATCAAATAGATTCTTCTCTATCTTCTTTAGGCTACTCCTCTTATTCAGAACTAGGAAAGAACGAACTAGAAAGAAAATCTAGCTTGAGATCCTTACTCCCAAACGAGTGTGCTCGAATAGACATGCTAAGAGTAATATACGAGACTAGAAAAAATAAATTAGAAATATTAAAGTTTTATATAGAAACTTTAAGACCTCTTATCTAATAACTATGAACAATACCCTTAATACCAATCACATCACTGTCTCAAACGGCGTAATGTATCTAATGTCATCGTTTGCACAAAAGTACTTGAAGGCAACCTATACTCACTGTAAGGTAACAGCCTCTGACAACAACCTGACTATTACCTTCTCTGATAAGAAAATGACTGGCTATTTACCTGTTAGGGCCTATCCAAATAGATCTTCATACAGAATCCCAGTCGGTATGGTTTTAGCCTCTACTATGGGGTCGTCCTATAAGATGACTTCTAATACGGGAAGAACTTTTAAGTTCTCAGTTAGCTAACAAGGTTAAGGGGAAGAAAGAGATCACACTAGATCTTTAGTACTCCCCTAAACTGATTTTCAAAAATCCAGTCGTTATCTAGCCTCTTTCTACTCTTTCTAAAAGAAATAAGAGAGTTACTAGAAATAATTTCTACTATGGCCTTGCCACGACTTTCCTCTGATGTAAAATCACACAGAATGGTTTCGGGGGTTTTAAACTCTTGTACACATTCTATAGTTTCCTGAACTACACAAGTTTGTTTACTGAGCATGGCTTCCATCCAAATAAGAGACATACTTTCACCAGCGGAGGAAAGTAGAAATAAATCACAGAAACTATTTACTTTCTCTACTATTTCTTTGGGTACTGAATTCCCTTTTTCAAAATAGTCATTTACAATAATAACCCTTATTTTACTTCTCTTTATTAAATCCCTTAACTCAGCCAACTTTATAGGATCAGGGTAGGCTAAACTGAGCAATCCTAAACACTTCTTACCACTTTTAGATTGTAATTCTTCTAGGAATTTTATCCAAAGGCCTATTCTTTTCCCCCCACACAGCCTAACTGGATATTGACAAATATATTCATATTTCCAAAGATCTACCTCAGGAAATAACTTTACATCCTCTTTAAAGTTATAGATAGTTTTTATCTTACTCTCTGGAATTTTAAATCTAGATGTTAATTCTTCCCTATTTCCTGAGGAGGGAAATACATATTTAGATTTTGGAAATCGAGAAAAGCATATGACTTCTGGGTAGGTTGCTATATAATCCTTACCAGGGGTAGAATGTACCCAATGATAAAACTGCTTCCCGTCTCTAGCCTCTAACAGGGCCGCAGCGTAGATAGAATAGTCTGGGAGAAATGCTATATCATGGGTCAGTATTTTATCTATCCCATTAAGGTAGGATTTTAAAATTAGACCAGTCTCAGTAATATATATAGACTTATTTTGTTTATAATACCTATCAAAATACTTTACTTTGACATTTTTAGGGAGAAGGTTTTTGTCCTGAAAATCGCTTGTTGTTAAAAACAATACTTCCTGACCCCTTCTACTTAGAACATCTAAAGTATTTTTTACTACCCCTGCTATAGAATAAGCCGGGTTTAAATCTCTCAAAGGAGCAACCAAAGCAATGCCTGACATGTTAGAAACTTCCTATGGTTTAAGAATCCAGTTTAAGTATATTCAAGATAGCACTGAAGCCTCCAGAATATACGGTAGATTAAGATATTTTTTTGTCGGAGCTAACAGAGAAAGGGAGATGTCTATTTTCTCTGAGTCCGAACTTGAAGAAATGTCTCAGAACCCCCAATCTATGAGCCTATCTCTTTACTACGGTGATGATGCAGAGTTTAGGGATAAACTTAATGACTTTTTAAAAACTGAGCCCTCTGTAATAGCTACAGTAATTGATTAAGCATCCTATTTTCTTTAAAGTAGTCATCTACTATTTTATCTGCTTCAGATTTATTCTTTACGTAAGAGATATTTATAATAAAAAGAGTTATACCTTTATTTATACAGAGATTTGATCTTATTTTATCATTCTTTTGAACTTTTTTTAAATTCTCCTTCCCATAGATATTTTCTCTATGAACAGGGCCATTAACCTCAATTGCTATTTTATATTTAGGGATATAAATGTCTAGTTCATACCCTATTTGCTTTCTGTCGTTCTTAAAAATTCTTATATCCGGTCTAACTCTTTCTCTTATACTCTCATAGATAAACTCTTCTGATTTACTTCTAGTTGTTTTTTTAAAGTGGTGGACTTTTAAGAGACACGCATAACAACAAAAGTTCTCTTCAACCCACCAGAACTTTTTCTTTAGTGATTTAGGGATATTAGTTTCTGAAGAAAAACTAATTTTACAAGAAGAACAAACTCGAATCATGACTCTTATCAAACAGATTTCTAGTCCCTCTCACATTTTAAATACGGAACTACCTAAAACTATTAGAGTAGGTAATGAAGAAATTTCAATTCCTCAATGCCTCTTACATAAGTCAGTACAGTTCTCTCTTACTAAAGAGGGGATTCTAGAAACTTGTTTTATTGCACCCACTCTAGCTTACCTTCTAAAAGCAGCCTCATCAGAATCCCCACAAAAAGACTTTCAACTAGCTAGAAAGTTTCTTCTTTCTGCTATTCAAGACCTAGTAGAAAGTCAGCTTATTTCTGGCAGAGTACACCAAGGATATATGGGATTGGTTCAAGTTAATTCCCATTTAGACACAAATAGAGTAGCCCTTTCTAAAAGAACCTGGGAAGTCCTTTGTGAAGAGAGTAAAAAATGGAAAGACTGTTCTAAGATTATAGCCATTAGGTATCCCAATTTAGGGCCCAAAACTACTTCCGTCCTGGAACTTCAAATTATAGAGGACTCTCCTTTAGGACTATCATTTGGAGCTTCTGATGGTATTTTAGATGGAGTATATGTACATCCTACTACAATAAAAGAGAATTTTGAGGGTGATGCAGATGGAGATACTTTATTTTTAATACCCTTTGAAAATAATGGGAGCTTTATTGCACCCCTTGCAAATTCTAGATCTAATGATTTGTTTTTAACAGAGAATCTTAGAGAAGAAATGCTTAAGAAGTTTTCTAGGTGTGATAGGTCAGATTCTAGACTTAGCAATCATCTTTCTACTTGCTTTGATCCAGGTCTGATTGGTCTTGCTACCTATATAGTTAGAAGCAGATTAAGGAGATATGCTACAGCCAATAAATGTACTCTTAAGAAAGCATGGGATGCGGTAGCTCCAGAGGGACTACAATTAATAGAATCTGTCATGGATCTTAAAAAAGGAAATATGACACCCCAACAAGTAGATTCTCTTGTTAAACAAATAGAAAAAGAGAGTCTTCAGGTTGCAACTATAAGAAATTCTGGGGATCCTTATCACTCACTTATTACATCTAGCACATTACCAGAAAACTTCCCATTAGTTTATCCTACTCTTTCGTCATTTGTGGAGCAGGCTTTTGGAACCCATTAAAATATTAGTATCTGGTACCTTTATTATGGGAGAGAATAATCCCATTTGCATTTGTGGTTGCCCCCTAGAGAAGTTTACTGGATTTATACCTAGTCAGCTCTCTATGAAAAATTCTAGGGAGGTTGACTTACTTTCTATCCCAAATGATCAGTTTTCAGGAGAAACCTTTTGCCCACTTTGCGAAAGGATTCATACGTATACTTTTGAGATTGACAGAAGCACATCTATTCCTTTTTTAAAAGCCACTCCACTAGAAAAATGAAAATAGCAACCAGAAACCATTTTACCACAAACTTTGTTAGGGAAGTAGTATCTTACTCTGGTACGGATTACTATGGAGTGGAAATTGCTATACCACCTGTTTTTACCTATGATCAAAAAGAATACACACTAGAGGCACCACAAAAGATTTTAACTTCTTACAAGTTTAATCCATTTAAAGATACAGGAAAGTCTTATCATATCTTCAGAAAGTCATTCTATGAATCCCTCTCTAGATTTCCTAAATTAAACTTAGATAATCTGGGGAAGAAGCATACTCTAGCAGAGTTCCTTTACTCATCCATTGTTTATTTTAGGCCTACATCCACTTTCGAATCTTATCTTTCTAAGCTTCCTTTTTCTCAAAGGGGTGAAGAGTTATCTTCTACTCTTATTACCTTAGCGGATAAAATTAAAAAAGACTACTCTCTCTCTTTAGACCTCTGGGCTGTACCTAAAAGAGAAGTTGGTAGTCTTATCCATATATCAGATGAAAACGGTTATTCTAGAATATCAAAGTTAATTTCTTTTGGATACCATAAGACTTTTCCACAAGACAGAATAACCAGAGAATCTGGATCCTTGAAAGAGTCTTATCGGTACAATAATCCTAACCATTTGGGGTATAAGTTTAATGAAATTATTGCCCCCTACGTTACTATGCTGAAAGTAGCTGTTATTTTCCCTAGGGAGAATATGGCTGATGGGGGTGAGTTTTTCTCCTCTGCGATTCCTCATTTATCTACATCTTTTACTCGGGACCGAGAAGTAGATCTTTATTCTAAGGAATACCCTGAGTCTATCATAGATATAAATGTCTCTAGTACATCAATTTCTCTAAAAAGAGTTCTAAGGACTATTATAAATGAGAATCAATATTTAATGGGTCCTCTAAGATTGGTTTTACCTGGAGGAGTAAAGGTTTGTGCAAGTTTTAATAATAACCAGGCCATAGATAAGAATAATCAACCAATTGATCTTCTACTAGATTATAGAACCTTTGTCTCTAAAGGGGCAGTAGGAACTTTAATGATGCTGCAAAAAGGATTAGGGATTTGCCCTACGGCGGAGGAAGCATTGGAGTATTTTAACTCAGGATTAAAAATGACTACTATAAAGATAGGAGCTGAAACCTTAAACGCCCTAGTAGGTCATTTACCTATTTTCAGACCTAGTCAAAGTTACTTAACACTCAATAAGCCCGGAGTAGTAGGATTAGATATTATTTCTAGAATTGTAACGGATTCTTCTCTATATCCTCATAAAGAAACAGAAAGAGACTACCAAGAACTCTCCAGACTTTACTCACAAATCAGAACCCATGAACTCATCAACTAAGTCCGAAATCGTTTGTTTAGTCCCTGAGCTTTTATTTGATCAGGCAGCGGGAATGTTAGAGAGAATTGCTTACTCTAACATTGCGGGGAACCCTGAGAGGCCCATTATTCCTCTTTTTGTAGCTCCCCCAGGAGTGGGAAAAAATGCTCTTATTAACGATCTTTTACGGAACCTAAACTCCGGACAGTTAAAAGAGAATATCATTAACTCTGGTGCAGTAAAAGCTGAAGATTACAAAGAATGGGAGATCTTCCCCCTTAGAGTTAGCCAGAAAGATAATGTAGGTATTGCGGGGGCTTGTACAATTGTTAAGGATTCTGAGAATCAATCTTACACCTATACTGCTCCTCCTGCCGGTTTTCCTCTTCTAAATAACCCCTCTTCCGCAAAAGGGAAAAACATCTTAATTGTCTTAGATGAGTTTGGGCAAGCAGTTCCTGCTGTTCAAAGTTTAGCCGCTAGTTATCTAGATGGAGAAATTGGGTCTGAGAGGTTTGATCCTTCTAGAGTTCTTTTAGTTATACTTACTAATGGAGTCAAAGATGGAGCGGCATCAAATATGATTCCAGCACAGATTAGAAATCGTGTAGTCATGTTCTCCCTTAAGCCAAGTATTGCCCAGTGGACTAGGGATTTTGCTCTAAAAAATGGCATTCCAATCTCAGTTATCAGTTACCTAAACGAAAAGGGTAATTCTTATTTCTTTTTAGATACTCAGGAAGAACTAAAGAAGGTTGTAAATACCATGTCTCCCTTCCAGAGCCCTAGAAGTTGGACCACTTTTTCAAATTTGCTTTCTGCGTGTTATACTAATGAAAAACTGGAACATATTATGTCCAAACATTGGGACTCAAAAATAAATCCAGCAGAGGATGCGGAACAAAACCTAATTAGAGCTATGGCTATAGGGGCGCTAGGTCTGGATAAGGGGAATGATTTTATTACTTGGTTGATAGAGATATCCAAATTAGTAAGACTCTCTGATATTATTTCCGGCACCTCTAAAGATGCATCTCAAATTAGTAAAGAGAGCCATCAAAAAGTTCTATTCTATATATCCTATCAATTAAGGTCCTTTATTAATTCTATTGGGGCAGAGTTCCAGGAGTTTAGAAATTCCAAAACTGCTATAGACCCCAAAAACCCTAATGAAGTTAGAGACCTATTTCAAGGATTTTTTAAGGGATCCGATCTAAGTACTTCAATAGACCGAGTATCTTTATGGATTATGGACCTACTATCAAGAACTCCTAAAGATAACTTGTTTATTCTTATTCCTACTCTTAGCCTTATTTTACCTCCAACTAATCAGTTAGCTTATATGCCCATTTCCAACATTAACGAAGCTAGAAAGCTAGCTGCTTCATCAGAAACCGTAAAAAGAAATCTTGACTTTACTCTTTCTACCTGGCCAATGTCTTTTGTAGATTTATATAGCCTTTGTCAAGAAGGGGGAGAGAAAGATCATAATTTAGTCTTGAGTAAATACTCAAAAGAAACAAGATGAAAGACACACTATCCAGATTCTTTCGAAGGGCGGGCGGATCTCCTGTTGTAGGAGCCGCTCTCTCTTTAAAGTGGGAAACCTCAGATATAGGAGGACCCCACCCCTTCTATATTAAAAAAGACTCTATTATTACCAATCTTAGCTGGATAGCTAGAAAACCCACAGAGTCAGAAAAACTAAGGATAGAACAAACTCTTGCTTTTGCTGCTTATTTTTATATACTAGGGTTTTCGAAAAAAGAAAAAGGAACTCTTTTTCCTCATATAGCTTATTTATCTAAATATATTTCTACAGCTTTAATGGTATCTTTTGATCCCAACATTAAATTTTTAATGTTAAACACCCCTAATGGACAAGAGGATTGTACTATAAATGGGACATTTTTTAAACCTTTGCAAGAAAAAGGTTTAAAAATAAGTCTTCCTGTAACTCTTAAAAAGAACCTACTATTAAATGTTAGCATGGAAGAAACTGTAGCTTCCATTAATCTTTCTGAGAAAGCTACATGGACCTACATTTATTCAAGTCTATGCCAGACATTTGACAGTGCTAAACTAGATGAGGACCTTAGAAATATCTTTATTATCCCAACAGAGAATGAAGATAGTGATCCAGACTCTGAGATTTGGAAAAATAATGTTCTTGTAAGTCTTGGTCAAGAAGAATTTACATCCGGTCAGGATGAGGAAAGAAAAAGCCAGATGACAAACTTCTTTTCTCAAATGAAAGGGGTTTGGGGTAGTCATTCTGACGGATTCTTAGATGTATTTGAAATCCCAGATCAAGAGACATCTTTTATTGATTTTAAAGATCTTCTATCTTCTAATATAAAATCTAATCTTCATACTGATGGGGATTTTTCCTGGCAAGTAAAAAGACATGGAGAAAATTCTTCCATACCCTTAGAGCCAAGATTAATCGGAACAAAATTTAAGACTTTATTCTTTTGTACTGATACCTCTGGTTCTATGTCAAGAGAGGAGCTGATTGACTCAGCGTCTGAAACAAAGAACTTCCTTTCGTCTGATGCTAAAACTAGTTTTATAAATATTCAATTTGATACTGATATTCAGCATGTAGCAGAATTTACCCCTTACGATTACATAGAACTCGACGATATCATTCCAAACGGTTTTAAGGGAAGAGGGGGAACTGATCTTAATAAGCTCTTTTTCTATATTGAAGATTACATCTATGATAATTCTTTATCTGTAGAAGATTTAGTAGTCGTAATCCATACAGACCTAGGTTTCGCAGTTCCTGTTGAACCTTCTTTTGGAGAAAAGATAGTTTGGGTAAGTAGATTTGAGAAGACTATGCCATATGGAACCCTTGTTCAAGTTAGAGACACGACCAAAATCCACGGGATTTATTAATACAGAGTACTTCTCCATTCCGGGATATTTACAACCTATATTAAAGTTCCCTAAAAACCACATTAATTATATAGTATCAGAGAATACGGAAGAAGCCACCTCTCTAGTTAATTATATACTAGAAAGATATCAGAACAGTATCCTGATAGGGTTTCAGATTAATAAAGACTTATACCCTGAAGAGTCTTTAATCTTCAACTATTCTTCTGAGGAAGAATTTACTTCTATGATTAGAGATATAGTCATGAAAGTAAAAGACTGTATTCTTTTAATTGATGGAATTCGGTTTCTTCCAATGAATTCTTTAAAACTTTTAAAGGCTTTAGGAATAACCGCAATAGTAGTTTCTTTGAAGGGAAGAAGAAAAATTTTTCTTGACGAAAATACCATTTTCATTAAAAGAAGAAAACTAATAAGTTACATACACCACCAAATCGGGTATATTGTACAAATAGATTCTATTTGGGGCTCTAAAAAACATTTTTTTGCTTTTTCTACTTTAAAACTCTCATCTTTCTATGATAACAATATTGAGTCTTATAGTAAAGGAGTAAGAAAGTTTGAAATAAACGGTAGAAAACTGTCCCTACTAAAATGTCTAATTTTGGAAAATTATAAAAACTATGATCACATTATCTAACGGAAAAGTCGTCCTTGAAACACAAGAGGGCAAGATTGAATTTGCTCCAGACAAAAGTCTGCAGACTATACATGTTCATGCCGAAGTAGATACTACTACTGGTAAGATTGTTAGTTATTCTCTTTCTCCTGGTAGTCAGAAAGAAATTATCGAAGAGGTTACTAAGGAGTCTACGAAATCAAAGGATACAGGGGCTAAGAAAGTCTCTGAGGAGACGGTAAGGGAAAATGATAGTCCAACAACTTCATCTTAACTTTATAAAGGACGGAGAAGACCATTATTCTGTAACTGTGCAACAGCCTGACGGATCCTTTAAAGTAGTTCCTGTAAGGGTGCCCTCTGGCTCCAGTCTGGATTTAATTCCAGCACTTGCATCAGAGGCGGTTTCTAGTCTAGATAAAGCTATCCCAGACTTATTTACTAGCTTAAAAGAGCTCTCATCTATAGATCTTTCCTCTATAGATGAAAAGTATGAAAAGAGTGTCTTAGGAAATCCGATCTCTAATCCATTGAAAGCTAAAGTGGAGGAACTGGTAGGAAAGTTACAATGGCCAGCCATTAGGAACTTAGAAACTTATACTAATAAAGAAGCTATCGTACTACTAAAACTCTTACAGATTAAACTAGGAGAATAAGAATGACAGTTTGTTTACAGGCTGTATGTCAAGTAATTAATAATAATTACTTTCTGAAGGATTTGGATACTGGAGAAAGGTATCCAGCAGTCTTCTTAGAAGAGATTACTCCAGGAACAGAGGGACTATTCATAGGAACCTTCTGTTCCGGAATAGTCAACGTCTCCAAAAGAGATGTGAGAGAATTTATTAATCCTTTTTACGAGGAGGATGTAATCTTACTCGGCTCCGAATTTTTTGCTGAGAACACCCTTCCATTTGATTTAACTACACTATATGAAACTATCCCCTCTTGAAACTTTTGAAAAAGCCAAAGGGAACTTATCTAATGCTATTATAGGGGAGCTTGAAAAGGCCAGAATAGCTTTTTCTAAAAGAAGTGGTCCCTACCTAAAATGGTTTCCAGATATTGATCCAGATGATAACGCCCTAGTCTTTCCCTCTCTTTATGGAGATGATAAAAATACTGTAACTAAAAGTCTAGTAGACTTTACAGAAGGTTTAGGGGTTATAGCTGGAAATCCTAATGCAGGTAAAAGTTCGGTAATAATCTCCCTTATTCATGGCCTACTATCCCAACAAAATGATGTAGTCGTAGTAGATATATCTTATGATGATGGCTACTCCTACAGATATTTACAACACCTTTGTTTTCTTACAGGTCTTGTGTATAGTGAGGTTAGTAACTATTCTCTTCTAAGCCCAGAAAAGAAACAGGTTTACGACAAAGCTGATAAGCACCTAAAATCCATAATTCAAAGTGAAACATTCTATCTTTTTGGTCCTAGTTTAAAAGTTGATACTGAAGAAAGACCTATAACTCTCAGGGTTGATCAGCTTAGCCACATCCCCTCTTTATTTACTTTTCTTCGAAAGATCCATCCAGATAAAAAAATAGTAGTCTTTATCGACGCTCTTAATGATATAGTATTTGACAGTGTAGCCAACTCAGATCTAACCAAAGATGACATGGTCATCACTACACTCTCCAAATCCTGCATAGAGAACAAACTTGTCTGTATGCTGAGTACCCATTTAAGGAAAAACAAAGACGATATTTCCATCGAGGATATTAAAGGATCCAAAACTTTAGAGTATGCAACTAAGGTTGTATACCTCGTTAGAAACATGAGAAGAGAGGGGGTAGAAAATTGTCCTAAGGTAAACATTAATGGCTATCTAATAGACCCTCTTATACTCCAAGTAGCTAAATCGAAAGTCTCTAGTTTCCAGACCAATATAGTTTTTGGGATAGATAGTTCAAGATGTAGACTTTATCCTGTAACTTTAGAGGACTACAATAAGGTTAATAAGGACTTTTATAATTATCTTAAGTATAAAACAAAATGATAACTATTGACTTTTTAAAAATCTCCTCCTCTTTATCAGACCTAAGTATAGAGGAGGCTGAGGATGTAAAAAAACTTATAAGAAACTTTTATAATCAAGAATATACTAGGTTTGAGAAACTAAAGCAGGATGTTGATGATAACAACGAGATAGACCCCGTTATACTCTATCCTAGATTCCTATATTACAAAGATACCTTCAGTAAAATTGTAGCTATCGGAGACTCTCTGAAAGAGCAACTAGTAGCCCATTGGTATAATAATTTGATTTTAACCAATGTTGAGACTAAAGAAAAAAAAGTATCTTACACCGCTGAGGACAGGAAGGTACTAGCTAAAGGAAAAACAGCAGACATAGACTCCTTAGTGTCTCTAGCCAAAGCCTCTCTTGCTGAAGCTACAAGTAGAATGTACCAATATAGGGTTACATTCTAAAAAAAAGCATTATGAAAACAATCCTAAACCAAGAGCAAATACTAGATATTCTTTCCAACCACTTAAGCATTCCAGTAGACCAAATCGCAATTAGGTGCGAAACTCTATCTTTGCCTGATGGAAGTTGGCCCATAGGAAAGGAATTTTCCTTAGTTTCCTTACATGAAACCGAGGAATAATATAAAGGAGCCTATCTGGAAACAGGTAGAAAAGAGAATAGCCTCTCTCTCAGGGGGTCGTCTAACTCCGGCATCAGGCTCCGGGAATATAAAAGGGGACATAAGACTAAAGAACAGAACAAGTAATGGCTTTGCCCAAGAGCTTTTAATAGAAGCTAAAAGTACTCAAAAAAATTTCATTACACTTCAGAGAATATGGTTTGTAACTTTAGATCAGCTAACTACCCCTACATGCCTTACTTGTTTGTATTTGTATATAAACAATAAGATAACCTTATACATACCTGAGTCAATAAATTTATCCCAAGAGGCAGATTCTTGGGAAACTAAGAAATGTTCTTATGAAGACCTGCCGGATCAAATTCTCACTAAGGAGCAGATATGGAAGAAGAAAACGGAATTGCAGCTATTATCGCTAATATAGAAGAGGCCTTAAATACACCCATCAAAAGCAGTGTTCTGGATTCAACTGCTACCTTAGAGGGGGATACTTACATTGCTAATGAGGGCGTACTAGCTCTTCAAATAAAAGGACAATCTCCTGAGTCTGGCTTTATTGAGTTTATTGCTAAGCAAGAATTATACAAAGATAGTCCAGAAGGTAAAGAAAGTGAAATAGTTTTAGCCCTAAACAAACCCCTATTTATTAGATCTATGGGAATTTTACTTAATCCTGAAATTAAGATTCTTAAGTTTGAAATTTATGCAAATTTAACTATTTGCATTGCTAACCTTTGTTACTCTATACCTGAAAATCTGGTATCCGAACTTTTAACCAAGATAGATAGTGCGTTTTGACTATCATTTAATTGAATATGAGCTAGGGTCTATAGTCAATAATTCTTCCCACGCTGACAATATCAAAATAAAATGTAATCATTGTGATAAGAAAGCCCTCTACTTAAAATCAGACACACTTCAATATAACTGCTTTGGTTGTGGCAGGCATGGAAAATTAGCTCTTGACTCCCCAAGTACTCCTACCAAAAAAGAGATTGATCAAGGATTACAGATAAAGATCTTACTTTATCTCATAAAAAACTCAGAGTTATCCCAAGAGCACTCCTTAGAGTTACTAGAAAGAAGAATCTTTAGACCTAATAGATTCTTACTTAGGTCTATACCCTTTAATGTTTCGAAGATTCTCTCAGAGAAATTCTCTTCTAGAGAACTTAGATCCGCTGGACTCCTAAATGAAGGAGGAAATCTAATATCCCAGTTCTCATATGGGAATCTACTTATACCCTTTATAAGCCAGGGAGTAATAAAGGGATTCCAAGTAAAGATAAACAAAAGGGACACATCTGACAAATTCAAGTACCTTATGTTTCCGGGGTCTAAGGTAGGTCACCATTTCTATACTACTCTCCCCTCAGCCCCAAATAACTACATTATAGTTACAGAATCACCTCTTAAAACTATATCAGCTTTAGATAATGGATACAACTGTGCTGGGTTTGTAGGCATAAATCCTGCAGACAAAGCTATATTAGATCTTAAGCAGTTTCTCTTTAGATCGAAATGTAACACCTATTTAATCTATGATTCATCAGAATCTGACTTAGTAGATTCAAATCTGAGATCTGCTCAGGAAAGATTTATTCTTAATTTAGGGAGAAAAGTACAGATAAAATCCCTCCCACTATTAAAATACTCTAAGATGGATTTAGATAAATATCTTTTTATAAAAGGCAACTTAGATGATATTATCACATAGGAGATAAGTCCCCATGGAAAATAACTTAGAAAAAAAGCCCTTAAGTTGCCCCCACTGCAAAAGCAAAGATACTGTTTTATCAACTGATGGAGAAATGTGGTGGGGCGCCTGTTGGGATTGTCAAATGGAAGGACCCATAGTTGAAACTGACTTAGAGGCCCTTAAAACTTGGAATAATCTTTCTCAGTTAAGATCTTTTAAAGATAACATTCAAAAAAAAATCTTAGATAACAAAATCAGAGAACTTTAGGTTTTGGTCTTAGGAGAATAGCATGAGGGAGAACAGGACATTGAGGTCGGGAGAACCATGCCGACACCCTGGGTGCCTAAGTCACATTTCGCACTCTTGCGAGTGCTGTGGGCGCGTAGGTGGGAGAAGCCTACGAGACCTTTTGCTGCATGAACGGGTTGATGTTAGGTGGTACGGTCAAAATGACTACTTGGGGCCATATGTATTCGAGGTGGACCTACATGAAGGCGACGTATTTTGTTCGCAGGGGCTCATTGTTGGGTCTATTCGCGACGTGGCCTCATGGCGATTACATGTGCCAAAAGAGCTGGCGGACCTATGACGAGCAGGAACAAACGCCTACCCCATGTAAGACCAGGACGCTGGGCCGCGTTTGGGTCAAGCCCCTGGGAGTGAGAAGAAAGAACGATGAATATTGGAACAAGTTGGCATAGCTACCCAAAGATTTACAACGTAGGCCACGCCTATCTGGAAGGTTTTTTTGATGGATCGTCCTGGTTGTCGGTTGAAGAAAAGGTAGATGGATCACAGTTTAGCTTTGGTGTATTCGGGGGCGAGATTAAGTGTCGCTCGAAAGGCCAGGAATTGATTGTTGAGCGTCCCGAAAAGATGTTTGCCCGCGCGGTGGAGTCTGTCAAAGAGATTGCCCATCTGCTTCGGGATGGTTGGACCTATCGGGGTGAGTATCTACAATCCCCCAAGCACAACACTCTCAAGTATGATCGCGTGCCGAACCTACACATCATCGGTTTCGACGTGTCTCCCACCGAAGAGCAATATTTGATCTACGATGACAAAACTGAGGAGTTTGCTCGTATCGGGCTTGAGGTTGTTCCTCGCATCTGGCAAGGCACGCACCCTGACCCCAAATCTCTCATGGATACCGAGAGCATTCTCGGCGGATCGAAGATTGAGGGGCTTGTGTTCAAGCGACATGCGAACCCACTGTACGGGCCCGACAAAAAGGTGTTGCTTGCCAAGCACGTTTCGGAGGCGTTCAAGGAGGTCCATAGCAAGGAGTGGAAGAGAACTAACCAGACCGGAAAGGACTTCGTGGGCGCTCTTGCCGAACGGTATTGCGCTGAGGGCCGATGGGCCAAAGCCGTCCAGCGGCTCACGGAATCAGGCGTGGCGACGAACACACCACAAGACATTGCAGCACTGATCGCTGAGGTTCAGCGTGACATTAAAGATGAGTGCCGCGAAGAGATCATCAAAGAGTTACTTTCCTATGCCTGGCCCCATATTGCCCGAGCATCTGTGCGCGGTTTGCCGGACTGGTACAAGAACCGACTCATGGAATCCGCCATTGGGTCCATGCCCCAGGAGGTCGAATGAAGATCACCGTCCGCCAGGCATTCAAGAAGGCGTATGGGCCGATCCCAGATGGGGCTACGTGCCATTTGGCAAACTGGCCCGGTCCTACTTTGCCCCAATTTATGAACATTGAGCCTACCATATGGGAAGACGGCTGGCCTGAATCCCTGGGAACACGCGAGGACGGTAGCCCTGGAGTAATGGAATATCCCTTTGGCCCCGACATCTCAGATCGCGACGCAGAAGCCTTCCGGGGTTTATTCGGGGACGATTACGACAAAGCCCTAGATGGGCTGTTGGGGGCTGAATGACTTGGTCCGAGGCGATTGCCACTTTGGGGGTGGTTGGTCTATTTGGACTCCTTGTATGGACAAGCCACAGGGAGAACATGGCAAGATATGCTCTCTTACAGAAGACCGTGGAACTAGAGGAGATATTGAAGGATGCACCAAAGCAGGTGAGCGTCGGCAAGAAGTGCATCGCACGAGGAGTGATACGCAAAGTAGCACCACCGGTAACATTGGAGGATGAGAATGTCTAAGCAGAGTGTGGAGGTGCCCCGTGGCTAAACACGACCTCAAGATCAGGCAGATCACCGCTGTAAGCGTTCCAGAGAACTGCTTTACGCAATGCGAGGCGATCCTATTTGCCTTGACCGACGATGGCAGGCTCTTTCACACAACCAACAGGGACATGGGGGCCGTTTGGTACGAGGTAGGGCAGCCTTACCTGACGGTCGATGAAAGAGACGCCATAGCCCCCCTCATGGCTGAGCTGGAGGTGCCCCGTGGCTAAGAAGCTGTACGGGCAAGTCGGGCGCAACGGGGAGTTGCATTGGGTGGAAGCCTCTTCCGCTAAGTGGATCGCCGGGAGAATGTGGTTTGTGTACAATGCCCCCAACTGGGTCTTTTCCTATGAGAGTCCTGGGGGCTTTATACACTTTTCATAATAAGTACTCCTGGAAGTGTTATCAACTAACACCAAAAATCCTTAGTTCTACTCAGAAGTTAAAACTAAATATTAATGGAGAATGCCAAAACGGAGAAGTAGTTAGCACAGAAGGGATTTTCAAGATCATTACTGATGGAAATTTGCTCTTATCCCCTGAAGATATTGAATCTTGGAGACTTGTTTTTTCTTCTACGACTTAACCACTAAAAAGTAGTGTAAAAATTTAGAGGATTTCTTATACTTCTACAGAACCGGAAAATGGAAATTAAATCAAAGCATTTATCTAAGGTAAAGGACCCAGGAATTCTCTCTCTTATTTATTTGTCTCTAGGTGTATTAGAAAAAAGCTTAGAAACAGACTCCTACCTTAAAGAGACTGGTTTTTTAATTAGAGATTACCGATATATTGGGACTAGATTAATCTACAAAAATTGCCATATAGCAGAGAGAAAATCTATTGGATGGGTGCTTTTACCTAAAATTAACAAGATCTTATTTGACATCTGTAAAGATCTAGGTTTATATAAATATTTTAACCCCGAGCGAACTTTCCTAAGAAATTTTTTAAATTCTATAATCCAGTTCAGCATATTACATAATTGGAACTCTCCCACTACCTTTTTAGATTCTATAGAACCAGGAGATTACATAGAAATAAAAACTGAAGAGAGATCCTATAACGTTACCGTCCTAAGGGAAAGTATAGAAATGGAATTCATCCTCACTGATGAAAATATCATTCTTCAGCTCCAAGACATCGTTTCATGGAGAAAAATTTATGTTCGACCCAAATAAATTATGGTTTACCTCTGATACTCATTTTGGACATAGAGGGATTCTTAAACATCAGCAGACTAGATCACACTTTTCCTCTCTAGAGGAAATGGATGAGACACTTATTTTTAATTGGAATAGTCGGGTTAAGCCTGGGGATTGTATCTTTCATTTAGGGGATTTTTTTCTGTGTTCTTCTGATCGAGCTAAATCTATTCTGTCTAGATTGAATGGAGAAATACATCTAATTGAGGGTAATCACGACTCAAATGCCCATACTTTAAGAAAAAAATTAGCCAGCTATAGACAGATAGCTGAAGTAAACGTTGATGACCCAGACAGGAAAGTGTGTATTATCTGCTGCCACTACTGTATGAGAACCTGGAACAAATCACACCACGGTTCTTGGCATATTCACGGGCACTCTCATGGGTCTCTACAGCGGCCTGAGGGACCTGTTCTAGATGTAGGAGTAGACTGCCATAATCTTTCCCCTATTTCGTACTGGGAACTGAAAGAATTTATGCTGGGAAGAACATTCCCCATAGTAGATCATCACAAATAGGGAATTTAAAATGGAACTAACGAAACCTGAAGATATAAAGTTTGTTTACTGCTGGCATTGTTTACATTACACAGGATTGTGCCCCCACTGCGATGGCAATGCCTGTTCCTGCTTTTGTCAAGGTAATAGCATAGAAGAATTCAAAGATCTATCCCAAGAGGAGATGCCCTGTAAAAAATCTAAGTACTGGGAAGCTTTAGAGAAAGCTGAGCAAATGGGATTAGAGCCTACTGTTATATCTAGAGAGGAAATAGATAAAAGATTAGGAGGACTATTTAATTGGCTATCATCTTTAACACCAGAGCAAAAAGAAAAAAATGAAGCACCATTACAAGATGGGCTTCTAGAAGAAGATGACTACTGGTATATAACTAAAGCCGCTAGAGAAATTAACTACTCAATCCCTTCTTTAGAAGAATTTGCAACTAGTGTTGGAGTAAAACCAACCTATAACTGCAATACAGGCAAAGGATTTACAGAAGAAAGGGACATACCTATTTTAAATCCCTCCGGCTGGCAATCTTTACAAGGTTACGAGAATGAGAGAATACCCTGGTTTGAATACTGTATAAGAAGAGAAAAATCCGAGTGTGATTATCGTCAGCACCGACATAAAGACTCATTCGGTAGAATCACCATTTCAAAAGTACCTTTAGAGCTAAAAGCAAGAGTACTTTCTGGGATCTTTAAGAGTAGGATATTCACTTTAAAGGCAAAAAATGGAAAAACCTGTACAGTTAAGTTCGAAGATACTCAAGAAACCCTTGAAATAAACTCTTATGAAGATTCAATTCTAATCACAACAGAAGAACTTCAAAAAAAAGAAAGAGAGGAAAAGTTTAAACAGTACTTAGATGAGAAAAACTCAAACAAGGAAACAAAATGAAATCAATCTTAACCTCATATTTTGAACTAATAGAGTGCTGGATAGAAAAAAATGAAGAGTTAGCAAACCAAATAGGTATTACAACAAAGTTTGAGGGGTTCGTACTAGATACTTTTCTCACCTCCCACTTATTAAGTTCTAATCTTCTATACAAGGGGGACGTTTTTGCTTCTCAGCCTTATCCAGGAGGGAAAGTTGAAATTATCTGCTACAATACCCTAGTCTCTCTATTTGATGATTTAGATTTAGGGAAGTACTTCCCCGATAAGGGACTTTTACTAGAAAGAATATTCAAAGGTCTATTTGACTTTCTAGATCCTTTTAGTTGGCATGATGACTCTCACTTCTTAGACTGTCTTAACACTAGGGATAGAATAGAAGTTCTAACCTCTGAGGGGAATCATATTGGGGAGATAGTTTCTGGTGATGAGTGGTATGACAACATACTGACTGATGAAAACATCTTAATATCTTATAATGATGTACTAGGCTGGAGAAAGGTATATGTTGGATCCTGAAATTATTTTCTTCATTATTTCCTTACTAGGCGCAATAATCTTCTCTTATCCATTTCTATCTTTCTATAAGTATAAAAAAGAATTAACCCATATAGTTTTTCAACTCTTAGGCACCAAGGGCTCTTCTGCATTAGAGAAGGCTCTTGACCAAATTCCAATGAGTCAAATTAGAGAAATTGTTAAATATAAGGCAATAGTTGAAGCTTCTATGGGAGCATCCAGAATCTTAAAAAGATTAGAGGGAGTAGATTATAGAATAATTTGGCTTATATCTGAGACAGGAAGAATAGAGGTTGTAATAAAGTATCATAAAGACCGTGAGTCCCGAGTAATAGTTCCTCCTGGTGAGGACTTCAGAATCTTTAATGACATCTAGGGATTTAATTTAAGGGAGAGAATTTCTGCTGATATGAGCCACTTAATTTTCAAGCTTTTAGAGAATGGAACACTCAAGAGGGGAGATGTTCCATCACATTTTCCCACTAGTATACAGTACTTAACCATTACTGGATCTAAGGCTTATGGTGTAAGTAAGGACAGTTCTGATTTAGATATATATGGATTCTGTATACCTAAAAAAGAGGATCTGTTTCCACATTTAAGGGGGGAAATACCTGGCTTTGGAATACAGAAAGGGAACTTTGAACAGTGGCAGATGCACCATATTAAGACAGAAGAAACAGAGTATGATTTTTCTGTTTATTCTATTATAAAGTATTTTCAACTTTGTATGGAAAATAACCCTAATATGGTTGATACTTTGTTTACTCCTTTAGATTGCGTTGTGCATTGTACTGAAATAGGAAGAATAGTTAGGGACAATCGAAAACTTTTCCTCAGCAAGCTCTCTTATCACAAATTTAGAGGATACGCATTTTCTCAACTTCATAAGATGTCGATTAAGACTGATCCTAAAAGTGAATCAAGGAAGAAAGACGTTGAAGATTTCGGAATAGATTTAAAGTTTGCTTACCATCTTGTAAGACTTGTTCTAGAATCTGAGCAGATTCTTAAATATGGAGATTTAGATCTAAGAAAAGATTCTAAACTTCTATCAGATATAAGGGGGGGTCTTCTTTCGAAGAGTGACATAACCAACATATTTGAATCTAAACAGAAAGAACTAGAGATTTTATACAAAGAAAGTAATGTAATTCCTCATAAGCCTAAAGAAGATCAGATTAAATCTCTCCTCCTAGACTGCCTAGAGCAATATTATGGAAGCATTAGCTCTTTAGTTAAACTGGGTAATATAGAAGAAAAATTAATATCAAATATTGAAAATCTTATACATAGTTACAGGAACCAATGAAAGCAAAAAAAGAACCAGTATTTCATAGCACAGTACCAGAAGCTGTAAGGGTAGCTTTTATTGACTATTTAAATTGCTGTTATTCTTTAGGGTACAACTATCTAGATCTGAAATATAATTCTCTATCAAATTTACAATGGTGGGATGAAATCTTAAGAAAAAAAGTAATACAGGGCCTTCAAAAGCCGGAGAAGGGAGCCATAATAGAGCGAGTAATAACAGAAGAACTTACGGATATTGGTGTTTTACACGACTGTAGCATAGGTGATTTTATAGGATCTATAGAAAGCTTAAAAGATAGATACCCAGATTCCAGAGTTGTTTTAACTTCCAAGGAGGATTACGAAAGCTATAAGGATTATTACTTCTTAGCTTTAGAGTATAAACTAAGAATTCCTATTAGTGATAGGGAATATGAAGAACAGTTAAGAGATTATAAATACTACATAGTACTAAACGAGTTTCTAAGAATTACTAGCCCTATAGCTAATATTGCTAAAAAACAGTGGCAAAAATATCAAAAATCTCAAAAACCGTTTACTCCAGATTTTTCTGATCTGAAGGATAAGGATTAATTAAAGTGTCTTCTAGAGCAGTATCTTACCATCACACAGTCCTTCCTGAAGTGAAGGAAATAATAGAAACCCATGCTTATTTCCTTAATAATATCTTGAAAGATGAAATATTAATAGGATTAACAGATTTTGAGCTACTTGTTTTTAGAGATTCACCGTTTATTTTCTTTACTTTTGAAGATTTGGAATCTGTAACTTGGTGGGACATTAGTCCTCTAGCTAAAAGCGTAGGTTACTGGGGTTTAAATGGAAAAACTACAGAGACCCCTCTTTTACCTGTAACTAGCCATTACTACCGAGAGCCTATTAATTTAATTAAACTAATACCCTTAATATTAACTCAGTTGCAGAAGGATCCTTCTGCAACTGTTTCCTTTACATCATACCCACGAGAAAACCTTGTTGTTTCATGTACAACAGAGAAAGATCTATCTGACTCTGAGAAAGAGTTGATTAAAGCCTTAAAAATAATCTACCAAAAAGAGGAGGAAATATATCAACTATTCGTTACTATATTTAAACCACTAGAAGAAAACTATAGTAGGTTTCTTGATAATCGAATATTTGATATTAATAAACAATACTAACTTATGAGCAAGATAGATCCTAGAAAAAGCATTACCTATATAAAAGCACTGAAAAGAAAGGACGAAGCTCTAAATGAGCTTAGTAAAGTATCCAGAGCCTTAGAACTAAAAGCCAAAAAAAGATGGTCAGGTAAGTTTTTCAAAATAGAGCAGGCTCATTTAAATGAGTATTTCATACTCGGATTTATGGATAGTGGGGGTACTATTACTAAAATAAAAGAGTATGGAAAAGATCTCTCTGTGGAAGATAGATATTATTCTATAGAAGTAAACAGGTATAAAATAGAGGCATCCGAACTTCTTTGGAATGATACCTGGATTCCATCTAATAGAAAGGAGTGGAACGATTTAATTATAAGATTCATGGAGTGGCTAAACTTTGGCTCTCCTAATAGTTAACATCTTCATTTTAATTTTCTATTGAGTTATTCAATGCTAGAATAACAAGGTATTAAAGGCATGAAGAAACCTCTAGTTAGCAAAGTTATTGTAGGAGCAATTGAGAAGGGGATTTCTATTCCCCCAATTAGATCTAATAATAGTAACAGCCTAGACAAAAAATACCCCCTTCCTTTAGAGAAAATGGAAGTGAACGATTGTATTCGTCTTAATTTAACATTATCCAAAGAAGATAATGGAAAAGTACAACAAAATATTTACCAAGCTATCCTAAGGAAGAGAAAGATTTGTCCAGAAATTACTACTTATAAGTTCGCCGTTAGACAACTGTCAAAAGCAGATAAGAAAGTTACCCTGGGAATTTGGAGGATTAGATGAGAAGCTACTCTGTATCTATACATGCTAATCTTAGTATTGATGTTGAGGAGGATCTTGCAACTCTTTCTAAGTCTGTACTTCTTGACAAATTATATAGTAAATTTGATTTAATATGTTCCGATCCAGAAACTAAAGAAGAGTTGTTTCTTGACACTATGGAGATAACTGACGTATGGGATAACGAAAGAGAGGAGGAGATTCTTCTATAGAACTGTTAAACAAGGTAGACTCTTTAAATATAGCGGCTTCTGGTGGATTTGGAAATCATCTTAAATCTTGGAATACCTTGGACAGCTTCAAGAAGGATGTTCTAGTAAGCCTTAACAGAATTAAAGACTTCTTCTCCTTAAGAACCTGTAGTAAACCTGGAAGGGACTATCCTGACTACTGCTTCTTTACTCCCGCTTATGATATAGAGCGACTAGTCAATCTTTGGGTAGAGAAGTACCAATGTCCCTTAGAAGACATTAGAATCTATGAGTCCACTTATGGGTACAACAGTATTTTACAGGGTGAAATAAGAAGATCAGAAAAGTACTTTGATCTAACTTACTCTTTAAGTCCTCTACCTCTTATGAGACAAGCTTTTAGAGAGGATATACACTACTGTTCTGGATTGAAGGCTTTTTTAATGGTTAAAAATTCTATGGATGATTATTCTTGGGAAAGATTAAACTTCCTTTTAGATATCTACCCTGACTCCATTATAGAATTCTCTGTACTCGATAAGCCTTTAGGGTCTCATTACTCCAATACAATCATCTGGGAGGTTAGAAATTATTAATACGTTATTTCTTCTGATTATACTTTTAATCCCATGGTCTCTTCTATTCTATTACTATTTTAAATATATACATTTATTCTATGAGAATAAAAAGATTTCACTAAAGTATGAGCATCTTTCTCAAGATTTCCAAAATCTCCTTTCTCTTTTAAGTAAGTATTCCAGAGAAAGGGATAGTAACGGAAGATTCAAGAAAAAACTCTAGTTATTTTTAACTGCGTATAGAGGAGCTTGGTTTATCTCGCCTTCTTTGGGAGAAGGAGCACGTCAGTTCGAATCTGACTACGCAGACCAGTTTTAACTCCTACTTGGGGTTATTTGAAAGGAAAAGTAAAACGTATAATGCCAGAGATAGAAGTTTGTGTAGTATCAGACATTCATGGGTATATCCCCTCAAATGTTCCTGATTGTGATTTATTTATAGTTGCAGGGGACTTAACACATGAAGGAAGAAACGGAGTTAAAGGGGCCTCTTGGATTAATAAAAAGTTTGTACCTTTCGCTGAAGATCTTAAACGGAGAGGAATACAAGTTTTAGTTATTGCAGGAAACCACGACTATTGTTTCCAAACCCATTGGCACCTATTACAACCTAATGTCCCCTGGAAATATCTAGAAAATACTGCTTTCCATTTTAAAGGGCTGAAGATTTGGGGAAGTCCTTGGACCCCTTTCTTTTTTAACTGGGCTTTCAATACTACTGAATCTGATCTTAAAAGAATGTACTCTGCTATTCCTAAAGATACAGATATATTAATAACACACGGCCCCCCAAAAGGAATTTTAGATCTTTCCCCTTATGGAATGGTAAATGCTGGATCTACGTCTTTAAAAGATATTATTCCAACCTTAACGAATCTTAAGTTACATATTTTTGGTCATATTCACCATTCGAGAGGGGAACTAAGAACAGATTCTGGTCTGATTCATGTTAATGCATCATATGTAAAAGAGGATTATAAGCCTCATGGTTCTCCTTTACAAATCTTCAAATTAAGTGTTTAAAATTATGTATTCTCTCCATCCTCTAAGCTTAGTTCTTCCTTACTACCTAAGACCCTCTTATTTTAATGGGTGTCTTACTATTTTCTCTCCTGAGACACTAAAGTACTATACTATAGATTTAAAGAAATCATTTCAACACAACTCTACTCCAATAATTTGCATATTAGAACACCTTAAGCTGGAGTTATCTTCTTATTCTACCAAACTTTCCTCTAACAAATTATTTCACCCTTCTCATTCTTCATACTGGGAATACTGTGAATGTAGAGAAGTTATTAATAGTTTAAGTATATTAAACGCCTCACAGGAGGATATACTTTCTTCTTTTGAGGTAGCCTTTAGATTTCTAAAATTAAATAACAACCTTAAACAAGAAAAACCAAAGCCTTTATTATTCTCAGGAAGGGATTAATAGAAAATGGATCTAAAAAAAATTAAAGGAAAAGTCTTAGTACTCGAAAACGATGATATTTTACTGTTTGTTTCGGTTACTAAGCAGGGTATTAAAACTACCCGCACAACTTCTGAGGGAGAAGAAACCACTTTCTTCTTAGACGAGAATGGAATTCTTGAGTTTATGACTCAGGAAGAACTAGAAGATCTTTGTACTCCTAAGAAAAAAGAAAAACCTTTACCTTTTAATAATCCAATTCTTTTAAGGATTTATCCCCATCTAAAAAAAAGTGAGAATCTTCTAGAGTTATTAGGGGTAGATTCTGAGGAAGGACTACCTACAACTGAGGAAGAGTTTCTAAACTGGTATTGGCATACCAGACTATCTAATTGCAAAAGATGTTCTCTTTGTGAGTCTAGAACTAACGTTGTAAAATATGATGGCAAAGTTTCAGCTAAGATTATGGTAGTAGCAGAGGGGCCTGGATTTCTAGAGGATCTTACAGTTCTTCCTATGGTAGGCTACAATCAACTACTGGTTAGCAGATGCAATACGTGTGAGGAAGTTAAGAGGTGTTTCTCTCATAGACTATTAAAGTCCCCCACCTCTTGGGGTGGAAGGTCTAAAATAGTAGAGTGTAAGTATAAGAAGAGTAATACCCCCTTATTACAACCTAAGAAATTCTTTATTAGATCTGCTGGTCAGGTAATAGATGGCGTACTAAACTCTATAGATCACTCCTTAAAAAGACAGTCCTATTATGACGCGCAAGGGATTTCAAAAGAAAGCCTCTTCTTTTTTACAAACGTTGCCCTATGTAGAACTAAAGATCTTTCTGGATTGAAAGACCAAACTCCAGACTCCTTAACTATCAAGCAGTGTAGAATAAATCTCCTTGTTCAATTAGCTTGTGTTCAGCCTGAGGTAGTTTTGCTGTTAGGAACTGTATCAGCAAAAGCGTTTCATATGGAGACTTCTCCGTTTAGAACTTTAGTTGATTCAAGATACGGCTGTAAAATAATAAAAGACAGACATCCCGCCTTTATTATGAGATTAGAAACACCTCAAGAAAAGGCAAGTGGCTATGCTCTGCTTAGAAAAACTTTCAAAGACGCAATAGAATATGTTGGAAACTAATATGAAAAACTCAAAAGAAGACAATAAAGTACTAGAGCTTGTCCTGAGAACTGCTAATTTAGATAGGTTAGAACAAGCAATTCTTCAATACCAGAAAGGTGTTTATACAAAGGATAGAAAAGACTTTAGACCATCTGTTTCTACCAATGAATTAAAAACATGGTCTCTATACTTTACTAAAGAGAAAAATAAGAAATCATGTCTTGCTATAGAATATTTAAGGAACTTGTGGTCTTTATCTAATTCATTTATGAGTTCTTATTCAAATCTTATAAATTACTTGAATCGAAATGCCTCATCTTTTGCGAGTAAGGTACGTTTTGAGTATTTATACCAAACCTTATTAGAGGGTACCGATTCTTATCAGAAACTTAGGGACTTCTTGGGAATTGAGACAGTCTCTAAAATCAAACTAGGACTAAGTACACTAAGGAGTACTTATTTAAACCCTGAGGATCTTAGAATTGACATAAGTGAGGAGGAATGGACTCAAATTCAGGACTCCAGAAATTTAATTATAGCCTTTGGCTTATTTCTCTCTTCCCCATTGGTTACTAAGGTACTTTCTGATTCTAGCGAAGACCATACAACTGAAGAGGTTCATTTTAACGTATTTCAGTTTAATGTTGCATCTGATTTTCCAAACTTACCAAGACCTAATTTTAAGTTTAAAGCTAAAACAGATCTTTATGCTGAGTCTATGTTAAATGAAATTAAAAAGATTAAAGACTTGTCTTTATAGGAACCTGAGAGAACGGGAGTTTTATTTCTCCCCGTATCTGAATATTCTACATAGCCCTAATCTTTCTGGAAAGACTAATCTTTTTAGGGCGCTAGAGTCTCTATGTTTCTTTAATACAATTAAGTATGAGGATGATATAACGTGGGGATTTGAGAAATCTGGGGAGGATATTACCCTCGAATTAGAAACTTCAGACTACACACTAAAGAGAACTATATCCAAATCAGAACAAACCTTTGAGCTAGGAGATCATTTCATCAAAGGTATAAAGGATGCTGAGCGTATCTTACAAAAAGAAACTAGGTTTAAACCCTATGGCTTTCTAAAAGACTTCAAAAACCTGAACTTTTTCCAAGCTAGACAAACCCTTCTTCTTTCTCAAAATACACCTCAAGAACTTTATAAGCTATTTTCTACTCTATATGGGGTCAGCTTTTTTACTGATAATCTAAAGAAACATAAGAAGGACCTGCAGACTCAAGAGACAATTCTTTTAAACACCAATAAAGAATTGGAGAGGCAAGAAGAGAATGTTTCTTCTTTGAGGGAGGAACTAAGTTTTGTCGAGAGTCAGATTAAAGAGAAGGAAAACCTAGTTCTATTATTAGGTGCTCTTGACTCAGAAAAAAGAGTGTTAGATGAAGAGATTTCGTCGCTAGAGACTTTGTCCAGAGAGCTAGTATTTTCTTTATTCGTAAAAGATAGTACAAGCGATTTATCAACCTTAATACTGGATATTCAGACCTTACTTATACCTGTCGGTCCTTTAACTAAAGAGGTTATTAATTCCAAATATGAAAAAGTATGTCCTACCTGTAAAAGACCGATTTGAAATTCTCTATTTTGGGGATGCCCATTTTCATAATTCCAAAGCCGCCTGCTCCCCAGAAGTAACCCCAGAAAAATATCTAGAACTGCTGGACCAACTTCTTTACCATTTTGATTCGGATATAGTTATTTGTGGGGGGGATTTCTTCCACCTCCCACAATACCCAAGAGACTTTACTGTTAAAGTTATATCTAAGATAGTTTCAGCTTTAGGTCGTCATACTCAACTTATTTGGTGTTTGGGGAATCATGATATATTTGGGTACTCTAATTCTTCTTTTAATGAGACTATACCTGGGCTACTAAAAATAACCCTAGAGGAACTAGCTCAATCAAAGAGCTTAGTTCCTACAAAACCGCTTTTGGGAATTGAAGAAAGCGGAATTTCCTTCTCCTCCAAAGAGTATGGGAATCTAGATTTATTCTTATTTGACTCTAAGACTAATCTTGAAGCTTACAAAAGATTTATAGGAAATTATTCATCTAGTACTCCATTTATCACCTGTGGACATCAAAGAGTTGGGCCAGAAGAATCATATTATTGTCAAGGCTTTAAGAGCCTTCCTTATAGGAATAACCAAGTTATATCATTTTGGGCGGATATTCATGAACCTTTCCTAGAAAGGAATGATTTTGGAAATCCAGTAATTAATAATGGGAGTATCTGTAGAAGAACTATTTCTGAGGAATATCCTTCTCATATCTATAGAATCCAAGTTGACTTAAGTGCAACTCTACCGATAGAATCTATTACCAGAATAGATTTAAACTTTAATAGAGGAACTTTAGTTTTTCCTAAAAAGAAGAAGGACTTAAAAACAGAGCAAATATCATCTTCAGAGTCTTTATTCACATCTGAGAAAGATTATAGATCCTTAGATTTTCTAAAGTCTTTATTTAATACCAGAGACTATGACCCTATATTAGAAAAAATTCATAACGAAATGAAATCTTTGGAGAGCTAGTGGAACTTATAGAAATACCAGAATTCCTTCTTCAGAAACTTAGAAAAAGAATACCAACTTTTGAGTCGAAAGATCTTTACTCAGTCCAAGAGATACAGACAATATTAGAGGAGCTAAAAGTACAGAAGGAGGTTCTTCATCAAAACAGAGTTAAAGTCCTTTCTGAGTTAGAGGAGTTAAAAACAAAGTACTTAAATGGTTGAAGAGTTAAAATTAGAGATTAATGATCTGAGAGTAAGAAAGATTCTTTTAGAGAAAGACTTAGAGAGGATCAAGTCAGCCACCTCAGAACTTTACTCAACGAAGAAGTCCGCTGAGGAATTTATTTCACTTCATAGGGATTATGTTTTTGTTCTTACTAAAATAGTAGACTCTGTTGTAGAACAAATCAAGAGCTTCTCTGAAGCTCAGACTAGAAACCTAGATCTTCTATTCCCTGAAAAGAAGTATCATTGTGAGTTTGAATTTGTAAAAGACTCAGAAGGGTACTACAAAGAGATAAAGTATAAGGTATACTCTAACGGTAAGCTGATAAAAGACTTAGAGTCTCAGGAAGGTGCAAGCTTACTCAATATCAACTCCAGCCTATCTCTCATAGAGATAGTATCATCAGGGCAGATAGGCCCTAAAATACTTTTTCTGGATGAGTCTTTCGCTAACTTAGATTCCAGTAATTGGGCTAAGCTTGAGCCTTATTTAGAAGAAATTTGTAGAGAAAAAGATTTACAATTATTCTTAATTAGCCATCATACACCACTTTCGGAAAACGTAATAACAATATGAACGGATCTTTTTATACTTGTAAGAACTGTGGAAGTAATAAGGTTAACTGTCACTTTCACATAGAAAAGGGAGGAAGTATTCTAAAGAATACGGGCTACAGACCTTTAATGTTCGAATCTAGGCTTAAGGCCTTGAACTACGCTATATTGAATAATATTTATCCCCCTATAGATATCTATGCTACTTCTTCCTGTGAGGTCTGCCAACACCCCAATCAAATCTACACACTCCATTCGGGATTTAGACAGACCTTTAACAGTTATTAAATGAAAATCTTAAATGTAAATGATCTAAATAGTAAATTTTTGGGTAAGACTTTATTCTTAGAAACTCAGGAAGAACTAGATAAGTTTTTCATAAAAGCTAAGAAAGAGTCTAAGCATACTTTTATTGATCTAGAAACTAACTCTCTTAACTGTAGGAGTGGGGATATACTACTCAACTCCTTATCTCTTAGAAAAGGTTGGGCTGTTGTTTTTAACCCAAATAAGTTCAAAAGCCTTAATTCTTTTAAAGATTATCTTCATAGACTGATGGTTTCCAACCAGTCTATGTCATTTGATCTCCCCTGGCTATATCACCATTATGAGGTAGAACCTAAACTTACATGGTGTACAGAAATTGCAGCCCAGTATGGCTGGGGGGAATTACTCCCTTATAAATCCTTAGACTATCAGTGTCAGATGTTTCTAAATACTAAACTGGATAAAATGGTAAGAGACCAGTTTATTGGAAGGGATCCAGAAGAAGACCCTACAGATGATGAGATAGCTTATGCTGCTGCAGACACTATTGTTCTCCACGATCTAACTAGGATACAGTGGAATAGAATTAAAAACATAAATCAACAAGATTTCTTCCTAAAATATGAAATCCCTTGCTTGGAGATTCTTACTAAAAGCTCTTATTTAGGGTATCCAATTAATGTTGATTATTTAAAGGACTCTTTATTAGAAGTAGAAGGCCAATTAGCTTCTATAAAAAATAAGTTCACTGAACTAAACAGGAGTCTGCAGCAGAAGTTAGAACCAGAACTAGATATTGATTTCACTGTCAATCCCAGAGCTAGAGAGCAAATCATTAAACTTCTCGAACTTACTGGCATAAGAACTAATTCTATTAAAGAAGAAGTTATAGAAGACTTATTTAATAAGAACCCTGATAACCCAGTTCTTTCTTTATATAAAGGGGAATATGCTAAGAGTAAAGCTTATTACGAAAAATACTTAAAGCCTTACTCAGCCTTTGCCTCCTCAGACTCAGAATCTAGAATACATCCATCTATTAGAACCTGTATTAATACAGGAAGAATGGCATCCAAGGATCCAAACATTATGGCTACTCCTGCTACTGGGAGATCATTAGTAAGGGCTGAGGAAGGATGCTACATAGTCTCTTGCGACTTCTCCTCTTATGAGTTTAGGGCTTGCGCTGCGGATTCAGATGAAGAGGTTTTATTAGAAGCTTTTAAAACCAGAAAAGGTTTACTTCCGGAGATCACCTCTTTAGCCTCAAAATTTGTTGAAAGTAATGGAGTTCCTTTTAAGGATCCAGATAAGTTTACTAAAACTTACTTTGAAAAAAGACCAGATACAATAGTTCTTACAGAAAAAGAAAGATCCTTATTAGAGATTTTCTACTGCAATGACATACATAGGCTTAATGCATCTCGCATGTGGAAGATATCTCCATTAGATGTAACATCGGCTCAGAGAACTATTGCTAAAATGTTAGGCTATGCTGTACTTTATAGTATTACAGCAGAAAGTCTACAAATTCAGCTAAGAGGAGAAGGATTGAATTTTTCCATTGAGGAGGTAAAGGAATTTATGGGTCTTTTTACAGAGGCCTATCCTAAAATCGCTCTATCAATAAAAGATAATAATACAAAGATATCTCTTCCAAAATTCAAATCTTCTATTAGAGAAGAGTACTGGCAAGAAACTTTACTCGGTAGAAAGAGATGGTTTTTATTCCCTAAAAATAAGAAATCAGATTACTACAGGGAAGTACTTTCTGCGAACCAGAGAGAGTCTTATAATCATAAATTCCAAGGGAACAATGCTGATGCATTAAAGATAGCCTTACCAGAACTGGATACATTCTTCAGGAGTCTTAACAAGACAAGTGAATACGCAAGTCCATATTCTGAGCAGGAATATATAAGATTTGTTAGACAAAATAACTATCAAGTATCCAGGGTCTTTTGGCCTGTACACGATGAGATTAACTCAAACGTAGAAGATAGACACTTAGATATAGTTATAAAGGAAAAACCTCTTATACTTGAAAGAGCAGGAGAAATAGCCACAGGGTATAAAGTACCAATGGAAATAGCTGTATCATACGATAGGGTTTGGCCTAAGTAAAAAAATGAGTAAATTAGTAAGAAAAATAACTAATGGGTTTGTAGTACAAGTTTTTAATGAGGAGACTCGAAAAATAGTAGACCAAGAGTTTATATCTTGTGACGAGTACGAGATAACTACCTTAGATGGGGAAGTTTTAGATAGTGCTTCATATGAAGATCTTTATCATCCTTTCAATCTAGAAGAGATACCACATAATGACTGAACTTGAAAGAATTATACAAAAAGTAAATAAAGATAGGGACAAGCAGGGGAAAGATCCCCTAGTTATTCAAGCCAAAAAGCTTGAGCCTGTCTTCAAGATAGGAACTGGTATTGAACAGGTAGATGAAGCTTTAGGGGGAGGAATTTCAAGAGGTATCAGCACAGCTATTTGGGGTCCTCCTAATTGCGGTAAAACTTCCCTCTGTCTAACACTAGCCCGAGGAGTTATTAACTCCGGAGGTACAGTAGTATGGGTAGATACAGAAAATCTAAAACCAGAGGCTTTAGAAGCTTTCAGAGTAAATATTGACTCCCCTAACTTCTTTATTATAAGAAATAATGATTCTGCAGAGGAGATGATAGATACTGTCAACACTATGCTATTCGATGAGGGCACTTCTAAGCATAGGGGGCTAGTTGACTTAATTATTATTGACTCTATTACTAATCTCCCCCCAGATGCTGAGAACACTGCATTAGAAAAGACCGGACTTGCTGGGAGTGCCCAGTTAGCTAGATTACCTGCTATGTTAGCTAGATGGACAACTCAAGTAACTGGTAGAAACATGTTAGGTTATGGAGAAAAAGCTACAGCTCTTGTTTTAATTGCACAGCAAAGAGCTAATGTAGGAGACCAATACAATCCTACTCATATGTCGGGGGGACATGCCGTAAAGCACAACCCTAAAGTAATAGCTAAAGTAACTAGGGCCGGAAATACTTCTAAAAAAGATCCTAAAACCCAGCAGCTTATTCCCTATAGCCATGATGTTATTTTTGAAGTTACCAAGAATACCTCTGGAGGTATGCCTACCAAAATAAGGTATACTGTAATATACGGTGTAGGTGTGGATGATACTCCTTCTATTTATAAGAAGGCCCTAGACAAAGGCTATATACAAAAACATCCGAAGTCAACTTTCTTCTACCTTACTTCATCTGGTGTATACAAGTTTGTTGGAAAACAGGCAGATTCTATGGAGATACTTAATCATATTCCAGAGATTAAAGACTCTTTAAGAAATGATATTAAAGGCCCTAGAGTAACTGAGTTATTTAATCCAGATGAGTCAGAAGTAGAAATTAAGACAATTTCTTTTGAGGTTCAGGCTTCAACAGATTCTGAGGATCCTGATCAAATAGAAAACTAAAACTATGAGTAACATTAATACTATTGTCGTTTCCGGGTACGTTAACCGATCTTCGTCCCGAGCAATTAGTGACACACTACGAGTCCTAAACTTTACACTGTCCGTTCCTGGAGCTGGTCCTAAGGATCCAACTACGAACAAGAGAACTTATGGGTACTTTGACGTAACTCACTTCAACGCTCCTGATTGGATGGAGGCAGCGATCCTGAGCGCTCCAGACACTAAAGGGTCTAAGGTCTATGTTCAAGGAACTCTTCAGATGGAAAGTTGGGTTGATAAGGATACTCAGAAGAATATGTACAAGACAGTCATTATTTCTAATGATATTGACGTATCAGCTACAAAGGACTCAGTTCCGAGTAGTGAGGAGTCATCTTCTAGCAGCACTCAGCCCGTTCAGTCTTCTCCTTCTCTAACAGATGAAGTTGCGGCCCTACTAGGCTAAAAAATAAAAGAGTTACCCAGATCTCATAAAAATCTGGGATATATAAACATTTAAACAATATGGAAAAAGTAACCTTAGTTGGATTATTAACATACTCAGGTCCCGGGGGAGATCCTGTCTTTACAGGTTTCCTTAAAGATGAAATAGGGATTGTGCCTTGTGTAGATTGCTCCTACGATGAAATCGTTTCGACTTATTCTGAACTGATGCCACTTATCCCCCAATATTCCTTCTCTTTAGAACATGTGTTTTGTGAAAGCTCAGCACAGCTTGTTAGAGAGGCTCAGAAGTAAAAGATGATGTCCCGAGATGAAATTATACACCAGAGGCTCTTAGCTCCTTTTCCAGTAACGGCATTGGACTTTAAGCCTCTGGACGGGACTATGAGGGATGGAAAGGCAAAACCTTATTGCTATCCTGATATCAGAGCAGTAACCGACAGACTTGTAAAGAGTATTGGGGTTAATGACTTCAAGATCTCCACAGATTTTCACCATATTAGCCCCTTTCTCTATGAGAAAGTAGATAAACATAATAAAGAGGCTAAGCTTGTCGTGGAGACTCATTTTAAAGCCTGTATAGGTGTTACAATTGGTATTAGAATAGGAGAGGACAACTGGGTCACTCGGTCTAACGTTGGTGAAGCAGAGAAGAGGGCCGAAGCTATGACTACAGCATACTCTCAAGCCTTTAAAAGAGCAGCTGTTTTGTTTGGATTAGGAAGATATTTATATGATATGGATTTGCCTCTTTACCCTTATAATCGAGGATTCGATACGAATAAAATCTTTCAGAGCCCTGAATTCGATGCTGCGGTAAAGAAAGCGTTAGAAGCTTCAGGCTTTGAATTCAAATGCGAAGAGACCGGACAAAAGGTTGATTGGAAAACCGCATCACTTACAGTAGCTAAACTTGGCAGAGTCCTTTCTATAGATGCTGTTAAGAAAATTACAGGAGCAGTATAATGGAGAAAACAGAAAGTTTAATGCCTCCTCCCTGGAAGGAACATTCTTTAATAAACCATAAGTTAGAGGTAGATATGGAGTGTCCAGAGGCCCTTAGGCCCTGGCAGCCAGATACAGCATCATCTGGATTAGATCTGAGATCCTCTATAGATTTTACCTTAGAGCCGGGTAAAAGAAGCTTAATTCCTGTGGGGGTTAAAACTCGATTTATTCCAGGCTATGAGGTTCAGATTAGGCCTAGATCCGGATTGGCCCTAAAGCACGGAATAACAGTATTGAATACACCAGGGACAATAGACAGTGGCTACTGTAATGAGTGGGGTGTAATACTGTTTAATACCTCTGATGAACCCTTCAAAATCAAAAAAGGAGAAAGAATTGCTCAGGCAGTGTTTTGCCCTATCTGCTTTCCCCAAATTACTTATGTAGAAAAGATTGAAGCAACTACGGAGAGAGGTTTAAAAGGATTTGGAAGTTCCGGAATAAGTTAGAGAAATGATAAAAAAAACTACTGTATCCTTTTATGATATTTATGATTTAGGGCTTTCAGAGGAAAGTTTTGACGAAGTTCAAGATAGTGATTTTTGCTTCGGAACCAACTTAATAACGCTAGTTTATGCAGTAGAATTAGCAGATGTTATTTCTGAAACAAATCAAGTACTAAACAAGATTATTTTAGATGATCCATATGCCCTGATTGCTTTGGAGGATAAAACAGTCTAAAGGCCCTTAAAAAAAATGATAGTTAAAGCAACAAATATTTACGGTTTTACTTCTGAGAAGTTTGTACGAAGTGAAAAACAATTAACCCTAAGAGAGTGGTTTGGTTTAGGTAAAGAACTTTTACCTGGCATGAGGTTCTCTTTAAAGGGAGAGAGTAGTAACGAAACTTTTTATTTAGGAGATGCTACTCCCTACCATCAACCCTCTGATAATGATGGGGGATTTGGTTGGGATATGGATCACCCTAGAATGTCTATGCTAATATCAGAGGTACATATGCCGTGCTTTACGTCCAGACCTGACCTCAATGAAGGATAGAATAATGACTACACAAGATCTTATAACAGCCCTCCTTCATGAGGGCTTTAGTCAAGATAGGCTAAATCATGGAACCTAGAGATTTTACAAATGCGGAGAAGAAATTGGTTTTTCTATCTTTTGCACATTTTTAATTGAAGACGGTAAGATAATTGAAAGACTTGATGGATATATTCATTATCTTCGTAATGCGGAAGAAGAAAAAACTACAGGAAGCCTCCAACATATTTGGTCTTGGTATCGTAAGGCAGTAGAATTTCACAAGCCCCCTTATAAAAATTTTGAAGTTACATTTAAACTTAGAACATATTTACGAACATATTCTGAGGAAACTGACTTGGACACAATTTCTCTCGACTATACCCAATCAGGTGCTTTAGAAATAACCTATTATAAAATAACTGAATTAAAATGAAAAACCAAATATTTACACTAAGAGGAGTACTTGAAGATCCTCTAGACTCTTTCTTTACAGGAGTTCTTTCTATTGAGGGTGATAAGGACGAAACCTTTGTAGGTGTTCCTCTTGAGGAGATCCTTTTCTATAATGCTAAATATGAGGAAGGGTCTAACTTTACTTTAAATTTTATTCATGATGAGGAAACTGCAAAAAAAGCTGAGCAAGATTTGGAAGATCAGCACCCAGGCCCTTCTCTATAAATATTCCTAATATGTCAACTATACCAAAAGAACTTATGCAAGTTACTAAAAGAGACGGGTCAAAAGAGGCTCTGGATTATGATAAGATAAACAAGATTTTATCCTGGGCTACCGAAGGGGTAAAAGAGGTTAGTATTACTGATATTATTATAAAGGCTGAGTTAAGCATAACTAATAATATCAAGACTAAGGACATCCATAAAGTCCTTATTCAGGCGGCAGTTAATTGTATGAGTCTGGAAACTCCTAACTACCAGTATGTCGCTTCACGTCTTCTCAATTTCCAGATTAGAAAAGAGGTTTGGGGGGGAGTAGAAGCTCCTAAGTTAAAGGAAATCATTCTCTCCAATATTAGTAAGAAAGTTTATGATAAAGACATACTAAATCAGTACTCTGAAGAAGAAGTTGAACAATTAGACTCCTATATCAATCATCAAAGAGATTTTATTTTTTCTTATGCGGGCCTAAAGCAAATGTGTGACAAGTATCTAATTCAAGATAGAACTAAAAAGATACTTTTTGAAACCCCCCAATTTGCTTATATGATTATTCCCATGGTTATCTTCAATAGATATCCTAAGGAGGTCAGACTAGACTGGATTAAGAGAGCTTATGATCAATTCAGCCTTCACAAATTGAACCTACCTACACCACAATTGGCTGGGATTAGAACTCCCTTAAGAGCATATAGTAGCTGCTGTCTAATTGAGATGGGAGATACTATGGGCAGTATTCTTTCTACCAATTTTGCTATTGGAGCAGCAACATCTCAGAGATACGGAATTGGGGTTAACATCTCAGGAGTTAGAGCTATTGGCAGTAAAGTTAAAGGCGGAGAGGTTGTTCATACAGGATTAATACCTATTCTAAAGATAGTAGAAGCTAATACTAAAGCATTCCAACAGAATGGAATCAGAGGTGGAGGTGCCACTGTAACTTTCCCATATTGGCATCACGAAGTTCTAGATGTTCTCTCTTTAAAGAATAATGGTGGGACAGAAGAGAATAGAGTAAGAAAACTGGATTATAGTATTGCTGTTGATAGGCTATTATTAGAGAGATTTAGAGAGAATAAACTAATTACTCTTTTCAGTCCCCATCAAGTCCCAGACCTCTACGAAGCTTTTGGAACACCTAAATTCCAAGAACTATACGAGAAGTATGAGAAAGACCCAAGTGTTATTAAGAAAACAGTTTCAGCCCTAGAATTAATGGGGGCTCTTGTTAAAGAGAGAACTGAGACGGGGAGGATCTACGTGTTCTTCATTGATCTTTATAACCATCATTGCTCTTGGGGAGAGACAGTTCAAATGTTAAACCTATGCCAGGAGGTTGGTACTCCTACAGTACCTCTTCAATCTACCGACGACCCAGATGCAGAAATAGGGATATGCACTCTGGGAGCCATTAACTGGTTAGCAGTAGATTCAGAACAGGATATCAAAGAGTCTTGTGAACTTGCTGTCAGATTCCTTGATGAGTTATTAGACCATCAAGAATACTTTCTTCCTGCAGCCGAAAACTTTGCATTGAAAAGAAGAAGTTTGGCTGTAGGTATTAACAACTTTGCAGCCTGGACAGCTAAGAAAGGATTTAGAGAATGGGGATCACCGGATCACTTAAAAGCGGTAGATACAAAAATGGAACTACAACAGTACTATCTACTTCAAGCATCCCTCCAGCTAGCTAAAGAAAAAGGTCCTTGCACTAAATTCTCTAATACTAAGTACGCTAAAGGAATTTTACCTATAGACACTTATAAGAAAGATCTAGACTCCATTTGCGAATTACAATTAAGTAAAGATTGGGATTCTTTACGAAGTGAGATAGTTTCTCATGGATTAAGACATAGTACCCTTAGCGGCCAGATGCCCGTTGAATCTTGTCTAAGCTTAGATACAAAGATTCAAACTCCCTCTGGGTTGCAGACGTTCAGAAAACTACTAGAGGACTCAGGTCTTAATTCGGATAGGGTAATAGACGAGGACTTACAGGGCTGGCATGAACTTGACCTACCTCTTGACTTATGTACGAGATTTGGGAATAAGCAATCCCCCAGAGTCTATTATAATGGAATCTCCTCAACCACTTTGATAGAAATGGAAGATGGTACTCAAATTAAAGCCACTGGGGAGCATAAGTTCTTAGTAAGAACTGAGTCAGGGGATGAAAGTTGGAAAAAAGTATATGAACTTTCTGAGGAAGATGATATTATCACTTCAGAATTTTATTTTCAAGAATAATTAAGAAGTAATGCCTCTATAAGCATTTTCTAAAAAATTTGGACCAGAGAGGGCTGAAGAGGAGTTACGAAAATGGAAGAAAGAGTCTTCGAGATTATCTAAATTACATTGGATAAAAAAGGGATTAGCAGAAGAGGGAGCTAATCTAAAAGTTTCTGTGATTCAGAGAAAAAATTCGGGAGTACATCCCTGTTACTATGAGGACAAAGGCCTTACTGACGATGAAATTAGCTTTATTCTTAAAGAGATTAATAAAAAGAAATCTAATCATAGGAGGAACAGAAAGTACCTTAGGGAGTCTGGTATTGAAAATTGGGAAGAGATTTATCTAGAATCTCAGAAAAGACATAGAGACACTATGGAAAGCCTGGGAAGATGGATTGTCAGATCGGAGTATGATTCTTTTGGAAAATATAGATCTCTAGTCTCTTTTTATACTAGGCAGTCTTTAGAGAAAAAAGATCTTCTCAATCTTAACTCAAAAGAACTACATATTGATCACAGGTTTTCTGTCAAGTCTGGATTTCTAAATCAAGTATCCCCAGAAGTTATAGGTAGCATAGTAGATTTATGTTTTCTCCCTGCTAAACTTAATTCCGCTAAGGAAGCTAAGAGCAGTATAACGCCAGAAGAACTAAACGAGTTGTATAAAAATGAAAATTAAAAAAATCACCCATAACTATTCAATCGAACCAACTTTCGACTTAGAAGTACCAGGAGTCCACGAATTTCTCTTAGAGGGTAATTTAGTCACCCATAATAGCTCCTTGATATCTAATTCCACTAATGGTATTGAGCCTCCCAGAGATTATATCTCTTATAAGAGATCTAAATCGAGTACCATTCCTATTATTGTTCCATTCTATCAGAAACTAAAGAAGGATTATACTTTAGCTTTCGATATTGGAGATAATAAAAAGATTCTTAATGTGGTTGGGGTTTTATCTAGATGGTTAGACATGTCTGTAAGCACCAATCTATACTACCGATACTCGGACTATCCCGGGGAGAAACTGCCTGATATGGTGGTTATTAAAGACATATTCTATGCATATAAACTTGGAGTACCTGCTCTCTACTATTCAAATACTTCAGATATGACGTCTATGGATTTGGAGTCCTGTGCTGGAGGAGCTTGTGCGATATGAAAAAATCAGAACTAAGAGCACTTATTCTAAATAGTAATAAGGAAAGACTTAAGCACCCCCTTGAAATGATGGAAGATCTTTCAGAGGGAGAAAGCTTCCAAATACTTAAGTATTTTGGAAAGGATTGTTGGTTTTATAGGGTTAGAGAAAATAACCTAACTGGCACCTTATACAAAGAACACTATAAGGTAGATAAGAGAGAGGCAGCGATTATCGGACTGCTTCTTAACTCCTCAGTAGAAGGTATATCAAAAGAGTATTTTGAAGATACTATTCAGAACATGGAAAAGTACATCAATGGGGAAAAAGAAAAGGAAACCGTACAGTCTTAAAATAAAGCCGGGGTCAGGGCATACACAATACTCTGGCTCCGGACCTCATAAGAATAAAAATACTAAAAGGTCTAATAACCCTAATAATAAAGAGCGAGGGGGTAGAGAGTCTTCTGAAGATGTAATTATTAGGAACCTCGAATTCCTACAAGAAGTGGTTGAGGGTAAGGTTCAAATGATTCCTAGAGTGGGCTATGATGTTAAAGCCTCTTGTGAAATGTTTACACCTTAAATTTTATACATGACCAAAGAAGAGACGGCTAGATTCACTATAAAAATAAAAGCCCTTCAACATCATCTTAGAGAAATTTTCGATAGACAGAGAGTTTCTTTCTTATTGTCCAAACTTGAAGAAAAAGGATATACTCTCGAAGAACGTGGGGGAGGAGTACAAAAAAAGGTTATCTTTAAGGCTAGAAGACACAGAAAACCCCATATTTTAAGAGTAGGTATAAAATTACACTATAGTGAGGGGTTCTCATTTATGATTGAACGATTAGATCGCAACGGGTGTTCTTGGGTTACTCATAAGAGTTTTTCTACCTCGGATCACAGTTTTAATGCTCTAACCAGAAAACTATCTCTACCTATTGGGGCTAAAAAGCATCTAGAATCCATTTTTGAGGAGACCCTATTTCTATTAGATTACTTCCAACTTAAAATTGAGCAGGTTTAGCTTAATGGTTAAAGTCCCAGTCTTCCACACTGGTTATACGGGTTCAATTCCCGTAACCTGCTCCAAGATTTTTTAATTCTAGAGAAAAAATGAGTTATATTTACCGAAGTAGATTTTTTGTTTTTCCCTCTGATTGTAATCATTCAGCTGAGATTATATTTGGAGGGAAGCTTATGTCTGAAATGGATTTAGCTGCCGCCCATGCAGTAAGTGGCTTATTAAGAGATGACGCAACTCTAGCTTTAGGCGTTGAGTCCGCAGTTACACACAAAGCCTCTTTTGAGTTTGTTGCTCCATCGTATTGTGGGGATGAATTAGAAATTATTGCCTCAGCAGAGTTTGGAGAAAATAAGTCTGTTAAGATTGAAGTAGTTGCTATAATATTTAATGGGAAGAGACTAAAGCCCCTCGCGAAAGCTTTAGTTTTAGAAGATATTAAAGATAAAATAGTTGCAAAAGCCAGTTTTGTTTTTATTACAACATCTGCTTACACAGGGAAGTACAATATGTTAAACTATAAGAATCATCATGATGTATAAAACTAGTTTCCCATATCAAATGCTAGATATTATTAGTTCTAAGTCTAAGATCCTTAGGGATTATGAAGAGGAGATTTTTAAAAGCTTTGATAGGATCTCTAATATTTTTTTCTTATCTCTATTAGAAACTCTGCCTAAGGAAGTTCATTCTTTTTGTATAGAGTTAGAATATAAAGTAACTGGTCCTGAAGAGCAGTTGAATTGCTATGAGGGGTATTTTAGCTTATATGAAACCTTTTCCTACTTAAATGAAGAGAGTATTCTATTTTTTAACAAAGAGAGAGAGATAATTGCAGATTGGTGTGAAGATGATTCGACCCCAGAAAACCCAATTAGAGAATATTACGCCCATGCTGAGAATATCATTAATCATCTAGATAGAATCCCAGCTCTAATTTGGAGATGGTATGATGGTAGTATTGATACAAATAAATATTTTATATGTAGCAGAGACCTAGGTTGGTCCACCACAAGAGAGTTACCAAAGAAAAAACATGATAACAGTATTTAACAACGATTTTATAGACCCACGTAGTCAGCCTATCTTCCTTGGTCAACCTTTAGGGTTACAAAGATTTGATCTGCTAAAATACCCTAAATTCTTTAAGCTGGCTGAGACACAAGAGGGATTTTTCTGGAGAGCAAACGAAGTTGATCTCACTAAGGACAGAAGTGATTATAAGAGTCTTTCTGAGACAGATAGATTTATCTTTGACAGTAACCTAAGATGGCAAACTATGACTGATAGTATGCTCTCTAGATCAATCAATGGTATTATGGAGTATATTACCAACCCAGAACTAGAAGCTTGTTGTCAGGTATGGGCCTTCTTTGAATCTAATATCCACAGTAGATCCTACTCTCATATCTTAAAATCTGTGTATCCTGATGAGACAGCTTTCTGGAATAGTATTATTGAAGATAAAGAAATTATTAGAAGAGCGTCAGAAATTAAGAAATCCTATGATAATCTTTTTGGATTAGATTATTACGCAACTCAGACTGATATTAAAAGATCTATCTTTAATGCTTTAGTTAGTACTAATGTAACTGAGGCCTTAGCTTTCTATGTTTCCTTTGCCTGCTCATTCTTTTTCGGAGCAACTGGGGTGATGGAAGGTAACGCTAAGATTATTAAGTTCATTGAGAGGGACGAAAGGTGTGTTTCCGATGATACAGAGGTTTTTACATCCGATGGGTGGAAATTAATTCAAAATCTTACTCAATATGACCATGTCGCTCAAGTTAACAAGGATAACACTTTAACCTTTGTTAAACCTTCTAATATAATCAATAAATCATATAAAGGTATTATGAAAAGACTTTATATGACCAGTGGATTAGATATGTTACTCACGCCCGATCATAGAGTTGTTTGGCAGGATAAACAGGGTAATTGGGGAGAAAATGAAGCTCAGCTTATTAAATTTACACCCCATAAATACTTACCTGCTTGCGCTAAAATAAAGAATACTACATCTGAGAAATTTAATCTAACAGATTATCAGAGGTTTCTTATAGCACTTCAAGCGGATGGTCGCTTACTTAAACATGATTTACGAAATGGCAAGTTTTCTGGATGTAAACCGGTAGTATTTAAATTGAAAAAAGATAGAAAGCTGAAGGAATTGAAACTTTTATTATCTAGTTTAAAGTTTGATTATACTGAATCGAAGATTAATTCTCAGGGGATGATTTCATTTTATATTAAAGTCCCCAAAGAAAGTTTACTAACTAAGAGTTTCAGTGATTGGGTTAAAGGATCAGATTTTTCAGTAGAATGGTGTAAAGACTTTATTGAGGAATTAGTTAAATGGGATGGGTCTCTTATTAATTCTAATAGATATTACTATTCTAGTATCAAAAAAGATAATGTAGAAATAGCTCAAACTATAGCTATGTTAGCCGGGTATAAAACTCATTTTAGTATCCAGAAGGATAATAGAAAAGAAACTTATAATACAGTTTATAGACTCTCAATAAGAAAGAACGTTGACTCTTATAACTTCCAGTCTATTAAATCTGAAGATATTAATTACGACGGAAATGTAACTTGTGTTACAGTACCATCGGGAATGTTCTTAGCTAAGAGAAATAATAATATATTTGTTACAGGAAATTGTCATGCAAATATTACTACAGAGATTCTTAAGATTTTAAGGGATGTACCTGAGGAAGGATTCCAGGAGATATATAACCCCGATTTAATCATAGAAGCTTATAAGGTTGGCCTGGAGTCAGAAAAGATGTGGGCTGACTACCTCTTCAGTAAGGGCAGTCCTTTAGGCTTGACAGCAGAGCAATTTAAGATGTTCGCAGAGTTTAAGGCTAATGAGAGACTTAGATTATTAGATCTTCCATTAATTGCCCCAAAACAAAAAGATAATCCTTTAGGATCATGGTATAATGAATTCCTAAATTCAGACAAGGTTCAGGTGGCACCTCAAGAGACTGAAATAACTTCTTATAGAATAGGGGCAAGAGACACCACAATGGATCAACAAGAAATTAAAGACTTGGACTTTTAATTATGGCTAAGAAAAATAATACAAATAATTCAAATCTAGACTTTTCAAAGTTCTTAGATGTTAATTTACCTAAGAACTTTCAAGAGGTCTACGATTCACTACTAAGATCTGTATCACTATCAGATCTAGAGGATGAAGGTAAGAAGGTTCTTTGGTCCCTCAGTACCTCACTCACAAATCTCTATTCCTTTAAGTTTAATCTTGCCTCTTGGAAGCTTCCTTTCTCTGACGAAGAAAGAATTAAAGCTTTCATTCAGGACTTTACAGACTACGCATCTAAAGCTGTATCAGAAAATCCTTTGCTTATTTTAGAGGTTTCTGCTTCTATTTCTGAAGTACTTTCGGGAATGGTAGATGCTCTTATCAGAGGAGCCAAGAAGGTTAATCTCTTCAACTGGGATGCCACAAAGGAATTTAGACTCTATTGTGACACAGCAGCCAGAAAATACCTGAGTAAGGATTCAAGATATAGGATCCTAAGAAAAATCTAATGGAATTACCTATACCTAAATCTGATTATGCAAGGAGACTTGGAGAGTTAGTTACTAGGTACAAAGGGGAAGTAAAAGGAGTAAAACGAGGGAAACACCTGAAACTACTATTTAATGGCCGATTAGTGGTTGTCTCTACTTCCCCTAGAGACCCAAGCACAGCCTTAAAAAAGATAGAAAGTGATATCAGAAAAACCATTAGCTAGAGATTATACGGAGTTCTATAAAGAACACGTAAATGACGTTAAGGCCACTCAGTTAAAATGGGGAGTCTTTAGATATGTTATTTTAACTTCCTCTGGGAGAAGTTTGTTTAAAGATCTACCTCTATCAGTAAAGGTAAGATCCGTAGAAGACAAAACATCTCTTGATATTATTATAGGGTCAGAAGAGGCCGATGAGGAAACTAATGATTACTTATATGAGCTATTTTCTGTGTCTATAAACCAATCCTGGATTGATCAAGGTAATTCCCTTACTAAACCTAAGCAGGATATAAAACAGCTGATAGCAAAAGTATTAAAGTATAATGGTCTTTCTTTCGAACGATAGTCCCTTTTCTAAAACTGTATCTAGAAGAATAATAGGGAAGAGATTTAATTACCTGGAGATCCCCCCAGGTAATCTTCTTTTTTTGCCCCTAGTTAGAAATAGTCGGAGTCAAAAATCCTTAAAAGACCCTAGAAGAATCTACTATAGAATACCTGAGACGGATATTTACTTCTTTAAGCAACTAAAGCAGACTAATCAGGCTTTTCTGGAAGGCAACTTTTACATTAAAGAGTGGTATATAAACAAGAACTCATTAGGGTCTATACCTTCTTTTTTATCCTTTACCTTTTTAAAAGTTTCGGAGTGGGATTTAAAATCTAGAAAAAACATATCTTCTTTAAAAAGAAAGAAACTAGAATATTTCAAGAACAATCTTTTTTAGATAGGATTATGTATAAAAACCAGGGGGAATTCTATTACCTCAGTCTCTAATTTTGGGGATTCACTTTTGTCGCATTCAAATCTAGCCCTTATTACTTGGCAAGTCTTAGTTTCACAGTAACCATAGATATCCTTAGATGAGAACCAAACCCAATCGGATGTTTCCCCTAAGTTTGAGACAATATCGTAGTAACCCCTTAGTAGAATTTCTGCAGACTTAGAATGTGAAACTATTGGGTAATCCGGCTCCAAAACTACAAGGGACCATTCTTCCTCAGGCTCCGGCCAGCATCCTATAACATCTTTAGGTTTTAGGCTAATCCTTAAGTTATTGTTATTATAGAAAAGTAGTATTTCTTTTTTAGCAATTTCATTCTTAGAGGTAACTCTTACCTTTCTTTTATACTCTATAGGCATTAGATACCCACATTTCTAAAGTAACTGTGTCTTAGAACTTTCATTTCCCATTTACTACTAGGAATTTCTAGAGAGCTTTCTAGATTCCGCATTAAGGACTCCTCGGTAGAAACTTTATCCATAACGTAAAAGGCTTGGTCAACGTTTACTTCATTCTTTCTAAATTTATCGTCTATATAAGTCTTAACTACGGCTTTTAATTTAGCTGCTATAGTAAGAAAGAAATTCTTTTCCCAATCCTTAATTGCAATAAGGATTGCAACCCTTACCATATGCTTAAGTTCATCATCAGGCACATCAACTAATTGATTCTTATAGACTAAACACTGTGCTTTGTATTTACTTTTATCCTTTGTGTGGAGTTTTAGAAAATACATCTGCCCCTTAGACCTATAGTTATAAGATCCCTTTCTGAACATACTAAAGAATCCCTCTATAGTCTTTTCAAACCTTAGAAGGATCTCCTCTACCGCCTTAGGGTCATTTTCTCTTGCTTTTCTGAGAATGTCCTCTAATTCGTTGGGGTCATAATTAGGTAAAACCTTTTTAGGTCCTAACTTTTTTACCATATCCTTTATTAGTACCATTACTATGTTCTGGTAGTATACTCGATGTACGTATACTAAACTGCTGAGAAACGAATACTTTATCATTTAAAAGTTTTCTTATCTCAGGAATAACTAAGGAACCCCTTAGGAGTTCGTCCACACATTCCCCTACGTTTTTATAAATGTGTAGCTCGTCGAAGTCTTTCATCTCTACGATAAAATCGAAAATAGGTTCACTATCTCTTTCTCTTCTTCTCTTCCTACCTTGATTCATCTTACTAGCTGATTCATCAGTGAGAGTAACTTCACTTATAGACCCTATTAGATGGTTTAAAGGGGGGTTATTTATTAGATTTTCTAAGGAGTTGCCATGAGCAGTTGCTATTAGTTTAACTCCTCTTTGAGAGATAGTTATGGCAGCAAGGGCCTCTTCTTCTGTGGATATCTCATCAATAATCATACACTCCGGGGTATGTGACTCCAAAGCGTAGATCATGATATTTTCTTGGGTTTTCCCTTTCGGTACTTCGAATCTACGAGAGAATCCTATAGAAGGGTGTGCCGGACTAGACTCCCCCCCGATCTCGCTGCTTTTATCTACAACTAGAGTTCTCTTAACCTCTCCTAGGTATCTAGCTATTTTTCTAAGGGTAGAAGTTTTACCCCTTCCAGGGCTGCCTAGAATAAGGACAGACCCCTTATCAACGAGGTCCTTAATCATCTCTAGAGCTCCTCCTATATCCCTTCCAACTCTATAGGTAAGACCGACTACCTCACCATTTCGATCCCAAACACAAGAGACTCTGTGAAGGGTTTGAGGGATGCCAACTCTACCATCGGATCTGAACGCAGATAGATTCTTTAAGCACTCTTCAAGGTGCTCTTTAGTTATAACTGTGTCAACAAGTATAGGTCTGAATGAGGACACTCTGTACTCAAAGTATCTGCCTAAATCTATAATAATCTCATTCACCTTGTTATAGTCTTCTGGATCTATTAGCTTAACCAGATTTTCAGGTAGTGTGCTTAAAAGACGTTCGAACTCTACTTCATTCGACATTAGTTATTTTTCCTTATTTTCTTACGACAACTATAAGGTTATCGTAAACTCTTATAAACTCTTCCTGACTGGGATGCCTCTTGAGAATTAAAGAAGGTATAGGCAGGTTAGAGTATTTGTTCTCCAGAATTCTGTACATTTGTGGGGGCATCTGACTACTTAAAGCAGTAAGTCTACCACTTTCTTTTTTTAAATATACCCCATCAGAAACTCTTTCAAACATTTTATTTTTAGGTATTATATTAAAATATGGATTTTGACACCACTTATATAAACTTCTTTGCTGGACCTGGATCAGGAAAATCAGTTCTTTCTAATGAATTATATACAAGATTTGAAAAAGAAGGTCTGTCAGCCCAGTCTATAACAGAGTTTGCTAAGGATAGGGTCTGGGAAGAGTCCACAACAGTTTTAAAATGTCAACCTTACATAATCGGGGGTCAGATACTTAGACAATTCGTTTTAAGGGGCAAGGTGGAAGTTGTTTTCGTAGACAGCCCTATTCCTCTAGGCATAGCCTACAAAGGCTTTGGTTGTAACGAAGATTGGGAAAAAGGGGTAATATATCAATTCAACTCCTTCAGGAACATTAACTTTCTTCTTTTAAGAAACCCAGATCTCATTACTTTTAAAACTAAAGGAAGAATTCATTCTTATGAAGAATCTCTGAAGAAAGATGAAGAGATAGTTAGTATTCTTAAGAAACATAATATACCTTACTACGAAATTACCCCCCAGAAGGATGGGTCTCATTTAACAATTATTACTGACATAATCCTAGAGGAACTAAATAAAACTGTCTAAGGAATAACTTTAATGGATTTAAGAATTTTCTCAGGAGTTTCAAATAAGTCGTTATTGACTACTGGTATTTTCCTTTTTATATTTTTGTATAAATCATCAAGTATTTCTTCAAACTCAAGTTGAAGGCCCAAAGAGTCTACTCTTAAGACCATATCATCCTCAACTTTTGGAATTGAATTTATCTTATTCCACATTTGGAAAGAGGCACCACCACAGTAATCTAGATCTGATGTAAAGGGGAGATCCGATGTACAATACACCCCAATAATAGGTACACTATCTATTCCTTTCCAATGTTGCTCTTCACAGATTTGAGAATAAAACTTTAGTGACCTTAAATAATTAGTTGTTACGACAATGGATGTCTTTGACTTCTCTTGTATTTTCTTATGGTATTGAAGAAGAAAGCTTCTGTACAAGCTGACCCATTTATCGGGGTTAGATAGTAAAATATCCGGTCTATTTTTTATCAGCCTAAAAAACTCAAAGTCTAAATCATAAATCGAAAAATTAGGTAATCCAAAAAAAGGAACCCTTAGCTTTTTAGCCAAATAGGTTCCTAATATTTTTTTGCCACAGTTTATTGAACCATAAAGTTCAATAATGGTTCCTTTATTCCTATCTAATTTTTGATCTCTTTTTAAGCTGACAATCATTGATAGTTGAGAGAGCTAAACTCTGCTGATTTGTCCTTAATGTAGTCCTCATAATTTAACTTCTTTAATAAGTCGTCAGTAGATAAAGGGGAAAGGACAAGACTATTATCTTCTAATAAAAGTACTGATCTTATTTTTTTATTTGCTTCGTATAAAGAGATAACCCTAAATCCAGTTTCTTGTCCATTTTTTACTCTCCTTACAAGGCCAGAAGTCTTCCTTTGGCTGTAATCTAGGATCAATCTTATACTATCCACAGAAACATGGTTACCAAAACCTATATTTATAAATAAAGGAATAAGCCCTTTTTCTGACTTAGTAACTTCCAAGCTCATTTATAACCTCTAGCTCTCCTACTTCCTCTTGCTGTTTCATAGTCTCTAAGGCCTCTGCCAGTCTTAACTGCTTATCAATAGCCCAGCCTATTTCCTCTACATATTGACCTGTGCCCTGGTTATTAGGAGCTCTCTTCCTAAGATTTTCCATAAAGTTATGAGCTTCTTGTATATCCTTTCGATGATCAGACTCGAAAGGATAACCTTTAATTGGAAAACCAGAGGCAGGCTTATTTAATGCTTCTACCACCCTCAATTCACAAGATTTACATTTAAGTAGATGAGGGTTATAGTTCTGACATTTACTTGAAACTATACAAAGATGACATCTAGAGCATTTCTTTCTTTGAGGGCTATCATAGTAAAACCCTGCACTCTGGCCGTTATACACTACTTAAATTTCCTCGTCCTCTTTTTCGAAAGCATCTCTTACGACCTTGATATGCCTAGTTGAGACTTTCTTTAACTTCTCAAAGGTCTTATCAAAAAACTCAGAACTGAATTCGGCCTTAGCAGGCTCTAGACCAAGATTTATTCTGCTCCTCAGATCTGATAATACCATGCTCACAGTATTAATATAAATATGATTTAGACAATGTTCTAACAGGCTCTTCCCGTCTTCACTTTGAGTCAAGAAGAACACCTCAAAGATCTTTTTAAGTTCAGGTGTAATTTCATCCTCAATAAGACTAAGAATATTTTCGATATTCTTTTCTCCACCCTGTGACTCAAAGGACTCCACAGAAATCAGATCATTAGCCTTTCTACTAATTTCTTCTGAAGAAACCTCAGACAGAATGTCTTCTAACTTTTCATAAAAATCTCTACTTAACATTTTTTTTTAACGTATCCTATAATCTCTGAGCTGTCAATAAAATACTCATTAACGTCTTCTAGACCTAAATGAGAATATTTAAGCTTAATAGACCTGAACGGAATGAACATAACAGTATCCCCCTCTTTTAAATCAAGAGAAATAAACTCATTTTGTTCATTCTTAAGGCCACTACCTACTCTCTTAATAGTTCCCCACCAGTACTCTGGTATCTCTGTCCGAGAATACCCAACCTTTTGAGTAAACTCAATAGGCTCAATAACTACGTAATTACCATAAGGAACTATTTTACCATCTCTAACTACTGCGATGGCATCTAATACAGATGCAGCGTAAATTAGATCGTCCTCATCTGGTAAAGAAAAAGGTTTTACTCCATGATTAGCCATGTATACTATTTCTTCATTAAATATATCTGTGGTAATAAGGTTACCTGTAGAGCTATATATGCCCGGGCCGGAGCTTAGAACCTTATACCAATTAGTCTCTTTCTCAAAGGGGTTTTCTATGGGGGAAGACTGATCCTCCGCCTTTGAGACTTTATCTAAGATTAAGTAGTTTAGTCTTCCTTCTATTTTATAAGTCATCTATAGTTTCGGGGCCTGATATTCCATTATCCTCTTCATTCTCTTCTATGATTACAAACTCTTTAGTATCTATGAATTCTGTAACCACAGATTGAATCTCCTGCCCTAAGTAGTCCGTCAGATTATCTCTAAGATCTTTAATAGAGAAAAGGGGTAAACAAGAGGTTAAAACGTTACTAATAAAGAATATACAATCGCTTGTAGGTGCAGACAAGCCTGGAACGAACTTGATATCCCCGTAAATCCCCTTAACGCTACCTGTGGAAACTTTAATTTCCCCCATTATCCAAAGTCTCCTCCTTCTTTCTTCCGGGCTTTTTTACTTTAATAGGAGTAGTATCTACTTCTCCCTTAGAAGCAGGGTTATCCTCCGTAGATTTTACCCCTTCTTCTACCTTTTCTTTCACAGTCTTTGGTTTAGAAATAAAGTTGAAGATTAAAACCTTCTTTTTATCCTTAGCAGGAACTGACAAGTACCATGGAACTACTGCACCTTTTAAAAAAGTTAATTGATTCTCAAAGACCTGGACAGCACCCGGGTCACCCTTATGATAAATGGCCATTCTTTCAAGCTCTCCTTGGTCTGGGAGCAGAAAGGTAATATTTTCCACCTTCTCATCATAGGTTCCACTAGAGTCTAAAAGAACCAACTCTAATCTCCTCACATGCCCTTGATCCTCCCCAATCCTCAATTCTGTTTTGGATTGTAGGGGAAAAGAAGCTAGAAGCCTAGCTATTTCTAGTTTTATTCTGGATGCATCCATACTTATGTTAGATTATACTCTACTCCCTTTAAAATTGGGGTAAAATAACTACTATTAGAATTAAAAATGATATTAATTCTATTTGAGGAAAGATATCCAAGTAATTCATTAGTATTAGCTCCCTCGAAAGAGAAAACCTCTGTAAGAGTACCGGCTGAAGGATGCTTTACTACAACTGTTCCGGTAGTATCATAGTTATTATTTTTTATGTCGAAGGATCTAAAGCCTATTTTAGTTAATGTCTTGGTGTCTATGCAAACTAAAACATCTGAAACATCCTTAGTTCTTCCATCAAAAAGAAGTCTGAAACTACTTATACTTGATGCAGTTCCTCCAGAGTATAGAGGTAGATAGCTAAAGTCGTGTGTTTCCCAGTTGCCACCAAAACTTCTTATCTTTACAACTTTTAGATCAGAGCAGAATGCTGGCCATACATCTAATGTAAAACAATTAGTTACCAGGTTAGTTAATCTAGTGTTCTGCCTAAACCACAACCACATATAATGATCAGTTAAATCTGCATCTAAAGAGATTGGTCGAATTGGGCTAAAGATGTCGTTTAAATCCAATATCTCAGTAAAAGAAGAGGATGAAGGTTGAGTGGTGCTGTTAGTTTTTGCGTACTTTACTTCTATCCCTTCATGTACAATTCTGTGGTTAGAATCGTTTACGATATAAACGTTACTTGTGGAGCTGTTTATTGGAAGGGTTATTTGTCCATATTGAGAGTCTAAGCTACCTGTAGGGGAACTATGTACAAAGGAACTGCTATAAAAATCTGCGTATCTAGTAGTTCCAGCTATAGTACCTACAGCCGTAGTCAAAGAAGAAATAAGGCTTGTTAACGCGGCATTCTCTGTAGAGGAAAAGGTATTAGTTAGGTCTAGTGCATCTCTAAGTCTAGAAGATGAAAAATACAGCTTAAATAGATCATTATTCAGCGCAGTTAAGAGTTTATTAAAGTCTTCGCTGGAGCTAATACCCCCTGCTTTAGGCTTTTTACTTATAAGTGATTCTAATTGTTTTAAAACAATTTCTTTTGGGAATCCATAATTACTCATTTTTTTTATCTATTAAAGAATTCTATTTGAACCAGGGCTGAATTAATTGACGATCTAATGGAAGATGAGAAAGCTGTATTCTCTGGGCTATAATCAAAAAATTCATTGAGGTCGCTGTCTACTAAGTAAAGAACCCTAGTCATCTCCTGAATCCCTAATTGTAACTTCCAAACATCTCTTGTACCATATTTAGAAAAAGGAAGAGTAGTATTAAAATACTCAGTGGTATTAAACCTTGTATGTTTAGAAAAGTAATTATCTTCCATATACCCTCAGTTTAGACATTCTATCTTCAATATTTTTGAAGTTAAAAGTTAAAGCGGTTTCTAGGGATTCTTCTTCTGAAGAAGAGCCTTCGTATAAATACTTGGTTGAGATTCCTCTCACCCTGCCATCAAGATTATTATCTACTTCTCTTAAAAGTATTCTACCATTCTCAGAGTCTAATGCAAAAGAAGTTTGTGTTGAGTCATCGCTTAAAATACTATTGAGCGATATATTGTTAAGGACTTCCCCTCCCCAGTACCTATCTACTCCCGACTCAGAAAAAACATCAGAAAAAGGACTTGGGTAAAAAGATACTTGTAAGTATGGTTCATTAGTGAATAATGATCTTTCGTTTTTAATGGAGGAGTTAATATCACTGTAGAGAATCTCAATACTAAGAGTATTTTTTCCTTTTTTAAAGTTCAAATCGAATTTGTTAAATTGGGAATCTATACTTCCATCAGAGTAGACTTTGCTGAGACTTCTAGACGATGTAATTTCCTTCCCATTTAAAGACACTTTTGCTTTGATTAAAGCATCTGTATAGTTGGGGTTATTGACTTCTGATATTGGTATAACACCTTGTATAATGTTTAAAAGACAATCTTTAACAGAGAAATCTTGGTTGCATCTCAAGTTAATACTAAAAGTGTAAGTATTTCCTGGTACTAAGAACTGGCTGTTATTTCCATAATTTAAGCTGACTGGAATTACTAATTCCTTATAGATTCCGTGAGGATTATCTCTTTGGAAAAGAACATCCACTCCACTTATTAGTTTAGTAGAGTCCCCAGGCTCAACTGCTAAATAGGACGTTGTTTGTAGATCATTATTCTCTACGCTAGAGTAGATAACTCCTATTTTTTTGTTTCCTCTGGAGCAAGCTATTTGTATTTGGTCTAACCCAACGTACATTTCTGCTTTTTCTGTATTAGAAACTTTACTTGTTGTTTTCTGCTTTATATTTCCCCAAGCAATTGGGGTTAGAGATGAAGAAAGAAATTCTTCCCTCTTAATCTCGGGGGATTTGACTGATACCCATTTATTCAAAGCACAAGGGTAGTCTACAGAAGAATGCGTATACGACGCTTCTCCTAAGAAATCTGTTTCCACAAAAATTGAGGATACGCTCTCTGGTATATTAAAAGATCCTGTAGTCAGAGAGCCTGGGTCTACGATAGAATCTTTTATGCCTAAAGTTCTAACTTTAAGAGTTATCGGCCTTACCTCAGGAGAGAGTAAAGACACTGTAAACGTTTTTTCTTTAACCGGAATAGCTAGATAAAGACTACCGTTAAAAACAACCTCACTACTTTTTTCCAAGCCATCTGAATATTTCAGCTGTACGGAGTTAGAGCAAGATAGATTAATGTAGTTAAAAACTTCACTACTGCTAAGAGTAACATTAAAGGAAACTTCTTCTCCAAACTTTAATATCAGTTCTCCATCTGAATTCTGAATAGAGTTTTTGCTATTGGTAGTTAATTTAAAATCCTTTAAGGCTCGAACTTTAACCCAAGCTTTAGACCTTATTTCTCCAGAGGTTTGATTAAAGAAAACATCGCTGCTTCTATCAAAAGTAGAAAAGGATTTAAAGTCCCCTATCAACAAGGCTTTATTAGTTATATTGCCTGAGACTCTACTCTTTAGCCTGGAGACTTCCTGTTTCAGAGTCTCTATCCTTTCTGTGACACTTTGAGCCAAAAGAAAGTGGTGCTGGTTGAGTATTTCTTGTGAGAGCCTAATCGTGTCTGAATCTATCCTCAGACTTTTAAAAAAGTCCCTCATCTTTCTTGATGAAATCTCCTCCATAGGAAAGGCCGTATAATTTTGAGTTATAGGAGACCCTACTAGGAACTTAGTCGAGATTTCAGAGTAAAGATCCTGGAAGGAAGTTATTCTTCCTTTCTCAAGACTTAAGCTAAGAAGCTCGGAATAAAGTCTTTTAAATTGTTGCTCTTCTACTAAACTCATAACTTACTGCTCGATGAGGGTTACTGTGCTTACAACACCACGGTTTCCACTCGTAGACTCTATTAAAATTTTATAGTAAATGAACTTTGGTGAGTCCATATAAACTAGAGCTGTTGGATTGGCTTTTACATCCTCTGTCTGAATCCAATTTATTCCATCTTCTGATAAGAAGTATCTGTAAATTACACCAGGGGCTTCATCTGCCTCAACTGTAATACCTACTTTAGTAACTTTCTTTTTAATTGGAATAGCCGAGGATATTATAGCAGACTGGGATAAATATTTATTGCTATGCACTTCAATATCCTTAATGGCAATTCCAGCTCTCCACCCAAAGAAAATATCATAGGAAATAATAGAATTTTCGGGAGTCTTTTGATGGTTATAGCTAAAGGCATTTTGTAAGGTATCCGCAACAGCTAGTACCCCAGAATATACCCCTAGAGCAGAGCTTATCCCTGATGGAATAAGGCTACTTATCAGAGCCCCGGATTTTACATGGGAAGATTTTCCTCCTGTGATCGAAGTTAGAACATTATTTAACTCTTTAGAGCTTTTATTGATGTTACCCAACGCTCTAGTAGTTCTAAATAGACTGTTAGTTGAGGTTAAGACGTCTTTGTAAGTATAATAAGTACTTAAGGCACTAACAGGATTAAGAGGACTTAAGTTTACATTTCCTTTAAATAAGGACTGCGGAACGTAGGTTTCTCCCGAGGAGGAAAGTAAAGTAGGGCTGTATATGTCTATAGATTTAGATGAGTATTTATTGGGGGATCTTTCCCAAGACTCCCACTTATCAACTGTTCTCCATAGTCCGTGGCTCCTTGTGGATTTTCTCAGAAATTTAGTAGTTTCAAACTCTTTATAAATTAATCCAGTATCTACATAATCTGTAGAGAACAGTAAATCAATTTGATCCGTAGGTAGGATAGAATTTAGACCTAAAACAACAGTTCCTTTTATTACCTGAGCTTCTTTTATAGACACCCATCTATCATTAACAAGAATCTTTACAGACTCAATTTTTAAATGACTAAATCCTCTTCGAAATAGTGGGTTAATTGTAATAGAATTAACTTCTTTAGGCTCAGGCAGAATCAGCTTAAGATTCACATAAAATTTATCTACTGGCTTCTCTGAGGATATGTTTAATAAAGTTTTATCCTCACTTTTGGATCCATTCTTGATTGTTATAGTATTGTCATCTTTTGGAATTAGGGGGGATACATCTATATTCTTTCCCCCATCAGAGTAAGTATTAGATGTACTTTTCTTTATTGGCTGGTTTCTCTTAACAAAGTAAAGCTCCATTTCAAAGCAACTTGTTGGATCCCCATCTGATAGATTAAGAATACAAAAACTTTGATTAGGTTCTTTCTCTACTGAGACTGCACCAGTTTCCTTATCAATCTTAAAAGTTGTAGACAAAGCATTGCATCCTGGGATCGCCCCTTGGGATGTCTTTTCCCCCAAAACAGGCAGATAGTCTACGGCCTCTGAAGACTCTAAACCACTTGATGCTATTCCAAGGCCTAAATCCACAAACCCGTTTGTTGCTCCTAAGTTTAAATATTCCGAAGAGTTAAAGGGTTCTTGAAATAGGATGTTGTATTTTCCTTGAGACCTTGTAGCACTTAAAGACTTCCCTAATGATTGAACCTCTTTTAGTAAAGAATCAAGTGAGATAACCCCGGAATTGAACAGGGATAAAAGATCAACCGAATTTTTATTAATATCAGTAATAACTTTATTTATCTCTGTCTCTACAGAAATTATTCTATCTTGAGTCAGCTCAGTAACATCAGAGCAATCAGTCAATATGGTAAGGTCAGACTCTGTCTCGAAATTAAAATTAGAATAACAAAGTTGTATCTCCTCTAAGCTGGAGGAGTTACTAACGTCCACAGATTCAATTTTTTTATTGAGTTCCATTATTCTAATCCAATTTTAATACTAGTTATTTTAGGAGGAAGATCTTCGCTATTTAGAATAATCTTCGACACAGCTTTCTGCTTAAGTGTATCATATGATACACTTATTTTAGAAGAATAAGAGCTAAAAGGACTTAGCTCCCTGCTGAATATTAACTCTCCATTCGGTTTAACCCTATATTCCAATATAGGGTAATAATTGGGAGAGTTCTGGTCTAGGTTTAGGGGCCTCAACTCCAACTCTTCCCAAGTTTCGTAGTCTGTTACATTTCGGGTCAGAGGGAACTTAACATTAGAACCAAAAACAGTTCCGTCATCTAATTTAAACCAACCGCTATTCACAAATCTACCCATTGTATTCTTAGGCTTGTAATTAGCAAACACAGAGTAATCCCCTGGTAGGTTTGAGATAGTTAATTTAATAACTCCTATCTCATAGTAGACCTGGTATTCTCCTGGCTCCAATATTCTTGTAGCCGAAGTAGAATTGTTAGTCACGCTAATTTGGATAGATTCTTCCCCTTCCATTAATGGGAAATAAAGGGTCTTGAACGCTGATTGTACTGCTGTTATAGTTTCTGTAACGTCTCCGTCTTTGCCAGAGAGGTTCTTATCGAAGTCGTTTTTTATAAGGTCTTTTAGTCCACCAAGTAATCCACCCTCTATTGCTTTCTTTATGCTTAGATCTAAGGACTCAGCACTAAGATTCTTGGAGATAGTGTCTCGGTACTGGGATATGCTCAAATAATTTCTTAAAGTGATTGCTCCGGACCACTCATCAAAAGTAATAGCTGAGTTTTGTTTAATTTTCTTTGAGACTTCAAAGCTAATATTAGTTAGCTCTTCTCCTATTATTACATTATTGCTGAATGAATTAGGCGGGCCTAGTGTGTCGGGAACTGCAGTAAAATGCTCATTCTCTACTGTTACTTCAACGGGCATATACCCATCACAGATTTCCAGATCAGCCTCTAATTGTTCTACAGAAAGAACCCCTTTTGTTTGAAGTTCTGGTAAGTCTGCAAGACTAGCTGACTTTAATCCAAAATATTTTTTGATATTTGGATTAAAAGGAATTTTATAGATGTAGTGTACTCCAACCCAGTCCTTAATTTTCTTAACTTTTACTTTGCTTACATGTGGGGCATACTCTAGTTGAATTCTTCCAAAAAGATCAGTGCCATTAAATTCCTCTGTTATCTTCTGAGGTTTAACTATTACAATATCACTACTATCTACAGAGTTCCAACCAGCCTCCTCTTCCTCTGTGGTAATTATCCTAAATGATCCAGAATCTGAAGTAAAGGACCTAAAAATGTTATAGTCTTCATGAACCGGGTAAATAGTAGTATTTACGGCACCTTGCCCTAAATTCTCCCCCTCAATTTTAAATGCGATAGATCTTATCTCTTTATCCGGTCTAATTTCAGAAGTGTAAAAACCACACTCTGGTAGGTACTGATCATACAGAAAATCTATCTCCTGCAATGAAAACTTGTACTCTAGGTAAGATCCTTCTTGTATTTTATTTTTTACGTCGTTCAAGAAGAAAGAGGGGAGGGAGCCTGAAGGGTTAGTTATTTGAGGGGGGGTATAATAGCTTATTTCCCCAAACTCTTTTGATAGTATTACACTTATTCGATCCGTAGTTATTGTGTGAGGCAAGCTTACAGTTTTTGACCCCTCTATATTGACCGAGACTTCATATGAAGACTCCCCTATATAGGCTTCAAAACTAGATATTTCTAAGGACTCAGTCGATGAGACGGACGGATCATAGGTTATTGAAAGATCTAGATCTTCAGCCCCTTCTGGAACAAAGTCTATAATAGTTGAGTCACTCCATCCCCCAGTAGCTGTTATTTTCTCTGAGTGTTCTCTTATGGTTATCCCACTAGAATCTTTCCAATTAAAATTAACTTTAAACGGGGAAAGAAGAGATCCTTTTGTATTGATTATAACCTCAACTCTGGAAGAAGTAAGATCAACAGGGTTTGCTGAGAAGGCTCCTTGTACTGCAGAGGATAAAAGGTCTACTGTTTGGGTAAGAGATGCACTACCTCCTGTTAGGGTGGCCTTACCCCCAGAGATAGTAAAATTAGTGGCTGTCCATGACCCTGAAGCAGCTAAATCACTATTAGTGAGACATTGTGGTGTCTGAGAATTTCTCCAGCTTATCTTCTCTAGAGAAACAGGTAGAAGTGAGTTTATCAGAACCGCGTTGAAGGACGTAGGACGGCTTAAATCAAAGGTTAATAAGACCGTTGCCTTATTATCAAAATATTCTCTAACCCATGGGTCTCCAGAGGTTGAGGTTTTTATGGGAGACTTACTTAAGATACTAGTACTCCAAGATGTTGAAAGATTAGAATCAACAATAGCCTCGGGGCTTTTTTCTGTGAGATTACCTGTCCATCTTTCAACTTTAACTTTCCCCCCAAAATACCCCTCGTTCTTATTTAAGGAAAAAGAACCAGCCTTAGACCCAGATATTGCTTTCTCCCTTGAATCATAGACGGCTTTAGGATAGAGAGGAATCTTTTCAAAATTTGGAAGGTCTAAGGGGGTATAAACCTTATTATATACTGTACTTCTTTCTGAGAAGAAAGATTCTGAATCTTTATTTAGATGAACAAGAGCGCCTTCCAGTAAGTCCAGTTTGCTAAACAGAGTATTTCTTGTTTGGATTAGTAGATTCTGGCTGTGGTCAATCTGCTTAAATATCCCAAAAAGAGACGCGGTTAGATTTTGGGTTCTCTTATTCCAGTTATTTGGGTCATTAAGGTCTTCCGTTTGAATAGAAATCAGTGGAATCTTAGTCGGGAACAATTCTTTATCAAGGAAGATAGTCCCGTCATTATCCGGGCTTTCTATTGCCTTAGCTAAAGAAAATACTGTAGTGAAGTCTTTTATTAACATTAGTTGTCAATTCCACTTTTTACCATTAATATCTCTAATTCTACATCAATAGATGTGCTCTTTTTCTCCTGGAAATAGAAGTTATTGAAGCACATTATCCTATCAGTATTATCTCCAGTTGAGAAGGGTTTTACAAAGAATCCTCCTGTGCCTGTAGTGATAGAGCTATCTGTAACGCTCAAAATGTTAGTAAACGTTGCACCGCCAGCACTCTCATCCAAACTGAGAGTGTTTCCAACGATAGAAAATTTGTAAAAGTATTTTACTCCCCCCTGGTTATTTACCTTTACTGTAGAAGTGGAGCTTAGTGAGGTAACTCCTGTGTCGGTTAAAAAGTTACTACCAGAACCCCCGGCATCCGCTGTCATATCATGGCCAGACAATTTTATAATCCTTACATTTTGAGCTGTTTGTCTGTTTGTAATGTTGCTTGCAGAAGCGCCAGAAAAGAGAAGTGCGTATCCAGACATATTAGTACTGGTGCCGCTTGTTCTCAGAAGAAATCCACAGAGTGAGTTTAAAGATCCGTCCGAGGGTAGACGCTCTGCGTGGAGGGAGAAACCTATCTCTTGATCCGCTGTGGTTCCAGGCACATTAGTCAGAGTTACGTATCCCCCTCCCTTCCTATCCGCAGGTAGGTTGGCCAAATATAAAGAGGATTCCAGGTATGTATTTGTCCCAAATTGAATAGAACCCCCGTATATTTGAACACATCCAATTGCCCAGTTAGAAGTACCGGATACAGTATTAAAGACTTCTGTATACCCAGTGCCTAATCTATAAATAGTCAGAGCAGGGGAGTACCCTGGTAAGGAGTAGTTATAGATAGTTCCACTTCCTCTGTAAAAAGGATCAACCCAGTTTAGCTCATTATTGGACGCAACCACTCCAATACTTACAGTATACCCAGACCCTGCCCTGCTAGATAAAGTTGGAGTAATACAAGTAAAATAGTTATTGTTATTTACTACCCAAGGAGTAAATCCATAGTTATTTTGGGCCGTATACTGCCCCACAAGTCCACTTTCGTAACAGCTCTCGGATCCTCCAGTTCTGATCTCTTTCACTGTCCCAGACACAGAGAAATTAGAGTTTAAGAAAGGATCTGTACCAAAAATGGCAGGCACTGTACCAGTAGTAGTTGTTACTCCTGTGGAACTGATGCTAAAAGTTAGTGGTACAGTTTCCTTATACACTACAGTACTTGCATCAGTATTAACGGGATCACCGTTACTGTCATAAGTCTGGCTAGATGAAGTACTTATATTTTTCTGAAGACGGATAGCAGCATCAAACATGTGGTTCCAGTCGTTAGCCTGCTCCAGAGTGCTTACGTCTGTTAGGGTGCCTGCGAAAGGCTTCTTGATCTTAAAATCATCTAGTGTTTGGGTACTTTTGTCGAAAGTACTCAGTGGGCCAGTATTAGGTCTATTAGGCATTCTTTACCCCTAAAAGTTGAATTTGAGCGTATATTGTACCCGCCCCTATTGTTGTAAATTGCAAATGTTTTTGTATATTAATACCCGGGGTTACTTTTAAAACTCTGGTTGGGGCTGAAGCAAGGGAGACAAAAGACAGACCAAGATGGTAAGATTCTTGATTACCGGTCCTAACTTTCACAATAGACCCAGATGCAGATAAAGGAACTATTGTAGGGCCTGCAATAACTTGGTACGCGTTCACCTTTACAAAAGTAAAATCTATATTGTCGTTAGGAAACGAAGATAGTGTATGGGAAGACGGGGCCAGACTAAAGTCTGAGGTTTCATACACACTTCCCCCCGCAGGAAATCCGTGGAAGTAACAATCAAAGGAGGAACCCACCGAGGTTCCAAATGTAGCCTCGAAACTCATGTTATGAACTACAAGTGTTTTACCATTGTTATCTATAGCAGGACCACCCGTTCCGAATATAGCGGCTCTTTCTAAGTTGAAAAGGGCATCGCCTAGAAGATTTACATCTTCTGATTTTACCTGATGAGTCAGACCTCTACCATTTGTTATTGAGGGAAATGTATCTACCGATACAGGGAACTTAGATCTAGTTCCTCTCAACCCTGTAGTTGTACTGGTATAATAAATCCTTAGACTAATGTAGTCAACGTTAACGTCTGTAGTACCCTCCCTGGCAACTTTGACCCCCCATGACGAGTTCCCTACTATATAGCTTGAGGGAAAGGGCGTAATAGCCCACAGATCCGTACTGGTTCCTACAGAGTAAACTGTTGGGGTAGTAGTTATTCCTGTTATAGACTTAGACTCTCCAAGATTAGACCCCCCATCAGAGGTCAAGTTAACTACTAGTTCTCCAGTACCACTCGCTGTATGTGCTTTTACCTTAGCAATTACACCATCAATTTCGCAGTCGTCAGGAAGGATATTTTCGAATCCTGTAACTGTTAAGGATCTCCTATCAGAGCTAGTTGAAAGATAGCCATCATCTAAAAGAGAATAGGAGGGGGTAGACCAAGTAGGGCCGTAAGCGGATGTTGGTATAACCAGGTCAATAAAAGCCATTATTTTAAGAAGAGAATGTCCAAACCCACTAATAAAGAGTTTGCTGAAGAGGTAGTAGCAAAAATATTGTTGCTTCGATGACTTAGAATACTACAGTTAATTGTTAATGCCGAGTACCCAGAACTAAAAGAAAGAGTATTGGCGTTACAGGAAAAAAGAGATGTATTAAAAGGGGCTTGTATTTTTTGTAAGTTGGTTTTAGGAATCGACTCTACACTAGAATTTGGTGTTAGACTTAAAGAGGGAATAATTGAAGATGTTGCTAGGTCAAAATCTTCTAAAACAGAACTATCAAGAACTAGTTTCAAAGAGGAGTTACTCAGGTCATATGTTTTGAAATAAGCGGGAATATCGTCCGCTAAAACTACATCAAACTCAAAAAGATTTCCCGGCCATGAGGATACCGTATTTGACTGTATAATATGTTTGTACAGGCTGGTGAAAGGAATAGTTAAATTAAACTTTATGCCTATCCTATCTAGCGACCCATCAGAATTAAGCTTACTATTAGAATAAAGATTCTCTGCTTTTAAGATGAAGTCCTTAAGCTTATTGTAATGTTCCGCATAAACAATTGTAGCCTCTGTGTCATTAACTTGGCCCTGGTTGTATAGAGTAGGCCAAGTATCCTTTGAGGCTGGCCACTGGCTTTTACTTGGGTATATAAATGGCATAATTAGATGTACTTAATTGTAAAGACAACATCCGGAGGCATATGTTGTTTAACTACCTTATAAATCTCCTCCTCAGTGCAATTGTTTAGTGCTGTAGCACTTACCTTAACAACAACTTCTCCACCTAAGCTATAAGCCCCACCACCCCAAGTTCCAACATTCAAAAGGGATTTAAGAATTGGAAGATCTTCCTCTGGGATGTAGTCTTCATCCTTAGGCATTAGGATACCTCCTCCGTAATTATCCGCCTTAATTAAGGTAGATTCCATTCCATTAACAGTTGATAAGAATATCTTAGAAATAGGAACGCAGAAAGGAAGATCTGAGTCGAAGGTGAAGCTGGATGTATTCTCATCATAATAGTTAACCCCCAGTGTTGCAAAACCCCAACTATTCGCGGAGTTAAAATTACCTCGGCTTAGGGTAAATTCAACCCCCGCGTCATATACTTTATGTTTTAAACAAGATTTAGCATATGGGGATGCAGTTGCAGGTCTTATATCAAAACAACTCCAACACTTTATGTCTAAAGAGCCTACAACATCCCCAATTACATCTGTATAGGGGGTAAAACGAACCCTCATTACTGCTGAAGGTTCTAGATATAAAGCTATCTGTTTATCTATAAGATCAGAAGTAGTGTAACTGGCCCATAAGTCCTTTATCTTGTGACTATATTCTGGATTACAATCAAATCCGTACCAAGAAGACCCGCTGCCGAATCCTGTGTACACAAACGATTGTGGGTGAGAGTAATACTCTAATATTACAGAATCCTGTGGGCTGAGGTTTTGAGAAATTCTTATGGACTTCTGATTGTAGTCTAGGTTTAAAATCTCATTTGTAGGGGTATCATCGTATACTCCAGAATAGAAGTCTACGTTATTTATTTTTATTTTCTTTAGGGTTCTAAGATCTCCACTATACCCTATGGTGTTTATATTTTGGATAATACCAATCTCTCGCTCAGTGTCTACCCTTCCATTACCAGGAAACTTAGTATCAGTTACTGTGGTATTTTCCTTGTAGTAAAGCTCTGGTAAAGAATAAATAAAAACTAAAGTATCATCCGCTTGGATATTGGTACCAAACTCATCATCCAATAAAAGAGAAGCCCAACTATAGTTAGATGGGGTTTCATCCCCACTGACAACATATGAGTCTACCATGAAACCATTATCTACCCTTATACCCCACGTATTTCCTGGTAGAATTTCTACAGCCCGGCTCTCAATTTTTTTAGTATTGAATTTGAGGTTGAGTTTTTCTGTTACTGATTTAATCCTTCCAGTTTGAACTGAAGTTATAGAAGCAAGAGCACTATCTGTAAAGGAGAGATCCACCTGAAAAGAGGATAAGCTGTATTGGGCTGCAAGGATGCTTTTCTGCTCTCCCCGGTAATAAGAGCTACCTTCTACTAAGTTCAGTATAATAGGTTGGAAAAAGTTTTCACTTGACCCCCCATGAATATACCCAAGTAGAACGTGGTCCTCCTCTGGCCTAGTAGGCACTACTTGAACATTTAGTCTATTCATAGGTTTATGTCGTAAAGGCCTTCGTTATCAGAGTCTGTCACAGCTAAATAGGCGCCAGTTTCTATTAATATAGCATTATTATAGTAAGGATCAAATATAGTAGACGGAGGGAGTTCAAAGGACCCCTTATACACTATACCTTGATAGGACATTTCTTGATCATCTTTTGGTTTAACTGTCAAAGATTTGTTCAGCCTTGGAAGCCCATCTAGTCTAGACTGTTGACAATATATATTACCTTCTTTTTGGGTTACAAAGGAGTATCCCTTTTCGTAGTCGGTACTTGTATATATATTAGAGGTGGCTGTACCTGATATAGTATTTGAATTTATAGCTGAACAGGTAAAAAAGATACTCCAAGCCCCTGCCGCTGTAGCCTTAACATAAAAACTAATTTTGCCTGTGCTATCCACCGCTGTGGGAAAAGAAGTAATAGCTGTAAGATTGGAAGAGGTTTTACTAATAGTTGCTAGGGGCACAGGTATATTGGATCTATCCAGGACTATCACAGTAATAAGGGTCTCCTCTGCTACACCTGTGTGCAGATAATCCTTATCTGAGTAAGCGACCACCCTATGAGGCGTGTTAAGAGAAGAAATAGGGGTGTCAGTAGATATCACAAAACCCTGACCCTTGTAGCCCAAGGTTAGTGGAGATAAATTAACAGCGGTTAGAGAATCCAGTCCTTCTTTTTTATGGGTAGTTTCATAATGAATGATAATCGCATCTGCGGAAGCATACCCTGCGTAAACCTCAAAACTAGTAGTTGTTTTCTGGATATAGGAATACTTAATATAGTACTCCAAAATTACCCACTTCCCCTCTTCTATTGTTGTCTCTAGATAATCTCCAAAAAATGGGGCTCCACTGTTATATAACGTGTCTCCACCCCTCCGTATAGTTATACCTTCTATATATTTATATGTCGGCCTTATTCCTTCTTTTTCAACTATCACAGCCTCTCTAAACTTAAGAAGGGGTTGAGAGTAGATCAGATCTAAATAATAATTATTATTTGGAGAGGTTGTAGTTTTTATGTATACGTAGCTCGTAGCTGTATCAAAAAAGTACTGATCTTCACTCTTAACTTCCGTCAAGGATTTAACCTCTAACAAAGTTTCTTCCTCTAGGCTTCTTACATTAATAAGCTTTGTTCCCGCTGGAATTTGAACTCTATAGTAGGAACCAGAGGCAGTCCATGTAGCAACATACCCTGGGTACAGGCAGTTGTTAATAGGAAGGTAATGAACCTGGCCACTTCCTCCAGCCCCCTCAGTGTCTGAGTAAATAAGGACTGGTCCTTTATTTGGATTGGCCGATCCCGTTAAGGTTATTGTGTTGACACCCGCTGCTAAAGTAAAAGTTTCCTCTGCCCTATCATTGTAGTTATACTGAAGCCTACCATCAAAATAATAGAAGCCACTACCTGCGTCCAATAACCATAGATACTCCGTCTTTTCTTCTGTTGAAAGGCTTGTGTCTACTGTTCCTGATCGAGGGTACCCGTATTTTTCTAAGGTTGCGGCGACCTCCCCCAGTCTATATTTTGTAAAATTAGGTATACTCATAAGTCTGTTCTCCAGATAGGATAGGATTCCCCCACCTTATCTTTTTTGTTCTAGTCACTTTTTCAATTTGAACTGATGTCTGTGTTAAGCCAATATAAGATCTGGGATAACCAGAATCTCTTCTAACTCCTATAATTTTATCGTAAGAGTCTTTCAATAAAACTATATTTCTAGACCAAATTCTTCTGGCTCCGATTCTGTCTGTATCTGCCTCATCATAGTCAAGAATATTTTTATCTTTAGTTTCCCAATAACCAAATCCCTGGGCTGTATAATAACTTCCCCCACTTTCTATGGGGGATATTCTACTTTGGGTAAAGAGTGAGTTATTCGGAAACTCAATAGAATTGTACTCAGTACTAAAATTAAGTGGATTGGAAGTGTGAGAGTTCCAGGCCAGAACCAATCCCAGCCCTAAAACAATAGCTATTTGGTTCTCAGTTTTTCGGCTTAGACAATACTTCTTGTGGATCAAAGAAAGATCAGTATTAGAAAAATTTTTACATCTTAAGTATCCGAAAACTTTAACATTGGTATCCCATATGTTACTTATTAAATGAACTTCCGGAGTTGTATTGACTGAGTTAAGTTGGAGGTTGCTAGTGTGAGCTAGAATTTCCGCTCGTAGATCCTCAGAAAGATACTTTAAATTAAAAGTTCCTGCTTTGTAGCTAAACAAGCCATTTTGATCTGGATATACCCTTACCCATGGCTGATTGCCGGAACCTTCTATAAGAAAATAAGAGTCTTCTGTGGGTGGGGTAGACAGGAGTTGAGAAGAAATATCAAAGGTTCCTGTTGTAGTAGATGTTATTTCTACGGTTATTTCTTCTGAATTGGATACAAAGTACCCTTCCCTTGCTTTAAAGTAGTAAGAAGGCTCTTTTGAGTATTTGAGGTCTTCAAGACTTTTTGCTCTTTTAAACCCTAAATTGAGGGCTGTGGACTCAGCTATAGTAGTAGAGAGCGTAATTCCCTCTTCCATAGTTGCTGTATCCCTTAGAAAAAGAAAAGAGGTCGGCTCAGATACGTCCCAATACCTTAGAGGGCCACAAAAGTATGCGGACTGCTCCACCTCTTTAAGAGGATAGAACAATCCGCGAATTGGCAGCTTGTAACTAAGACTACTGGTATTTAAATATGCAGCTCCCCATCTAGGTTGCTGGGAGAGGTCTAACATTCTTCATTTAAAATAGAGTCCTACTCTGCCTTTTTATCTATGATTATTGAGTTTGTTTGAGTATAATGTTTAGCTATATTGATTGCATTCACAACGGCAGCTTGAACTGTTCTTGCGGAATCAATTATACCCAACTCGAACATATCTTTTCCTTCTTCTTTAGTGGCCATGTTAAAGCCGCCTACAAGAAGTTTATTCTGATAATCCTTCTCAGGCATTTCAGCATTTAAACTAATTTGGGATGAAGGGGCTAGTAAACATTTAAAAGCCTCTCTATACTTAGTGTCTAGACTATTCTTTTCGAAAATCTGTAGAAGGAATTTACCTCCACCCTCAACAACTCCGTATTTAATTCCATTCCTAGTCGCGTTGATAGCATCCTCAAACCTATCTCTTTTCTCAGCAGCGTCGGAAGCATTCTCTCCTCTTAAAAAGATAGTAGCAGTTTTACCGGTAAGTTGTGCTATTCTTTTTTCAAACTTTTCTTTGTCTTCCTTAGAAAAGTTCTTAACCTCTTCTAGTAATTTAGCTGTGTGTTTAGCTATATTCTCCTCATTCTCCTCATTGGTCTGAATGAGGGTTTGGCCTCTAGCAATGCTCACTTTTCTAAAATCTCCTAGATCAGTGGGCTCAACCTTACTGAGAAGAACCCCCTTATTTTTATAGAACATTGTAGCCCCGCTTGCTGCGGCTAAGTCCTCAAGGAGTTGGAGTCTTCCCTCCCCAAAAGAGGGGGCTCTAATAACACAAATATTCAAGCTATTCTTGTTAATATTAGAAATTAGTGTTCCTAGGCACCTATCTGACATTTCATCGACAACAAGAAGCAGGGGAATCTCAGCCCCTATGTTGCTCTTAATCATTTTTTGAAGGAAGGGTACAAGTTCGTTTTCATTAGTTATCCCACTCTCCCAAATAAGAACTTTGGGATCCTCCCTTATCCAGAAACCTCCAGGGGCCATGTCAGGATGATACCACCCCTTGTCTAGGGTAATTCCTGAGCTGATCTTAACATGGGTGTTTTCGTCACTGACATAATCCAGGGTAATGATTCCTTCTGGCCCAATATTGTAAAATGCCTCTGCGACAGCATTACCAACCTCTTCTGAGTTACCCGAGATAGTAGCAAGGTTTCTTAAGGTCTTTAAATCAGAAGCAGAGATCTCTTTCCTAGAATTTTCTAGTGTGGATAAAACTACCCCCTGGACATATTCTAGTTTCTCTACAATTTCTCTGGAGTTATCCCCTGTCAACTCTCGGTCAACAAAATCACAAAAAGCTCTGGCTAGAACGCAGGCTCCGCTCGTTCCGTCTCCTGAAATGTTATTAGTACTTAGGGCCACCTGTAAGAAGAATTCTATAGCTGCTTGAATAAAAGGATCTTGTGATTTGACCTGTGAGGCAACTGTAACTCCATCTTTAGTAACATAAGGAACTCTTCCTTTCATAAAAAGGCAAGTCTTCCCATGAGGCCCCATAGTAGCACCAACGGCACTAGCTACCAAATTGATGCCCTCCTTAAGCTTTACTTTTGCGTCAGAACCTAATAGAACTAGCGTCTTATTCTCTTCAATCATAGTTTTTGTTATATGCAAGATATACACCCAAACAGTCGCTAAAGGTGTACTTTACTTGTTTTGATTTTACCTTATACTTCTCCAGTATTTGCTCAAAATCAGGGAAAGATTCTAAAACTTTTTGAAAAACTTTTTCTTTTACTTCCTCCGTATTCTTTATTGTACGGGGTATCCCTAGAAGTTTCTTAATAGCTCTAGCTTCGACATATTCCGGTTTTATTCCAGATGTGTACTCTAAAGAAACGCAGAGAGTCCTAACTGTAGCTAGGGCAAGTAAGGCTTTACTAGACTGAGATCCTTGTGGATTTTCAAATACTATCTTGTCTGGTTTTAAAGCTTTGATCAAGTTGGTCAATTTTCCCAAGATCTCCCTAGTTCTTAGTATTATAGACTCTGCTTCTGTTAGCTTAGAATTAGGAAGAGTCTGAATAACAGACATCTCTAAAATTTCCTTAGTTGTGGTTTCCACAACTACAACCCCAAAGAATCTTAAGGAGGGGTCTAAAAGCATTATTTTCATGTATTGATATAAAGGTTATTAAAAGAGTATTCTCCTCTATTACCCCATTTAGCCCTTTCTCTGTTAAACACAATTTTTTCTACTTTGTGTACTGAGTCTGCTATTTGGAATATAGTTCTTTCTCCTACGTAGTTATCATTGACGGGTCTAATATGCCCTATTTCCGGAATCAGAGTAGGGTTATAAGATTGGCAATATACTATTGATCCGTCTACTAGTGTAGTCGTATACTCATTCCCACTTTTAGTAAAGGATACAGGGCCTTCTGGTGTAAATAGTGTACCCCATTCCCCGGTAAACCTGGAATAAGTTTTACCCCCTTTAATCTCAAGTTTTTCTACAAACATATTCCAGTCTGAGTATGTTTTTTCTTGAAAATAGTTATAGGAGTCTTGGTTAAAGTAGCCCCCTAAGCTTGTTTCCTGGTAGATGTTAGAATTTGTAATTTCTCCCAGAACATACAAAAGATAGTTGCCCTGGTTTAGAATTTGAGCTTTGGGTAACAGTAAAGCCCTTTCTTTGTTATAGCTTAAAGCCCTTATATCTAAAACTCCTTGCTTAAAAAGGAACTTGTCTGGTTGAGAGTAGATCTTTTTTATACTTGCGCTTGTACTGCTACCCCCATTTATTTTAATGTTCAGTGAAGTCAGGCTGTTGTACGTTTCTTTATATAAAGTTAAAACAACCAATTCTTCGTCTGTTTTAACCCCTAAATACCTATCAGACCTGTTTTCTGATTTAACAAAAAATCTATTGGAAGAGGGGAGGCTGAAATAAACTATAGAATCCAAGTGATCAAAGCATGGATCTGTGCTAAAGGCAAATCCGTCTGTAGTTGTAGACAAAGACCTTGAGAATTCTACCCCTGAGATCAAAACACAGACCTCAGATTGATAATACATTGGAGTAGTACAAGATAATAACTCCTCTTCACTATTGGCTTTATCTATGGGAATCCACGTATTATCTGAGTACTGAATTTCCAGCTGGGTGACGTTTAAGTCTGTTTCTTTAATCCACAGGTACTCTTTAAATCCTCCTCTAAGTGTAAATTCAGACAGTGCTTTATCTTTAATTAAAGATAAGCACCCAGCTAACTCACAAAGAATGCTCTCTTTCACACTTTGAGACGATATGGAGGGGAAAGATACTTTCCAGGCACTAGGGACTTTCCCTGCAGAAAAAGTAGGAACCGACCCTACTAGTGCTGGTGCAGTAGGTATCTCTTCAACTACATCATCCTCAACCAGAAAGTTGATAGATTCCCATCTGGGGAGCTTAAGCCCCATTAAAGTTGCTTTCCTGATTAAATTGATGGGATACAGACTAGACACTAAGATATGGTTATTGAACTAAGCTCGAATTTTTCATCTACTTTACCAGCATAAAACCCGTTATTAGAAAGAATAGATCCCCCAATCTTCACAATAACAGCAGCATTTTTAATTTCCTGTGCTGAGTCGATTACAAACCGGGTAATCTGATTTGGGTAGAGGACAGCTGGGTTGGAAGAATCTAAAGATGAAATATAATTGTTAACGGCATTTGTGACTCTTTGAGATAGGTCCGAAGAAGTTCCAGAGCTAAGAGTAAGAAATATTTCTACATTAACCGGTATCCTTTCGGGGATTAGAAGTTTATAGTCAGTCCAAACTGGAACTGCCTCAGCAGCCATAGTAGATGCAAGACTTAAAATAGTATTTTTATCTTGAAAAGCGGAAGGGAATAGTACGACATCTACTGTACCTGGGCCTCTCCTAGCCCTGTAGACACTTACATTCTTTACTCCAGGTATGGCCATAAACATACTTCTAAAGTTCTCTTCATTAAGGACGAATCTTCTTTGGAACTCTTGAAGAAGCCTAAATCTATATGAATCGTCCCCCTCCTCATCGCTACCGTTATCAATAGGGAGAGTGTTTGTAACAGAAACGGAAATGTTTACTGAGTTGTGGGAGTCTATGTCCCCTACTTTGGCTGAATAGTAAGAACCAGTGTCCGCAGCAATAACGTGTACAAAATCTGATTGAGCTACATCTAAGGATAGATTTTCTGTAGTAAAAAATGAAACACTAGGATTACCCGAGCTGTATACCCGAGTTCCTGCAATAATTGTCACGGTCCCCGAATCTAAATTGGTAAATTTGACAGCCCTACTCAAACCAACTGTAGTTGACTTGGTTGTCCTCTTCCTAGAAACACCTAAATAGTCACCCCAGCGATCTAGATAGGTACCAGTTGCCTGAAACAAATCAGAATTAGCCTCTATTTCTTGTAGAAAGGACCATAGACCTTCAACCTCTTCCACAAAAATTGAGACTATTCTGCCCAAGGTACTATTAGTGGCAGACACATTCAAATCTGTATCAGAGTTAATTCTGCTGATTATTCTTTCTATAGTGGTAGTTTTATCCGGCTTAGCAATCATTAATTTTTACCCTAATCCTAAAGTCTTTTTTCTCATTTGAAAGAATCTCAATTATAGTGAAAGGTATTTCGTACCTTTCTTCATTGTTCCTAAAAAGGATGGAATCGCCTATTTTAAGTAGAGTAGGAATACTTATCAAACTATGTCCACAAGCTTGACATTTTATTTTTGAATAAAATGATACTGATGTGCAGGAAGGGTTAGAACAAATCTTTATAAATCTATTGTTTTTACATTCAAGAAGAATATTAGATTTGTCTGTTATCTTTTCTTTCACCTCCGAAGATTTACAAAAAATGAAGTTATAGGTGTTATTTTCCCCCTGCTTATTTACGATCTTCTTAGCAGTATAAAAGAAAAACTTATCTCGGTTTAATTTTCCCATCATTAAGGTTTAGTGACGCAGACCATTGAATTCTGTTTAACGTTGCGTCTAAGTATTCTACCACAATTAAAACGCTATTGTCTCCGGTTTTTAATACCCTTACGTTTCTTAGCGTAACAAAGTCGTCCCTAGAAAGTTCACGGATTACAGCATCAAGAATGTCGTTTCTTACTTTTTCTGTGTTAGGGAGACCAATAAATTTTTCAAGATCTGCCCCAACGTTAGGGTCTATTGTATAGTCACCTTTAGATGTCTTTAACCTAAAGAGGATCTCTTGTGCTACTTGTCTCTGACCTGTTACCTTTAGGACATCCCCATTAGGTCCCACTAATAGTTCTCCATCCTCATCAACAGCCCAATCAACTAAATAGCTCATAAGAACTTAGACACCTCGTTAAATATATAATTTTTTTTCTCATCCTTCTCTTTGTGATCAAGGAGAAGGGGTATAACTTCAAATAAATCTATAATAGGGACTGGATTGACTATCTCCCCTATGCCTGTTCCGGGATCTACTTGAACGTAGGATTGTGGGCCAATTACTTTAAAGCCATTTAGGTCTACTTTTGGTCTTAAGACGAAGGAGTTCTTCTCTAAAGAAGAGTTTAGGCCTTTGTTGTTAATTTTGAAGCTCTCTAAGTCTGGAACCTTTATTCTAATAGAAGATGATCTAATCCCAAGAAAATCAGATAGAACCCCTACAGCCCCGGAAGCATCCAGAACCACTTTAGAGATTCCTGAGTACAACTCAGACTGACCAGTTTCTCGGAAAACAACTCCACTTGGGCAATAAGGAGATCTAAGTCCTATGGATCCCCTACTATAACACATTAAGGTTTTATATGTCTTTTGTCCGCTTATGGAGATTTTATCAAACATTATTTAAAATATCCCATAAACATTCCCGTGGGCACGTATGTGGTACCTGTCAGAGCGTTTGTTCCTTGTGATGTTTTTAGTGATTGTGGATTAACAGGTTTATTCTTTCCTGTTTTTGGATCAAATAGTTTGGGAGCTACAGGGTCTTTGGCGGCAGTGTTGGTTATATCTTTGGATGATGGGTGATCCATCTTTAATGGGCTCTTGGAATTCATTTGATCCCAAGGTAGATTCCCTGCCAGTGGAGTATTTAGGCCACTTTGATCGTTTAGGGGGTTGGTTACAGTAGAGTTTACCGGTTGTCTTTTATCAAAATATCCAGTAACAGTTGGTGTGGCATTACCACCTCCAAAAAAAGTAATATGTGCAAACATACCCTCAGCATTAGCCCCACCTAATTGACCGGAAGAGGATGAGGACACAAGAGAATCCTGTTTGGGGTCTACAAACTTATCAGGCACCGAACCAGAAGTACTTCTTGTTACAAGGGTGACACTATCCCCAAAAGGGGCTCCTTTTATTTGAGCCATATTAAACTCAATTAAAGAAAACCCCTCGTATTGTTGGGCTGTTTGTTCCGCCAGGCTTTGAGTTTTTACGAAGAATCCTACTGTACTAAACGGTCTTTGTACAGAATCTAGTCTTGATAATCCTTTAACCTTGTCAGAGAACATTAAATAAAGTAGCCGTCAAAAGTTACAACATGACCTAAAACGCCTGCTGTGGCCACTGTACCAATATATTTGCACACAGTCTGAACAAACTCTCCAGGGTAGACAGGAATTGGGTTTTGGAAAGTCTTAGCAACTGTAGAACATGTGGTAAGTGCAGGGGCGGTTGCAGCTAGTGTTTGAACCCCCAGTGGAACTCTGACAGGAGCTTTAGCGGTCGCTGAGGTTGTAGTTGCGAGCGATACTGCGTTATGCCCGAAGGCTAGAGACCATTGAATATTAAACCCACCACCCGTTAAAGTTGTTTGAACGTAGGTGTCTATAGATACCCCTGTGATCATTAGCACCTTACCAGAGATAGCCGCTGTACCCGCAGGGTTCTGGTAGCTTGAGATAATACCATCAGTATTAAGGGCTAGGGTGGCTGTTGCCCAGAACTGTCCACCAAGACCAGAACCCAAAGCAGCAGTAGTATTAGTGGGGACTGCGGCTGTAGGGTTTGCAGAGTTGGCATAGTTTGCAGTAGATCCAAGAGTGTGCCCTGTTTGGCCCTGATAACTATGACGACCCATCAAACTTTGGGCGTGATGTATAGGGAAACTAGCCCCTGAGTTATCTCTCAAACCTACATAGACGTTCCCAACTTTAGTCTGCTGAGAAACAGTAGGGGCTACAGCTGCGTTATATTCCCTAACAGTGAAGGGTTGACTTTCACTAAGGCAAACAGCTGCCGTAGCTGACGGCACAGGGATCTTAGCTACAATTACACCATCTATAGAGAACCTAACAGCATCATCATCAATGACAGCTCGATAGGAGTGTCTTACCCCCGCAGATGGTGCGGTTAAAGCCCCAGAAGTTATCTCAGTACTGTTGTTAACTATAACAGCTTTGAGAACCCCAGTAGCGTCATAGCGAAATAGAATTCCGTCTGTAGGGGCAGTTGTTCCTGTTGCTTGGAACATTCCTATTTCAACAACGTTATTTGTTTGTGGTGCTTGAGTTAGGATTATGTCTGACTCAAAAAACAGAGCGGCATCTACTGGCTTAGAGAAGAAAGGATAGGTGGCTATTCTGGCTACGGCATTGGCGGTAGTTACGTTACCAGAGTTAAGAACACAGAAACCGCCAGTTACAGCGGTAGCAAAGGTTGTTACAGGAGATGTAAAAATAGAAGTATTTAGGGCAGTACCATTAAAGGTCTCATATAGAAGAGGCGCATCCTGACTCGCGATAAGTCTTCCTTGAGGACTGACCCTAATAGCTTGAATTTCTCTCGTACCTGTAGAGGCTCCATCATCTAGTTGCCCACTGAGCACACTAAAGCCTGCTAAATCTTCATCTGTGGGTGTAACAACGCATAGGTTGTAATTACTATCAACATTGGCTTTACCAGCGTTGTTTGATCCAGAATCTATTACTGCCATAATTTTTAACTTAGTGTTCCTATACTATAATATATACCCCTTTTCCCAACAATAGGTCCAGGAAAAGCTGTTGCGTTTAACCAAAAAGATCCGTCCTCTTCCACCCAGGCTGAGTATATGGGCATATCCCAAAGATCATCATCTTCTGCGTGTCTACCTGTAGCTGTTCTGCCTGTGGAAAAGACATTAATTATACTTGCAGAGGTTACTGCTGGGTCTGTGATAAGAAATAACTTGGAATAAACAGGAGTGGTGCCAAAGTCTATTTCAGTAGTGCTTATACTATTTCCTGCAGGAACTGAAGCGTTGCTTCCCCCCGCTTTAATTATAGTTGTTCCCATTATTCAGAGGTCTCCGATACCATAGCAGATCCAGAAGTACTTGCCCAAACACCTGTCAAAACTCCTGTGTAATCCGTTACGATTAACGTGTCGTATTGAGACAATCTATAGGTGTAACTACTCCCTGTTACACCTGTCCCCTCCTTTATATATAGAGTATTGGTAGAGGAGCTAGCATCGTTAACAATAACAGCCTTAACTCTTAAACTATTTGAAGATAATAGTGTAGTGGAGGATGTTGCTGCGGCTATTTGTGTTACAGATGTTGAAGAGCCTCTAAACTGCTTAGCGGTAACACTTCCACTGGTTCCAATATCAACTTTGTTTGTAGTTCCGGGAGTAGATTGGTCTATAGAAACTTTTCCTATAACATTTGATCCAGCAGGAAGAGTTGAGATACTAACTGGTTGAGTGGTAGCTGTCCCGTCTACTAAGAGTGGGGTCATCCCGGCAATGCCCTGAACTGTTATTACATCTGATGACGCTGAACCAGAAGTTCCTAGGCTAGGTTGCTTAGCGGAGGTTGATGCCCCTGTTGGAAGAGGGAGACTGGCCGCCGACATAGCAAAAGTTCCTGTTCCCGCATTAGCCGTAACCGTACCACTTATAGGCTGAGTAGTGGTTCCAGTCGGGTCAGTTCTAAAAGGATTAGAAGAGACTCCGATCTGATTCCCAGAAGAATCGTATATAGCTACATCTAGTGCTTGGTGATTAGCCCCTGACGGTGTATGGGTGATGTCTTCGTTGGTGTTAGTTGAACCCTTCTGACCCCCTCTTAAAACTGATTTAGCAGAACCCCCTGTCAAAGTAGAATCTAGTGCTAGTCCATTTGTAGTTCCTATATTTGATGTAACGGTTCCACTTATAGGTTGGGTTACAGCACTTCCATCAACTTTAACTGCTCCTGCAGCTGATACAGTAGCAACATTGGTTCCACCAGAGTCAACTATCTTACTGACTTGCTCACCGTTACTTAGCCTACTGTACACACTATTTACAACATCTACTAGTTTTCTTAGCCATCCTAAAATTCCAGATGCTGACGAGGACAACGCTGGTGGAGAATCCCCCGCAGCACCAACCGCAGTATTAATGTTAGAATCAGTGGCTGCCCCCGATGGTAAAGGGAGAGAGGAAATACTTACAGGCTGTGTAGAGGCAGAGCCATCAACCTTAAGAGCTCCGGTACCAGTTACTACCGCAACATTTGAGCCCGCTGAATCAACTAATTTTGTTTTTTGGCTGCCCCCAGTAAGGGTCGCATCTAGTGCAACTCCGTTGGTTGTGCCTATATTCGCAGTAACAGTTCCATCAGACCCTATACTTACTTTATTAGTAGTTCCGGGGGTGGTCTGATCTATTCCTACCTTACCTAATAAATTAGTACCTGATGGTAAAGGAGAAGTTATCTTAACATCTTGAGTCTGCTCTACTATATTTGCGGAGGAAGGGGGTGTTCCTAGAATTGCCCCTGTTGTGAGATTTAACCAACTACTAACAACTACTGTTGGAGGAGAGGTTTTGGCATTTAGTGTTACTATTCTAGCAATTAAATCCCCTGAACTATACCCTGTTCCTCCCGATGTAGCATCAAAGAAACTATTTATAACTTGGAGGTCTTGGGATGTACTGGCAGGCCTTAGCCCCGCACCAGGAGTGGCTGTAGTTCCAGATGGATCTGTAAACGCCACAGATATACTTCCTGTCCCCTGATCTACAACATCTCTTCTTAGATAGAAACTGCCGCTGTCATCAGTCCAAAGCGTAGCTGCTAAATCAAGCTGGGCTTGAATAGCTGTCTTTACCGCCAGCAGGGTTGTCTCTGTGGCGGCCCCAGTGGGAAGTGGCAGAGAGGAGGCTGAGATAGGCTGAGTGACGGAACTTCCATCTACCCTTAATTCTCCCCCAGTGGTAAGAGATAAGGGATTAGTAGTACCGTTAGTATAAGTTGGGGCTGAAGTTGTTGTTGCCGCCTGGGCCAACCCCCCAGTTTGCCCTGAAGTAGAAGACCCCTGTGCAACAGCCCCACTAGACGCCCCGGATTTTATATTAACATCAATAGCGTTGGATGTAGACGTAATAGAGTTGCCTGTGCCATCCTTTAGATTGACGTCTACGGTACCACTTACAGGCTGGGCTGTAGCCCCAGTAGGATTTACTCTAATTGGGTTTGAGCTAGTGCCTAGATGATTACCAGAGGCATCGTAAATAGCTACGTCTAATGCCTCGTGGTTGGATCCAGAGGCTGTATGTGTGATGTCTGCATTAGTATTGGTGGTCCCTTTTTGTCCACCCCTAACAACAGTTTTTGCTGTACCCCCTGTTAAGGTTGAATCTTGTGCCACTCCAGAAATAGTCGTGGAAACAGATCCTGAGACGGTAACGGTACCACTAATTCCTACTGTTCCGTCAACAGTTACTGACCCCCCTCCATCAGAGATTGGAACTGCAGTTCCTCCGGAGACTCCCTGAACTGTAACTACGCCGGTGTCCGGTGTTCCAGCAGTGCCCAGGCCCTTAATATCAATTTGTTCAAAAGAGGATGGCATAAGATTATATTAGTTCCCAATAAGTTTTATCGTAGGAGGGAGCAAGATCCATGGAAGACTTGTATTTCATTTCCCAAGAGTTAACCCCCGATATTAATTGACCAGAAGCTCCTTGAATAGTAACTTTATTCCCGTTATAAGTGTTTACTTTTTTTATAGTGTACCTTTTAGAGGTGCAAGTAGTAACATCTTGCAGTGTTATAGTTACTGGTGCTGAGGTGGAATCTACCTGCAACACATCATCCGAATTCAACATAGACCCAGAAGATGTTATCATCCGAACACTAATAGAGGGGTGATAGCTATTGCTATCCAGAATCATTTGAAGAAGTTGATTTAACAAATCTGAGTCTACGTCTCCTACACCGCTACCAGAGTTAAGAACTGTCCAACCGTTAATGCCCCCAAATAAAATAGCAGAACCTAGTGGGCTAGTAATCTCAAAAGAAGTATTTCCATTGATCTTTTCTGCTCCATGGGGGGTTAAAATAATTTTTTTGGTTGAACTACATTCCCCACTAATATCTTGAACTGCAAGACCAAGGGTGGGAACAGATGGAGCAGGGGGAAGCTTAACAGTTATTGAAGAGGATAGAGCAGTTACCACTAAACTTTTGTCTACCGCTTTAACAGAATAATTACTAGATATTCTTTTTACATTCTTTGGTAGAGAAGAAGTTAGGCTCAATTTTTATACTCCTGCTCGCTTCTGGAGGGCATCCATTCTATTCAACCACCCTTTAAGAAACTTGCCTTGTGAGGAACTCTGTTTAACTAGTGAGTAATAGTAATTTCTTCTTACCTCTATTAGGGTTCTTGCAATGTTTGCCGTCGAGTTACTATATTGTGGAGATTGTTCCAAGGCTTTTTTGTAAAGCTGCCTTGCCTTACCATGCTGTACTGCTGTATCAAAAAGTACTAGGTTTAATGGCTCAGGGGTGGAACCACAATCAAAAGCATCCCAATATTGCTCTTTGTAGATCTGGGAGGCCTCCTGTTTAGTAATATCCCTAATATCTTTGTGGGGTAATCCCTTTCTCTTTAGCCACTTGTAATATTCTTCATGAGTTATTCCAAAATTAGTGGCCCCACCCCTATCCGCAGCATCGTTAGAAAAACCACCCTCCATTTCAAAAACGAAGTCAAGGCAAGCTTCAAAAGAAAAATCTTTATTCTTTCCTAATGTGTTATTGCCTGACGACATATTGACCCTTCCTGGCAGACCTGTAGATGGGACTCCCGCTGAACTGGATTTATTAAGGATTCCAACCGAGTATAGTTGGCCATCTTTTTTGTTTAAAAAATCCAATTAATCTCCCAAACTTGAATCAGAACCTGGTTGAACTTTCCTTTCCAAAGCAAAGAATCTTTCTTCTTCATTCTTTAAAAAGTCTCTCATCTTTTGGTTAGCAGGATTATCGTCTGAGGGGTATTCTAGGCCGGTTAGAACACTTAGCGCTGTTCCTGCCAAAGTCTTATTAAACCACTCATCTAAAATAGAGTTTACTAACCCCGGCTTTTCTCCTAAAACGGAACCTTGATGCCCTTTAATTCCTGCCACATAAGGAACACCCTTATATTTTCTCAGGGGAATTATCTTAACACACTGCATTCCGGAGAAGGCTGCATTAATGCCATCAAAAACAGAGTTTCCTATTATTTGTATAGTGACATTTAGGGCTAAGGTTATAGGGGTAGATGATAGTGCCATTTTTGTCATCTTTATAGTCTTCAAAGTGTTCTTAAACTCAGAAGCCCCTGAAATGATAGACTTTATTCTGACAGAATCTTTGACAATATTATAAGCAGATTTAGAGTCTTTGACTACTTGTTTTCCTATTTCTGTAACGGCCAACCTTGTCCTTAGGGTCCAAGGGGTTAGTTTCAAGGTCCCTTTAACATCCTTGATTTTCGACGCTGAGCTAATAGAGGTGTAAATTTTCTCTATAGTCTCAGGGGTTAGCTTTCCTTTATTGAACTCTTTAATAAGCTCTTTATTTTCTCCCAGGATTCTAGTCCAAAACTCAATTGTTTCTTTGGAGAAATTCTTCTTACTTAAAGACCTAAGAGTTCTAGAATCAACCCTGTTAAGGATATTTCTATGCATCTCATCTAAGATCTGAGAATACAGCTCATGTTCTCTTAAGATAAATTCAGATTCCGTTAGTCCTTTTGATTTAATTAAGAAATCAAATTCATCTACTATATCTTTCACTGCTGGGTTAGACATGTTTTTTCTAACCTCTTTCATTAGCCTGGAATAAGTTTCTGGGTCGGACTCTTTCAGAATAAGGAAATCTTTGGCCGATATCTCATCAGCACCTGAGGCTAACCTTAGAATATTAGAAATTTTAGACTTTAAAATAGCGTAGGGGAGAAGTCCCGCTAACTGATTTCCAATTATTGATGTGAGTCCTGTATATGCATGTAAGATTAATTCTTGTCCAATTACAGAAGATTTTGGAAGAACCACTAAATCAGGTGAAATATAGGTTATAAAACCGGATTCTGGATCTAAGCTATGAATAACTTCTTTAACGTGTAAGGGGCCTTGAAGTCTAGTTTCGGCATCGTTGTAGAGAATAAAATCTCTAGGTTTCAGTGACGAATAGCCATCAATTATAAGCCAGCCGTCGTACATGTTCTTTACTGTGTCACACAGACTTTGTATAACAGAGTTTTGCACAGCAGGAGTTGTTGGCTTCTGGGCTATATCTCCGACTGGCCCTGGAAGCCAGCTAAGAACTTTATCAGTAAATCCTTTTAAAGGGGCTTGTAATGAGGTAGTTACTAGACCTACTTCTACCATCATTGTTCTTCTGTCTGAGGGTTCAATGTTGTTGTCCACAGACCAGACGTTGGTTTTGGTAACAGATTCCGAACTGAACCACCCATTATGGGTTTGAATCCCTATAGCGTCAGTCGCAATATTCCTTCCTTCAAGTTTTACTCTTCCTTGAAAAAGGTTCACACCAGACATAGCAATATGAAATTGGCTATATGGTTTGGATTTCAGAAAAGAAACATACTCCTCATCAGAAAGATCATGTATAGCAATATTTTCTACCCTAGATATTGGTAGTACACCTGCCTCTTGTTTAGATGCTTGCACTCCGGTACTCTCAGACATTCCATAACCTGTGGGGACGAAAATACTAGGGTCCACTTTTATATTTGAGTTACCCGGATAAGGCACTTTTACCGGTTTGTTTACTATACTCCAATCAATTTTTCCCACACCCTTATTCTTTATTTTCTCAGGTACTTGAGGGGCTAAAGGTTTAACAGAGAGTGTTTCCGAAAATCTAGAAAGAACTCTATCATCATACTCATAATGATAAGGCCACCACCACTTTCCAAAGAAAAGACTAGATCTAAATCCAAAAGTTTCTGGGGCAGCTACAAAATCTAAACAAGCTCTACGACATGTTTCTATAATTTTCCAAGTAGTGGGTTCTTTTACTGAAATTGAGAAGTAGTTTACATCATCCCAGTTATAAAGAGCATTCCTAGTCATAAAGTTAGTAACAGGGCTGATGACCTGTTCTAATTTTGTGTTAGAAGAGTTATAGATATTTATCTGGAAATCTACAGTACTTGTTCTTGGGTTAGCCCCGGAGCCTGTATAAACTACATCTCCAAAATGCTGAGTGCTGGCCTTACTCCAATCCCTAAAGAATCCATGAGTAATGGCCCCAAGAAGGTTAGGCCCAACCAAGGCTTCTGTTATGATATTAGCAGGGGATTTACCCATACCCCAGTAACCCCCATCGGTATAAGTATAAGAGTTTGAAGAGGATACTGATGCCTCTGCCGGTTGCTTCTCTAGTTCGGCCCCATCACCTTGAGCTACTATTTGGAAATAATTTCCATCTGTGCTCTCAGCAGAAATAACTTGGCCTGTAAAGGTTACGGGGAGAGACGCTGCATTTGAGCCGTAGCCCATTCTGATTTGGATTCTACTTCCAGGACCTAGGAGTAGTCTCTTCTTCATCTGTTCCGCCCACAGGTTAGCTATATCCTCTGGAACATTTTTTAGTAAAAATCCATCTACTAGTGTTTTTAAGGTAGAGGCTGCCTCATCCTTTGCAAGTCCGGGGTTAAAAACTATATTTTGTAGAAGTTCTCTTCTTTCAATAATATTCTCATGAAGAATATTTTCTAGATAAGAAGTGCTGATAGACCTTCTAAATATGTCTGAGAAAGTGATAGTGGCTTCCCATGTAGGGGTTAGCCTAGATTTAAAAACCTCCACCTTAGCAGCATTTCCTCGGGTATAAAATTGGTCCCAAAGCTTCTTGTTGCCATTCATCCAGTAGCTCCCCTCATTGATAACTAAAATGCTATACGAGGGAAAAGCTCTTACAAGTCTGTTAAACTTTCCGTACTTTCTTAAGTCTTGAATACAGCCGTAGATAGAGTCCTCTGTAGTTGGGCTCATGGCAGATCTTATCTTTCCTAAAGTGGACGCAAGAGTGTCGATTCCGGTTTGAATCTCCCCATTAACCATAAGATCGTTTACGTCAACATCCCCAATAACAGTGGAACTAGTCTGAATAGACTCAGGATTCCTAGTTTCTTCTACATTTATTTTTTGACCATTAGGGGTGTGATCTGTTTTTATAAAAGTTTGTTCTTTGGTACCTGAAGCACTCAAGTAAATCAAGGGGTTGAAGGGGGTAAAGAAAGGATCTTGAACCCCCGCGTGATGCATGTGCGCCCCGTTTAGTTTAGTAAATTTCAAATACTGTTGGTAGTAAAGGGTTATTACATCTCCCAAGCCATATTTATTTAATAATTGTCTTACAATAAGTACAACTTCTGAGTAGGACTTACTGGCATAAGCTTTATTAATATTTTCCTGAGCTTCTAAAAACTTATCCAGAGTTTCCTTGTTAGCCATGGAAACTTTATCTACCTCTCTGTATCGAGCCCAACTTTTTGTGAGAGAAATATGGGTCAGACCTAGGGCTAAAGATGGGCAAAGTTTGTAATAATCCTTATAAGAAGAAAAGTAACTTTGAAAGAGAGACCCAAATCCTAATTTGTCCTCAGCCCCCTCTGGTAAGTCAAAATCATGGTTTTCTCTTAACCCTCTAATAGAAAGGAAGCCGCAAGCTAGGTTGAAATCTATGTTAGAGCGATGCCAGTACGCCGGATCATCTAAAAGGAACTTATCCCCGAACCAGAAAAGACCATTATTAATAGATTCATCTTTGTTTTTGGTTTGGATTTCCCCCAAAACACTTGTACACCCCAAGAATGAAGTTCCACCCAATCTAAACGTGTCATTCAAAAATAAATCAAACTTTTGAATAATGTCGTCTTCAGATCCGTTTGACAATATTTTTTTATTGGATTCTGAATCGTTCTGGGTGACATCCTCTATGAATCTTATTACTAGCCTATAAGGCACAGGGTTGGAAAATTTCCAATTCAACAGATATTGATTTTTAGCAGCAGCTATGGCGACGTTAAAGAGAGAAACATTGCACCCGAAGGCCTTGTTAATTTCTGACCTAAGTTTTTTAAGCCCTTCAAGGTCTCTAGTATTGGAGCTAAGATTTTCCGCCCCAGAATAAAGAGGTCCACAGAAATTTCCGTTAGATTGAACTTCTGGTGTGGGATCTAACGTACCAGATGCCCAAGCGGATAGAGTCATTGCTCTTCTCCAATCTAAGCTGTAGAAGAAGGATTCATCATCTTTACTTAATTCTTTAATTGCCTGTGCTGAAATAATATCAACGCTAAAAGGTTTATTCAGAATATCCTCTGATGCTTTTAGATTAAAGTATTCTTTGTCTCCTGACGAGAAGCCTGGGGAAAGACTCCACCACCTTTCGGGATGGGAATCTAGCTCTTTAAGGGCTGTTTTGTAATTCTGGGAGACTATCTCAGCTTTTCCTTTAGGGAAGGCCCCTACTCCTGGTTCCTCCATCCTAGTCCAGTAATCCCCTATAATTTTACCATTAACACTTGAAGCCTCAGGCCCTAATATGTGGTAAGTTTCGGCACTTTCGTCAAAGAAAACCGTAGTGTAATCATCCTTATCAGCATCATCTGGAAGTTTTGCCCGCTTGTCCTCAGTAGGCAATCCAAAAGAAAGGGTAGATGCTTTAGTAAGAATTGATTCCCAAGTTTGTTGTGAATTGTAGAATATAAAGAAATCCGGGTCTGCAAAGGTTAGATCATTCTCCCCTAATCCTTTTAAGTTGACCTCAGACAGAGTTTTTATACCTTTTCTACTAGACTCACAATTGAAGAACTCCTTACAATATTCTTGAACATCGTAATCAATTCTAGGTACTAGGGGTTTATTTTCAAGGATTCTTCGAAGGGAATCTACCCAACCATAAACTTCTGATTTATAGGGTAGTTTCATATCCTGGTAAAGATTTTCTTTTGAAAGATTTGCCTGAACATTAAACCACTCTGCTGCCTTGTAAAGCAATGGGTCATCCTCTCCACCATTATTTGAATGGTAGTCAAAAGTTTTCTTCATGTTTTGCCAAGTGGTCTCTAGGGGCTTTAAAGCCTCTTGACTAGAATTTAGTGGTTGGTATTCGAGGAACTCTAGAGTAAACTCAAATAAATCAGGATGCCCCTCTACTGAGGTCTTTGTTAAACCCATGGGGATAACAAAGTTAACTCCATACATGTTTATTAACCCATTCTTGACTCGGTAGCAGTAATCAGGGTAAGAGTTCTTTTTTATATCTTTCTCTCGTAGTTGATTATAGAACTCTTTTTGAATCTCTTCTAACGTTCTTGTGGCATCTACCCCTATACATTTTCCTTTAACTATGATGGAAGTTGAGGAGGACCCCAAAAATTGGTGGATTGGTAGGTCTAAAGTGGAGGCGTAGTTCGTCGGGGCGTTATGGGATTTCACACAGACTATCTGATCAATGATAATATCTTTATTTTTGCCTCCAACTGTTTTTACACTAATAACAGGCTCAGCAGGTTCCCATCTACTTTCTTTTTTCTCTTCTTCTTTAGGTTCTTTGTGGTCTTCTTGTAGATCCTTATTCTTTTTTAACTCTTCTTGATATTTCTTCTCCGGGACTATATTTCCTCTATGATCCCTGTGTACTACCTTATCTTCCTTATAAAGCAGGGCTCGATCCTTATTAGAAGTGTTTATCCTATCAGATTCTAAGTGAATAGAAATCTTAGCTCTGAGAGTAGTTAGGGCTTTTTGATCCTCTAAAGAAATAACTACTGCATACTTTTCCCAAGGAAAATCCGAAGTTGTAGGTACGGCTGCGGCAGAATACACATCTAGAAACCCTAGGCTCTTTGTGTTATTATCCTCTTCTGGGAATACATTTGAGATGTTGTTAGCCAAAAAATTCTCAGGCACAGAGAAGGTCTCAGATGAGAATTCCCCATCTCCATTTACAAAGTTCCATTCTTTAACCTTATTCCACTCGATAAGGCCCAGGTATCCTGGAAACTTGGTGTTGTCCTCCCCAAAAAAGTCCTGCCACTCTAGCTGAGAGTTTAATTTAATTAAAAAGGATTTGGGGATTCCTGTTATTTTTTTTATTCTTGTGACTCTAGACCTTTCTCCATCTATCACATCTAACAGGTTCTCATAAACTATTGTCCTTTCTCCTATGTTTCTAGGAGCGGACTCAGAGGCTAAGAATTTATTATAATCTTTTTCTGTAGAGGGAAACAATTCAAAGATGTCTTTTCCATCTTCGTAAGAGAAAGCATTTGGAGAAGATTTCTCACACCAAATTTTGAACAGAGGCCAGCAAATAAGGTCCTCCATGTCAACTAGTCTTCCAAGCTCACCAACCTCTGGTGAAAGGTACCAGTCCCAAACGAAAGGCTCTACCACTAGGGTAGTTTCTAGAAGATCGGGACTTCCAGGTACTGTGGTGGTTGTAAAAGACTTAACTACTACTTCATGATTGGGTATAAATCCCGTTTCGTTCTTATTTCCAAATGGTCCCCCATAGCCCCAAGTTATAGGAAATAGGCTTAGCTGCCGGATGACCTGAGACAGCTCATTTTGTATTTGTTCCCCGCTGGATCGAAAAGATATGTTGTAGGAGGCAGCTCTCTGATGGGTCTTCTTAATAACTTTTTGAGAAGACCTAATCAAATCCACGGTTGGGGCTGGGGAGACAGAGCTTGTACTTACCCCTGTGATAGGACCATGAATATTCGTATACCCAAGTCTTAGAGTTCTAGATGCATCGTGTGGAAATGGGATTGGGACAGCTAAGTCGGCCAGATCAATATTTTTTATAGATTCTGTAGATAAATTAAGAATAAGACTGGAGATTCTCTTTTTATACTTTGTATTAGAATAGGAGGTATCTTCCGTATATTCGACCTCTGTTTTATACAGCCTAGACGTCAGAAAAGAGACATTAGTGATATTGCTCTCTAAAAGTTTAGGAGCATTCATTACCCTAAGAGCTTTCGCTAAAACCGTTTGTGGGCACTCTAGTGTAAGTCTTTCTTTGTTTGAATCAACAACAAAAATAATAACAAAGCCCCTAGAGCTGTCTTGTTCAAACGATTCAATAGTTGCTTTGGGCATTAATACCTCTTTTCCTTTTTGTCAGGTCTGTCCTCAAATTTGTGAGAACCCTTAAACCTTAAATGGATACCCCTTTGCTTTGTTTTGTCTTTACGATCCGGGATATCGTGTAAGTCGTTTATTTTATTCCCAATAGCTGGGATAGATAGTCCCGCTATGGAAATACTCAACCCACTAATAATAGAGTCTTCCCCAAAACTCTCATGGAACTTGGGAGGAACTATTTCATACATTGCGTCTATTCCTTCTTTTAAAATTCCCTTAGAGAGTATACCACTACTCTTTATAGAAGAGGCTACCACCTTCCCTATATTAGTGGAATACTTTAGCAACAAAGCCGCAGACGCTGTTGTAAGTGCGGTGGAACTGCTGGCTCGAAGAATAGAATCTGTCTTGTGGAGGTTATAGTTTAGCAAACTTCCCCCCAGCAACCCGAGGAAGACGTGGCTCTTGTTAAGAGAAATACCAAATCTCCCACTAGCGAACTCGGCAACACCTGCCACGGTTGCTGCCCAGGCTACCTGTCCATGTATGCTAGGTTTTTTCTTAGACAGACTGTCCGTGAGCCAAAATAACCCTATGCCCCCTACAAAAAATCCTACTGGAGCATATCTAGATTTCAGCGCGGAAGACAGATCAAACATTAGTTATATAGGTTCTGTCTCTGTTCTAGAGCATTCTCCTGCTCCACAGTCAGCTGGTTAATATAGTTAGAAATGACGTATGAGTTGCTTATAGTATCATAAATTGAATTTTTTAAGCCATTCAAATTTTCTCTTGATAGAGTTCCTGATATCTTAAAGTGTACACTAGTGTGTCTGACTTGGGGCACATTATCTCCGTGAACATTTTCCTCTCCGTTTCTGGGAGTATAAGGGATCATTACTGATGGGGTTATAGATTGAGAGAGAGTAACTACAGCCGCAAGAGCCGCAGCTTTGGCCATGTTTGACTTCTTACCCCCCTGTGCTCCAACACTCTCAATTAAATTATTGATGTCATGAGCTATATCTTCAGCGTTTGTCTCTCTGCTGGCTATTTTATAATCTTGAGTTTTTGCTGTAAGATCCAATAATCTCTTAGCTTCTGATGCTTGGGGTGGGATCCCAGCCTCTCTTAAAGATCTTATCTCCTCAAGTCTATCTCTAACTAATTGACCTAACTTATCTGGAGAGTTTCTACCCCTATTATCCCTAGCATAAATAAGGGCTTCTTCTATCTCCTCTTTTGTGTGCAGCCCTTTGATGGAATGGATTTCTTTTTCTATTCCGGCTAGATCAGTTTTTGAGTCTAAATTAGATAGGATAGATAAGGTATCATTACCTTCTTTAGACCTTAGTAAAGAGCTATAAGAGGAATGGCCTGATAGGCTGTGCAGGATGGTTGGGAGGTCATTCAGCCCCCCTTCAGCGTTATTTAGAGAATCTAACAGCCTCTCGTAAAAATCAGTCTCACTGGCTGTTCTCGGGGAAGAGTCTTTTTTCTCTAATAACCCCCCTATAAAAGAGTTGAATAAAGATCCTTCCCCTTTATCCGCGAATGCCTGCTCTCTAGCACGTACCAGATCAGGAGACTGGTCCACAACTCCTCTAGCTTTAATTAACGACTCAGCTCTTTGGGATGTGTAGTCTGTGGTAGACGTATATCTTAACTCAGTTCTCAAGCCTGCTATATCAGAAAAACCATACTTCTCTAGAAATTTAGAGCTGGCAACCCTGTCGAAATCGCCCTCTACTCGGGATCCTGTAGAGCTAACTATTGAAGCAAATAAAGTCTCCAGAGAAGTCTCTGCAGACACTCCACTTTCCATGTTAATGGACACCCTTTTTTTAGTCTTTCCTAAAGCTTTGGGTAGACCAGCCTCTTCTAGCGAAGGGTTGAGATCAACGGTAACGCCTAGACCTGGCTGATGGTAGTATCTTCTATCTGGGTTGGCATATGCTTGTTCCATCATAAAGGCATAAGCAAGACCATATGAGCTAGAGTCAGAAGATTTATATTTTAAATAGTTCATACTCTTACTGCTAAGCACCTCATTAGCAAGATCGTATGTAGCCTTTTTACTAGGATCTCTCCAGGAATCCACTAACATATTTCTAGCCATCTCTTCTGCGTGAGAGTCCCCCGGAAAAAGTCTTAAAGCCTCTTCATTCGAAAGCTCTATATTATCTTTTACTTTTTCTATGACACTAGGCATGTACAAGAGTCCCCTAGTTGCATCATTGTATCCAGAGAAAGAACTAAAAACAGTATCTACTTTATTTATTTCTCCATCCAGGTTGGCTTTAAAGATAGGAAGAGCGGTAGTGTCTAAATTAAAGGGGTTTATATTGTTTACAATGCGAAGGGCTCTTTCTGAAACTATGTCGTCCATAGGCCTAGATGTACTGGTCTCTAGAGACTTTAAAAAGGATTGAGTCCCTGCCGGAGTTAAATCTAAATGGAACCCGTGACCTCCATCAGACGGAGACATCAAAATTCTATGGTGTCCGCCCATATCTTGAATTCCATTAATCTTAAACCCTCTCCCAGCAAAAGTCCCCCCAATAATGGAATCATTAAGGAAAAACTCAGTGTTCGAAATGTTTTCTCCCCTAATCAATCCTAATGGATTTTCTTTAATGAAGGATCTTTCTGAGAGGATTCTTCTAAGGCCAACAGATTCTTCTGGAAGTAAGTGATCTAAAACGTTGGCTGTCTCCGTTGACATAGACAGCGGGTAGCTGTTGTTTGATACAGCTTTTGTAATTTCTTCTAATTGGGATGAGATGGATGAGCTTTGTCCTGTAACTAGGACTTTCTTGGTGCCTGATGATAGAGTAAATGTTGAGGAGTTTGCATCAAAAGACAAATTTAACGAGCCTCCCTTTTTAAAGTTCTTTCTTTGAGTCTCAACAGAATTGAACTTCTCATCTGCAAGAAACAATCCTTTATTTGTGGGGTAGATGTTGCCTCTTACCTGCGGATATTCTATTTTTGTGGGAGTAAAGGTCCCAGTAGCTTCATTTTTAACAACAGTTGCTCTTGGATCTGAGGGGTCTACAATAATCTTCGGATTAGAGTCAGCTACTTCCTTGCTCTTGGATATTAAAGCTTTTATTTCGGAGCCTTCTAAGTCTAAGGTTTTTAGGTCTTCTAGCTGAGAGGCTTTTAGGAAGATTCTTTCCTGCCCTGCAAAAAGAGATCTAAGATCATTGTTCCTATTGTAGTTTGTGTGGGCAAAGGCTAAGACCAGATTAGTGTCTACACCTAATATGGCTTCCGGAGAGTCTATAGAGAACCTTTCAAGTTCTGATACTCTCCCTAAACTGTATCTGCTAACTGATCCCGTTTTGGTAGATCCTACTACTCTTCCTGCTATCATCCACCCCAGCTCATTCTTTGCTCTACTTAGTTGTTCGTAGACCTTCGAGGAGGAGCCCAAAGCCCCTGTAGGATCATAGGCTGTGAACATATATTTTAGTTGCGCGTAAGATACTTTAGAGTTACCAAGAAAATGGGTTGTTAGATTGTCCCTTTCTTGGGCTGTCAGATCCCCCATTACTCCGAATCTTTCTAAGACTCTTTGTGATATAGCCCTTAGCCTATCATTAGGCTTCATACTCTCAAACTTATCCCCAAAATTTATTCCAAGTATCTCGCCAGCTTTCTTTGGGTTAGTGATGATACTGGATACAAAAAGGTCTAACTCTTTTTCTTGAAAGTTGTTAGGCTTCCTTGCTACTTTTAAAAAGCCCCCAAATACTGGGGATTCTGGAGTTGATTTATTTGAGAAGAAGGCTTTCTTTAGGGTGGTTATTCTAAAATCTAAGGTCTTGTCCAGATCCCCTATATAGTTTTTATTAGAAGCCTTGAATTTATAAGATTCTTTAGAGATGTTAGAACTTAGAACTCTAAGGTAGTCATCAGTAATTAAGCTTCTGGAGATATTGTTTCTTAAAACATCGTAGATTTCCTGAGTTGTAGGTACTACTCCCGACACTGAGTAGATCTTGTGAATTATCTCCTTAACGCCTTCTCCAACGGAGGACCCATCAGTATCTACTTCGGTTAGTGCAAAAAGAAAGGATCTTACTACTTTGCCTTCTTTAGAATTAAAAAGGTGTTTGAGCTCTCCCTCTTCCCCTGCCAATATTGCCATACGCGACTGTATGGTATTATAAACGTGTTCTGGTGGAACTTCAAGCTTATTGGCTCTAACTAGAAAGTGATCTTCTATTTCTCGGTACTTTGAGTCTACAATTTTTAGCTTCTTATCCCACAGGTTCATTAAATACAGGGAAACTAGCCCTGTAGTTGTTCCGAGCACAATTTCGGAAACTATAAATTCTGATTCTTCCCTCTCGCTGTAAACAATGTCCCCAGGGGAGGTGCTATCTAATGACAGCATATATTTCTACTAAAATAGAGTTCAAAATAAAAAGGAGCCAAGAAACCCTGGCTCCTTTGGAGTTTTTTTTATTCTAAACTAGACGGTGATTAATCTAGTTTTATTGTGATCTACTAGACCTGTTGGACCTTTTTCTAATATCACAAAACCTTTCGTTGTTCTAAACATGGTTCCCTGCTCTAATTGATAGGGCATAGTTTGGCATAGGCAGCCTGTTAGGAGTAATTGCACACCATTAAGGTAGGTGCAGCTTAATCTATGAGTATGGGCTTGAGCTACAACTCTAACCTTTTCTTTAACCCCAAGAACATCTTTAAACCCTTCAACAAATTTAAGAACGTCTTCTGCCGCACCTGCCCCAGCAAATTTCTCATGGTGAGATACTACTAGATCTTTCTCAATATGAATCGTGTTTAGAAATTCTTGGTGAGATGGTAGATTACTAAAAGCTAATCCCTCAGAGGTGTGTCTAAGAACCTCAACATTTTTTAATCCGGCAGAAATGATCTCAAGAGGGTCAATAAGAAGGGGGAGTAGTTGGGGGTAGTTGCTGGCTAGAATCTTAGTTGGTCGAAGATCATGGTTTCCAGTCAGCATTTTTATGTTTTTAGCACAGGAACTAAGTTCTTCAAGGAAAGATCTAGTGAAGGCTAATTCCTCTCTAACAGTTAGGTGGTCTACGTTTTTATTAAATCTGGATACTGAGTAAAAGTCTAATAAGTCCCCCGCCAGATAAACAGTTTCTGCGTATTTAGCCGCATCAAGGAAAGCTGCTACAGCATCTTTATCTGCCCATACAGAGTGCAAATCGCCTCCTACGAGGATAAACTCATCACTCTTATGTTTAGATGTCCCAGAGAAGTCCTTATACTCCCCAATTATTTTGGTGAGAGAGTCTCTGGCGTAGGTAATAGGACTGTTGTCCTTCGGGGCTTCTGATGGTAAGGATAAGTTTTTAACAAAATCCTTATATAAACCAAGAAGAAGATCTCTTGCCTCATACTCAGGGAGCTCCATCTCTTCAGCTAAAACAGAGTAAATATTGGCTACCCCAGTCTTAGCTTTCTTAGCTTCCCAGTACATATGTCCAATTGCCTGACTAATTCCGGCATCGGAACATTTCTTCAAAAACATTTCTCTAGTATTACTCATTAGAAATTAGGTCCTTTTATTTGCTCTAAAACTTTATCCCGATAATACTGAGCCACTTCTTCTTTGGTATCAAAATCCAAAGTCATCTCAGGCCTATCAGATGTTAATCGTTGTATCTCGTATGTTATATTAGGGGTGGATCTAAGAATAGCCTCAACACTGGACACTCCATTCTCCATGTAAGGAACTCTAAAATTATCCCCTAAAATCTGTTTGGCTTTATCTACAGTAGATCTTCCAGGTCTTCCCGCAAGCACATTTTCATTTGCCCTGACTAGGGTTTCTATCTGCTTATCTTCTACTAGAGCTGACCATCCCTCCCAGTCCTCTCCGGGTAGATCAAATTTTTTAGATGCATTTTCGATTCCTGTATTTTTGGGGGAGTCAAAGCCAAGATATGATGCTAGCACTCTTTTTTGTGGATCAGGCAGTAGGTCATAGAAATCTTCTTTCTCTGCCTTGTTAGCGTACAAAATAATTTCCTTTGCTATTTGTTGTTGCCTTCTAGGGAGAGATCTGATTGCATCATCTAAAGAATTTATTTCCTCATCATACCCAATCATTGTCTGAGAAATCTTCTTTTCTGCAAATTTCTTTAATTTTTGTAGAGATTCTATAGTGGCTGAGCTGGCCGACTTTTTAAGCTCTTCATCAACAGCGGAGTTGATTCTTGAGTACTTCACATATTTTATGGTATCAAGATACTCGTCCACCTCAGAATCCCTATAATAGGACTCTGGTAAAGGATTACCATCTAGACCATTAAGAAATGCTAGGCCCGCCACAATTGCCCCAGCCACTTTACCTGCCTTGACCTTATCTTCAGATCGTCTAAGGAAGAAGCTTGTTGTGAGCATAGCCCCTAGAGCAGCCCCGACCATATCCCTATGAATGTAGCTTGTAATTGTAGGATAAAGACCTGTTTTCAAAGGATGCATCCAATCGAACTTGTCTGTGCCATAAACTTCTCCCCTCTCAAATTGTTCTAGCGGGGATCTAGCCCTTAGAAGTTTATTATTTATAGGAGTGTCTAGATGTGAAAACTCTTCGAACCAACTAGTTCCATACATCATTTTATAGGCTAGAGGGGATTTGTCTTTTCTATCATAGGAGGCATAATGGGATTTAACGATTTCTTGGTTGACGCCATTAATAATAGCAGGAATAACAGTTTCCCCTAGAATTCCTTCTTGGCCCTCAACTATTTTAACTTGGACATTAGCTCCTACTGCTATTCCAAACGTCTCTAGAACCCTCTCGTAGCCCTCAGAATAGGCATCGTAGGAGAACTTTACCCCGGCCAATCTAAATACTCCTCTATCTGTATAAATTTCTCCGTCTAATCCGATGTTTTCCACTCTAGCTGAGAAGCTGTCTGTACCAACATTTCTCCTTGGATACAGATGATACATCTCCTCTTTATCCTCTGCATCTTCTCTTGCAAGCTGCACTCGCTTGAACCCTTGAGGTGTAAGACTCTGAGACATGGCTCTTCTTAGTTGTTCGGAGTACTTATAACTATTTGGGGCTACTCTAGCTAATATCTCTAGTTTAGAGACTTCATCGTAAGACTGATATCTGTTTCTGCCAGACAACTTCTGATCTAAGGCAAGTGCTGGATGTGATCTTTCATAAGCCTCTCCAGGTAACTCTAATTCTCCTATAGGTCCCGATCTTGAATTATGGGTTGCGATACTAGGGGTGCAAAATGATGCGTCGTTTTCTACGCTAAACCCATAAACTTTTGTAACAGAAGGATCTAGCCCTATTTTTACCACTTTAACGTGCAGAAAATCTTTAGTTAAATAGTAGTTAGAGTAACGATAAGGTTTTGGTGGTTTAATGTTCGAGGCTCCAAGAATCTCGCGCATAAACCTATAGGCATGGGATGACCCAAGCTTTATTGTGTAAGACCTACTGGACCTTATCTGTTTTTGCCCTATCTGAGACACCCTTGGAGAATTGGTAATAATGCTAGAAACATACCCCCGCAGAAGTAACAGCTCCCATATTTGGTATGATAGATTTCGATTGCAGGTTTTGGCGGATACTACATATCGGCCTTTTGAGATAAAACTGCAACCATCTCCTAAAAAGTAGCCCTCTAACAAAGCGTCTATACAAGAGTTTTTAAGATTAAAAAAGATGTCTGAGAGCTTTTTATGGTGAGATATTTTACCCACTAAAGATTCGAATAGTCTCTGTACTGGTAGGGAATATAAATGTAAGCTTGCCCCCTCTGTGTTTCCTAGCCTTTTCCATGATGAAGATGTCTTTGGGAATTTATTTTTTATTATCTTTATAATTTTCTCTGCGTAATTACTTTCTGAAATATTCATCGAAAGATCCACTTGGGCATTTTGGAAGGTACCTTCAGCTAAAACCCAACCTAGAACATAACAAAGATCTTCATCTACCTCCACAAACCTGTTTTGACTGTGGAGCTCGCATCTTCTTTTCGCCGCTTTTATCTCACTGTTCCTAGCACTATTATTAGACTTTTTGTACCAAGAAGTGTCTCTGCCCTCAATAACATCTCCTAATAACCTCTTGTAATCATCGCTAGGTTTTGTAGCAGAAGATGGGATATAAATATTATCGTTAAAGTAGTCGCAGGAAACGTAGTTTAGGAGGTCAATAATCACTGCTTGTTGGGTTGATTTTTTCCTAGGGTAGGCTAGAGTATCTCCAATTTTGATATCTTTCACCTCGGTCCAGACATAATCCCCATCTTTATACTGGTATAAAGGATGGCCCGGGCTAGCGGTAAGAGGGAACGAGGGCATTCCAAATACGGTTATCTTTTTTGCTACTTCCATTTTCTCCAGGCTTCTTAAGAAAATGGAGAATACTTTCTCAAAATTACCTTGATGAGTCAAAACTTTTTCCCCAACCTCAATATTCTCAGCCTTCTTCAAGCCCTCCCTGGTAATCAGTAAAGTTTCTGGTGAGACACAGTAGGGGTCTCCCTTGAGCATATCATCCGGCAACCATTCGGGCATTGTATTTGGTAGTGGGTTTATAGCATCAGTAGCTTGTATATCCCCAGATACAAATCTTCTAGTGAATTCACCAACAGGGCCTGTTAGCTCTCCGTATCTTCCTAGGAACATCATACGGCCTATTCCTGTGGCGAAGTCTGGGTCTTGAACTTGTAAATCTATTTTATCAGGTTGAAAAGCAAAATTATATCTTAGAAACGCACCATAAAATCCAGAGACAGCCCTATACCTTCTGGTTAGATCTGTGATACTTGGGATCTCTGATGGTCCTTGAAGAATTTGATCCATGGATCCGCTGTGACCGCCCCCTTCCCCTAATATTAGTCCGTGTCCTTGAGAACCACTTCCCCCACCAGAACCCCCCGTCCCATACCCATTTTCTGCCCCAGATCCTTCTTCCCCCCCACCTCTTGGGGATGATTTAGAAAGTTTGTAGGGTCGATCTTGTACCTTGTCAACCCAATCAATAAAGGGGTTAAAAGCCAGGACGTTTGAGGCGTTAGTCCAATTACTTCTCCATCTATTATAAAAATTTGGTCTAAATCCCTCAATAGAGGATCCCGAGACTGGGGATCTATTCCCTAATATCCAAAGTCTATTGGTTCTAATAGGATCTTCTCCAAAAGCTAGATAGTCCTGTTGTTCCTCAAAACTTCGTGGGGTAAAATATTGATCTAGACCTGGTACAGCGTCTACTATTCTCTTAGATATGTCATTTAGACCTGTAACTTCTTGAATAAGGCTCTTACCCAGAGAAAGAGGCCCCAGAACTCCTGCTGCAACCTCTGGAAGGGAGGGTAGGCCACTAGAGTCTAAAGAGTTGTTAAGTGCTCCCCAGGCATAGAATCCTGCCACTACTGGTAATACCCTTGTGAGCCCAAAGGCTGTCATTGTAGAGCCTACAGAACCCAGAGAGGCATTATTAACCCCCAGGCCTACCTCACCAAGGACATTATTAGCAGAGCGGGCCATGACTGTAGCTCTGTAAGAGAATTCATTAAGGGCAGTAGAGGGAGATATAAGACCCTTTAATCCCTCAAACAAGTTAAACCCTGCAGCTATAGCGTAGTTTGGGATATCATCAAATTGGTTATCCCCCAGTATAAAAGGAGAAAAGCTCTTTCCTGTTACCTGAGATGTGACGCTGCTTCCAGTAGATCCAGCGAGGGTTGATAGGAATTTTAGAGATTGTCTCTCTAAGAAATCTTTTGATCCAGTTAAAGATGTTGCATCTTCCATCGCATTCTTAAAGATGGGTAAATCTAAAGCCGTTCCACCCAGAACTTCTTGAGGATCAAGGAAAGCGGTGGTGAATCTTCTAAACGAGGATACATTTAGTTCGGGAGTACCTGTTTTAACAGACCCGGGCCTCAACAAAGAAAAACTCATACTCATGATTTCTTCTGCTGTATTGACCCCTATTTTTTTATACTCTTCTACTAGGGCGTCCTCTAGCATAGGGTCCTCCAAATAAGAGGTACCTAAAGAAACGTGTTTAGAAGCTAGCTCTAATACCCTACTACGAGTTAGTTTAGAATTTTCTACGAACTGAGATTCTGATATATCTCTGATGATTTCTTTTTGGACTGCTTTCTCGGCCTCCAGGTGTAAGGCAGAATGAGATGGGTCTCCTATTAGTCCTTTTTTAATGCCAGTAATAGTGCCTGTAAAATCAGAGATCCCCCCAGAGTCCTGCTCGGAGACGCTCAGGTTGAGTTCGTGTGGGTGTGATTTAACTCTTTGAGCTACCCGATAAATATCTGTGGAGCCGGATTCCAATAAGAAATTCTCTAGAGTTTCCGCAGTACCTAAAGCCTTTTCTGGACTTTGTTCTATTGCGCTTAGAAGCTCTGTTGCGGCCTGAAGAGTGTCAGATCCCCCATTTAATTTAGAAGAGATAAAACTTTTAATAAGGGAGGAGTGGGACTTTGAGGTGTCCTGTGAAGAGTGAAGAATATGGAATAGAGCTTCGTTCAAATGTTGTGGATCTATCTTCTTGATTTCTTCTGGGTTGTTCAAGATAAAGTTTAACAACTGTTTAGGGTTAATAGCTTTGTAATCATAGTCCCCCTGCTTCCTTAAGTAGTCAAAAACTAACGCTACCTTATCATTTTTTGGCTGTAGTGTAAAGCCTGTGTTAGGATGATAACCTATCTCAAAAAACTTATCAGGGTGGTTTACAGCTGCTTCATATATCTTTGAAACTCTTCCCCTATCTCCCCCCTTAAAGAACTCTTTAAATGAGGTAAATATACTCTCCATACCTCTAGATTCCACTAGTGATCTTGCTTTTGTATTATGAGATAGGCCTATAACCCCTATGTTTGCCTCTTCTGTTAATGAAGCTCTCAGAGTTTTTGGGTTTAGCTCTAAGAGGGATTCCCCTACAGCTATACCATAATTAGATCTTTCAAGATTTGGCATTATTCTAAGAAGATCAGCTTGTTTTGAGATTTTCCCCAGACCTCTCACTACTTTTGAGTCGCTAGAGTTAAAATTAAGTATGGTTAGTGGGACATTCATAACCCCAGGAAACAAGGGGACTTGTAGCCTATTAAGAGTTTTGAAAAGGGATTCCTTTCCTCTTTTTTCAAGCATAGACATAGGAACGATACCATGCTTGGTTCTAACAAATCCAGTTTGGGCATTTAGGGCTCTTTCTTTCCTTTTTATTACCTCTCTTATCATTTCTGAGTCAGAAATCTTTTTACCTTTTAAGGTTTTTTGAGTCATCTGGGCTATATGATCAGAAATAGACTTCTCATTTATATTTTGGTCTATGTCTGAGAAGAACCCCAGATCTTTTAAGAATTTACTTCCGTCTGGGCTATCTAAAAGATCTTTCAGGGTGAGAGCCTCGGCGTCCTTCCCGAATAGTTTTTTTGCGTGAGCTACTACCCTTTCATTTTCTTTTGCTATGGTTTTTTCAAGAGCCCGATCTATATCTTTAAAATTAAGTCTTTGAGATACTGCATCCCTGTTAACAGAAAAGTGTCCTCTTTCTATCCCAGAGTGAAGACTATTCAATACATCAATAGGAGAGTTAAAACCTGACTTAAAATTATCCTTGCCTATAATAGTTATAAGCTTGTTAACCAAGTCAGATGTCACCGACTTTTTAGCTTCCGAAGGGGTATTAGCTCTTGTATATTCCCTAAAGATAGATGTAATCTGATTTTTAGAGGTAGCTGAATTAAGTGGATTTGAGTCCGTCAACATGGACCCAACCATATTGAAAAGACGTTGCTCCCTTCCGGCATGATTGACTGAGGAAACTATCTGAGACAAAATATCAGACTCTCCATTTAGACTTAGACTCATGGAAGAGCTTCCACTGTGTATTAGTGTTTCTGCAAGACCAAGAGAGGTTAGTCCGCCATAAACCTTTTTTGGGTCAATTAATCTAAGAGTTGAAGAAAGGAAGTCTTGAATGGGCTCTGCCAAGGCTGTGTCAGAAAAAGATAGACCAAGTTTTTTCTTAGCCCCATATGCAGCAATAGCAATTCCAGCAGCGTACTTGGAGTATTTGAAGATAGGGTTTTCCCCAACATCTTTAGCCTCTCTGTAGCTTCCCTTGAACATAGTATTACTTAAACTTCATGTTTTTGAGCATAGAAGATCTTTCCTCTTCCGTGATCTCTCTTGGTTTTCGCTCAGCTATTGCTCGATCCTGAGCTGACTTTTCTCCCTTTTCAATTCCAAAATACTCTTCAAGGTCTATGCCAGCGGAAGGGGCTGATGCCATTGCACAAATTTTATACTTTTCATAAATAAGAGGGTCACAGTTGTCTAAGTATTCTAGGCTGACAGTGGGGAACATCCTAATAATAAGAAACTCAAGTTTACCTTTTAGGGATTCAATCCACTCATTTGCTTTCTTCCTAACAGGGGAATCTTCCCCTAAAGCAGAGGCCTTAATAACTGCTATCGTCAAGGCCTCCTTTACTCCGTCAGGAATATTAGCAATTAGGTCTTGCTCAAATACCGCCTTGCTTATTATGAAATCTTGCCTTTTTATCTCCCCCTCGATAGAGTACAGGCGAGTAGTTTCAGAGGATGTAAGCCCCCTATAGGTAAAAGTCCAGGACTTACCGTCGGGGGTCTTAAATTCTCTTTTGTAAGTTCTGTAGTTATAGCTCAATTTCTTCTGTGTCTACTAAATCGTACCCACCAAGCTTACTGATCTTAGCGGATAAAGCTAAGTCTAGACCTGCTACTGAACTGTTCCAATCGTAATCCTTAGGGTATACAACACAAGATTTAAGAATACTTAAAACCTCATCATCCTCCTCTCTTGCAGTTCTCAATTCTTGTCTGGTTAGGGGCTTGCAAATAAAATACTTCAATCCACATCTCATTAACCAAAGCCTGATGCCCGAGTACTCTTTAGTAATTTTATCTATAACATCTTGGTCTGGGTAGGGTGCTATTTGTTCTGCGTTTAGAAGGGTGGTTTGTGGATCAATCCCTCCCACTCTAAATCCTCTAAAATCAATACCATCAAACCCCGACTTCTCTGTTATTTTAGCTATCATAGATGGAAGGTCTCCGACATCCAGAGACATCATATCTTCTGGTTCTAGCTTAGGGAATAGTACACATTCCTGATAGATATAGATTTGTGCCTTATCGTAGGGGTCTTCTAATGAAACTACCGAGTGGTCTTGATTGCCATTGGCAATTGCTTTAGCCACTTTGGAGATCTCCCTAGTCATAGCTGTATAGACTATCTCGTGAGTTTTTTGTGTTTTAGGGTCTACTTTTGTTATCTTAAACAAAGACCTGTTTGGAAACTCTTTCTTGAAATTACTTATAATTTCTTTTGGACAAATTCCTTTCTTAATCATAATTAGTCAATTGGTCTAGTACCTTTAGCAATAAAAGAGAAAAGGGAGACAATAGGCTTACCGCTATCATCTACTCCGTAACTCTCCTCATTAAACTTAACTCCCACTATTTTAACACCTTTTGGGTTAGGATAGGGGTGGATTTTATGCTTAGTTATAGAAAAATCTTGAAATTCATTCTCCGGGCTATAGAGGGCTTTTTTAACTCCATCATCTTCTCCGAAGATTACGGTTATAGTGTGTTCTTTTTCTGGAGAGTAAACAGGGTGGGTTGCTTCCGGTATTCGGGCGTAGAACCTATTGTAAATATTATCTAGAGGACGAGTGGAGCTTTTTTCTGTGGTGTTAATGTTGGAGGGGGAAGATCTGCCTAATTGGGAACTAAATTCTTTACTCTTATCCTTAGGAACACTTGGGTTTTCTCTAGTCTCGAAACTAGCAAGCCCGCTTAAAAGGTTTTTTAAGTAGTGAGGACTCTTCAGGTTAACAGCTACTCTTCCAGCCACTATTCTAGCCCCGGAGTGAATTAAAGTAGCCTCATAGGAGTTCCAATTAGTAAGTGGTGTTTCCTGTTGGCTTTCCTGCCAGCTGATTTGAAGAAACTCCTCTACAAAAATGTCGTCTACATAGAGGCTTGTATCTAGCCCAGTATAATAGGTAGAGTCCATGTTGTCAAAAACAACATAGGGGGTCTTATTAAACAGTTGCGTGATAGGTTTTCTCATTTAAGCCTCAAAGACTTGCACGTTGATATTAAAAGTTCCAGTGTTATCACCATATTCTCCGGACTTATCATTAAACTGGAGCCAAAGCTTACCTACTGCACCTGTTTCTTCATATGCTCTGTTTATTTGCCTACCATCTAAAATAGATCGGCCTGGAGTGGTTAAAGATATTGCCCCAACAACAGACCATGGCCTACAGTTGCTTGAAGCTAATGTTCCTGTGCCTCCTGAGTAAACTTGAATACAAGAAGCGGGGTTATAAGTAGAATAAGAAGCATACTTCCCTTCTGGATAACAATTATCTGTTCCGTCTTGGACTGGGGTTGGGCTAACGGTAATGGATATTCTCTCAGCACCTGTTAATAGCACCCCTGTATCATACCAAGAAGCATCTGTAGAATCTAGTGTAACAGATGTTTCTAATAACATATCTCCAGTTAAAGGAAGACCATCTGGTCCTATAGAACTTACTATCGGGGGTGAATGAGAGGTTCCTGCTGTTGTAGAGGTTACTGTGGTGGCAGTGGTAGAAGAGGACGCTGTAGTGACCACTAATGTAGCTGTGGTGGCTGTAGTGGTCACAGTGGCTGTAGTGGCAGTAGTAGTGGAGGTAGTAGACGCTGTGGAGCTTCCTGTGGTAGATGTTTCTGCCCCTCCTCCCTGCACTGGAGAGAGTCTAATCCTATTGGGGTGAGATAGAGACGGTAAAGACTTTCTCTTATCTTCTAGACTCCCTACACTTTTTACCTTTTTACATATAAAGGAGACTGTGCTCATTGTGGGTCTGGATTCCATAGTAATATTAATATTACTATCCACAATCTTCATCCCAGCTACTTGAATACCATATAACTGACCTGTTCTAGAGGTAAAGACTAAAACAGCATCAAGTGGCGGTAGATTTTGGGGCTTATATATTCTATCCTTATTTTCAAGAGCTAAGAACTTATTGTATCTATTCATTACTTCTGAGAAGGGATGCTCGTCAATAATGTTAAAAATTAGAGATCCTGCCTCAGTTAGGTGCCCCTCTGTAAAGCTCTTAAAGGATAATTGAGAATTGGCAAAAACAGGGTATACGTCTTTATGGTCGGAGAGATTCATCTCCACCAGTCCAGGCAGTCTAACCATGGGCGCTTGACTATCGTCTTTTATAAAGAAGGGGAGGATAATACTGCACACGGCCTGCACCCCAGAGATACTACCGGGCAACATAGACAGGCCATGCCTCTCCTCTTTATTCAAGTTAGAGGTAGAGTATGGAAGACCCTCTTCTGGATCCAGATAAACCCCAAGGTTTGGAAGATTAGTCCTGTTTATGCTAGACATAACAAAAAATTGTGGGAGAAAGCCTCCCACAATTAATAGAGTCAAACTATGGGCAACAGGTTATGATTTACCGTTCAGAACAGCAGGGGTTACACCATCAATGTCGATCTTCTTCCAGTGTCTGCGATGCTTACACACGAAGTTTACTGCTTGGGAAGAGGACATATCCGCAAGGGTCATCGAAAAGGCTTCCTGCAAGAACTCAACCCCAAACAAGACCATAGCAGAGACATTTCCATCCTTAACAGCTACAATTGTAACATCAATTGGGGGAAGCTGATCTAAGTATTCGATCTTTCTGGATCCAATAAGTCGAGCAGCCACAATCATGTTGTTTTGAACCTGATCTTCAAATGCCGTAGAAGTAATTGTAGTAGGAACAAGGTCTACTGTAGTGGTGATAGATTGGTTTGATGTGGTAGAAGAGTTTACCCAGGAAGCTGTGACAACCTTCTTCGCAGCATAGGATGCAGCAGCGGAGTTAGGGTCCCAGAGATCCTTCTGAGTTATAGTGCCTCTCTTAGACAGACTAAGGTACTCTTCAAGAATGGCGTCCTTATCAGCCATAGAAAACATCATAGAACCCGCGATCTGTCTCTTGCCCTTTACTAGGCCCTGGCTGTCCTGCTGACCCATTTCCCAAATCTGGGCTCCATCTGTGGCAATACTGCACGAGATGGACTCAAGACGTGGCATACGCTTATGATTAAAGAATACATTAATATCGCCACCAGAGTAAAAAATTCTCTGGCCGGAATCAGATCCCAGATCCACATCCCCCAAGACCGTCTTGTCAAGGGGGCTATAAGAAGCGTGGGAGAACAGGTTTACTTGATCTTTATTTGCCATTTCTTAATTCCTTACTGCTGAATGAACAGAGTGGATATAATATCCTTAATTGCATAAGCGGGCCAGATCCTCAAGTCTACCCGAACTCTTCCTACCTGAGAATCACCAGCAATCTGATAGATGTTCTGCAGGTATCCTACTCCCTCTCCCCCTCTCAGGGCTCCCATGTTTGCAAAGGCATCCATGACGTTAATAAGGGATGCAGTCATAGCTACCTTAGTAACCTCATCGTAGGGCTGACTTAAGAACGCATATAAACGATACTTAATAGTCTGCTGAATGGTGTTGCACAAGTGAACTGTACTTTGATCCTTCAGGGAGTAGTCCCGAGCCGCACAGGTGGGATCGCTATAGATAACAGGGGATCCATTAGGGCTAATCTCATTATTCTGCAAGCAGACAATGCCACCACCACCAGACAATTCATCTGTAGCGGAAGCTCCGATGCCTAGATGCAGAAGCTTAGCGTATTTCCCTGAGGGAATTGGGCCATAAGCCTTAATACCACTAAGAGAGGTTTTAGCGATGGACTTCTGGGGAGGGGTAGACGCATATTTAGCCGCCACCGAAGCCGCCAAGTCCCAAACGTAATCTCCGATTTCTGGATGGCTAAAGAGAGCCTCTCCAACCACAGCAGTCACATATGAACCCAGATCAACCGTACCACCCAGACTAGAATCAGTAAGACTCATAGCATCCTTTCGAAGGAACCAACCTCCTTTATTCCATCTCAGGGTTGCATTATAGGCTCCTGAGGATGTAGACATAACGTTGTCCGTTAAGTATGTAAGGTAAGAGGAATAATCCTTGATTCCAGAAGGGCGAAAAGCCATAACACCATGGGCAGGCTGAACCTCCTTAGCATACTTATACAGGAAGACTGCAAAGTCTGTCAAGGCCGATTGGGTGGTAGTTGATCCAATCTTGTCGTCAATATGAAGCCCATCAACCAAAGCAACACTAAACAACTTCTTACGACCGATAAGCATGTCGTAGATACCTGTATCTGCTGTAGTTAAGGCTGTATTAAAGTTGGACAAATCGGATGCGTAATCCTCACCAGTGGCAATACATCCATCAGTACCTGCAGTGCTGACTGTCCCAGATCCTAGGGTGATAGTAGCCGGGGCACTTAAAGCAGAGAGCAAAGTACCCTCTTGTCCAGAGACTGCCGTAAAGGTAACTAGGTTCTGCCCTGCGTTCATGTAGTCACAAAGTTGTGAAACCGTAGTGGTTCCCGCATAAGAGCCAAAAGTGAATACTCCACCTTTAATGGCCGGTGTGGTCATTGTGACGGTGTAGTTTCCTGTAGACACAGCGAGTGCAAAGGTGATCTGGTTATAAATTCTACCGGGATTAAGGGCCGTAGCCACAATAGTGTTTACAGGGCTACCCCCCGAGGTAGCAAAACTGGTTGTAGATGCTTTGGTTCCCCCACCACGTACAGCCAAAATATTTGTAGCACCACCATCTATAAGTCGTTGGATACTCTTTACCAGAGTTGCACCAGCATCGGAACCATCCGAGGTACTGGTCACAGGACTTTTGTATCCATTTCGATAATCAGCCGGTCCAAAGATTCTAGATGCCTGAGCAGGAGAATCAATCTCAATAGGCTCCCCACTAGGACCGTCCTGAGCAGTACCGATAACTAAAACAGTTTCTGTTTGATTTTGTGGAGTGACTGCAACGAGTCTATCTCCTTTAATTTCTAAAGTTACTCCAGGCATTTTTGTTTGTTTTTCCTAATTTGTAGGTCTAATATAATAGAGTCCTAAAAAATCCTAAGCTGTATCAAAACTACTATTTACTAGAGGTATTAAAGTATGGGTAATTACTAATTTTCCTCCCACTGCGGGAAGAAAAGAGTTAGACCAAGTTAAAAGACCATTGTTATTTTCGTAAGTGGGAGTATAATCCTCCGTGGTTAGATGTGATCCTACATATGATCCTGGGGCTTGATATTTTACTTCGTCTATGGAATCCACTTTAAATCCCACCTCAGGGGAGATTTCAAACGGATTCGTGTCGGATAAAGTATAGGTATTAGTTTTATACCTCCTCATTAGATTAATCTTGGTTGTTATTCTTTGGATCTTCATGCTAGTTACAAGCATTTGAACAGGGAGAATAACTTTAAACTTTAAGGTAACATATCTTAAATTGGAATTTCCGTATGAGTTTCGCAATTTAGGGTCGGATTGGGCTAGAAAGGATGTGACTATATCGCCATACCCATCCGATGTCATTGCGTCAGTTACAGATTCAAAGGCTTTTTCAAACTCCCAGGCCATATCGTGTAACTGGTCTACTGAGTCTGAGAAAAGCTCGAATCTGTAGACTATGGTATAGGTTTGAGTATATAGATCTTTTACTTCACCATTCTCATCCACCAACCTTTTATCAAAGGCTGGACGAATAGCTCCACCCCCACCGTGTCCTTTGTCGTCCCCGGGAGATCTGGATTCTATGGTCCAAACTATAGCATTTTCTAGCAATTGATCGTCAGGAGTCGCTGGAGCAAATCTAGCATTAAACCTCCTGAGTGATGGTTGCATTTTTTCCCACAGATATTTAGGAAAACTGTAGGGAGTTATTGACTCGTATCCATCAAAAGGCATGATTAAAAATTCACTCCAAACTTAATCTCTAGTATTTCGTCATATACTGTGACTCGCATTTCAACTGAAAGGGTGGATTCAGCTACTATCGCAGAGCTGTTTATGTAGGTGATATCCTCTGGTAGATTGGATTTTAACAAATCTCTTAGGCCCTCTTCTACAATTAAGTTTCTCCCAGAAGGTAGAGGGTTTCCTATGAAGCTATAGAGATAAGGTCCCGTTATTTGAGCAATCCTAGAGGCCGCCAACCTCTTAGTGGCATCTATGTTTCCACCATTTACCGTTTTGTACAAACAAGATCCTGAGTAGATCCTTCTTGTAGATGCATTTACCCCGGCCTGATATAGTATATCGAGTTCCTCTTGAGAGAGATCTCTAACTAGTTCTGAATTTTTGAGGGGTAAGTTAGAAAGGCTTATCTGTCTATTTTGGGACAGATAAGAGAGAGAGGCCGCTTCTGCTAACGATCTTTCTATTTTAGCTTCATCTGTAGAGTAGATGTTGTTTCCAAAAAAGAACAGGGAGTCAGACTTTACAGAATCTGAGTAGAATGTACCGGCCCAGGCAGAAACGTCAGTACCTATCTCACCCGCATTTAAGAAGAATGTAAGGGAGGGGTTCTCCTCTGCAAAAGTATCTACGACACTCTGGGCTGCCGCATTGGTTGCTCCTAGTATAACTACAACTTCCACATCAGGGGGAAAAGTAGATTCATTAAAACAGGTTGATAAAAGAGATGACGAAAAATCTCCATCAGTACCTCCCGACAAAGAGCCTGTAGCGTTGCTTAAACTGTTAGGAACCTCTGTACAATAGCATGGTATTACACCAATTTCTGCCAACTCGTTAGTCTCAGCCAAGAATTGTTGTTTTGAAGAATACGTTACTACAGTACTTGGGTAGTCTGGATCCATTCCATAAAAAGTAACGTTACTCCCTACAATGCTAATTTTAGAGTTATTGTATTTAACACCTGATGTTCTTGCAACAAAGGAGAATCCCCCAACAGTCAGTGTTGCAGGAACTCCTCCAAGACGAATACCGTAGGTTTTTATGCCTAGTCTTATACTTCTTTTTAGCGCAACGGCTAAATCTTCAACCCCATAATACGGAGTATAGCTTAACTCAACTAGTTGGTCTTCCTGGTCCCCCCCAATCCATACAAAGGATAGAGTGTCCCCACTAGCATTTAGACTTTTAAAAAGAAGAACCCTCTCATACCCATTAACCTTATCATCTGGGGTAGCTAATGCTTTGGGGCTTAAAGTAACTGTAGTTGCTCCAGGAGAAAGGTACTTCTGAAAAGAATATTTAGTGTGTAAGAAGTCTTCTACATCTTCAATTGTGGAATATTCCCTTACTTGGTTATCCACACCGTCAGATGCAAGGCCTATAAAAAGAACAGACATTTAAACCCCTTTGTAGCTTACTATTTTGTAGTTCCTGGTAATAGCTTTTCTTGCTGTAAGATTATCTCCATCTAGAGCCTTGATATTATACTTACCCAAAGTATCGTCTCTCATTTGAGGACCTTGAGAGTCTATTACCTCAAAAACTTCTCTAATAGGTCCCACTTCGTATTTTCCATTTCTCAAGGAAATCACGCAATCCACAATTAAATCCCCACCCTTTATCCCCGCTGATAAAGGAAAGTGTGCCATTATATTGTAGTTTAGTAGATTACCTGGGGTTTCGTTATTTAGGTATTGAGAGGGATTAGTGAAATCATCTATCCTACCTTTTGAGGCGTAAGCAGAGTTCCTAACCCCTAAACCCTTGCAAAGCTCACATTGCAAGTCCTGGAATTTCTTGGACCTACTGTAACTGTCAAAATGCTTTGGACAAGCAAAATTGGAATCCATACTTACTATTAGAAATACTTTTGCCCACTTGTCTATTTCTCTTTCTAAAATTTCTTTCGGGTTCATTAGAATCCTGTATTCCATCCTTGACCATAGTAGGTCTGATTTTCTGTACTATATGGAAGCTTTGTAGTAAATGGGAACCACTCTCTAACACCGTAATCGGAGGGTTTGAAGTTCCCATATAGGCTCCCCACAGTAGCACCTAGTTGGGGGGGAGAAAGGTTATTTAGAATTGAGTTCGTAGCCACTATTCTTTCCTCATCTGCCCTAGCTTTTAGGTCCTGTAGAGCCTTTAAGAGGTCATCTGTGACCTCTACACTATATTGCCCTACCTTAATAGAGGTCCCTATACTGAGGACGCTTTTATAGATTAAAGAATCCACATAAAAACACTTAGCAAAGGCATGAGCCAGCCTAAAGAAATCAAAACTAGTTGGGTCGGTTGCAGCTACTACGTCTGATAGACTGGCAGTGTAGTCAATATTTTCATTAGCTACCAACCAGAATTGCTTAGCTAAAAGAGATCCTTTGTAAGATGTTTTTATTAGATCTGAGTTGGTGAAGTTGACCCCTGTTGGGAACTCAGACTTCATGGTTTCTATGTCTACATAGAAGGGATTAGGTTTTGTGAAGAAGTTATACGTGGAGGTCTCCCCTAGTGTGTAAGAGTCTCCAGTTACTGGTAGGCTAGAAGAGACGGTAATTGAATATTCTGTGGTGTCAGAGATAGCAGTATTAAAAGTAATTGTTATTGTATTTGTTGAGGCTACAATAGTTACGTCTGCTGCCGTAAAAAACGGGGCCGTAGAGTACAGCTGATAACTCTTTTGTTTAACGGTAACATAATCCTCAGCAGAGGTCCCTAAGTTCTTACTAAAAGTAAGGGTCATCTCTGTCGGGTACTCTGAAAGAATCTCGTCTGTATCTGGAATGGTGGTAGATTCTATATAAAAAAGGGAGTCTAGAGTGTTATACTCGGACCCTCCACCTGCGGCTGTATAGTTAAACTGGAAAACTTCCGACCAGCCCCCAACACCCGAACCGTCTTTAGCTCTCACCCTCCAGCAATAGGTTTTGTTTAAAACGGGGGTAAATGTTGGGGTGTAAGTTTCTGTGGTCGGGGAGCTAGAAGAGACAACGGAACTAAAGTCCAAAGTGTCAGACAGCTCAAAATCGTATGCTGTAGCTCCTACAACATCTTCCCAATTGAAAGTAATAGGGGTATCTACTACATAGGTTGCGTCCGGGGGAACTAGTAGTGTGGGTGAAGTAAGGCTAGCAGGACTCGTTTTAAAATAGAATGCGTAAGTCTTAGTAGTTTTTCTTCCAATAGTGTCTTGGACCCCTGATAAAATACTTACTAAGTAGTTGTTGTCTGGTAATAGGCTGGCAGTGGGAGTAAGAATGGTATTCTTTAGATCCGTCGCATCTATAGTTACAGCAATAGGGGTGTTTGTCTGGGCATCAAAAAGCTTTACAAGTCCTACAACAGTAGAAAACTGAGTTTCTTCCATATCCTGAGACCAGGATATTGTTATGTTAGGAAGAAGAGTAGAACTTAGCTCCGATGGGCTAAAATCTATGACTTTGGGAATGTTGTTAGCCATCTATATAAATAGAGTCACAAAAAGAAGGGGACCCCTTTCGGAGTCCCCGACCACAGAATGAGCAACCAAATAATCTTAGGCAGGCATTGATCGAACAGAGTAGACAGGGGCTCGGTTGGGGGCAATAACCACTCCAACAGTCTTAGCAACACCAGCACCCTTGTCCTTCAAGATAGCCTTGGTCTCTCGCTTAACCTTAAGACCTCGACCGTCTCGCCAGAATTCAGCTTCCTCAGCCATTTCCAGTGATCCCTTCTCAGCCAATGCAATGGAATCTTCCTTGCTAAGTGCGTAGATATCAGTATAACTAGCACCAGAGAAGTCTCCACCCTTGCTGTATCGCATGGGAGCATAGGGGACGTATTGAATGCCAAAAGGCATGTTCATCGACTGGTCGAATCCGGGAGCCGCACTCCAGATACTATTACCAATCTGTCCACCGTGCATGAAGGTAGCTCTCATAAACGGATCAGATGCAAAGATCGCCCAACCCATCGGATGAGTTAGAACGTGAGTCACGTTCTTCTCAAACGACATGGGGATAGCAACCAGGTCCACCAAGTCCTCATAGCTAAACGTTCCATTAGCCGTATCCGAGCTGTCAACACCCTTGGTGGCGTAGCCGGAACCAGTGCTGTTTCCAGTGGAGTTGTCAGCCGCAACGTTATAAGTGCCTGTAAGGGCCGTATAGCAGTTGCTTTCAACAAGTCGGTTAACAGCGTTAGCACACTTCTTCATCAGAAGAGCAGCCGTATTGAGGTTTCTATTGTCAAGAGCCTCATCAGGAAGGATGTAGCCGATTCCCTGCTTTCCAACTCGAATAGCACCCGTTCCTTCCATGAGAGCCATATTAGCCATCTGGTACTCTTGACCAGGAGCCATCTCAGTAGCAACGAATGCTGACGAGTCAAGCAACTCAAGGGTCTGGGTGTTTGACACCATAGGAACCTTCTCAGCAATGTTCTCAGAAAGGAACAGTGCAGGCTCCTTCTCAGTAACGAGAACCCGAGTAACTACTTCTCGGATAATTCCGTCCAGCTGAGAAGCTGAAACCATGTCCTTGATAGACAGGTCAAGACTTCCCTTCCCAGAGAAGGCATCAAAAATCTTGTTGGAAAGGAGCTTTCGTTCCGAAGAATACGCTTCTAAATCGGAAAGAGTTGCGTCCTCTGCTGACTTACCCGCTCTTGTTAAGAATTCGGAGAAGTCAGGATTCTTCTGCATTCTCTCTCGGGCTTTATCTTTAATTGTATCGAGTAATGATTTCATTTCTTCCTATTCTTATATAGAGTCAGGCTTGAGAGGAGGAGTGTTTAGTTCCTCCTCTCACTTTTCCTTAGTTAGCCCAGAAGATCAGTTCTCCTGAGACCCCAGAAGCGTTCAGGTGAGCGGGGGTACCTGCACCTGTTCCAGAAATTGCACCATCGGTCAAACCAATCTGACCGGGAGCAAAGTTGGGAGTGAATGGACTCGTGATCTGCTTGTAGGTGATTCGAGCAGCAGTAATCGTCAGAGCAGACGAGAACTGAACTCGACCTTCAACCCAGTCAACACTGTGATACTTGCCGATCAATCCGCTGTGGACCGTCTGATATCGAGTATCGTTAGCATTCGGCAGGGTGTACCAATCCGAGGCAGAGTACGAAGTAACCGTACCACCATCGTTCACAGTACCCTGAATCTCAATCGTAACGGCTGAACGAGGATCAATGACAACGTTCTTGCTTGACTGAAGAACGTAACCGGCGCCACCAGAAACCGTAAAGGTCACAGCAGAGCGATCGGCCGTAGTCATAGCAACCATGTCCCCGAACAACTCAGAGAGAGGCCCCTCGTAAGAACCTGTCTTCACATAGGGGAATAGCTTATCATATTCCCTAACGTTGGACAACGGATTGATTCGGACTAGCTCTCCGCCAATCTGATCGGCATCCTGGCCGTAAGTGAACCAGACCTCCTGGGCGGTTGTACCACTGTACTTCCAAAGGTTGGTCGAAGTATTCCAAACCAGGTTCGAAGCGTTGGTCGCAGATACTGCGGAACCCGCGTTGTTCTTAACACCAACGATCTGAGGAAGAACACCAGCGAGGTTAGCACCAGTCAGGTCAATGTTAGTGGAGTTAGAACCGTTATTGACGTAGTAGGTCGCTTGCGGCTTAAACTTAACCTGAGCACCTCGAAGAGCAAACTGCTGATTCGAGAGAGAAGCAGTGTAAGCCGTGTCTGCGGTCAGTCGAGTAACGGCACCAGCGTGAGCCGTAAGTCGATCACCAGCAGCAAGAGTACCATAAGCATCGCTGATAGCTGCAACATATGCGACAGAGCACTGTGCATTCTTAACAACAACAGCATCGGGCATCGTGTGAGCGCCAGAACTGTCTTGGGCAGGCTTCGCCATATTCTGATGAGCAACACCCATAGGCTTAACGGTAAGACCGTTTGCCGTAGTAATAGGAGTTCCTCTGTCGGTTGCCGAGTTTGCGAGGGCAGTGTTGCCCTTTCCAATTCCGACAAATCGACCACTCAGGATTGCGAGAGCACCAGTCGGGCCGTAGGTTGCCTGAGCAACCTGGGGCAGTGTGGGATCTACGAAATAGTGTCCGACAAGTGTCTGAGCAGAGGGGTTAACTGCAGCAGTACCCGTCCACACGACTTCTCGTAACTTTTCACCTGTGATAATGTAACTACTCATTTTTTATTATTTTCTCGGCAACTATATCTACTAGAGGTTAATTACTGTCAAATATAATAGAGTTCTGTTTAAAACCCTAAAACTTTAAAAGCATCCTCCTGAGATAGCTCGTGGTTTGCAGACGTTCCGCCAGTATCTGAGTCCTCAACAGAGGATACGGAAGTTGGGGAGGTTACGGTCTGGGTACTGTCCTCACTCTCTACCTTTTTATGGTTTCGAATAAGCTTTGATAGGGTGGAGCTAGAGAGTATTGAGTATCTCTTTGCGTCCTCCTCAAAATCCGACACGTCTAAGTTAACACTTTTAACTACAGAGTAAAGCGAAGCTAGAAGAGTTCTTGTGTCTTTGGGATCTAGATTAACGAAATTGTCTACCAAATCAAAGACCGAAAGAGAAAGAGTTTTACTATTTTCCAAATCTTCGATTGAAAGAGTAGACTTATCTTTTGTATCTCGGGCTTGAATTAGGGAGCTAACAGTAGAGTCAAGGGTCTTAATCTGATCTTCTGACAGAAGGGGTTTCAAGGATTCCACTTTAGCGAGACCCTCTTCATCCAGTTTAATGGTCATGTCTGCGATTTGCAAGAAGCTATCAGTAGTGATTGATACTAATGCCAGCTTCTTGTCAAGGGCCTCTAGGTGCTCTCCCATAGTTTCGGTCAGAGAGAGTAAGGTATCCACTGTGAGAGTGCCCTCTTCTAGAAGCAAATGGACAGCCTCTCTCTCAGCGTCTGAGAGACTTGATTCTAGCAGTTTAGAGAGACCCACTACTCTGGTCCCGTCTAAAAGAACCAAAGATTTATACGGAAAGTCCACATGTGCAGTATCCTCAGCACCGGTCTCTGTGCCTTCAGGTGCATTATCCTCTGGAGTTGTATTTAAAATGTCTTCTGGTTTCTGTTTGGCCATATTTCTGTCCTGAAGAATTACAAAACTCTGTTTCGTGCTTTTAATAGAGTCGGTAATTCCGATTAATCCACAAACTTCTTTTACTTTTTCTTTAGTAGCAATGTCAAAAAAGCCATAAGAATCTTTAGACCCTGTAATTTTCTCCGCTACTAACAATCTTGAGTCAACCTCTTCTCTCCCTATATCCCCACTAAGGGTATACGCGGAAGTGTCTGCGGGGGTGTTTACGTAAGATAGCTCCTTGAATTGAATCCCACTATAGATTAAATAGGACAAGTGTTCTTTTTTGTCTACGGTGTATGTTTTACCTGTTTCATATGGAGGAAATTCATCCCACATCTCTTTTTTGTAGAGATCTACTAAGTCCAGCCCACTGATACTCTCAAAAACTTGAGCGGAACGAGCCCCTATAGATACGGTATGATATCTTCCTCCAAGGACCTTTTCTATCTCTGCATCACCAGTAATAGCAGCAACTACCGATATATGCCCAGACCCATTAGCAAAACCTGGGTACAAGGAATCTTTACAAGGTATTCTTTCGCTTTTTGGCCTTTTAATGAAGGACGAAGAGATTATTCTCCCACAGGGCTCATCGGCACTAGTCCCGAACCAGCTATCACCGGAACGATGCTCGGTAATAACTGGGCAATTGTAGGGATAAATAAAGGACTGATGGCCCGTAGTGTCTTCAGGGTAAGAAGGATCATAAGAACCTTCCAACTCGCTGGCCGGGTAGTATCTGTAATTTAAGTTTAGTTTGTCACTATGACAAACTCTGATTTCAGGGTAGACAGCTTTGACGTCTTTCTCTGAAATCTCTGATAATATACTATCTTTGACTAGAGCATTTTCACTATCCCGAGAGTTATTAATCATTACTGAGTAGGAGTCAAAAATTGCTCCACCCGAACTCCCAGCCTGAAACCCTAGTATTTCTTGGATTTTCTTCTTATCCATTAATGTTATCCTTAAAATGCTCTAATAGAACTTCTCTCTCTGATAATAGAGCCTGAATTTCCTTAGGATCTATCCCAATCCCTGCTTCCTCAAAGATATAATAGAGTTCTTGTAGAGATGTAGAAGAGTCTAGTAACTTACTTTCAACACTGTCTTTCTGGTCTTTTTTCTTAGGGCGTCCACCTTCTTTTTTCTCAAGTGACTTTGGTTCTTCTGGTCCGGCGCCCCCGTACAGGTGTTGGAAGGTCTTAGAAAGATTAATTGGGGAATCTATATCAATTCTTTGTCTCGCCTCAACAATATCAATGATTCCCTTTGTAAACAGATCAGCTACATGGGACTCATGTTTAGAAAGAATGTCACCATCTGCTTGATGGAATCTGATAGATACCTGATGATTGGGGTTAGTGTATGGGTCATACCCCATTTCCCACAAAAGCTCAAAGAATAGCTCTTGGGTAAAGAAGCTCTCTAGATTTTTTTGAGTAGATGCCAGATTTTGGATGAACCCTAATAAGCTTTTATCTGCAGCTAGGGTAGAAGTATTATCCATCCCCATGAGGTAGGCTGGAATTCCCATCCCAGTAATTACCCTCCTGGTCAGGTAGTTTAAATATTCATTAACCCTTAGAGCGTGGGACTCTGATCCTTTTTGCTCTATGTTGTGCCAGGCTGGTGTAATCAAAATTGAATCATGTCTCGCAGCCTCTACAACATTGACTCTAGCTCTAGATATCTCTTGCTCTATAGTCAGCCCACTTCTTGCCTGTATGGGATCTTTAGGCCTGTCAATAGTATAGTGTGTCAAGGGAAGCGCATGCTTCTTTAACATAGTTACCATTAAATTTTCTGCTATCTTTAGATTAGTCAGATCATCAAGTACAGGCATCACAAGGCCAATTCCAAAAACAGTTCCTGGATCTTTTTTATAAGTTGCAACAGATACATCCAACTTATTAATTAGGGTTTTGGAATCCGGCTTCCAGGAGCCAAAGTCCATTTTAAATTTGTACTCTTTCTTTTGTCCTCTTCCTTGCTCCTTACCCAAATAAGCCTGGACTTCTTCAAAAGTAATACCTTTTAAGGTCCAACCTATGTGTTTCTGCTTATGCTTCAGGGGGTAGAACTGAAGAGGGGAGATAACAGCTAACCTAGAGATAGAATCAGGTCTATCCTTATACAGACCTCGATAACTCTTTGATGCATCGGTGGCAGAAGATGTACCCCTTATTTTTACTAAAGGGGCGGTCCCAGTCTTAAAGAGTTCGTGAATAAGTTCAAACTTGAGTGTATCCCATGTAGTACCTGAGGCAAAACAAATTTCCTGTAGTCTCTTTGTTAAGACATCTACAATCTTTTTTTCTCCAACAATGTCGAACCTAGAACAGTGATCTGTGTATACATCCACACCTTGTCGGGCGATTCCGTCTTTAATGTAGGCATCTACACACCTCATTATTGATCTGGAGATGAGAGCATCATTTACGTGCCTAGTCAGGGTGGCTGAAGGTTTTTCTTCAAGGCCTAGAACCTGACTTTCGGCTTTAGAGCTCTTAGGTAAAGAGGCGTCTGTAAATTCCATTTTATTCTATTAAATTAGAGCCCCGAATACTCTATCGACAGAAGTATCATTGGGCTCCAAAAAGTAATCTACGATCAGAATCTGATATTCTGCGTCGCGTGGGAAGCTTTTTACCTTCTCTAACATCCCTATATTATTGGACCAATCTTCCAGAGACACACCAGTCATACTGTTAGCAACTTCAAAATTTGTTGAGTGTTCTGGTCCGTGGATGCAGATTATCCAACCAAGTAGGGGTATAAATATATCAAAATGAAGGGGTTTACCTTTATAAGTAACAATATTTGTATCCCCATCTAGAAATACAAGGGGAGAACTTAAAGAAAGTTTCTTCTCCAGGAAATTAAGAATGCATTCAACCCATTCTTTTCTAAAAGATTCTTGGCTTTCTTTTAGAACTTGAAGGGAAGTTTTATTAAATTTGAACATATCGAGAAATTTCATCTAAAATATCCTTTGTAGAGTTTTTATTAAGGATAAGTGGAAGATTATACCTTCTAATCTCATTAAGCTGTTGGATCTCAGAATATCTCTCTAATAACGACCCCTCAACTTCTGAAAGAACGGACAAAAGACTTGCCTCCATCTGCATTGAAAGAGCTTGTAACCCAGAGTTTCTTAAGGCGTCATCAGACAAAATGGAAAGTGTTGTCATAGCTGATCTCAGATTCTTATCCAGGTATATCGCATAGTTATTCCTGCCTATCAAATCAGACAATCTCTTATTCATGTCATAGTAAGGGAGAACAGCCACTGCAAGGTACTGATCTGTTATATGTTTAGTAGTATTTCTCCAAAGACCTAAGACAGACGAGATGGAGGCGTATACATCTGTATCTTTCGACCCCTGCTCCACTAAGGACTGCTGTCTTACTAGATTTGAAAATATTCTTATTTCATCTTTGAGACTAATACCCCTCTTCTCTGAGAAGGAGCTAATGAAATCTTTCAATGAAAAATAATAGCTTTGGAAACTAGCTAGATAGTGTTTGGTGACTACCTCTAAAGAGTTCGGATTTTTTTGGGTGTATCTAAGCCATTGATTCTCTAGGGAGTACTTTATAATCCTAATATTGGACTCCGATACGGTTAAATCCGCCAAGGCAATTACCCTATAATCTCCTTCCGAAGCGGCTTTGGCGATCAAATCTTGTAGGGTTGAGTAGGAGATTGGATTGTACTTTTCTGGATGATAGGGATCAAAAGATAGATTCGAAAATTTATCTACTATCTCACCAGAAATAGTGCCAGTAAAGGAGTTTTTTGTATCAGTTTTTTTTTCTTGAATAAGATCAAGCAAAAGTTGAGACTCCCCGATCAAAGTTTCTACCAGAATTTTACTAGAGACTTGGGAATTTGTCTGGGATGAATAGACAAGAGAGTTAGAAATATCTTTCGTTAAAGTAAGGCTTTGATCAATAATCTGGTCTACAACCCTTGGAATATCTGGTTTTTGGAATAGGCTTTTACTCATTAGAAGTCCGGTAAAAATTTCTCAAATTGATATAAGTCTGAGCTAGTATAAGGGTCTACTTGTAAAATGTCTTTGGATGTGATTACCTGGGTCTCATAAGGTCCTATCTCTGTTTGGCCCAACCCTACATCAGAAAGAAAGTCCCCAATCTTCTTCCAAGAAGTATAGAGAGCAAAGAAAAGACAGTCTATCATATGTTCATCTTTTCTGCTAAACTTAATAGTAGAGGTGGAAGTATTTAGAATTTTGTATTTATAATACTGCTCCTTCATCTCTAGATCATTAGCGTTTAAGATAACTTCATCGTTCTCAAACTTCATTCTAGCTAACTGATAGGCAAACTCTTTAATTCTCTTCTTCTCCACCTCTCCAGTTTCCTCATTTATCACCTCTTCTTTTCCTTGCATTGCTATCCTAACAAGGACATCTGAGAGATCAATCCCTTTCTCTAAACCTAATCTAAGAATGATCTCAGCATTAGCATCAATTCCGGATGAGTCAACGGCCACATGGGAAACTTTGTACCTCTGGTAGAAATCTATTATATGCTCTGCAGCATCATGGAACCCCATAACGTCCTTTTTCATGGACTCATATCTGTCTAGGCACTTAATTTTTCTGGTTGTAGGATTATACCCCCACACAACCACATTAGACCCTGCCTGAACTTTATCAAAGTCAACTGTAATGAGGTTTATGCAACTAGTATCTAGGTTATGTTCACCATATTGGTAGTCATGTCTAAAGGCCTGGTCTATGTGAGGGCGATAGAATGCGTCCGTACTACCTGTCTGACGAATGTCTAGAACATATTCTGTCCTCCAACGATCCATGTCTGATTTCTCAGCCTCAAACATGGCGTTCTTTTGTTCAAGGGTTAGAGATGTATTATCCCAAATTCCGCATTTAACCAATCTTGAACTGGGGGGAAGATTTTTAAGACAAACTCTGTTATAGAATTCCCCTTCAGGGTCCTTTACCGTCCCCGCTATGTAGCCTTTAATCCTACTAAGGTGCTCTGGTGGGCAGGCAAAGTACATAGGGTTAAGCACAGAGAACCCCTCACTAGGAATTGCCCCCGCCTCATCAATTATGATAATATCGGGCTGTTTGACGCCCCTGAGCGTGTCTATCTGCTTTTTATTAGCAGAGACAATATGTCCTAAGATTTGAGATCCCTGTAAGAAGGTTCTTATGGGGGGAGAGTTTAATTGGACGCCATAAGGATCTACGAAAGCCTGAACAAAAGGTGAACCTTCTATTAGAGTATCGAGGTCTGTAAAGAAAGCGTTTCTATTGGGGTCAGATTGACAGAAAAACTGGATGGTTCTTCCTGGGTCGAATATAAGATGCCACAAAGCGATAGCTGCCAGCCCGAAAGAGTTGTGGACTACGATGTCATTTGCTATAAAGTTGTGGTCGTCGTGGTCTACTGTCAGGTCATAAACCTTCTTTATACCCACATTTTGAACCTGAATTATAGAGAGCCATTTGCGGGCAGAATGTACGTCTTTTACTAATGGAATTAAACCCGCCTGATGAAGAAAAAGATCAGTGCTAGTGGGGTCTTGAATTATAATTTCACTAGCGGGACCCTTAAATGACCAAATACCTAATCTTAAAAGCAAATGGGCAAAGTCATTCGAGGAAGCTTTTGGTACATTGAATTCAATCTGTCGGAAAAGGTCATTAAATTTTCCGTACTTTTTAAAAACTGACAAGACAAAGTTCATCAAAAACTCGTCAGCTAGTTTAAAAACTGGGTCTGGGATTATTCCTGTAGAAGTCATTTCTGTAACCCAGGAATCTATTTCACCCCCCGTAGAAGACCCCTTAAAGCCTGTGTTGATCTTCCCTGGGGCCAGAACTCTATCCCCTATTTGAAGGTGACCCGCTTGTATCCATCCATGAGATCTGCTGAAGACCTGATGATCCCTGCTCAATGTTATGTCAAATCCATTATCAAAGATAAGCTTGATACAATGCTTCTCCCCCGATTCAACCCACTCTGTGGGGGAGGAGAGGGTTTTATTTAAGGAGAAATCAAAAACTAGAGTTTTTTTAGTTTTACTCAAGTCTTTAATTGGTGTAGGCCTCCCTGTGAAGGAGTCTATAACTCGACTACTGCCATCAATACAATTGTGGGTTGTGATGTAGTAATCTGTGAGATAGAGTTGGTCCTTAGAGTCAAGGGTGATGCACTGACATGTAGCATACTCTTCATCCATCTCCACATTAATTACTTTTCTCCTGAGGTCCTTTTGGAGACTACCCTCCCAGCTCTCTGAGAACTTGTCACTAAATAAAAGTCCAAGCTCAACTGGTAAATAGATCTCCATCAAAGATTGTCTATTTATCGTCTTTAAATGGGCTACACCTCCAAGACCAAAAACAAGTTGCTGTACATGTCTGGCAAAGGATTCTGATGGGGCTCTGTACTCGTAGTATTTATTTGTGGGGTGGAAATAACTTTCCGTTAGTACTTTTTCAAGATAACGGGCTCTGAGTTTTGAGCTGCCGTAGATAACTTCGTTGGGGATATCCCTTGAGGCAGGAGTAATTGGCTCTTCCAAATAATGAAGGGATGATGATAAAGAGTTATTTATCTTTGACGAAGTAAATTTCATCAAAGAGCAAGCCTTAATAAATACTTCTTTACCAGAGTCTACCAGCTTAGATAGTGCTAGTGTGTCTACCATCCACTCCTTTCCACCAGAGATAACAACCCAGAGATGGTCTTCTGTGGCCCTAGTATAGGTCCCGTCTTCCATAAAAACAGTCATCACAGGGACATAGCCGTAAGGGTGAATGTCTTTAATTGTGGCAGAATCACCAGAAGGGGTTAGAACTTTATCCCCAACAGACAAATCTCCCATTCTTCGGAAACCTAAGGGGGTTAGTACCCTGGCTGATTGAGGTTGAGCTTTACCACCCCTTCTATGGACCCAGATGTATATGTACTTCTCAGGAGCGTCCATAAATTCAGCCTGGAAACCTCTAGGATTGAAAGGAGTCCAATCCATCCCGTCTTTCACTCGCAGGAAGTTTCTAGCAAAGGCGGCCTTTGATAGTCGGGCTTCATCAATTTTGGCTTTGAACCCTGGGTTGGTTTTTGCTTGATTTAAGATTTCTTCTAGTAGTTTCGACATAAATTAAAAAGCCCCTTTAGGGCAGGGGAGTGCTATGAGCACAATTCCATTACTCTATTCTTATATTATAATAGAGGTCTAGCTTCTTATCTATTGGTGTATCTTGCAGCATATGCCGCTGCTTCTTGCCTAAAGATTGCAGCACTCTGAAACCTTGTTGAGGCATAGTTAAGACTGCTCATTGCAACGTCCATTGGTGCTCTAGAGAGGGAGTATGGGGAACCTTTTATATTATACTTTATATCATTATAGGTTCTGTACCCTGAAACTGTTCCGTGAAGTGCTGCTCCAGCTAAAGCTGTTCCCGTTATTCCTACGAATTGTGCTGTGGGGGATAGGCCAGAAACGGCCCAAGCAGACCCAAGCCCTAAAGCTGCCCCCCTTAATCTATGATCCGGGCTGGTCATAAAACCAATGGCAGCACTAGTTGCTGCTGTGGTGGTAAACCATTTTCTATTTGTAGACGCAAAGGCCTTTAGAAAATCAAAGGTGGCAGACATTATTTAAAGAAATTTCTTCCGGAGATCTTACTGAAGCCTCTTAATCCTGCACCTTTAAAAAAGCTGCTCCCATTTCCCCTAAAGGAGTGGAAGGAAGCCATTCCGAGGCCAATACCTGCTGCTCCGTAAAGACCAGCAGTAATAGGAGCCCTACGCCGAGCTGACTTCCTAGACATACCGAGGGAATACATTCCGGCTAACCCCATTCCAGCAGCCCCCCATCTTTGTTGTGCGGGAGTTAATTTTTTATAAAATCTTCCTACTTTATTACCAGCATAAAGGAGGTTTTTAAACATAGAACTCGATCTAATAGCCATTTCTTATCTCCTTAGTGAATTTCCTAGGTTTTGAGCTGATGTAATCTCTCTCATCAAATTATCATAAGTGGTTGTAGGGTCTGGGGCACGATTGTTATTTAACACCATATTCCCAAACTCTTTGGCTGGACCAAAAACAGCCTTTCCTATTGACAGGCCTACAGCTAATCCTGCATGCGGGGCATAACGTCTTATATCATTTTTGGGGAGATTTTTATAGGGGAATAATCTCATTCCCATAACTCTAAAGTTTTTCTTCTGAAGGTTGTCTATGCCTTCCATTCCGTACTTTAGCTCTTCTTGTATAACTTTTCCTGCGGGAGTTCTATAGAATTTCCCTAATAATTCATTTTTTGACTCTGTAATTCCGTGGAAGAACCCAGTACCTGAATCCCCAGTCCCCATAAAAGCTCTACTCCATTTTCTCATGGATTTAGCTCCTAAGCTGAAACCTATTCCTGCGCCTAAAGCAGCCCCTACAGCTCCGGCCCCAGGACCAAAAGTAGAACCCATCCATAGACCCACCCCTGCACCCAGAAGAGGGCCCACTCCATAGCCAAGAGTCCCAGCTACTAGGTGTGATCCACCCTCTACGCCTTTGGTAAAAAATCCTAAGCCGGGAGTTCCGACGTGTCCGACACCTGCTTTAAAAATATTGAATGAACTCTTATTAAATCTCATTTAGATTAACCACTAAGCTCTCCCTCAATTATGTCCTCGATAACTGCCCCGCCAGAGTCTTTAGTAAACCCACTAATAAGATTTTTAAGTTCATCCATAGAGTCTTTTCTAAAGGTTCCTTTTACCTTATCTTTTCTAGAGGCGTTTAGCTTGTTTATGGCGTCGTCCATACCTTTTTCGAATTGTGATCTAAACTTCAGAAGCTCATTCACTTCCTTTCTATGATAAACAGTGGAGTTTCTACTATCTATCAGTCCAGGATTAGTCTGCCACATGCCATTTACCCCCAGATCCATGCCTATTCTGTCAAGGATCATCTTGTTCATGGCAATTTGGGCTACATACCCGAGATCAACTAGATTGTCATCTTCTATTTCAAGCTTCTTTATTAGACCTGTGACTAGCCTAGCTGCATTAAGCATCTCAAAGCGGCACTCAGAATGCCTCAGCTTTTCCTGCTCCTCCGGTTTCCCGGCTAAAGATCTCATGATAGGACAGGCTTCTGCATAAGGACAGTCGGAGGCTCTGCATACCATGTATCCTTTTAAAAAGAGACCAAGCTTAGAGAAGGCTGTTTCGCCCTCTACCATGCTAAAATGTGGTAGAGCGCCTAATTGATCATTAATGTATCGCTCTACCGCTTCCTGAAATTCCTTCTCGGTTCTTACTATCTTCCCTGTAAGACTGAGGCTGTTGTCTTTTTCTTCCATTAGTCTAGTTCTTTGACCATAATTTGATTCAGGTCTTTAAGGTTGGGTTTAACTCTTCTGAGGCAATAATAATGAACCAAGGTATCTGGACCAACTTCTACTGGGTTTTCTGGATTCCAGTCAGCTATTAGATGCTCAAAGGTTTGAGTACCATAGGTCTGAACTAAGGTTTCCATATCTCCAAAGAGAGTTAACTGCCATTCAGGTGCCAGTATTGATTTCAATGGAGAAAATTTGTAATAAACGAGTTCTACATTCAGGACAGTTCCAGCTTCAAGCTTTTGAATCAAATCTTCTTGAGAGATTCCCTGGTCCAAAAAGCTAAAGAACTCTTCATCCTTATAAGCTCTAATTTGAAAAAATTGTTTGGGAGACAAAGATTGACTTAAGGGATCTTCGTCTAGATACATTAAAGAAAACTTTCCACCCTTATTATTAGACATAAGAATTTTTATGTCTTGTAGAGTGTATTTGTTAGTAGGTATAACGGTCCAGGATTTAGACATGGTAACAGTTCCTTATAATGGAATGGATTATCCGTCTTACGTTCTTATCTTCGAAATAATCTATATGTCCTATAGGAAGAAGCTTCCTCCACCATTTGGTTCCTACTCTGGTGTAAATATCTAGGATTTTTCTGAATTTATAGTGAATGTTGAGATCAGATACTGGATAAGATATTACATCATTTATGCCAACTATATTTATCCACTTGGTTTTTTCTTTAAACTTTGGGGGCTTTCCAAAGTTAGGGTATTTCAGCCCAAATATAGCTAGTGGAGATCCTAAAGTAAAAAAGAACTCAATATTTTTTCTCAAATAATCCCCAATGCTTCCATATATTTCAGATTGAGGGTGGTATAAAGGGCTTGTTTCTTCCAGCCTATCCCATAGCCATCCACAAGATATAATGGTACCTAAAGAGTGGCTTATTAATACTATTTTTTTGTTTAATTTTTGAGCTTTTTTTAATTCTATGTCAAGCCTATAGTGGATGCAATCATACACAGCTTTGTGGTTAAGGTCATAAGCAACAACGTCTCCATAGTATTTGAATGCGAACTCTCGAACAAAAGGAAAGCAAAGTTTATCAGAAGTGGCTTTCTCATACCCCAATTCTTCTAAGCTTCTTACGCACTCTTGCCAACAAATTTCCCCCCAAAATTCTTTGTCTACTTCTAGATATTTTCTTAAGTTCTCAGAGTAGCCGGGGGCTTGGTCCCCTATCCCATGAACAATTATGTAATAGTATTCTTTCATGGGAATAACACACTCCTAAAGAAATAGAGTCAGACTCTATTTTAAGTAGGTTAAGAATGGATCTTTTTGGAGCGCCTAGAGATAACAAAAGCCTGCTCGAAGAGTATATGGAGCAGGCGGAGGCTGGGATTTTTGACGGCAATGAAGAAACTCCCAGAGGATTTTTTAGGAAAAGAATATCCCTTACTATGGGGGCTGATCCCACTAGATACCATGGTATAATTAGCTCAAGTGGTGGGGAGAGTTATCTAAATACCTCTAAAAAATCCATTATACAAGCCTTCAACTCAGAAATAAACCAGGCAAGAAATATTAATCTGAATGAGTATGCACAGATATTCTTCAACTTAGCACATCAAAAAGGATTGATAGAACATCAAATAGGGGTTTCTTCTGAGAGATATAGAACTAGGGTCTCTCCTATGGTAAAGACTAGTTTTAATACGGCACAAGAACTAGTAGAGGGGACCCGGGGAGGGAGATTTCCTAAAAGTCCCATGGATTTAATAACTAGGGGGATCTCAAAATATAAAAAACCCACCAGTTATCTTGCTGTATTGCGACAGCCTTTAGATGTTCAAGAGGGGTCGGGAGAGAAGTTTATGAGATTCTTAAACTCTTTCGAAAGTGCTGTTGTTAAGAATGACGCCGATGGAGATGAGAATGATGTTCTCAAGTTAAAAGCTTTTATTCATCATAAAATGCAGATCTTAGGAGAATTGATGAGTAAGAACCCTGTTCTGGGGGATCCGAGATTTACTAAAAGATATCAAGCCTCTTTCGAGGATCTTTTCCCGATGGATTCTACTGAGTGGTGGAAAGATCCCTCTATACAAAAAGATTTTCTTAGAGACCTTAAGACATATGCCTCCAACAAATCTTTTAAATCTAATGTAGATTCCTTAAGAGCAAGAATAAGAGTCTCAAATGTAGGAAAGATCGTATCTGCAACTAACTCGATTGAACAGTGGCAGATGATGCAAATGTCGGAGCAATACCCTAATATGCATCCCAGGGATATAATGAATCTTATTGCTGGTTCTGGGCATTGGACTAATAAAGAGAACGACCCGGGGATGGGAGCTGGTAAGAAGTATTTAGGGGAAGTTCAGAACTATTTAGAAGAATATGCTTTAAAATCAAGTAACAAGAATCTAGTCAGAACAAAGAGTAATATCTTAAATCCAGATAGCTTTGTTATTAGAGGAATGAATTGGAGAGAGAGGCAAGATTTTAGAGAGGGAAACTTTACCGGAGCACAAAGAGCAGCGGTGGCTAAAGAGCTTCAAGAAGGGCCAAGTAGAAAAATTAGGGTTAAAGAAATACTAAGAAACTCCACCCCCGTCATAACTAAGCCTAGACCTACTAAGAAGTTTTTAGCACAAGTTAGTGACTTAAATTTGCTAAGAGATGAAGTTGAGGAAGGAACTTTTTGGGATAGGTATAAATATTATAAGAAAGAGATAGCAACTAGGACTAAGTGGGAAGGGGATTTAGATTCTTATAATGCTTTTTTCGGGGTTCACGTTTTTCCTGCTGATGAAGAGAATCCACCGGTTTTAAGTGGTCAAAGCTTAGATAAAAAGCTTCTTCCTTGGAGATCTGGATCGGATCGCACAGTAGCGGCGAGAAGTTTGTTGAAGAATCTAGGTATTGATTATACCGAAGTGGCTGTAAGTGGGGATCACGCTGTCTGGGCTGAGGAGCAAGGGATAGAGCCTGTAGGCTATATCCTTAGTAGAAGCATGAGAATAGTACAACAGGCTGAGGAGGGAGGTATAAAATCGGAGCTGGTAAAAGGACTCCCTTTAATGGGCCAGCTAGAGAACAGGACAGTGTTAAATGAGACTCTTCTCTCTGGTGCTACAAAAATGCTACATCCAATGTATCAAGTGGAGCAGGGTAAGCTGGTCCAACACATAGACCCCATAGACCAGCTTGCTCACATATTAGAGGGGAATTTAATACAGCCAGGAGCAAATGGAGATCGTGCGATTAAAAATGCTCGTATGTTTGGAGAAGTTCCAAAGGAGACTGTAAATTTCTTAAAATCAAGGCTTAGATCCTTAGACAGTGACGTTATGGTATCTTTGAGAAACAACGGGGTTGACCCCGTTGTGCTGCAATCTTTCCACGAAAGGTTTCTAAAGTTATCTCAAGGGTCTCATCCTAAGGGAATGATGGATAATCTACTCTCAGAGTTCCAAATTCTAAGGGATACTACGTTCCATGCCGGGAAGTACCTAGAAATTAAAGATCAAATAAGAGAATTTCTAGATGAGTATGGGTCTAATGTGAGGGCTGAGTACTCTTTTGTAGGAAAGGGGGGGCTAAAAGGACAATATATTGCCAAAGTATCCGATCAAAATCTAGACTCTTTAGGAAGAGTAGCTTGGCTAGTGCAGAATACTGGTGGTAAGATGGGGTTCACCCAGATGGAAGATCTGGTTCAGGCGTTCAATGTCGTCTCTGGCCATGCCCTTATGGGAACTAAGCCTAGGGACTTTTTTAAGGGAGGTAAAGTTACTTTTGGCAGACCAGGATTTCTGGATGCACATCCAAACAGGGTAAACCAGCTACAGAGCCAAATGCTGGACTCCATACATGTGCAACAGAATATGGTGATGGTTAATATGAGTTTTGATTCTGTTCGGGATCTGTATAAAAGAACTTCTAGGCTAGATCTGCCTGAGTTTGCAGAGAAGAACCCGGGAGAATCTATTGCAATTATGTCCAAATATGGGCGTGACCAATTTAGAGGAGCTAAAGATCAATTTCACATGCTCCCTGGAGTTCAAGATCCTTCTGGGACTGATTTGGGTGTTCTATATAACTCAAATGGCTTGGATGTTGTACCTGTAATGGGGGCAAACACCCACCTAGAGAAGTTAATGGCTGAGGGAAAAATTACATTTTATAATGGAGACAGAATAACTTCCACTAACGTTGATAGAATTCTAGGGAGTGACGGCACCCACTATGGCTTAGCAATTACTTCTGGGGAGTCTATGTCTAAAAATACCCTGACAGCGTGGTGGCTGCAAGCGCTTAAGAGTTATGGCCACGAAGTTCCAGGATTAAAAGATTATTCACCGGAAAGCCTTAGTGATTTTGCTAAATCTCTAGATACTCCTGAAAAGTGGAAAGATTTTGTGGACAACCATGTTAGTAAGCTGGCTGTAGATCTTGATATAGATGGTCAAAAAGCTAAAGGCTTAAAGCTGGGACATCACGAGGCAGGTCTATGGGTTCCAGGAGGGCCCCCCGGGAGAACCTTTAATCCGATTATTCGAGGCACCTCTTCCAACGTAGCAGATGCAACCGTTTTCACAGCAGCTCAGGAATTAATGCCGAATGTCTCTACAAGGGATATACAAAAAACCATGAGTGAGGCGTTAGATATGTCTGTGAATGCCTCTGGGAAAACTAGTGCAATGGGCACAGCTCTGGACGACATTGGGGATTACCTTGCTGCTTCTACTGAAAAAGGGGGATTTATTTTCCCCAAATTTAATTCTATTTCTTATCCTAGCACAGCTCAATTAATAGACAAAGATACTGGAGCAAAACTGGCTTCTGTAGAACTGGGGGCAGGAGAAGTCCCTCTTAAGAATAAAAAACTACTTAAAGCAATGAGATCTGCGGCGGAGGCTGCAACAGAAGCTATGGCGAACTTCCACTTAGAATTTCTCAGGAGAAGATAATGGATTTCTCCAGACTTGTTCAGAGCCAGTTATATGCTGTTGGAATAATAGATAATTCTCCCAAACTCACCCCCACAGGCTGGTTGAAAGAGGGGACTTCAAGAACAGCCTCTAGTATAGAAGAAGAGGATTTTGGGGATTCTTCCCCTGTAGCTAAAAATAGTATGTCACCCGATAGAAACTTAGATCATATTTATCCTGATTTTAAGGATAAAGCTTTAGCAGTCTTAAAGTTGATGGAGAGTTGGTGTAAGACACACCAACCCAATCTATCTCCGATGTTTGGAGAGGGATTCAGGTCAACCGCCAGACAGCAGGAATTATATGCTCAAGGCAGAACTAAGCCTGGTAATAAAGTTACCAATGCTGATGGCATAAGGAATAAAAGTAAACACCAAAGTGGTCTGGCTATGGACCTTTGGGTAAAGAAAGATGGGAAGATTGTTTGGGATGCTCCTAAAGCTTTCTGGGACTATTATGGCCATGCTTGTAGAGCCAACGGCCTGGAATGGGGAGGAGACTGGAAGGGCCTGGTAGATCAACCACACACGCAATGGCCCTCAGCAGATAAAGCAACTTATGAAAAAGCCAAGGTATGGCTAAAAAGTAAAGGGCTTTTATAACGGAGAAAGGGGGGAAATTTCCCCCCTTCTTTTTTTCAACTATGAGTTACTAAAAAACCTTTAGTATTAATATAGACGAGCACTTCTTTTCAAAGGTTTCAATTTTTTTTAACAAATTGGGCCGTTTCCTGTAATCCCAACCGATTTACCACAAATTTTACAAGTTAAATAAAATGTTTTGCCTGGAGGTATGTATAACCCAAGTAGCCCAAAATCATGTCTGCACCCTGTTGGGGCTAAGTTGTAATCCTGTTTCAATATCCGATGTAGTCGAAAGAGTTCGGAATCTTCTATAATCCAAGGAGTGGGGGAGATCTTATCAGGCGGAAATGGGGTGGTGGTTAGGAGGCCGCCCTTAGGGGTCTTTTTTTCTTTTAGGATCTGTTTAAGGAGATCCAGTACGGGAAAACCCTCAAACACTCCTTTCTCTACCATTAAAGAGAAAAGAGAATCCCAATCTACAAAAGGTCTGCTGCTGATAGACGGATCTGTTTTTAACGGAATATTAAACCCTTTATCGTCTATGTAAAGGTCTGCAAGGGGTTTGGGGGAAGTGGACCAACTACTTTGTTCTGGGTTGATTTGAGAACTCCAGATAGAAATATTATTTTCCTCAAACCACTTTTCTGCTTCTTGTAAGTATTTACCTGATCTGCAGGTAAAAAGAAGAAGCTTAATTCCTAGAACATTGAATAGTTTAAGATAGGGTACAGCCCCTATGTCTTTTCCTATTTTAGGGAAATCATGTGAAACCACAGTTCCATCAAAGTCTAAACTAATAATCATCTCTCTTATTGTACCTATCTTCTAGAAGACTAGTAGCAAGAAATATACCTATTAAAGATATAATAACCAAAAAAATGTTTTTTTCTTCCAAAGAGAGATATAAGTCAAAAATCAAAAAAAGCCTAAGAATATGAATTACGGCTCTAGGCAGGGCGCAGGAAAATTCAAAGAGAATTTTGTTCTTCTTCACTTTTTTTGATTTTATCTATGTAGGAGGCAAGCTCAGATTTAGAGTCTCTTTCTTCCATCAACCTGATATGAGACTTTTTATACTCTTCATAGAGAGAAGTAAGATCTTTTAAGTATTTTAAAGTTAGTTCTATACTACCAATCTCTAATACAGCCTGATCAGTACTTTTTCCTAAAGACTCAAGGGATTCAATGGAAGGAATCGTATCTCTTTTATTAGATAATTTACCTTTGGCATCCAAAGTCTTAAGTTTTAAGGACTTTGCCATTTCTTGCAAACTCTTAGTTTCGGCTGATTCGATTTTTAGTAAAACTCTTTCGAGAAAGTCCAGTCTCTTCTCAGCTAAATCCTGCCATTCAATATCTTTTTTTACTTCTTCTAGTATTTGGGGTATAAGGTTTTTTAACTGGTTGTGTCTATCTATTTGAGAAGAAGAGATCCACTGCACAAGGTGGGTACTCTTTGTGGCTATGTCTTCTAAAAGAGCCTCTACAGCCTCAGTGTTTAGATTTAAATCTACTTCGGAAAGAAAAAGTTCAGATAGACAGGCCCTTTCTTGGGTTAAAAATCTTTCTATTGAGGGATAAAACATCCTAAAATAAATAGAGGTAAAGACTCTATTTATAAAGAACTAATTGCTATGATTAAAGTACCTGCCCACTTAGCCACATTAACCCCCACTTCGGGGACTAGTGTAATCACTGGTTACATCTGTTTTAACGATGGTTCAACTAGAGTTGTCTCTTCTTTAAGCATTACTGGGAGCGGCACTTTAGGTGATTTTCTAGTAGGAGCTACTATTCTAACAGAGAATGAACTAGATAAGGTTCTGTTCTTTTACATTACAGAGGTTGCCGGGGCTGATTTTTACTGCGGGAGCCAAGGTATCTCTGGAGTGTACTCAGAAGACGCCCAGGTAGGCAATCTCTTGATACAAGTGGGTGTATATAACACTGATCCTTATAGATTAGGAGCTATTTTTAGTTAATGGATTTAGTTGGCATTTCTTCATTATCAAAGGCAAATTCTACAGCAGTTAACCTAGTTTCAGAATATCCTGTAACTAACCCAGAGGTTATTGCTGCGTCTGTTGCAGCCATGAAAACTAGCAGAACTAGTATTATTGTGCTGGGGGACTCTAACACGAATCCAGGCTACGGATGTGACTCGAAATATCAGCACAACTGGGCTTTTCTATTCACCCGTGGGATGCAAGAATTATTAAAAAGGCCTGGAGGTTTTGGGTTTGCGCCTTTCTGTGTGATGTCTGGTTCTGCGGGGGCTACTGCCTGGACAAGTAGGCTAGGAACCGCTATTTCTTCGGACAACGTGACACTGGTAGGGACTGCGGCCTATAATGGTCAATGGATTGCGGCTCCTGGTATGTCTGTCATGCGTGGCACAGCTGGAACTGCTACCAGCATCACCCAAACGATTGGAGAGGCCATTGGCACATCAAACCAGATCACGATTCTGGGATTAAATCAGGGAGGAGGTACTATTGGGATTACAGTCAATGGGCCAGGCACTACCGACTCGGTAGCTTCTACTTCTGGTGCTGAGACTGTATTCACTAAGAGTCTTACGTTTACCGTTGGTACTGGTACTTCAGTCACGATTGCATTCTCCTCAGGATCGACTTGGACCTCTGGGTGTATCTATGACCGGTCTGATCTGGACGGGCCGACCCTATTCAACTTTGCACATCATGGAAGAAGATTAGTGGATGATGGTACCAGTGCAACAGGGTTTTATAGAGCAAACAACTCTAATGGAATCACCAACAATATAGCCACTTATTCAAGCAGAACTCCTGCCATGGTGATTGTTCCTACATGGCAAAATGATGCGGCAAGTTCATCTGTTGACCTGGTCACTTTCGAGGCTGGGATGCAAGCGATTGTTACTAGAGCAATTGCTGTGGGGACCAGGGTAGTATTTATAAACTCATTAAAGCCCCATGTGTTAGATAACAATCCTGCCAGCTACTCTACCCAAAGAAGAATAGTGGCCTCTCTTGCGGCTGCTAATCCTACTGTGGTTGCTGTTATAGATGAAGCTTTTGCTTTTGATTTTTGGGGGGATTTCCAGAACGCGCTTGTTGCTGGAGGTGTGGTGAACCTAAGGTTTGACGCATCACACTACAACCAAACTTTCCATCATCTTAGGGCTAGTAGCCTTCTAAAGATCTTCAAAAAATACATATAAAAAAAATGGACTTAGTTGGTATTCCGGAATCGGTCAGTCTTCTGAACTCAGAAGAAATTATCTCTTCTTTAAAATCTACTCAAAATGGGTGGGGGTCTTTTGTTCCTGTTTGCTATAGCCCAAGTGGGGCTATTCCTATGTCCAGAAGAAGTACTTCAACGAGGTCTAATGCGTCTAGTATACCTCAACCATTTGTCGTAGACACTGAGGGGTTTATACGACTTCTTTATATAAATTGTTACAACAACACTGGGTCTAGTCGGGCTGAAGACCCCATGTCATCAGCCCTAAGCATTCAGGATTATGTAGTCTTCCCTAATGGTGAAGAGCACCCAGTAACATTCACTCAGAGTGGGGGTTACATAGGCACTGCCCCCACTTTAGGGTTCCTACTCTCAGATCCCATAAGGTGCAGTGCAGACTTTACAAGAAACCAGGAAATTAGAATTAGATCGAATAAGTCTGTGGCTACTGCTGGCTCCAATATGTTCCCAGAAAACTGGGTTGCATGTGATCCTACTAGTACTGGTGCCTCTATGCAATGGGATGCCACTAACGTACTTGCGGATGTATCCACAGTTGCGTCTAGATCCACTGCAATTACAAATGACATAAATAGTAGGTTAGCGTTTGTTCCCATTATTTTAGGGAAGCCTAAAGTCTCAGTAAAGGTAATAGGAGTAATAGGACACTCTTTCTTTAACAGGTTCGGTCCAGTTTATGGGTCTAGTCCGGCGTATACTGAGTGGGGAAAGTCGGGGATAATAGGGAGAGCCCAAGCCCTCAAATCAGCCTGCGTAGTGAATGTTTGTGCTGCATCTGAATCATATGCTACCCTCGCAGCAAATGGATGTGTGGCCCTTAAAACTATTCGTCTACCATTATTGATGGGCTGTGATAGAATTTTGCTGGCTCCACCAGTAAACGACGTTCTTAGTTCTAGAACATCCACGCAGATGATGAACGATATAGCCTCTGTCCGAGCTTTTATCACTGCTGCTACGGGAATAACAGATTTCTGGTACTCTACTGTTCCCCCACTAGGCTCAACATCAGATAATGGGGTCCTTGCTTCTAACTTCACTGTGGGGGCTAACGAATCTAATAGAACGGCTGTAAATACTGCTATTAGATCTCTGGCTGGATCTAAGCTAATAGATATTGACGCAGATATCATTACACAGGGGGGTACTGGAGGAAAGTATCCAGACGCTACTGTTTTTACGACTAAAGCAACTACAGCCGCCAACGCCAATCTATTAACTTGGACAGAAGCAGCCCCTAATGGGTATGGGTACTACTACCATATGGCCGCCAAGGCAAAAACAGGGACTGCTGGGAATATAGGCCAGGCAAGGCTTGTTAGTGGATCTAGGGATAATGGGTCTAATGTTGTTCGTGTAGATTTAAATTCCGGTTTATCTTTTGCTACTACTATTGGAGACACGTTCGACATCTACAAACTGTGGACGACGGACGGCACCCACCCAGGACACTTGCAGATCGACCGGTGGGCGGCACTGATGACCGTCAGCGGAGGGCTTTTCGGCTAAAAGATGTTTGAATATCTTAGAGCTGAAGCTCAGTACCATTCGGCACTGCTTAAAATAAATGGTTACACTGAGGGTGGAAGGCCGTTAGTGGGAAATTATTACTCACAGAAGGGGCTACTCAATGTGGAAGAGGCCCTTTCTCTTAAATTACTGGGCACAGCTTACTACGACAACGATCCTAATAGAATTAAATACAAGAAGATAGTTCTAGATAAGGAGTATATACCCTTTAACAGACCCCCTAGTACTGATAATTTAGCTGTCTCTTATCAAATTTTGGAGGAGGGAGGAGTTATCTCTGATAAGGTGGTTAGAAATGGGCAGAGCCTGGATTGGAGTAATGGAGGAAGTGTAGCTTTGGGCTCAAGGTCTTCAGGATCGAAGGTCAATCGGATGATTGCAAAAAACAATTCCTTCATCAGAAACTCCGGGTCGGGTCTTAGTATTTACAATGTAAACGATTTTGAAGTCTCAAACTGTACTTTTATAGACTGTTGTGAGAAGACAGAGGATTTAGGATATCTTTATACCTGGGGCCGCAACCAATCTAGTGGTGGAGTTGTTAAAAATTGCTCTTTCATCAATACTAGAGCGATAAGAAAAGGCAGAGGCTGGCCCCAAGCAGGATTTGGAATTACAGCCCCCTATGGTGCTTGGGTTTATGGCGTACAGATAGATGATAATAGAGGTGATGTTATCATTGATAATTGCTTTTTTGATGGTTTAACAGTTGCCATTATTATCAATGGAGGAGACAATGTCATTATCAGAGACTGCACCTTTGGGCCAAGAACTAAAATGCATCTTTGGGTAATAGGCGGAGGGAAAGTGTTAGTTGAAAATAGCCCCACCTTTGATCAAAATAAAGTTCTCCATCACACAGGTATTCCTCAAATATTTAATAATTCTGTTTTAATTTCGCCCCAACACTCTCTTATTTAACTGTAAGTTAAGCTCTATTAAACTTGAAAGTATAGTAATAAAAAAGTTACTTTAAATGGACCATCTTTATCTAATTTTTCTTTTATTTGGGCTACTATTTCTTTCTACAGCGATGCTCTTTGTAGTTTCCGTTCATGTAAAGCAGTTTCTTGCTTCTATGGACAAAAGCACAGAGATGCTACAAAAAATGGGGGAGGCTATAAATAAGAAAAGTGGGGTATTAGAAAAGATGGTTAGCGTTTTAGAGGAGAAAAAGAAGTAAGTATGACGTCGGACATTCTTATCCCAATTGCCACTACCTTAATTACAGGAGCCATCGTAGGACTAGTAGGATACCTGCTTGCTATTTATCGGGCAGATCCTAAGCAACTGAAAGAAGATATTTCTTCTATGAGAGAAGAAACAAAAAAAGAACTTTTCTCTATGAGAGAAGAAAATAGGAGGGAATTTCTGACTTTAAGGAAAGAGGTCTCCGAGGAATTTAGGGAGGCTAGGGCAAAAATGGACAGCATCAGCGACAGGTTGGCTCACCTTGAAGGTGCTACAGGGACTGGTAGGAAGTTATGAGCACAGGAGGGGGAACTGTAGATCCTGGTAAGGTGGACTTGTGTATAAAAGGGGAATGGACAAGCCAAATTGTAATAGACGGTAATGTTTATATAGCGGCCGGAGCGCAAGTAAATACTCCGGGGCCAACTACTATCACGGGGCAACTAAAAATAAATTTGTCAGGGGGAACTTCGGTACATTTGGGGGGACCAGTATCAGTTGGGAGCCAATCAATAGGAACCGATCCAGTGCCATGCGAGTAAGGAACTTTGATTTGTTTTTAATTTCTTTTATATTCATGGTTTTGGGTGTGGGAGGGATGGTCCTGTCTTATATTCAACTAAATATTGCTGTAGGTGAGGCCCATAACGAAATTAAAGCATTCTCTAAAGAGTCTAGGGGAACAGTGTTTAAGAGTGACGGGGCCGTGTCAGTATCTGGGGATTTAAATATTAATACAGGAGAACGTAAAGAGGGATGAAGTCAGTAATGTCATGGGGTCTAGCGATATGTGCTCTCGCTGGTTTGGTGGGTATACTAATTCTTATTGGGTTGGGAAGGTCTGTTCCAGCAGAGGTGGTAGGGATTGTTAGTGGAGCTGTAGGGGCTTTGGGTGGAGCGTATATGGCCCATCAGTCGCCAGGGTCTTCTTCCTCACCCGAAGGAGAGTAAGGCATTTTAGGGATAAAAGATATAATCTCATCTACGTGAGAGTAGTCTGACTTAACGGTAGATTCAATAAAACCAATTTTGTTGTTGATGAGGAGTCTTTTTAAGCCTTCATCAACTTTTTTTGCCTCTTCCTCTGTCTGAGTCCTACCCTTAGGGTTGTATTTATGTGCATCAGAATCTCTTACAAGAAAGATGTTTAAATTATTGAATAGATTAAATTGATCTATTACTCCCTTTTTCCAATTATCTGTGGTGCCGAAACCTCCATAATGTAACCCTAGAAGTATAGGGGAGTCAGTTACAGCAACCTCTACTTTCCCTAAAATCCTAAATTGAGAGTAAAGCTGTTTAGCAGTTGTGTAGGGCTGACAAACCTTAGCAGGAGAGAGGGGCTTTGGGTCTAAAGAATGATCCTCTTCCCAAGTTTTACCCTTTGCGTACTCTGTAATCAATTCCGCATTAAATCCAAGGGCTTTTAGCTTTCCAAAAATTAAAGCCGCTGAGGTACTCTTACCTGTACCAGGGCCTCCAAATAGATTAATTATTAAGGTGTTGTCCATTATAAGGTAAAAATGTTTATCAGTCCCGGATGGAGTTTATTGGGCCCCATATGTTCTTTCTCTGGCTTCTTTTTCCATATCCACCTGAGTCTTCCATTGAACCCACCCCTCAAGAGTGGAAACTCTTCTTTTGAGAGCCTCTAACTCTCTTTCTAAATCTTCAAATTCTTTCATTTCGGAAATATCCATCTTCTCTCCCTATCTTTTAAAGCCTCAAACAGTTGATCATCTGTTATTTTTGGGGATAAAGTTTCTGTTATATAGTTAAATTCTTTTAATCGAACTAATTCATTATACCACATTTTTAAAATCTCCTCTAGGCCTCTAGGTGGGACCTTTCCTAGAGATGTGGAACACCCTATTCCCAAAAGATTTTATATTTAAAAAAAGCACACTTTCAGGGCCTAGTGGGAAAATGAAGGTATTATTAATGAACTTAAATGTCAAAGTCTTCCTTTCTCTATCTCATCCCAAGTTCCTTTATAACCTACTCCATCAATCCAGATATCATCCCATTCAAAATCCTCTTCACTGTCCTGTGAGATAGTAAATGGCATATTTAATTCGCTAAAAATGGCGTTAAGAAGGAACACATCTGGATGTCTGTCAGAATCATAAATCTTCTTACCATTTATGTATAATGCTGAGTAACAGTCTCCTTTCAAAATATTTATAATCATATACTTTCCATTAATCCTACGAAATCAGGATTTACTTTCTTCCTATTAATTTGGTAATCCTTCCGATCATTTTCACAATATAGACAAGAAAATGCTTCCGCAAAGGATTCTAGCCAGTTATTCTCTGAGTATTTAGTTGTTGATGTGGTAATGGTATTTAACTTATCCAAGTTCCAATGCAGGACATGTCCAAGCTCATGCACAACTACCCATGGGGGTTCATCCCCCACCAAAACAACAGAGGGAATTTCATCTATCCTGCCACTGATGTAGTGGCAAGGGTAAACTGCGTGGCTTGTGGTTTTATAGGACCTCCCATCTTCAGTACCCTTAATATCATGAAGGTTAAATGAGGCTGGGTTAATCTCTTTCTCTACAATAAACCAGTGACAGTCTAAGTATTTATGGATGTTCTTAGGGATCTTTCGGAGGGCTTGGAAAATAGCTTCATTATTAATAAATGTTCCTGCGAAAGATTTGATCATTTTAGGATACTAGTATACTACTTCAATAGACTCGACTAGATCAAGTTTATAATGCTTTTCTGTGCTCTGACCCTTTCTCCAGCCAGAAACAAATAGGAAGGGTTGGGTCTCAAGGAAGTGAGTTTTAGCATCTGACCACTCTTCTGTAAACGGTGCCCCCCTTTTCATGTAGGTAATCCTAGTAAGGGGAAGTCTAGGGAGATCTACCTCTTCTGGTAGAGCTTCCATGACCAATAGAACGCTAAAATCTGCATCGTATTCACAAGGAAGAGGTTTCACTTCTCCATCCTTATCCATAACATGAGTTGCCTTTGCACCCTCTGCCAATTGGATAGGGATGTATCCATCAGGAAGATTGTACTCTAAGGTGGTTGTTTTCTTCATCTTAGTGTTAATGTTCATAGGTTCTTGGGTTTCTTTTATAAGCCACCCTTTAAGAGATCTTGAATATAGACAGGGGAGTTCTTTTACAGACCCATCAAAGTCCCAAACATGGGTTGCCTGTTTTGGATCTGATGTTAGAGTGTATCCTAAGGGAAAATGTTGCAGGAAGTTAAATGCGCTCATATTGGTTTTATATATTTCTCTGGTGTGATGCTAGGAGGTAGAGGGTGGTCTGGGATAACGACATCTGGTGGTTGTGGAGAGGGTACTGGCTTGGAGGGGCAAAGTGCTCCGGGAATGCTTCATAGGGTGTCTGCCCAAGTAACTCCGCAACCTCTTTATGGACGAGGGAATAACAGACGCCTGGACCCGGGTTCCTTTGATGTAAAGTTGTGCGTACTGACTAGAGGGCCTAGATACCAGGTGCTTGTACTCCATAACTATGATTTTAGGCCATTAAGACCCAACTCTCTCCTCTGTTCCTTCCCAGACAAACTCCTCTACAGGAAAATGCTTACCACAGCCTATACAGAAAGTATTTCCGTAGAAATTGGGGTTTCTTGCATATGTCTCAGCAATATCCTTACTCATCCCTGTAACTGCTCCACAGTTTACAGAATCAAGTTGTCTCTGAGTCCAAAATCTACCAACTAAACAAGAGTCTGAGTTCTTAGGATATTCCTCATAAAGAACATATTCGTATTTACCGTGCTCTTCTAGTTCTTCTGGGGTAAGTGGCCGAGTTTCATATGTAGGGGCTATGCCCACATGCACGTAGGTTTGTCTTAACGGTCTAACAAACCCCTTAGATCTCTCTTCCTCTGAGAGAACCAAATATCTCTCATACTGGCCGTTGGATTTTAAGGTGCCATTAGGGTTGCCCAGATCTACTGCAGCACCGTCAGTAGTAGCAATATTCTCAGTATCCATTACTTTAATCCATTATACCCTCCACATATACCTTATGCGGTTATATAAAGAATTTCTGCTGAAAAAAAATAGAAAAAACTTCTGAGGGAGTTTTATGCAGTTACTCCCCAGGCGAAATGATTAACCAGTGCGATCTCACCGCTGCAATACCCTATTATTATAGAGGTAAAAAACCTTACCAGTAATCTTCGTTCATCCAGCAGTCAGGATCATTGCAGTCTAAACACTCTACCCAAGAGAATTTATAGGATGGGTTAGTCTCCTTATATTTACGGGTGGGGGTTGTTTTAGAACCCCCAGGGTGTACGTTTTTAATAGAAAATCCTTTTATGTTCAGTAAAGCCCATACGATCCAATCTCTTCCACCAGGAACAGAAAGAACCTCATGAATCTCAAGACCTTTATACTTACCAAAGTCTAATTTGTCTGTGGACAGATATTCTAGTTTAGGCTTACACATTTTTTTTTTATAAGACTCTTACTTTATAGGAGTTGTCAACTAGAATTCTAGTAGAGATGTCAGAGTTCTTTGGCCTTATAACCAGCTCAGCAGAATCTTCTTCAAAGAACACAGTGATAGACGGATAATTTTCTTCTGAGGCCCATAGAGAAAGTAGTGGTAAATCAAATAGAATAAGTTTAAGAAAAGCCGAGTTTAGTGCCGTATTAAAATTCTGATCATAGTCTTCGTCAGAGTTTTCTTTATACCTCACAACAGCATTAATATATTCTTTCTCAGCATTCTTTAAAAGAATAGAAATTACCTTAGATAACATAGAGAGAAGTACATTATACCATTTACTGAATGGACTGTGTAGTGGGGGAGGAAAAATAAACAAGGAAAAAAACTAGAAGTAAAAAGAACAATACAAGAAAATACATATGATAACACTTCTATATATATACCGGGGGGATGGAGTTTAAAAACCCCCAGGGTAGTACAGGGTATTTAATTTGTGCGTGAGAGATTTCCCTCGCTGCGCTCGGGGTTTGCCCTAACCCCTATACTTGGGCATTGTCTTTCAGTTATACAGACCTAATTACCCTACTTCTCATGTTCCCTCGTTCGTTAGGCTTACGAGTTCTCACTCGCTCTCGCTCGTGAAGGAGCCTTATTGACAGTTGGAGAAATACTGATGGAAATGATTAATGAGAATTACTGTGTAGCGAGAAGCACAACAGTCGGCGCGGCTTATGTCCGAACTGGACAAGAGATTTCTGGTGTGGAGTATGGATTTTCCCGTGGTCCGTTAGTGGTCCTTGACCGATTCAAGACGGGCAACAGGGTTACGTTAACAGTGGAAGTTTGCAACAGCAGGCATGAAGCTCCAGTACATCTGCACTTAAACGTATTTGATGAGGTGAAGGTCTTGTCTGGGCTGATCGTGTATCGCCCTGGTAAGTACCTCTACGACTGAGATGGACGTCGAAACCCCCTTAATTGGGGGTCTGTAGTATGGAGAACTAACAATGGCAAACATTACTTTTAACAAAGCAACTCCAGGTCAACTGGAACAGACTAAGACGAGACTTCGTGTCATTCTTGGCAAGGACCTCGCAGAACAGTTCGAAATCCTATCTATCCAGGACTGGGGTGGGCAACCAATCGGAGTGTTCCTAGAGCACAAAGGCTTATGCCCCCTGCCAGTCTTCGTGGAACTAGGAGCGTACTTGTGATATGAGGGTCACGTCAACAATTTAATAGCGTTCGTAATAGGAGAAAAACCAATGTTAATCGACAAAGAAAAGGCAATGATTAGCCTGATTATCATCAACATGCCGCTACTCAGTCAGCTGGTACTGAACACCGAAACCCTAGACAAAAGAGATGAAAGTGTTCTGAAACACGTGATTTGCATGGGTGAGACCCCAGAGGACAGGAAAAGGGGCCCCAACGAAATCCGGGCTCTCAGGAAACTAGTGAGGGAAGAGCGTTCCACCCTCCGAGAAACCATCATCTGGATCACCAGGCACTGCTGGGAAATTGCGAAAGAGTCTCTTGAAGACCTTGAGGGACTAACTAGTGAAGTACTTCAAGACCAGCTTCTTATGTACACCTTTGCAGACCTGATCCCAGATGAAGCTCTTTTGGAATTCTTCCTCAGAGAGTTGGAGATGTCCATCAACAACGAAGATGAGAGACTAGAAGAGTATTTCGCTCTGCTGCTGGAGCCATGACCTGATTACCCTTCAGTTAATTTGAGACTTAACACTCTTGGGTTAACTGAGGGGTACGTTTAGGAGTCTTATTTGAGGTATCACTATGACCAACACTACTGAAGAAACTCGCCGTTTGCAAGACCAATTCAAGGAGCTTGCCATGACCCATCTCAGGAGCATTCTTGGATCTCGTGCTGAAGAGTTTGACCCTGTGTACATATTCATGCAGTTACAGGAGGACCGAAGCCCTAGCTTCAGGTACATCAAGAATGATGACAAGTTCATCGAACTGACTTTCCACTCTCAGGATTCTTTCTTGAGACTGAATGGGAACCATATCAGCCTTGGTGAACTTTGCCTTCGTATGGGGTGGACTGATGAGAACTAAACTTATCGGGCTACTCGCAGGAATAGCTACCTTCTTCGTCATCCTTCAGATCATGGGGGAAGATGAGTAGTGGAAAAATCCTTACGTGTCGTCAGGCTTCTCGAACCTGAAATGTGTGATCAATGTAACCACGGAGGATTGGCTGTTATCACCATCAGAGGTGAAAGGCAGGTTGTTATCAAGTGCAGAAGGCTTGACTGTGACAACTGGGATTACAGCCAAATCGAAGAGGGATCAGAAATGAAACCCCTTCTTGACAACAACTGAATAGAGCGTTAGGAGAAACGATCATGAAAACCAAAAAGCATCGTCATTACCGCGATCTCTCACCGAAAGCTAAGGCTAAGGTTCAGATTCGCAATGCCCGAAAAGAGAGGGGACGCTGGTGAAACTCACTGAAGCTCTCGCAGGCCTAGTCACCATCATGTTTATGTGGGTTGTATACCTCTACATGACTGACTCTCCCTGGATCACACCTGTATTGTTCTTAGCTACCCTTTCCGTATTCACTTACGGGTACATGAAGTACGAGAAATGGTGTGAGCCTGCTGAAAAGGAGGAACCCAAGCAGGAATGAGATACTATTCTGGAGTTGGCTCCAGAGAGTCCCCCCAGTACGTACTGGACCAGATAGCTGAGATCGCTGAGTTCTTGGCTAAGTATGGTTTTATGCTACGTTCTGGGGGAGCTTCAGGTGCTGACTCAGCATTTGAAAGAGGAGTTCGTAGGGCCAATGCTCCGAGTTGTATGACCATCTATCTTCCCTGGCATGGAGCCTTCGGAAGAAGTGGTTCTTGCTACTCAGCTAAGTACTACGACTTAGACAAGAGTCCTGAGGCGGATATTGCCAAGGCTCATCATCCCGCATGGGGCACTCTGACTGACTCAGTCAAGAGACTTATGTGCAGGAACGTTAATATACTCGTAGGGGATAACATCGAAACATCTCCGAACTCTCAATTCGTCATATGCTGGACCAAGGATGGAAAAGCAAGTGGGGGTACAGGGCATACCATTAGAGTGGCAAACTCTCTTGGAATTCCTGTGTACAACCTCAAACTGGAAGAGGACCGTGAAAGACTCATAGAACTTCTCAATCGCATCAAGGAGAATATCTGATTATGGATAACAAAACTTACGGAATCATTGGCGGAGCAGCCGCCCTAGCCGCAGGCATCGGAGTCGCTGTTTACCGACGTTTCAAGAGGAAGAAGGTGGAGATCATCCAACCTCAAGTTCCTCAGTCAATCATCGTGGCAGTGTCCAAGTCCAAGCCTGAAGAGATCAAAGTTGAAGCTGAGACTCCAACCCAGGCTCAGGAAACTCTTCCCACACAGGACGAGAAGAAGCCTGAAGAGACAGTCACCGCTTAAACCCAAAACTAGGACGATTCTAGTGTTACTCGGGCTGGGCGGATCTCGGTACTGTACGTACCCTCGATCCGTTACAGATCTTCGTACACTAGTTTCGTCCTTGTCTCGTTCTATTCTGGCCTTTCTTGGGCTAGGATCCTGATTTGACTGGAGTACATCAAAACTCTTGTCGTGTTCCCTCGTGTCATAGTACACTTGGGTTCCTTCTCTGTGTTCAGCAGATATTCTGAACAAATCTCACGTTAGGAAAACAATTATGAGCAAAACAGCTAAAGAAGCAGCAAACGTCGTCAATGCCTTGACCCCTCAGATCGCTGAGTTCAAGAATACCTACATCACGTACTACGACCGTGGTATCGCAGACAAGCCTCGCAGGCTTCTGGTTGCACAGGGATCAGTTGAGTCTCTAAAGGAGATCAAGAAGTTCCGTGACAACAAGGATCAGGGCTGGGTCTATGCAGTACCTGGAGACCTTCTCACCGATGAGATTCGGGCTGTACTCATCTACAACCCCACATACGAGAAGGCCAACCGAAACCCTGAAGGGTCTACGTTCCACATGATGGTGAAGAATACCAGTGTACTGGTATGGATTCCCAGGATCGTGACTGAAAAGTCGCACCTGCTCCCCAACCATGTGCATTTCTTTGTACGTGACCCGAAGGAGCTTGAAGCTCTTCCATCACTGGAAGATGCTCTTGGATGCAACACCAGTTTCGTTGCAACCCAGGCCGAAGAGTACGTCCTGGCCTAAGAGTCTCAGTTCACAATATGGGGTGTTGCTTGTGACAGCACCCCCACAACCATTAAGAGATCTCAAGAGAAACCATGGAAGTCGCAAAGACTATATTCAAAATATTGTTCTGGGTAGTTGTCCTTGCATTGTTCATCATCCTAGTCGCATGCGGCTTCGATGTAAAGAAGATGAAAGGCATGTTCTCAGACAAGTGGAAGGATGGCTCCAGGCCCAGCACTGGGCAAATCGTAGACCAAGCAGCAGAGCAGGCTGAAGGGATGGGTAAAACCAAACAAACAGCAGATGCCTGAAAGATGGGGAGCTAACGCTCCCCACTTTGCTCACGACCTAACTACTTCCCTGTTAGTCTAAAGAGCACTAGTGAAACTAGAAACTTTAGTTACTAACGAGAGATAACATATACTACTGTAGGGTCACTTACTGTCCTTTATAACTTTAGTTTTACCTTTAAGGATAAGTGATTACTGAATGATGTCCCATTATTCTTTTTATCAGTAGTACATATATTAGTTATCTCTTCTATGTATATATAATAGAAATTATTTTTCTTTACCTATATATACTAAATGTAGATACCCTTTTTCATTCATGACCTAACTACTTTTAAAGTGGTCTAAAACATGTTTGAACCTAATCATTAGGTGACCTAATGTCTTGTCTACTAGTTTTTCTCAAAACTTACCCAAAAATCACTGAAAAAAGCATTTTTTCTCTAGGGCTTTTTTTGTTTTTTGACCAAAATTTGACACTTTTATGTAGACATTTGTCTCAAAGCGTCTACTAGTTTTTATTAATATAACAGTTAGATTTAAGTGTAATGTGAAAAAATTCTACATTCTTTCAGTTACCTACAGATACCCTTATACATACATTTAGTGAGTATATAGGGGAATACTTTTTGAACTATACATATATACCTTTAAGTTCAAATTGAACCTACTTACTTAACCTTCAGTGAACGTGTAAGAACAAGTTATTTATTCCCTCAGGTTCACTTAACACTTATAACTGAATGTGTAGATGAGTAACTGAATATGTAAATGAGTAAATAAATATGTAAATGTGTAGATGAGTAAATATGTAAGTGAGTAATTACAGGGTAATAGTATCTATAAGATCTATTGTATCTGGATTACCTTCTTATATATATATTTCTCTTATGCTCTAATATTTTTCAATACTCTCTGAGTAATGGTATATTATTTTTACTGTCATATAAATGTTGTTTTAGGGTTATGCATAGTCTGAACCAAGGAACAACAGCTTTATGCCCACTATTAAAACAACTTCTCTCAAAGAGATTTTCTGGAATACGGTAGCAGATGCATTAAACTGTAAAGTATATAAAATTCATGAGGATAAGGATTCAGCAGAACTTTACCACCCCTTATGGGGGTACACCACTATCTCCGGTAGGGTTGCTGAAAAGCTGTTAAATACTTCATTAGAAGGGCTAAAGGAGAAAATAGGACTGTCTAAAGATAATGACCCTCAATCAAGATAAACTTATAAACATATGTATAAACTAGCTAGACCTGATTCATTCCTAATTGATCTTTACGATCAAAATAATAACGTAGTATACTTTAGATTTTCTATTAACCCTTCAGGGTCCTCTATGTTTAGAGTAGAGAAAACCCCACAGAACAAGTTAATAGCTACCAGCGAGAGGATTAGTCTTATTAACTTCTGTCTTTATCATATACGAGACTCTCAGTACCCTAAAAAGCATATATACACTGACTATCAATCAGATGAAAAATTCTACGTTGACCTTACTAAACTTTTAAGGTTATTGAGAAGCACATGTACAAACTGAGTGATTCAAAAAAGATCTACGTAGCTCGTAGAGATTGTACCGCCAAACAGATCCATGGTACCTATTATCCAATAGGAGATATTTACCCAGTTGAGGTAATTCGCGAAAAACATAAGGGTAGTTACGATTTTCTCAAATTTAAAAACTCAGAAAGAGATATAGATATAGTTTATAACAGTGTGTATGAATTATCCCATATTTATTACAAAAATACTAAGTACCTCTTTGAAGCAGAAAAACCTATAGCCTTTAAGATTTTAAACTTTGAAGTACTCTCCAGAATAGGTAAATATATTACCCTTAAAGAAACCTGATTTTGGGGGTTTTGGGGTTTCTCCCAAGAAGACCCCAAGGGCAATCTTCTAAGCCCTGTAAATAACCTTCAAGCACGAAAGTGTCTGAAAAGGAACGTATTCTCCCTAGAGGGAGGGACTAGTGACGTAACTAAATAAAACCGTCACAAAGAGAAGGTTTTTCATTTTGTTATTCCTATACATAGGGGATACTCAGCGGAGTAGATCTTTTAATCATTCCCGAGTGTTACTTTACACGGTAGTGTGACGATCATAGTCAGTAGTAATATTGGCTTCCATTAGCAATTTCCATACTTTGAAAGTTTTGGGATCGCGGGGTAGGGAAGCCTGGTCAACCCACTAGCCTCATAAGCTAGAGATCAGAGGTTCAAATCCTCTCCCCGTCCCCAGTGTTCAATCCCCAATCGAACTCACATTCACTAGGTAACTAGTGGATAGATTAATATTTCTAATGTTTTGGGATTGGTTCTTCCGAAAGGAAGTTCCAAACAGGAGTCCCTAAGGAGGCTGAGAAGCCTCCCCCATATTAGAGGAACAATGATTACCCCTAACGATTTTTCTACTCTAAAAATAATCAGAGACGTTCTAGCCTTAGCTGAAGAAAATGAGGATCTAATTTATCCTATATTTCCTTGTTGGACTAACAGTCCTAAAGTAGCCATTTCTGCCCTTCTACGGAAAGTAAGAAACGGGTGTTCAGGCTTTCCTATCTCGGTTGGAGAGAAGCCCGTAATAAACGATTTAAGTTATCTAATATTTAATAAATCGTATGGTAAGATAATAAAGTACAATCTTACCAAAAGATCTGGGAGGATTATTAGAAGTCCTCGTTCCTTTAGAAAAGCCGCCCAAAATTATAATGACTTCAGAGATATTTTCGAGAAAAAGTACGGCTATGAGTTAGCTCCCGCAGTGCAATACGTATTACAAAAAGGAGCTTACAAAAAACCATATGATTTTCCGAATTCACATACAGGATTTACCTACTCAAAACTTAGTAAGAACTAAGTATACCGGAACTGAGGAACAAATGAAGAAGAAGCAGAATTCTCTGTACGCCTTCTTCAATAAAAAGTTCCCGGATCAAAAGAGAGTAGTTCTAATTCCAATTACACAGAAAAAGATTTACGATAACATAGGGAGATATAAAGGAACAGTCCCAGTATCCCAAGAGATACCTGAAGACTGGACTTTCTCCTATTGAGGAAGTTTTGGGTGTTAGGCTTGCCTAGTGTCCAAGGGGGGCATAGGGCCGGGAGTTGTCACAAGCAAACCCTAAGCCCGAAGCCCCAACCCCGAACCTAGAGGACCAAAGTGGGCTTCAAGAATTGGATTGTAAAGATACAGGATCTGAGTAATCAGTCCACTATGTACCAACTCAATCCAGGTCGAAAACCAAAAAATAACCACTAGACTCTCTAGGGCTTAAGGAACAACTAAATACTGAGTTGAGCCTTTGGAAACCAAGGATTGGCTTCTGACTAGTCGAGCTCAAGGATCGAACAGAAATGTTCGGTCTATGATTAAAAAGTTACAAATTTAACTAATTTGCAAAAATCAGCACTTTTTCGCTGTTTTGCAATAGGTAGTCTTTTGTCTGCTTTATTATACTCGTTTTCAGGCCTTACTTTTAGGAGCCTGTTTTGGGTGATTTCGATGCCTCACTGTCTCGTGATCACTACTTCGTGCGGTCTGGTTTCCTGTACTGCACCCTTCGGAGAAAACCCTATGACTGACACCATCACTCAAGAACCTCAACCCAAGGAAAGCTTTGCAAAGAAGCTATCCAATGCTTTCACATCTTCCAATAATTGGAAGAAAGCCCTAGGCTACACAGCCTTGTTCGGAATTGGAGCAGGCGCAATCATTTCCGGATTCACCATCTCGATGGCGTTGGCCTCTCAGCTTGCCACTGCTGGAATCATCGGAGTCCTTGTCGCTACTTACATTATCATCCAGGCCGGGGCCTATATGATTGGCTCAGCCAGTGTAGGTGCAAACAACATGACGGTACTCTCCACAGCATAACCAGTTTGCTGGGGTGGCGTAATGGTAGCCGCAGGGGACTTAAAATCCCTTGCCTGTAAGGGCGTGAGGGTTCGAGTCCCTCTCCCAGCACCATCAGCAAAACAGTATCCGAGGAATACTTTAGTCTAACAGACTTAAACCGATTGATATTGAGTAGACTTAATTGTCTTCATCAGATCATAGGATCCTCACCAGTTTTTTGTGGGATTGGCGTAATGGTAGCCGCAATAGCTTTAGGTGCTATCGTCGAGAGACGTGAGAGTTCGAGTCTCTCATCCCACACCACATTTGGGGTAGTAGCTTAGTGGTTAAAGCTCTCGGCTCATAACCGAGCGATCGTGAGTTCAACTCTCACCTTCCCCACCAAGAATTCGAGACGGTAGCTCAGTCGGTAGAGCAACGCCCTTTTAAGGCGTGGGTCCTGGGTTCGAGCCCCAGTCGTCTCACCAAACAATTTTTCGACCTGACTGTATGAAAAGACATACAAACATTCGTCCAAGGAGATAAATTACCATGATGCTATTCATTATTCTCATTTTGACTGCTGTGTCAGTCTACATAGAACTACACGTGTTCAGCCACATGTTCTCGATTAGTATGTTTAGGGGGGAACTTTCGGACCCCCCTATGTCAACTGTAGTGCAACACAAGATTGCACTATGGATCGCAAAAGTTTGGTGGGCAGCTTTGCTGTTCTCACTAATGCTTTCGCACTTCCTGGGCTACTTCTTTGGAGCCCATGGAGTAACCGCGCTCGTAGCGGCTATGCTAAGTACCGTTATTACTAACGTGTACTATCGAGTTTATCTAAATAGATGCTCTCGTCAGCCCAAGCCGTTTAACCTCGCAGAATTTCTTGTAGGTTGCCTTATTTGGCTACCCAAGAAGTTTTATGAGGCCTTTACCTAGGAGATAAAAAACCATGTCTAAAAAGACTCTAAATCTACCAACCATCAATCACCCCCACCTGCCCTCGCTTAATCTTAAGCCAGGAGCCCCAACCACCCCCTACTTCATGCACGCTCTGCGTGGATCAGTCCTCCCATTCGAGGATGGGGAGGAGCCCCGAGCCGGACTTGTTAAGTTCGGAATGGGTATCTTTCATTCGGGATTTGGCTCATTTGAGTACGATATCAATGAGCCTGTTCAACTTACCTTCAATCCTTTCGGTACTGAAGGTGTTGAAGCCATGGAAGATGCTCATATCGTACGAGTCATTCAAGGGCAAGTTTTCTACTATCGGTCCCCCAATCAGGAGATCAAGAGTAGGCAGGCTCAAGCCTTGAGCTTCTCGTATATGGACAGCATCCATAATGTCACAGGGAACTCAGTTCCGAGTTGTCTTTATGACCCCTTGACTTTCCTTCAGGAGGAGGAGTTGGAGGCACTGAAAGATGGTTACTACGACCCCCTACTAATCTCAGAGGAGTTTTACAAGCTGATCACCAATCCCAACCTTGTAGGTCGGGTTGCTGAAGATCAGGTTTGGAAGTGTGACCTTTCTATCGCACTCGTAATCCCATCCATTGGAGTGGGAAGAAGGGGAACTTCCTCCAGATGTAGAATTGTCAGTGAAGTCTCCAATAAGGAGACTCTTACTCTCGGGCGAAACGGGGAGGTACTCACTCACCTGCAAAGCCAGATAGTGCGTAAAACCCTCTGATCCCTGATCAGACATAACTGGGGGGTATTTCTGTGCCCCCCACTGGACTCCTGTAAATATGAAAGAACTCGCAACAGAGGAGATATCTGGACTAGTTTTCCAGTATCCCGCAAATAAGTTCGGTATCAAGCCTGCCTGGATTCAAAGTCTCCTTAGAGGAGCCTACAGAGCAGCCATTAGACCTCTCCTTCAGGCTGGGATTGGGGACATAATTGACTTTCTTGGAGTAACCCTCCGAGGGACTCAATCTCCTGTCTTACTCTCAGCCGAACTAGAACCTGGAACCTACGGAATCGAAAGAGGATTCATAGTCCTTAACGAACAGTCAGCGCTCGCAAGAGCAGCAGATTGCGATGGTGACAGAGCAATCGTAGATGACAAGTACCCTGGGGTAGTTCTCAAGTATCCCCAGACTACTTTAAATCCACTGGTGTGGAAAAGAGTAGACTATGTCCCAAAACCCAGACTCTCTTCATTCACGGATAGAGACTTCACCGTCACTTCTTACAATGAGGAGTCTGACTTCAAGAAGGTCCATGTTCCTGTGGAGACTGGACTGCATACCTGGTCTCTGACTAATATGCAGTTCTATCAACATAAGGGACTACCCTCGATCAATAAGGTAATCAAGACCTTTAGTGACCCTATAAGGTATCAGGTGATCGAAGAGAACGGACTAAAGACCGTTCGTAAGGATGGTAAGGATTTATCTGGTCAGAGCCTATTCGAAGAGAACGTATTAAATGTTACTCATCGAATCCCGCGCACTGAGTATATGTGTACTCTTTCTGGTAACTCTCTTGGGTCTATGTCCGAGAAGGACGTAGACATCTTGATTGACTGGTTAACTGGGGGTTACATTGACAACGTATACCGAAGGTTCACCAGATTGGACTTCTCTTTTATCCCTAATGCAACCCCGGATTCTCCTTCGGTTGATATGGACAGAAAAGGGGTCCAGACTGTACAAGTTTCAGTACAGTCTTTGATCAAAATGGGAGTTATTAAGATCCATGAGGTCCCAACAGACACAGGACACAACGGATATATCGTCCAACTTCTTGATCCTTCAGGAAAACCTGTAATCTTACAGGAAGCCAAGAGGAGCGATTTGGTTGCTGGATTCCAATTCGTAGTGTACCCCTCCTTCGGATTCGTAAATGGTTCCCCATCTTTACTATCCTTAACTAGACTTCTGAATGAGGCTATTGCTTCTATCAGAAATCTTTCCAGAGTCAAGAACAAGGAACACTTCTATTCCGATGGGTACAAATACCATCGGAATAGAATTATGAAGGCCATCCTGAAGACTGTCGGAATGTACGGAGATATGATCTCCTTACAGAACGGAAGACCTACGGACATAGCTAACTTAATCATCCGGAGTACAGTATGCTTCCGGTATGATCAGGAGCCTACTTACGAGCAGGCTCTCCAGCTACAACATGTAGTGGGTAAGAAGCTGTGTCTGTCTGGGGGTAAGAGTAAGAATCCTAGTATCCATAAGTATCTGCTTGCTAGAGAAAATGGAACTCCGATTACTTCTCATCCCGAAGCTCACTGTAGGAGAGCTGGGAACTTGAGAGCTCAACTACTCCAGTCTCAGCCTATAGGCATCTGTAAAGTTGCCGTACTAAGAACTGGCTCTAATGAGCAGGCTCTTTGTACCCGTCAAGGGAAACCGAAGCAAGTCCTAAGTCTCCAAAGCCTATCCCTAATCAGTCCAATTGAAACCGAGAAATGTACCGAACCTATTCAGTATAGATCCTGGTCAGGAAAGATTGTTAAAGGATTCCGAGGAGATCGAGACACATCTATCGAAGTAGGCAAAATCTTGGACTCAAATGGGTTCAAGTGCCAGCTTAGGGAGGTAGATTGGGAGGTAACCGATCAGAATGGTGAAGCTATACACTTCATTATTCCGCCCCAGGTCATCCAGGACAAGGGGCTGGATCGGGTTTACTACCCCAAAGGAGAAGTTCAGACAGTACAGGTTACCCTTATAGACGAGGAGACTGGGGAAGAACATACCCAATCTTACGAGGCTATTGTGTTTAACCATTTCTTCTTTAGAAGTGGGGACCCTGCTGAGAACATTCCACCTGGACCTGTCACCCATCGAGTCACTGGATTTGACTCACTGTCTATTCGTGCCGTACTTGCCATGGAGAGAGGCGTTGATGATCTTGGAATTCCTTACCCAGAGGAGCAACTCCGAGTTCTAAAGAGAAATCTTAACAACATCTTCTCATTACTCCAGCAAGAAGGCATTTCGACCACAATTGAATAAGTTTTGGGCAGAGCCCCAATCAATCAAACTAAGGAAAACAAACAATGAAACAACCGTATCGACCCAACTCACACAAACTCACCACTTCAGCGATGCTTCTCGTAAGCTTTGCTGTCTCAGTCAACTCCCTTACCGCTTGTCAGATGCTCGATCCCAATACAGGCCAAGCCTCTGTTGGTATGGGCCACGTCCAAGAGCTCGTCTTCAAGGCACAGGAACGTCCTGATATGGCTACTCGGAAACGAGTGCCTACGACTTCAGTCGTTGCAAAGGGCGTTGTGGCTTCGAGCTTCGACTTCATCTGGACAGCTGAATTTCAGTTGGACGAGAATCAGACATGCTCTGCGGCTTATCAAGCCAACATCAGTGCCGCATTCAAGCCCAACGTGACCAACAAGCTCAATTACATCCTCAACATCAAGCAGGTACTTGAAGGAGAAGAGGGTACAGCTGAGAATGAGGTCATTTACTTCGACAGCATCCTTCAGTTGGAGGAGAAGCTGACGGAACTGGGTGCTGATCTCTCTACCCTGGAATACTTCCCCGCTGACAACACTCAACCTGTTTCTCGTGAACTGCTGACGGTCAACGTTCTCAAAGGAAACTCGGAGAGCAACTGGGGAGTCCTCACTCTGAAGACCAGCAACTCTTCGGGTGCAATTATTAAGCACCCGGGAGCAAAGTCTCAAGCTCAGGATGGAGAAGGATCTGGTACTACCCGAAACAACAACTACGCGGTTGACAGCGCAGCTACTCCCACACACAACCTGATCAAACAGGCAATTGTGGATATGGCGGAAAACCAGGATATGGTTGACTTCTTGTCATTCGTTCCTGAACCTCAGAAACCCGCCACCATCGAAGAACTCGAAGCGGCCGCTGGGTCTATGACCACTCTGGTTCCGACCAGCGTTAAGGAAGCTGTCATGGCAACCGAGCTCGACCTTGGAGTAGATCTTGAGACTTCTACGGGACTTAAGGGTATTACCCAGTAAGACTACAAGAGTGATAATAGGGGGTATGGAATTCCATACCCCCTATTTTTCTTTAGACCTAACAGATCCAACGAAGTATGATTGTTCAAGAGGAAAAATTAAAGAACCAGGCACTTATTATCAATATTATTAACTCCATTGATTTTCATTTAAACTCTATTTTTTCATTATCCATTTTTCCTAGAAAAAATAAAGAAGAATTTAATCATATCCTCAATACTTGTAAGTTAAGGGCTGACTCTTTACTTATTGATCTACAGAAGATACAAGAGGATTATCCTTCACCCTTCGTGACTCATGCCCCACTAGATGTTTTTGTCTTGTTTAATACTGCCTATCAGCTTCTTTATAAACTTTACTCTCGAATAAGAGAAAATCAAAATTTATTTTAAAGTATCTTCTTAAGGGGCTAGTATGTCTTCTACTTTAGATAAAGAAAAAGAACTATCTATCTTTCTTCTTATTATTAAAATTCAAAGATTATTTGCAAGTAATGGATATCACGTAGAGTTTATAACTTCTGGTAAGAAAAATATATTAGGTGTAGCCAGTCTAGCCCTTAATGTTTCTAAGGGAGGGGAATCAACTCTTGAAATCTTCCCTATTACACATGATGGAAAATCCTTTTTGATTTTAGCCCTCAGATTTTTCTTTATAATAGAAGTGCAGATCTCTGGAGATCCTTCAAGGACTAAGTTATATTCTATAAAGAGACTGAGAAACTTACTAGACACAAGAATAGATTCCTCATTAAGTTATGAACTTTGTCTCTTACTTCTTAAAGGATTTTAATAAAAAAACATAACAAAAACGGGGAGCCTCCACACATACGAGGACATAAACAATGAAGAAAAATCAGAACTACATCATACGGTGCGACCGCGCCGGAGTCTTTTACGGGCAGATAGCCGAACGACGGGGAAGCGAAGCCGACCTGGTAAACGTTCGACGCATACATGGATGGGATGGAGCCTGCTCCCTCTCCCAAATTGCTACAGAGGGTGTTAAGACTACGGGTGGTAATAACCGTTGGAGCGTAGTGGTCCCGTCAATGACCGTACTTGGCGTGATCGAGATTATTCCCGTTCTGGACCAAGCGGATGCTATCTTGTCGGAAATGCCTGTATGGAAGATTTAGTTAATAGAGTTGTAGCATTTCTTGCCCTTAGCCACGGCTACGGCTCTGGCTCCGGCTATGGCTGCGGTTCTGGCTACGGCTACGGCTCTGGCTACGGCTCTGGCTACGGCTACGGCTCTGGCTACGGCTCTGGCTATGGCGATGGCTGTGGCGATGGCTATGGCTGCGGTTCTGGCTACGGCTACGGCTCTGGCTATGGCGATGGCTGTGGCGATGGCTATGGCTGCGGTTCTGGGGACGGCTCTGGGGACGGCGTGACTGCATTTGATGGTGTACCTGTCTATCAAGTAGATGGTATCGCTACGATCATACGGAGCGTTAAGGGATTTCTGGCGCAGGGCTTCATCCTTGCCTCTGATCTCTCCCTGGTTCCGACATTTATCGCCCGTGTTGGTGATTCGTTCGCGCACGGGGAAACTGCCAAGAAAGCGGTTGAGGACGCTACTGCAAAGCATGAACAAAAAACGCCTGGTGCGGAGAGAGTATCTGCGTTTCTTGCGTCCATGTCAGACGACCCAATGACGGGAGCGGAATGGCTGTCAGTACATCGCAGGCTCACGGGGTCTTGTCAGCAGGGATGTGAAGCTTTTGTTATTGACAGAGGTATCGACCTAAAGTCTACATTCACGCTAGCAGAGTTCATTAGGATGTCCGAAGGGCAGTACGGGGGCGACGTGATTGCCGAGCTGAAACGGCAGTCCGACTCCCGGTTCATCAAACCAGAAGTGGGAAGAGAGAAGTGAGAGACTGTGAATGAGTCGTATCCCATCCCAGTTTATAGAGGTTGGAGTATTCCAAGACAACGGCTAAAAAAACATGATAAAAGCTATCAAAGCGATTGGGGACATTCATGGAGATTATGATAGATTCTCCCAGATATTACATGAAGATGACTTGGTTGATTCCGAAAATAATTGGGTAGCCAAAAATACAACTCTCATCCTTACAGGCGATTACGTGGACAGACATCCTCAGGGATTAGAAGTTCTCAGAATGATTATCAAAATACAAAAACAAGCTGAGGATCTTAATTCAAAAGTTGTTGCTTTATTAGGGAATCATGACGCCCTGTTTTTAGCTAAATACCTATCTTTAGATTATCTCCCAGAAGAAATTCCCTATGAACTAAATGAGAATTTCGAATACAATGGAGGTTTATTAAGAGAGATCAATTCTCTTCATCTATACCCAGAGATAATTAAATGGCTTTCTTCCCTTCCACTAATGTACTCTTATTCAAATATTCTGTTCCAGCATTGCGACTCAATGAATCTCTATCTTAATCTTAGAGAGAATGAGGAAGACAGAATAGATGATATTAATAAGGTAGCTGCTGAGAAGCTAAAAACCATGACAGGGTCTTATCAACTTTGGTGCGATATGACTGATGCCAGAAATTGGGACCTTCCTCATTACCTGAATGGACATAAGGAAGCAGAGCAACATAATCTTAATAAACTTAGAGACTATCTTTACTTTTTTGATTGTTCCTTCGTTGTACATGGTCATACCAGACACGAAAAAAATAAACCTCTTTACTCTATGGATAACCTGTCTGTAAATATAGATGGATCCCTTTCATGCGCCTATACTAAGAGTAAGGATAGAGGCTTTATCTGGTCCCTTTAGATATGAGTACAGAAGAAAGGATTAAGAGTCTTGAAGTAATATATAAATTAGAAGATTCCTTATGTATCCTAAAGCAATCTATTCTTAATTCTCTTTATTCAGAAATAATTACCATTAGTAAGAACCTTAATTATAAAAACTTTACTGTACTTAAAAAAGAGATCCCTGGAGCTCTCCTTATAGTACACAATTCTAGTACTATTGCCAGAATGTATTTGTTGAGGTCTAAATCAAGGCAAGTCTGTCTTGTTCTTAGAGGGATTAGCACATTCGACGATCCTATCATGTTTATATCCTTCGGAGATAAAATTAAAGTTCCTTGGTTTCTTGTGCTCAGCGATGAAGAACGGAATTACCTATTAGATCTCTCTAGGTTAGTTTGCAATCTACTTGGAAAGATTCCCAATGACTGAGAAAGAGGAAAACTCACAATACTGCCTAAAATCTACAGCCCTAATTCACTGTTTGAAACTACTGAGAGAAAAGGTACTTATAAAAACCATTAAAGAACAAGTACCATTTGTAAAAGAAGTTACCATTGAACATTCAACAAATACTATTACTATTTACTTGATCTTAGATAAATTAGGTATTCCTAAGTCAATCATTGAAATTCGTAGCATAAGTAATTTTGTTGATTTAAAAATTAAAACCAAAAGAAGAACCTTAACACACATGTTCTTTTATGTAGATGATGGTGAGTTATGCAAAATTCCCTCAGGTTCACTTAATCTAGAAAAAGAAGAAGTAAATAAAATAGTCAAAATAGTTAGAAAGCTGTACACTATACTTAGTAATTTTAGGTCTGATAAAACTACTGTATTCTTAATTGAAAATCTGAATAAAACTCAATACTCCTTAGATAAGGAAACTCTTTTTCATCTTCTTAAAATTGAGATTATAAGTAAATTTATACTGTATTCTAGTAGTTTTTCTATAGATCTCTCAGAAGGGGCTAATAGAATAGGCATAGTTTGTTTCAATGGAAATGTTTCCTTAATTTTACATAATTCAAAGGATGCTTTCCAATATAGCTGGGATGGAAAGCTATTAAAACCAGTAGAAAACCAGGAAGAATCTTTTAATAAAATACCCAATATTTCTAACAAAACTAAGGAAAAGATTTATTCTATTTTACAGCATCTCCGAAAATGAAAGAAGATTTACAGAACCTTAGAGAAACTGTATATAAACTAAATCTAATATTTCAACAAGTAGCGATATCTCTAATTAATGCAAGAAGACAAATTAATAACTTAATCTTCTTAGAGCTTAAGAGAAGTAGTCTCTTAAAAACATTATCATATGAAATAATTCAATACGAACACATACATGCTTCCAGAATAAGTTCAATAAAGGAGGATCCTTTTAACAAAACAAGGAAAGGTTTAGTTATAGAAATAAATTCAGACGGTATAAAATTTCATTCCTTAAATAGAAATGACCTTACAAAACCCATTCTCCATAATTCATGTGTTACTGAGATTCTTCTTCAGAATGTGAAGCATGATATAGTAAAAAATTTAGATCCAGATGATACTTTTATCCTCGTAGTAGATGAAGTTTTTAAAGTTCTTAGTAAGATTCTTATTAATACTATTTAGGGAGTTTTTAGAGAGTTCGCATAGTGGCCTAGTGCATCATTCTAGAAAAATGAAGATGGTGAAAGTCATCCAAGGGTTCGAATCCCTTACTCTCTGCCACAACTTTTATGAGAAAGGATGTTCTTGTTGATATAAAAGAGATAACACAAGATCTCTTTTTAGCGATCTGCCTTATTATTCTAGCACTTATTTGGTATGTCGTAGATATCTTATTTGAACTATATGAAAAAAGCACTAAGATTTTTAGGAGAAGCAAAAATGAAACAACCAATAAAACTTAATTTTTGGGCCCCAACTTTAGTTTCTGATAAGCTTAAGCAACTTTGTTCTTATTATCATGCATTAGCTGGATCCTCTTATGGAGATTCCTCATACGAAAGACACTTAGACACGGTGGTCGGAACAGTAACTGAAATACTTCAAAGTTATATAAACCAGAGTTGCTGTAGCCCTATAATTCTTGAGGCCCTGAGTTTATTTCAATTAAACCCTAATATAGAAGTAACTTTTAATTTAGCTACACCTAGAATCCTTAATGGACGGACTCTTGAAGAGGCTGCAGCAGGCCATGACCTATTAGAAGATACGGAAGTTCCCGAGGATTTACTTAGATCTATCGTTTCTCCTTTTACTTTTGATATTATCAAAGCTCTTACAGTCCCTAAAGGTTATTCTAGAAAAAGGGCTATAAAGGAATTCTATCCTACCTTAAAGAATACCCCTGGAGCAGTTTTTATCAAACTAGTTGATAGGGCCGTTAATGTAGCCCTTTCAGGGGAAACTAATAAGGAAAAATTTTTCATGTACCTTAAGGAAAACCCTGAATTCCTAAGAGCTATTTTTGGTCCTAGAGAAGAAATACAATCCATAGAGTATTTTGAATTATTAGCTTTAGGAGATCTTATTGAAGGTTTTAGGACTTATGGTTATACCTTAGGAGAAATTTTTATCTAGTTGAGGGAAAGGTTCTATGGACATCATCAATCAAAACCTAACTTTAATCTCTGTAATCTTTTTAGGACTTTTTGTCCTTTTCGTAGTTATTCCTTTCCTTAGAAAGTTTATTTTTAATACTCAGAGCTCAAAGGAATTGGAGGAGAATTTTTCTAAAGGAAGACTAGTAATGGCTCTAACTTTAGTTCTAGTAGGAATTATAGGGTTATGCAGTTCTTGGTTTTTCAATGTCAAAGAAAAAAAAGAAATGGATAAATCCTTTATTAACCAAAGGGAACAAGCAGCATCCAAATGAAAAAAGTCACTCTCTCACTCATCGTCCTCCTTACAGCCATCATTCTTTGGGGATGTAGCTCCAACTATTCAACTGTTCCACCTAACTTTATTGGAAAGATCCTTACACCCCAAGGGTGGTCTGATGGAATCATCGAGTCTGGTCAGGTGGATATTGGACAGACTAATGCCAATGGATTAGAAAATACTCTTGTTCTGGTTGAGAATTCTACTGTAACTGTTAAGGAATCGTTTTCTAAAACTAATGAGGAGGATCATCGCATTAGCACTATGAATCCTGAGAAGAGTCCTCCACTATCAGTAGACGTTCGTGTTCAGATCGGGCTTCCTACAGAGAAGAATCAGAGAGAGGCTATCTTTTCTATGGTTTCCCCTCAAGGAAGAAGAGAAGGAACCCCTGGATCTGATAGAAATTCAGAGAGAACCTCTTATATTTATCTAGATTCCATTTACTATAAATTAGAACAGTATTCTCCAGATATAACAACTATAATGATCTCATGGCAAACTATTCCAAGTTGAACAATGAGATTTCCCAAGTAGTTAGCTCTTCTTTTAAAGAAACCAAGACTCCTCTTGTACTTCTCTCTGCAGAAGTTTCCAATATTAAACCTGATGAGGCTATTACTCAAGCTCAAAATCAGCTAGCAGCAGCTCAATCAGAGATTGATCAAATGGATGCTGTTGGCAAGGCTATTCAGAGAAACCCTAGGTATCTTGAAAAGTATAAGTGGGATGTCATCAGAGAAGCGGCTGGTAAGGGTTCTACAATCATTATTGACGCTTCTGAGAAGAAAAGTACTACTACAACCCTTCCTCTTAAATAATGCTACTCCCTAAATCAGTAAAAAACATTATCCCCTCAACTGAGGAGTCGAAAGGACTTAGTACTAATACAGATTACATTCTTAAGACTTTAGTTTGGATTAACTTTATTCTTACTTTTGTGCTTCTAGTTCTTTTAGTGCTTCTTCTCAAACGACAATGAAAAACGTCTACTTTCTCGTCCTGATCTTAGCTTCCTGTGCATTAGTTATATTAGACTTTCCACTAGTAGGCTTAGGCTTATTATTTGCTACTTTCTTATTAATTCTAGTGTCCTCTTATTTTGAGGACAAAAGTACGCTATCCAATTCCTCAGCAAACTTTGAGTACTATCGTCTTCCTGATGACCCACTTAAAAACGGATTTAGAGTTAGGAAGAATACTTATCTAAAGCCTGTGGATAATACAATTAATGAAAAATCAACGTGAGGATAATATCTCTTTCTATTTTAGAGGAGAATCTACAAGCCTAGACTTGCTAATGCGACACCCCACCCTAGAAGGCTAACTTTCTTTTGTCATGAAGACTTTCACAGAACAAACTCATCAAACATACCCGAGTCAAATAAAAAGTCTCAATAATTTAAAGGATTTAATCGAGAATCTTTTACTAACTTTTTCTTAAGAGGAAGAATCCATTTTAGACTTATTTCTTGAGTTAACCTCTTTAATCATTTCAATTGAGAAAACTATTATTATAGAAACATCTAATAGCTCTGAAGAAATTTACCGGAAAGTAATGGCTGTGCGTCTTCATCTCTTAATTAAAAAACTTCCTTACCTCCTAAGAAAGCAATTAGCCGCTTTAGCTCAAGGGTAGAGCATCCGCTTTGTAAGCGGGAGGTTGGGGGTTCGAATCCCCTAAGCGGCTCCAAAAAAAAATTTGTTGAGGAAAGAGATGACTCTAGAAGATTCAATAAAGACTTCCTTTTCAGAATTCCCACACCTTTTCTGTATGGGAAACTTTGAAGATTCACGTATTAAAGTCTTAGATCATTACTTCCTATGTATAGGAAATGGAATGGATTGGGCTTATACAGAAAAACCAGAAAATGGTGGTTATCTGACCTATCTTAGGTATAATCAGAAAAATAACAAACAATTATTCAATCCCAACTACGGAGAAGAAAAGTATAAAGGGGTCGAAATAGATAGATTCTTTCAAGAAATCTTTATTGAAATTAATCCCTTGCTGTCTGGGAAACTGTGGGAAGATTTCTATTACGGGGATTACACAAAGCCTGCAATCTTTAGAGGGTTCCTTTCTGACTGCCCTAAAGGCATATTGAAAAAAAGTGTTCCCAATGGTGTATTTAGAGTCCACACCAAGACCTCAGAAAGGGGTCTAAAGGACATTCAACTATATGAAGGTTATGATATTAACCTTAAAGACCCAGAATACGGTATTTGTATTCAATCTGGCACTCCTTGGGATAATTTAGGTCCTTATAAGTTCAAGCCTTATCCTTTCTCTGCTACTTTATGGCCCCTGGCAGAAATAGATGTTAAATTTATACAGCCTGATTGGAAACAGGGAATGATAGATGTAAAAGAAAAAGCTTTTGAATATTACAATAATTCGACTTATGAGGACCAAGTTGAAAGCAGTAATGGCCATAATGCCGGGGTATACTCTCCAGTTCTATACAAGTATAGTGAAGAAGGAA